GCGATTGGTTCTGACCGGTTGGACCTTGGTTAACTGCCATGATGCTTTTTCCTTTACGATGTTACGATTCTTGATCAAGAGTCCTGATATCTCTATCAGGTTGCATAATTGTGATATAGACTTGAGATTTTTTTCAATCCACTAGCAGTCTACGACACTATAGAACTTTGGCGCAATAAGCGCTAGGTGTAACCGACGTGGTTGTGAGTTACATATAGTTACACACAACTGGTCTTTAATTTTACAGACCGTCGATTTACCTCGGGCCCGGGGCATACACTTAGCACGGGAAATAGCCTTACGACAATCTCCTGTATTAAATGATGCCCTCCAGTATTTCTTTTTTACAAACGACCGAGACCACCCAGGATACGGGAATCGAAGTCAGCAATAGACTGGCCATTGCCATTGGTTGGACCAGCTTCTTTAGCCTTGAGCTCCATCAGTTGTTGTTGCAGCTTGAGGACCACTTCCATGTCAATCGGCTCCAGGCTAGCCAGCAAGGTATGAAGCTTGATGGTCAGAGCTTTGCGCTGCTCGGTGATTGTCTGGGTACCCTGGAATGGTGGTGGGGTCCAGTTCTCCGGAGTCTCGATCGAAATCAAGTTATCCGTTGTTGGGAGAGAAACACCTGCGCGACCAGTTGGTCCTTGCAGACCACTGAAGATACTACCATAGCCAGCAGGCAATGCATTGCGTTGTACTGGGCGAAGATCATCTACGCGGGCAGTCAAACGCTCGCCATCGAACTCGGCCGTAGCGATGTCGTGGCGGGTCTTCCAGATACCACCCATCTTGTAGCCATTGACCGAAGCAATGAAATCATCTTCATCGCCATTGAAGCCGGATTCCACCGCATAGTCGTACGACGTTTTGAACAATTCGTCCACTTGACTATTAATAGCAAAGGAACGTTCTGCTGCCATGATGTCTTGAGCAATGTCCCCGGCTTTCAGCTCACCGTCACGATACATGTCACGGAAGTGCATGCGCAGGATTTCGATCGACAGTGGGTGTGCCACATTCGATGGGTTGATCTTGCCGTGGTTGGTCAGTTGCTCCAACAGTTTGCCTTCCAGCGAATGCGACTTACGCGCAGCACGCAGCAGACCGACACGATTGGTTTCCATGTGGGCACCCCGTTCATCGGCTTGTTGCAAGAAGCATTGAATACGCGCCTCCGGAATCAGCTTGGTGAGCAGTGTTTCGAAGTCGGCGCCGTCGATGTTCAGTTCACGCATCTTCTCAGGAGAAACGTCCAGAGGTTTGGTGTTCGCCGCCTGGATGATGTAGTTACGTGGAATCTCGTTCGTCTTGCGGGCAACTTCACGTTCTTCAACAGTTGCCACTTCGCTCAACGCCATGAACAACTCCAGGACATTGCCAGCCTGCGCCATGCTGACGATCTTCTGGATCTTCCACATGGCCAGCACGATGGAAACCATGGTGGCGGTAGCTGGACCGAACTCGGCGCAAATTTCCATCTTGGTGTTGAACAACAGCGCCGTGTTGCAACGTTTCAGCACGCTGGTGATGTGAGCACCCATTTCGTTATCGGCGCGTTGCAGACCAGCGATGGCGGCACCGATGCTTGCCCAGTCTTCGTTCTTGATCCGGGTGTTGATCAGGTCCTGCAATTCCTTCCCGGAGGTCAGTGTAAGTGGACCCATGTAGCGGCCAACCGAGGAAGGCATATGGCCGGTCAGGCGGGTTTCGAAAGTGGAGATACTTTGTTGAGCGCGGATAGACATGCGATTTCCTTAATTAGGGGTCAATTGTATAGAACTTTACGATATTTCCAAAAGGCAAACATCATGTATTCATTGTTTCGTAGCGATCCCATTGGTAGCTTAGGGATTGCAGCTGATCCCAACCTTCCTTATATCCGTCGTACGTACGACATGTTGATTAAGGACGTTAAGAGTTACTACCGGAAAGCTCCGAAGTTTGCCGATGCAAGTAACGTCATTGCCAAGATCGTCAACCATTTTTTGGTGGAGTTCAAAAGCAGTGACTCTACGTTTGCAGCGACAGTTGATGACCAGTCTAAAGGACTGATCGCCAACCTAGGTATTGTGAGCGCGATTAATCGCGGGAAGATCTTTACTACCGGGGTGACGTTAGGGCCACAAACCGAAGAGATCCTGGTTGCTACGTTTGAACGGTTTGACACATCGAACCTTAAAGCACGCTGGAAGGACCTCCAGCCAATCCGTTACCTTTATCACACTCGGACTGACTGCAACCTACCGATCATGAACAACACCACCCCTGGACGGGGATACGGTGTTACCCAGGTCAATATCCCAATGCTGCTCGTGCAGTACCGGTATTGGTTGGCCAGCCAGATGATCACTGACATCCAGCCCATGAACGTGTACAAGTTCATAGGGGCTTACCCACTGGTGAATGCAATCGAATCCTACTTGGATATCGCTTACTTCAACAGGCTCTCACGTCAGGCGTACGGCATCAAGAACCAAACCTACCCATTGCCACACCCGTTCTATTTGACGGACCTTACACCGAAGCTGGAGAAGCTAGCGGAGTACACCAACAAGCAACGTGCCCATAAAGCCGTGCAGTTGGAGCAACTCGCTCAGATTACACCGATGGTCACAAAGGATAGTCTCTACCGAGTAATTCAATTACCCCGTGAGCCTGTCACTCTCCAGAACGAATGGGCCCTAGCAATGGCTCGTTTACCGTACATCAAGTATCTCGTGAACGGGTTGAAGCAGGCACCTTCTTTCGACAGGAACCAAACCAACGAAGTGTTGATGGAGGTTAGGGAGTCCATGGCTTCCCAAGCTTTCAGTATGAACGGTTCGAGTCCAGCAGTAATGCAGTTCAAGAAAGACGTTCAACTTCTGATTGACGAAATCAAATGACAACATAGGCCCTCCCGTAATGGGAGGGCTTTATGTCGTTACTGTCGGAATGGGATCGTCGAAGGAGGCCACATGCCGCGAAAAGGACGTTCCATGATCTCACTGAACGAAAGTGGTTTAGGCTTCTTATCAGCAGGAACAAAGTCCATCATCCGGTCCCAGATGCTGTTACCAGATATCTTCAACCGATGTTGCTTGAGCTCGCTTTCACGATCACTCAGTGCTTTAGGGCAACCATTCACTTTGCCCTTAGCTTTCTTACGACGATTACCCATGGGGATTACTCCGCTTCTTTGGCTACCGCATCACGCACGTCACCGATGACATTGGCCACGGTGACAGCAGCTTCCGCGGTGCGAGTGATCTGCACTTCACCCGACGGTGTGACGTAAGCTTCAACGCCAGGGAACTGGGCTGGTGCCAGCTCTTCGGTGGTCGCGATCTGATCGACCATAGCCAGATGCTCTGGTTTCAGGCCGAGTGGATTGTCCAGTTGGGCTTCAGGATCGATTTCGATCACTTCAACCGGCACCAGGGGAGCAGCGGATGCTTCTTCTACCTGCTTGTCCAAACCGGATTCAACTTGACCCGGGCTGAATTCAACTTGACCACCGGTGGTGATCATCAGCTTGTTGGCATGCTTGTAGATGAAGTACTCGTAGATTTCGGTCAGAGTACGGCTGGTGCCAGCTTCGGTCGACATCAGCTTTGGGTTGAGGTCGTACGTAGCGGCGCTGAAGAAAGCGCTGGCCAAGGTGTCTGGCTTGGAGCGGAAGAATGCAGCGGCTTGACGCTCACCCAGGATGGTGTTGAGTTCATCCTTGGCCAGTTGTTCGGCGCGCTTGATCAGCTTTTCTTCCGGAGTCAGGATACGGCACTCGGTCAGACGGGCCATGATGTGCTGAGCCTGCAACTGACGATGCATGCCCTGGACTTGACGAGTCAGGCCGCGTTGCTTCTTCTTGGAAGCCTTCTTGCCTTTCTTGGACTTCGGGTCCAGGAGGGCTTTGAAGTCACTGAACTCTTTCTCTTCGGTGGCACCGAGGATTTCCGGGGCGTGTTCGCCGCGATCACCAGGTGTACCTTTTGGGCCGACTTCGTCCATCATATTCAAGCCTTCCATTTGGGTCAGCAGTTCACTGGTGGTTACAGACTTGCCAACGTTGGAGGCGTGCATCAGAGTTGGGGTGGACGGGTTCATCAGTTACTTCCTTTTGGTGTGGTAGGGCGAAAGCCAAGTACAATTTTGCCTTGGCTATTAAAAGTGACGGCCGGAGTCATTTACGTTTCCGTTTCTTGCGCTTCGGTTGGAATTCAGCGAGGCATGCCATGATCTTGCACGCCATCAAGTTCTTCTCAATCTGACGCAGTTCTTCTTTGGTCTTACGTCGAACTGGGTAGTAACCCGGTGGGGGCATCATGGCATTTTACTCAATAGAAGTCAGAGATCAAACGGGCGTTGTCTTTGTCCTGTAGGAAGATCCCGAGGGATTCCATGATCAGGTAGAACACACCCATCGTGTTGGAGATTACGGTACGAACGTCAGCAACGCGAGTAACAAACTCAGGAACGCCATGGTTCTCCACAACCGACATCGGTACATGAAGTGCAGGGATACCTGTTTTGCCTTGCGCCATTGTCCAGGTCTTCAGTCGATAGCTGAGGGCCTTATCCTCAATCCCATCGATCCACTCGTTCATACGGGTTTTGTTGTCCGTAGTCATTGAGATCTTCACGAAGGAATATGGAGGACTCTCAAGTTCACCGTACGTTGGGGCGAACACGTCCCGCCAGAACAAGTGCTTCTTGAAGGTGTCGTTGTCTTCTTCCGCTTTATAGGAGTCAGACTTCTTCACCTGACCGGTGGTCAAATATTCGGCCTTACCAGAACGAATGGACAAGAAGATCTCACGTTCCATGTCAGCGATGTATTTCAACATCTCTGGCAGATCCAGTGAAACCTCACCCTTAACCGATTCAATGATGTCTTCCATCATCTTCTTGGCTGCTTTGTTGATCTTCGGTGGAACCTTAGAGTCTCGGAGACCCACACCCTTCACTTCCATCCGTGCCTTCTGGAACATGATCCCTTCTACGGCATCCTGAGAAGCGTAGTAGTGTTTCGATCGTGTCGTCAAAGACAGTACGGCAAAGTAGTATTCGTTCTTCATTGCCAGCAGGCGGAGCTTCTCTTTCGATACGCCCATGTTCGCTGACTGAATAGCGAGGATGTGTAGAACGGTTTCCGATACCAGGAATACCAAAGCAAACACCAGTCGTTTAGCTTCTGGTGTGAAGCAGATACGGCCGTAGAACTCTTCAACCCAGTACTGCATTGTAAACATCGTCGAGTCAGTGTCTGAGATGACCGCTGCGCGACGATAAGCAGTTGGGAAGGCATGGATACTCGGTGGGATGTTGGTGGTCAGGTAGAGCGCCTCAATCAAGAGTCGATACTCATCCAAACCATCGACAACACCTTTCGCCGTAGCGTAGACGTTCTCGAAAACCTCTGGGTTTTCTTTCTGCAGTGTTTCGTCGTTACGTCCTTTAACCTTGTCGTAGCAGATGAACACAGACAAGAGTTTCAGGTCACCATCAAGCGTCTTGTATTCGTCTTTCGAAATCGTGTTGTTGAGATCACCCTCTTTCGAGATTGACTGCAGGAACCCTTTCACGAAATCCGGGTTGAGCTTATACAGGTGGTACAAGTCACCCACGTACATTACTGCCGCACGTTGGTACGGAGTCATGTTCGTCGCCATGGTTAAGAACTGCGCTGTGTAAGTGCGATTCTGCCAATAGTGCGCCGAGGAATACAAGATCATGTCGACCACGTCCTGCGGGGATGGGCAAACAAGATTGTAACGGACCATCATCCGTTCAATCACATCCATGTCCGTGCAGTTGATGATCGACACCAGATTCGCTTTCACGATCTCTGGGTTGTAATAGTGGCGGTTACCCGTCAGGAACTTCTCGTTGTTTGCGTTTGCATACGACGTAGCGGTCCGGCAGGTAGAAGTCAAACTCGAGTGAGTCGACTTGTAGTACAGAATCGTTGCAGCAGATACGGTGGCTCCTGAGTAGGAGTTATTGTTGATTTTGAAGTTCTCTTGTTCGCCCTTACGAACCTTGGCTAACTCGGTGGCTTCAGGGTTGTTTTCACCCTCCAATCGCATCTGTTCTTTCTTTACCGCTTTACGGTTCGCTACGCCTTCAGCAATGTAGAGGGCGTGAGTCGATTGCCGTATTGTTTCAGGCATGTAAGCTGTCAACGAAGGAGAGAGCAGCAGTTGCTGTTTCTCAACTCGTTTTAAGAAGCCCATGAACGTTGTTTCTTTCTTGGCACGGTCACCTTGAAGGTTCTTGTCCAAGACCAGCGTTCGTGGATTGATCAACTCGAACATGCCACCCGTGGCAAACTCAGTTTTCACAAACTCAATGCATTGTTCTAACGGGTCCGCAGTCATCAACTGCAGGTACCGGGCGTTATCGATGATGGCACCAGCGATGATATCAAGGTCCCGGTTGTAATCGTGAACCGATTTCAAGAACGGGTTCGGTACTTCTGGAAGGGCCATACAAACCTCTAACACACTGTTATTCTTACGTAAGCGGTCTACCCCTAGACGAAATAAAAGGGAAAAAATTGGATGCCTCAACGAAGCATCCCAAAGAGGTAGCACATCACTTACATTCACAGATTGTTATAACGGTAAGTATTTTGTTATGGCGTCTTGATAGACGTTTTCCTTTCCAACAGCAACCGAGGAGATCAGCAGCCAACGGATCAACTCATCGAATGTGAACTGCTCCGCATTGCCACCCAGGAGATCGAAGTAGCGAGGTTTATCAATCTCGAGTACTTCCATTGCCAGAGCAGCGGGCATGACCCTTAACAGACTACTGAGGCTCTGTACCAGAGACAACTTCAGTAACAGGAGTGTACGGTCTACGGGAAGCAGTGGATCAGCGATTCCAGCAACCATTGATCAAATGCTTGTAGTAACGGGTAAGGCCGGTAGCGATGATACGCTTTACGTCTTGAATAGCCTGAGCATCAACGTCAGCTTCAATCGCTTTGTCGAGGGCAGCCAGATCTTTGTTGGTATTGATATTGACCGTACGGGTGAAGTCAATGGTGAAACCGTCAGTGAAACGAACCGAGCGAACCAGGTTATCGTCCACGGACCATTCCAGTCGGAGAGGATCAAGTCGGGTTGGTTCACGACCAGTCTCATGGTAGATGAACTTACCGATTTCGGTATTGGTGAAACCTGTGTTGCTGCGTGGCACAATAATCGGTTCAATTGTGAGGTGATGCATCATATTTACCTTTGTCTAATTAGAAGGGCGGCATAACGCCTCCCGAAGGAGGCATTGCTTTTATTCCCAGGTTACCGAGCTGGGCTTCTCGTTGACGGCTGCTACAGCCAGCAGGATTCGTTGACGGCGAAGATCATCCAGGTCATCAAAGACCAGGCTGAGTTTCTTGCCCGCTGCGATCACCAGGCTACCGTCACGAATCCACGGTACCCCAAGAATCACACTCTCGCCACCATCGAAGGTGACGCGAACGTAGTTGTATTGCGTTGGATCGTTTGGTACCGACACACCTGCTGCGATCAGGGACGGGTAAACGTTCCGATGAGCAACAGCGATGTCCAACCCCAGAGCTTGTGCAATCCGAGGGGTAGCGACCATTTCCAGTACGACGTTGGTGAAGTTGTTTGACAGGTAGGCATCAGGAATAACTTCAAAGCTAATTCGAGCGCCCGCCTCCACGTTTGCGATGTTCGTCATGTAGACTCCGGAAGGAAAGAATTGGTGAGCCGTGTTTCATAGGTTTAGGCTCAACAACCACTCCAACCGTTCCAGACATGTCGATTGGGATCATCGTAATGATTTCTCCAACCGGAAAGTTCAGCATGAATTCGCGGTACATCCGGTAAACGTCAACCACATCTTCCGAGGTTACACCTGGGCAGATCATTTCCAATTGTTCGTCGTCGTCGAACTCCAGGAAGCCGTCATCTAAGACAACGCCATCCAAGAGCACGTTGTGAAACGCATCCATTACGATCTTTTGAAACTTACCCAACATGGCACGTCGAGTCTTCAGGTCCATGTCGGTATCAGCGATGACGTTGTCGCGATACCGTACACCGAAGGCCGCTGCGCTTTGTAATGGAACTACGAGGTAATCGTAGCTCGGTTCATTGTGGTTCATGTTTACCCCTAGTAAACGATAGCGACCCCCCGGAGCTTTTCAGGGGTAAGTACAAGTTGCACTTTTCGACCGGTACGTGTTTCGATGTTTTCGAAGTAGCAGGCAGCAGTCATGTAGTATTGAACCGCAAGGTTCCACACATACGTCTCAACTGGATCAGGAAGGTTATCCAAGCCTGGGACATGGTCACAAGCATGGGCAACTTTATCGTCAACCGTTAGGACGACACCGAATTCTTCTGCTCTGCCGTAATATGCCGTGCATGGGTGAATAGCTGTGTAGATCAGAGAGTGGGCAAGTTGCCTTGTCTTCAACTCATCTCCAGGTACATCAATCAACCCGAACATATTAATATCAAACACCTCCAACGTAAGGTCAGGCGTCGATGGGCTCGCCAGCCTCAGCGTCGAGTTCGTCATATGAGATTCCTTGAAGAATAACCATCTGTGTTTTGTTAGGAACCATCGCAAACGTTTTGATTTCGTCTACATCATGACCGTTAAAGTGCAGGTCCCGGATTCCAGGGGCCAGCTGCGCGGCCATTGCACCGCAAGCAATCGCGAAGCACATGTTGAGGTATTGCATGATCTGCGGCATGCTGTACAGCTGCGGCTTGATCGCTTGGAACCATTCATCCACATACCAGTCGAACGGTCGGTTCTCAGGCTTGGGTGGAGATGACAACGTGAAGGTCACGTAGCGATTCACGCATTCCTGGAGAATGGCCTGAATGGCTTCCTCTTCCATCGGGAACGGTGAGTTCAGCGATTGGCTGTGGATCAGCGTAGCCATCTTGTTCAGTTCCAATGAGACCACTGGAATTGAGATGGTCACCGCACAGGTATAGCCTAGTGGCATGTTCATGTCGGATGTCCGAGTTTAGATTTCATAAGCTGATGGCGCTGTTGTACTTTCTTACCACGGGATTTACTCCGCATGAAGACATCAGGGATAAGCCAATAGCTCGGGTCAACGAGGTTTTGCTCAACCCATTGGGTGATGTCGTACGTTACAACCACCAAAGCGCGATCGCGCTGTTCAGCTACATAGAAGGCCGAGATGATCCCTTTGGGCAAGACAACACGCCACAGCGTGGTTGCCATCTTAAGGAAGAGTTCTTCGTAACGTAGGACCCGTTTGCCGTACCCATGGATGTTAGGCACGGGGTGGTCACTCGGTCGGAAATTGGTGCAGTCGGTTTCCCAGGCTCTATTCACCTGAATTACCCACAACAGCAAATCGTCCCAAACTCCACCGGGGCCAATGCCGTTGTGCTTCTCTTTGTTTACGACTTGATGATACAGCTTCTTCAGTTCAGGTAACCGAGGGAGCCAAGTCCTGTGATCGATTGTGTAGACGATTGTATCCATGGGTTACCCACCGTGTAGATCTTAAAAAAGAGGAACACGGAATCCACATCTTCGAATGCATCAACGAAGGTTGGAATGGTTCCCACAGGCATGTACCGCTGACATGCTTGTGCACGTCGTCTGATAAATCGAGTTATCGTTGCCAGGACATCAGAGCCGCCTTCGAAATCAAACCCAGCATAGCCGAGCTGCATCGCGATCATCTCACCGAACGTATCTTCGGGCAACACACCTTGGCAGATGGCATTGCCTATAATCTTTGCGATGGGATCTCGCTCTTCAGCGAACTCCACAAAGACCGTTAAGTAATCGGGGTCGTTGAAGCCGAAGAAGTCCTGATAAGACAATCGCAACGCATGGGTGCTGGTGAAAATCATTATTCCTCCACGGCATACAACCACCCCATTACAGGGTGGTCGATGTCACCAAATCTTGATCCAGAATGTAGCGTTCAGCACGCTCACGCTGTTTCGGGGGTAGGTAGTCCCCATTCAACATCGAACGGGCAAGGTCTGCATCGGAATCTTTCTCGACATCCAAACGGGAATCTTCATCTTCCCGCTCACGGATCTCCATGACACCGGAAGTAGAGATGTCACCGAGGTAGTGAACACCTGGGTCGATCCAGTTGCTGAAGTCTTCGATACCAAAGGCACGCAGCACTTCTCGGATGTAGCCTTTCTTGAACGCCGCCAGGTCATGAATACCCAGAGCCGCTGCCATGTCGTAGTTGACATCTTCAACAGTACGTCGGCTCCACTTCACTTGTGGGTGAAGGTCAGTGATCGTCTCTGCCAAGATGGCAATGACCTGACTGATTGGATAGACCGCGAACTGCTGTTCGAATGCGTCTGTAAGCTTTTCCAGCATTTGACTGAGATCAATCCGAACGAACTCTTCGTGATCCAGTCCCATCATCTTGTCGTATTCCAGCACACGATGATCGTCACCTTCTACCAGCACGATACTGGTGCCGGTGTTCATTACCTTCCACTGAGTCCAAGACACGCGGTTGGCAACAGTATTTACTTGTATGGCAAGATCGTCGTAAAGTGCTTGGAGCCACTTTGGCTCGAACAGCTTTTCAGCCAACTTTACTTGTCTGTGGAGAACGGTATCAACCGAAGTACCGAACAAGATTGCTGCACGCATGACATCCCAGTCTACATGCGCTTTCATGTTCTTATTGCGTTGGTCCATCAGTTCACCGACGATGCAGTGAACGACCTGCAGCGCGATCCGTTTGTTCGGTTGAACCATCCCGCTCAGCGAATGCTGATTTTGTGCATGCTTCAGGTAGTCAAGCATCACATCTACCTGATGTCGCACATTCAGGACAATCAACTTATTATCCGACATCTTCCTCTCCCGTTAGTCGATAGGCAGTTGCAACCAAATGGTTCCTCCTGCCCGGTAAAAATTTGCTATCACACCGGCGTACTTCGGACCAATGGGTCTCAGGATTTCCCACAGTTCAGACCAGGCATCCACATTGAGGTTGAACCAAGCAATTTCTTCTTGGGTGTTCAACTCCTTGTTGTAGCCCGAGATCCAGATTTCCTGGAAGCTATTAATGGCAAACGAAAGGAATTCGTTAACTAACATCTCATACGCCATGGCGCGAGACTGCTCTGCACCGTACATTAATAGCGTACGATTGCAGAGAACCTTCTGTGTTACCAAACTAGAACTGGGGTGTTGTCTGAGCAATCCCATGACACGTCTTACGTCGAATGCCAAAACGTCAGATCTACTCTGGGCTGGACTCATTTTCGGATCTCTCGTAAATGCCTCAAGTCAGTAATATAGATTTGAAACTTTTTGTGATCGATTGTAAGGCCTTATGTATAGTATACCCCATGTAGGTATTAGTTTACTTACGAAAACCCTCCCAGGAGCTTTATAGGAAGCCTGAGCATGAATGCCATCACTAAGGCACTCTCCGATTTGAAGTTTCGTATCCCTCCACAGATCCTCAATGACGCTTTCATGAACAAAGACATGTACGATGCCCAGTCTAACTGTGGTGCCGCCATCTCTTTGGAGACGCGTATCCGTCAATCGGTCATTGAAGAGCGTGTGATGGTGGATATGGATCTCATCGGTGGGACTAAGACCTACATCCCGCTGGACTATCCAGTGTCGTCCCAGTGGGTTGATCCCTACACCGTGATCTATCAGATCCCAGACGAATACACCAACCAGCGAGCGATCGTTCAGGTGTTCGATATCCACTTCGGTATTCTGGGTTACCAGAACGCCGGATATGCCATGCACTATAATGAGTCGGTCATGGGGGCTGAGACACGCAAGGTTCTGGATGCCGCTCGTCGGTTGCCTGTGGCCATGACGTCTTACATCAACATGATCAACCACAACACGGTCATGGTGCGTTACGTCTACCTGCCAACTGCTGCTGCTTATCTGTCGTGCCGTCTGGGTAACGACGATAACCTGATCAACATTCGTGCTCAAGCCATCCCACCGTTCTGCAAGTTGGTGGAGTACGCTGTTAAGGCCTACATCTATAACACCTCCTTGATCGAGATGGGTGACGCACAACTGCGTATGGGTCAAGAGCTGGGTGTCTACAAGGACACGATCATGGAGTGGCGTGAAGCCAACGATCTCTATGATGAACAACTGAAGAAATGGCGTAAGATCTCTCGGAACTTCAACGATCCGGAAGGTAACCGTCACCACATTCGGACGATCATGGCTGCGCCGTAACAAAAAAAAATACATAGGCTCTCCCGTCTGGGAGAGCTTTATGTTTACTTGCTTTTCTTTTTGACGAGGTCGCTAAGGACATTAGCGATGATGTGAAGAGATGCATTTTCATGAAGGTGGATTGCCTCACCTGTTTTAGTGAACGGACGCAAAGTAGCAACGTCCTCGTGCTCGTACGAATCGTCATTCCTAGCACGGCTAACTGTAACTGTGCTGCTCCTGACTGCCACGATGTAATACCCATGCCTATATGTCGCTATCCCCTTACCGATTAGGCATGCTGCGTTAGTGATGATTAAAGTTGTGTTTTTCATTTCTTTCTCCTAATGTTGTTTTTGTTTGTTATTAACAGTTTACCTCATTTTAAAGTAAGTGTCAAGTGGTACAGCATAAAAAGTTCTCCCCGAAGGGAGAACTCGTTTATTTCGTTAGACGTCGATGATTGCCATAAACGCCGCATGATTCTTGGCAAGGTTAGTTGCCAGTTTGAGGAAGGTCAATTGAGCACCTTCTTCGTCAACCCGTGTAACCGTGAAGAGGTGATGCCTGCCGTGGTAAACAGAAACAGCTGTGCAATCATTGCTGATGCGACAGTTGTATTGCGAATACCAGATAACGCTTGGCAGTGGTCGCATGTCCAGAAGTTCGTTAGCCCACTTCTTTACCAGCCGTTCAAGTTCGTCGACAGAGTATTCCTTAGCGTCGACAGAATGCAACGAGGTACCCCGCTTCATCCATTCCGTCAGGTCCACGATGTTTTGAGCATCCTGGGTTGTCTTCTTGGGGTCACGTTTAGGATGACCCAGGAAATGACGGTATGCCCACAGCAAAGAGTCAGGGTGGTAGATACGGATATCATCCACAATCCAGATCCTGTCAGGCGTGCCCATGTGAATGGAAACGTCTTCAGCGATATCGATGTGAAGTCCGGTCATACCTTCCTTCTCTTCCCAACCACTGTGGCTACCACACCACTTCTCATAAATCTCTGGAGGCAAGTCCAGATCGATATCACTGGTTTCTTTACGTAGCCCCAACAGCACCATGGCTGCGCCGTAGCCAACGATTACTTCGGTTGGATCAGCTTGCAGTTCTTGATAGACCCACTGCATGCGTGTGATGATTTCAGCACGTTTCATATTACTTCCTCTTTACGTCAAGTTTGGTAGTGCGGTTATGGCGAAGGGTTTCTACGATCAAGCTAGGCTTGAAAGCTTTCTGTGTATCTCGTTGCGTGAATGGTTTATCCTGATTGAATAGCACATCTCGCGACTTGTCTTGTTTGTGATGAAGCCACATGTTGAGGATGTAGCACTCTTTTGTATCCATGTACTTCTTGGCCAGATCCCAGGCTGGGTAGCCGAGAGCACGGCAGACCAAATGTAGGCAGGTCATGTAGTTCATGCCTGACAAGTCCCGTAACTTACGGGCATGGTCTTTGACTCGCTTTTCTTTCAGACCGGGTTGTGATGCGATACCCATCAGGATATCACCTACCCGATCATCACGTAATACGTAGTCAGGATCATCCATGTAACCATTCAGGTTATTCGCTGCCAAGAAAGCGGCGAAGTGTTCTCCTAGGGTTTTGGATACTGCTCTGACGGTGAGTTGTTTTGGTTCCTCTTGGGGAGGAATCTCTGTGATCTCAACAGACATGGTGAAGCCTCTTTACTGGATTAGATTCATTGTAGTGATATAGGCTTTTAAAACCTTTCAAAAAAGAAACGGCATATCGCCTCCCCGAAGGGAGGCTTTATGTTTGTTCATTTCTTTGGTACGGTTGCTTTCTTGTAGGCCTTTACGGCCGTCAAGCGAGCACGTCGGATAGCTTCACCCAACACCTTCCCTGTAACACCTGTAGCCACCACTGGGCCAACATCTACGGCACGCACGACATCAGCTGCATCCCGAAGGTATTGCGCCTGCGGATAGTCACGTTGTTCAAAGCCTGTGCGTCCCCGAGCATCCATTTCACACGCCGAAACGAATTCATCGAATCGATGTGGTCGTCGGTATACATCAAAGATCTTCAGCAATGCCAGCAGCTTCGATGGAGTAAGGTCAAGAGCACGGTGGCCATGGGTGTGGTAACGACCTACCTTCATGGCTAAGTCCTGGCAGTCAGATGGAACCTTGAAGCGTTTGCTCACAGCCTTAATCAACGGCTCGCCACTTTCTTCATGCCCGATGTGTTGTGGCCATGTTTCAGGTGGGGTTAATGCTTTACCCAGATCATGCATCAAGCACGACCAACGCACCGTCAGTGGTTGCTTGTACAGAGCAGCTTGTTCTAACACAGCCAGCACGTGGATACCTGTATCGATCTCTGGGTGATGAGCTGCTGGTTGTGGGATACCGAACAAGGCATCGACTTCCGGCAACAACACTTTCAAGGCACCACATTCACGTAGAACTTGGATAAAGACCTGGGGATGCTCTTCCATCAACGCTCGGGACATCTCTTTCCAACTACGCTCTGCCGTCAATGCGGCCAGCTCACCTGACGCACTGAGTTCGCACATCAACGCCATTGTTTCAGGGGCAATGGTGAAACCTAAACCAGCGTAACGGGCAGCGAAGCGAGCAACACGCAGAACACGAACTGGGTCTTCCGCAAAGGCTGGTGAGACATGGCGCAGGATGCGTGCATCCAGATCCCGTTTGCCGCCGTAGGGATCAGTCAGGTTGAGCTGATCGTCTTCAGCCATGGCATTGATCGTCAAGTCACGACGAGCCAGGTCTTCTTCCAGCGTTACTTCAGGACTGGCATGGAAGGTGAACCCGCCGTAGCCAATACCTGTTTTACGTTCGGTGCGAGCCAGTGCATATTCATCCCCGGTTTCCGGATTGATGAACACTGGGAAATCGGAACCCACTGGTCGATAGCCTTGAGCAACCATCTCCTCAGCGGTAGAGCCAACCACCACCCAGTCCACGTCGGTTACAGGGAAGCCCAGCAATCGATCGCGTACGGCTCCACCGACTTTATAAACGGGTGTTTTCATCTTGTTCTCCTAGCGGTAGTGGTGCGTCATTGGAAAGATGTTGTCCATCAAACCGTCTTCGATTGCCAGGCGTGATACTGGGATAGTCAAGCCATCCTCGATGCACACTGCGTTAACAATCCGTTCAGCCTGAATGGTAACGTCAATCCAACGTGGTGTCTTCCCCGGAGCATCACGCAACCGCAACGTCAAAACTTGTGGTTGATCATTGAAACCTTTGATGTACCAATGATCACCACGACCCAGAGTAATGCGCACTTCCTCACGGGTTCCCGTGAAGTACCATTTACCATCCGACTCTTTGTTCAGTAGTAGTGGTAGCATTATACTGCTTCCGCCTCTAGCTTGTATTTATATTGAACACCCCATTCGGGATGTGCCCTTGCCGATGCGTAAATTGATTTCTTTCGAAGGACTGGGTATTCCTCAGTACTAACGATGGAAGTATGATAGGTAGGGTCGCTATCGGTTATGAATTGGAATAGTTCTTTGAGGTCTTCAACTTTGGCTGTTTGAACAGGAATGAGCTTCCCGTCTCCCCGAACATACCAACGTCGATATTGCCGTTTCGCCAACCGCTCCTCGACAACAGGATGAGATTGGAACTTCTCTACTTTGACACGCATGCCATTAACCGTGTTCCACACGTCGACAGTATCGTAATGTACTAAATCATCCTTAATGAAAGCAAAGACGAAGCCTTCCAGCTTTTTGCCATAGCGGACGGCGTGTTTGAGGATCATGGCTATTTGGGCAGGCATCAGTCCGAGATCATCAGCAACGATCTCGTCCAGTAGCTTAGCTATTGACTTTGTCATATAGCCTCCCAATGGTTAAGTTAGTCCGGTTTCATGTCGTACCTTTCTCTTTCTTGTGGGTGGATCAAATCATTACTGCTTGTCAGTTAAAGCTTTTGGACATATCTTCCAACGGCAATGGACTGACCTTGTAGTAACGCTCTTCCAGCTCACCAGCAATACATTGGTGGCGGAAGAAGTTATTGGCGTCTTCTTCCTGAGTAAACCCCCGAACGAGTGACCCACCTTCAATCTCGTGGATGACCCAGATAATGACAACGTGGTTCTTCTTCTGTGCCATTACTCCCCCAGTATCTTGTTCATGTGTGCCAATCGCAGGACACGGTAGACTTCTTTGTTGTACATCGATAACCCGCTACCACTAGTGAATGGGGTATAAACGACAGTGTAGCCAAGTTCGTCTTCAAGAAACTTTGCCACGGCGGCCGAACGACTGATTCCAGCAGCGCAATGGACAACGATATCTTCACCATTACACTCCGCAATGAAACGCAGTATTTTAGTGGCGTGTATGAAATCAAACACCACGTAAGCCCCGCCGATATCTTCTTCGATATCGTCAAACTCCAATCGCAATAAGCGTTTGTGTTCCACCTCAAAGACCGGTTTTGGGCTGTCGTCTTCACCGATGCTAATCATGTTGACCGGCACACCGATGGACTGTGCCACCTGCAGCGAAAAGAAGTTAACCTTTTTGGGGTTTGGCATAAAGTTCCACCTCACTAGGGAGCACACAGTTGCCGGTACGTGTCTTGTCTTCCATAAACCCATCGTCAATGTACAGATAGGATCGTGGGGTTACGTAGACCGCTGTCGCTGGGTTGGTGACAACGTGGTGTTTGATTGCCCCTTCACAGTCAGCCATGGTACTGAACTCAGTCAACTGTTGCTCGTGGAACAACGTGGGTAGGAACGTGCTGGTATGGAGCATTGTTACGAGTACTGCACCGACTACTGACATTACGATTTACCTTGATTGATACATTCGTAGGCCGCAACTTCATACGTTTGTTTGTTGGAGATCGCAGCCTTTCCGTTTGCTGGGTTGAAGGAGACCTGGTTATTCGGATTACGTTTAGCCTGGGTGGTTTTGATTTCCAGGTGGTTGACACACTGTTGGAAGCTACCGAACGGGGTGTTGGAGAAGTCTTTGCTGGTGAGGCCGAAGAGATGTACTGTGATGTAAGTTGCAGCGAGAACCGTGGACATCTTATTTCCTGTAGGTCATAAAAAGAAAACAGCATAGAAGGAGCCCCCGTAGGGACTCCTTACCTTGGTGGGGCTATGCTTGTTGCTTAAACCACGAAACCCGCTTCGTCAGCATTGTCGTCGACACTGACCAGGCCTTTACGGCGAGGACCTTTCGACTTCATGGTGACCAGCTTGGTTTTCTCGTCGTTGAGACCGGAGACTGCGCCCTCAACACCAACCGAGTTGATCACGAAGTGCAGTTGGGTATCACCGCCGAGTTTGGCGTCGTTACGGGCGACACCCACGGTTTGGTTGTAGGCATTGCTGAACGGAGCGATCTGGTCAACGTCGGTGTACAAGGAAGCGATCGAGATCGGGTCCAGAACACCCAGCGCTGCCTTGCGGTCAGTTTCGATGTACATGGTGCACAGTTGTGGCTCTACCGCATGACGCTTGTTGAAGAAGACCCAGTTGTGAATGTCACGTACGTCCAGGCGATCGTTCTGCTGGTCAGTCAGGCTGAGCAACGAGTCGATGGCGAACATGGCTTCGTCGTCCATGTCAGCCCAGGCCGTTGGGTTGTTCTGAGTGAAGTGGACGATAACCGGCGAACCGGTAGCGACCGCGATACCTTCGAGGGTTTTCATGGTGTTGATCGAGTTGTCGATCTTGTCCATTGCATCCACGCAACCGATAACCACACCAACAGTCGGGTGACCACCTTTCAACAGTTCTGCCATCAAGACAGGACCGATGGTGGAACCGGAAGCACCGCCGAGGGAGAACACGACGATGTTGAACACACCCGGCTCGAAACGATCCAGGACAGTTGGAGCGAACTTACGAGCGAACGGCAGCATATAGGAACGATCAGAACCACCGCCTTGAACGCCAGGGATCAGGAGAACCTTATCCTTCGGCAGGTGATGGGAAACGTTGGCATCACTGCCATCAACGAAACACACGTCTTCACGAGTGGCGCCAAACTTGGTGCCGATGTTGAGACCGGCGCCGCCGCAGAAGAAGATACGGGTTTTCAGTTGTTGGGACATGGTGTTTTCCTTTTGAGTGAATTACGCTATTTACATACCACTGGGGAAAGTGGTATTTGTTTAGTTGCCAGTGTAGATGACTTCGACGCCGTTGCCGTCGTTCATGACGAGGTTAAACGACTTGGTCAGTTTCTTGCCCTGCATCCAGCTTGCGCCTTGCTGCAGTACGAAGTGGTTACGCCGATCACCCCAGCAGGGCACGCCACCGAAGAGTTCATCGAGGGGCTCTTTGAGCTCCATGCGTGAAGCCGCACAGATCGGCAATTTGCCCTGCTGGTAGTTCACTCGATAGGACTGGGCCTGTGTGCCGTCGGTATCGATGACCGCTGCATAACCCAGACGATTGGTTTCCGGATCGATGTTGTACATGACCCATTGTTCGCCGAATGGCTGCAACAATGCGTTCAGGTCACCGCGATAAACCGCCGCCACCAAAGTGACTTGTTCTTCAACCAGTTCATCGATCTTGCGGAAGTAGTGACACTGCAGGCGGGCAAGGTCGAATGCATAGCTGTATGTCACGTCGTATAGTTCGTAACCGGCTTCACGCATGGCGTCGTGCAAAGCCTCGTTACCCGCAACGATTACGCCATTACTGGTTTCCAGGTTGGATGGCCAACCATTAAAGCACTTGTCTTTAAGGTTGAAACGCATCAAATGACAGGCGGTTCTATCGGCACCTAAGGTGTTGGCCCACATGCCTGGGTCCAGTACGATTTCGGTCTTGATGAACAGACCTTGGGTCTTGCTGACGTTCTCGTAAAAGAACTTTGTCTGATCCCCGGCAGCTGGAGTGTTGGCTTCAGTCAGACCAGTTACTTCAGCAACGTTGATAAAATTAAACAGCATCTGGATTACCTTTTGAAATTCGGGAGGCGTAGGCACGATCGACCATGGTGTTGAAGAGAACAACATCCCCACGGAAGGCTTGGTGTTCCTGATCACGCATGTAGTAGAACGCGCAGGACGTGACTTCGTGAGCTGCGAACTCGACCTTGTACAGGTTCTTCATGTTGAAGGCGTAGCAGGCTAACGACGATTCCGAGGCCAGGGAATGTGGCATGTCTTCGGCAGTTGGAAACAGCTCCGCCTTAACGATCAATGTCGGAACACCCTCGATCATGGCATAGCCGCTGTACTCAGAAATACGACCATCGGTTTCGTAGTTAGCCGTGTAGTACGACATTTCACGAGCGACCGCTGTAGGTACTACTTTCAGGAAGTCGCCACCATGACTCACGAACTCGATTTCCAGAGCGGAGCACTTGCTCTCGTCTCCCGTGAGATCCAGGTTCAGACACATGCTAATGTGATACGTTGTAAGGAACCCAGCAACCCGTACGTCGACATCACGGACTACGTAATGTTTCTCGAACAGGTTGTCGATGAGGTACACCAACGCTTGGTAATGGGTGTTCTGTTCACCCTGGGCATTCTTCGCTTTCAGTCGAATGTTATCCAGGTGAGCTACGATGGCTTGGGCATGGGTACGCCCCAATGGATCGCGAGCTGCATCCACACGGCAGGTTACAGTCAAGGGACAGTATTTACGTCCACCGGTTGCAAGGTGGTAGATAACGCAGTCATCTTGTCTGATGAGGAACTTACCCGTTGCTACCATATCGATGGAGTCAAGAAGGTTCTGTTCCCCACGCATCACGATGGCTTCAGTACTCATGCTTGTTCCTCATTTGCTTCGGGTGCCTTGATTTGCATCCGCACCACTGTACCTTCTTTGCTGAAGGTTGCAGTGAGGACATTTCCTTTGGAAAGTTGATCCTGAAGCCAAGCGTTCAGGTTGAGTGTAGGTTGCTGTGAGAGCATTACATTTTCTCTAATTAAGTTTTACTAAGTATAAGGAAATAGTATCCGGGACCCCCCCAAAGGGTCCCCCCCGTATACTATTACTAATTATATCTGAATAAATCAAAAACGAAAAAGCTTTTTAAAGAAGCTTTTAAGTCTATTTGTTAGGGTTCTTCGAACGACTACTACGGGTATGGTCAGCATGACCCCTACCCTCTTGTCGAATAACTATTCGATTCTTCTTGATCTTTGCTCCAACAAGGATTTCCAGAGAATCAGCTTTTTGATTTACCCATACAACGAATCGATGGAACCACCCCTTGGGAGGACCATACCCATCGTTATGCGCCGCGGCGGCCGCGCGCTTTTTCTCTTTGTTGGACATGATTACCTACCCGAGATAGTTACGTACGTTTGTTATGGATTCGAGAGCGCGTCTGCCGAGCTTGGTCGGCATGACTGAATCCACTGTTACGCATGCCGTTCCGTTTCACGGAAGCATCTTTCCAGGCAGCGCTCTTCGCTACTACCCAGTCACACAGCCGCTCAACCAATCCACGCGGAGCAACATAATCGTTGTTATGCGCAGCGGCGGCACGACGCTTCTTTGCGTTATTCGACATCTTTGCTTTCCGTTGCATTCGGGTAAAGAGCCATGGTCTCATTACGGCCAGTTTGAGAAGTCTCACCCGTGATCTTAACCAGGTCATGGATGTTACCCAGGAACTTCCCTTCAGCGTGAGGCTCATTCTTCACAGCAAGATCATTATTGATCAAGTGATGGAAGTCATGCATGGCACGGACGCGTTCGATCTCTTTGCTTTCTACAAAGATCTCGTTGTGGAGCGCTGCACGCTCTCGTTTGATCTGCGATTTGGATTTCGCAAACAAGGGCTGGATCGTGGCATTCGGATTCATTACAGAACTCCTACAATTTCTTCCAGGAAGAAAGCAGTTTGTGGACGCAACTCGTTGGTCTCAGGATCTACCTGGGACAGAGCGCGATACGAGAAAGTGAACGAATGGTCACCAACCGCCGTTACCACCTCATGAAGGCAGCCTATGGGGTTCTGTGACATGCGGTAGTGCTGTGTAACCTGTTCGGGGCCAACCATGTACACCTTTTGTGCACGAGCTCCCAGAACGCGCATCAGGTGCTCTGCTGGATCACGCAGGTACACCGGGAAATGTTTGCGCAGAGCGTACATGGTGTCGGTTACACCAACAGCCCAACCATTGATGTTCTCCGGGAGAGGGCGATCTGCGAAACAGAACATCTTACCCATGTTGATGGACAGGTAGGGTTTGCCATTCAACTGCACGAGGCGCTCCATGTTACCGTTCTTGAACGACAGGCCATGCTCGTTTGCTGTCGTCTTGTAGATCTGGGTAGACGACTTCACAATTGGATCATGCAACAAGGCATGTTGACGGATGATCTCAGCGATGAAGATCAGACCTTCTTCTTGATCAACCACCCCTTTCCACTGGTAACCCAGGTACATTTCTGAACCGATACACATGTAAATGCTACGACCACCCAAGGACGAAGATTCGAACTGGATAACCAGATCCGTTTCCGTGTCTACATGGCGATCACTGTAACGGACATTCGAACGACGCAGGTTGGTGAGCATCTGCGTGGTCACGCCCAGTGCATTGAACTGAGCGATGGAAACTTTGGCGCTGCTAATAACAGACATGGGGTGTTCCTATTTGCGAAGTAGGTTAAGATACACTACTGTAATGTAGACTTAAGAATTCTTAGAATGCGGCATAGTGCCTCCCTCACGGGAGGCTTTATGTCATCCAGCCCGTTTAGGTTGGATATCAAGCACCGAGGGTGCGCGCGCAGCCAGGTAGGCCAAGAAGGTGGCCTTGTCGACAACGGTGGAGCCTGGAGCGGTGTAATACGCCACGGAGAGCTTCAGTGGGGTGAGGCGATGGTCCTTGATGTTCTCATCTACCAGACGGACTTCAATAGTCGGTGGGGCAGGGAGATAATCTTTGAGGCTGAACTCACGACGAAAGACTTCGTACGCCGTGTACTCGTTGCAGTTCAGAGTGGTCTTCAACTCGTCAATGGTGACTTCAAACGCGATGGCCATGTAAATTCCTTACAGGTCGTAGTATTCGTGGTAAGCAGCAAGCTGCTCGTCAGACAGGGCATTACCTTGGTGAGTCAAGATAACCTGGATGTGGGAATCATCGTTACGTTTCACCCAACCCTGGATTGTCCAGTTGTAATATTCACTGATCGCCGTTTCTTCTACCGAAGTAAAGGAAACACCCAGCCGCATCAGTCGGGTAATCAAGCGAGCCAACGACCGGCCTTGTTCACCAGGTACGTTTCCGATGACGTCCCAGATACGTGGCTCCATTGTAGGTGGATCGGTAATCACACCTTTTATTGGAACAAAGTCCAACTTGAATGGGATGACATCCATACCTGGACTGATCGGTCGATAGATCTGGTAACCGAAACCACCACAGACATTCCGCAGATGGAAGCCAGCATCGGGTTCTGCCAGCTGCAAGGCCTCCAGATGATCCTCCAGGGCACGTACTACACCCGAGTTGTACCGAATTGCCGATTCAATCCAATCACGCTCAAAAGCGCGCTGAGCAGATTCCTTCGGAAATTCTTTCCGCACACTGTACCCCACTTGTTCACCCGTTTCATTGTCAGTGATGACAAACATGTACGAGGAAGCATCCGTGAGTTGGAACTGTACCTCGAATCGAGTAGGGTCACACAACGGCCCTACTACCCGGCAATCTTTAATTGCCTTGATCTTGTTCTGCATCGCCTTATAGACGTCGCAGGGTCCACCCAGTCCACTGAGATCAATACTCGTGTCTGGTGTGGGTTTCTCGCAGCGGCGATATTCCATGGAAACTCCAAAAATAAACTGTACTACAGAAGATAAAAGAAAAACAACATAGCCGGGGACCCGAAGGTCCCCAACTTGGTCACGTTACAGCGACGACGTACCCAGGTTCAGGTTGACAGTCCAATGACGACCGCCGTTACCTTCAGCATCAGGAACAACACCACGCACCGATACAACGTTACGACCAGAACTGACGTTCGCGCCGATGTTGACCAGTTTGAAGTTACCCAAGATGCCGATGAATTCAGCCAGGTACTTCAGGCACTGTTCTTTCGGCAGGACCAGGTTGCCCACCAACAAGGAATCAACCGTTGCGGTCCAGTTCTGATCCGACAGGTAGGTTTGTTCACCCAGGCCTTCAGCCGAGGTCGACCAGCTGTTGGTACTGATCAGGGTATCCCAACCAGTGACGCCCTGTACATTCAGCGCCGGGTTGCCTGCAACACCTTTACCATTGGCCGTTTCACCACCAGACAGGAAGCCGTCTTCAGTGTAGTGCGGAATGTCGATAGCCAGCTTCGGCGCGACGAACTGGCTACGGTAAGCATTCAGGTTCAGTTCGAAGGAACCCGTACCACCGGACATGTCGATGCGCAGCATGTTACGGTTTTCACCGAGATCCAGGTTCGCATGCTGGACCACGAAGTGGACCGACAGGAGTTTCTCGAAGGCTTTGGCCATTGCGCAGGCCGCCGCTTGAACGGTCGGGTCGATTGCATGTACAAGCAGGGCAACGAACATACCGCGAACTTGTTCAGCCGAGATGACCTTCTTCTCGTTCTCGCCGCCCCATGGGCTACGGCACGCGCCGGTGGCGTTGTACTCGATGGTGCCGAAACCGTTCTTGTTAGCGTCGATCACAACGATGCTTTCGCTGGTGCCTTGGCTATAACGATTTCCTTGCGGAGCTTTGTGCCATGCGATGGTGCCTTCCGCAGGGAACAGTTCCAGGAGTTCTTTCTTCAGGATGTCAATTTGGCACATTCGGGTGTCAGTCCTTTCATTGATGTGGGCCATAGCCCGTTTAGCGAGATACTCACGAACATAGAGCATCCACATTTAATCATCTTCAGATAATCATGTGGACAAGTAGTTCTTTACGAACGAGCTCCATTCACTGTAGTGATATAGATCTGAGATTTAATGCAGTGCAGGCACTCAATGATGTGATTATTTAGGAGTTGCCTCATGAGCGAAACAACTATTGTCGACCTGTTCGACATTCACTTCGCAGACGTGCGAATTGACCGTATGCTCTGCAAGCGCATCATCGACTACACAACCCGTTACATGAACCGCAACGAAGACCACTCTGCTTTCTTTGGTGGTGCGTTGCTCGGGGTTAACCCAATTCGTTTCTTCCCGTCCGATCGGGATGAATGGTTCGACAACGTGTTGGGTGTGAACGAAGAGCTCTTGCAGCACGATTTCCTTAAACTGGAAATCATCGATCCAAGCCACAACGTTAACTCGGATGTGTACAACCACATTCCAGCGTACTTGTCTCGCCGGATCAACCAGGACATGTCTTTGCCAATCAACCTGCGTGAAGAGGCTATGATTGCCCTGTTCACCATGTTGCACATTAAGTACATGACCTCGCTGTTTGTTACCCGCTTTAAATACCCGGCGAAACGAGAAGTGGCTGAGGCTACTTTCATGGCCCTCAACTACAAGTGGGACATCCGACGTCTGGGTAGTTGGCACGCACTGATTCGTGACCGTGCTTTGTCGATCATTGGCAAAGACACGAACTACACCCCGCACATCTTTGGTCGAGGTCCTACTTTAACGGATTACTGGTCTACCCGGATTGTAACCGACACGCAAACACGTATTCGGGAAGTGATCAACAAGATGTACGCTGTCTACATCCGCTGCCTTAACGAAGGCTCTCGGGTTGTTACGACTTCGGACATGGGGGTCAGTACGGACGGGGAGGCATTCCTTCGGGACAAGGTGGGTGGTTATCCAGCTTACTTGCACTACATCCATGAAGTGGTTCAGAATGAGAACAACTTCATTCGACCTGAACTCCTGGGGGTAATCGAACGGTCGATGATCGATTCGATGCCATCGGCTCCGTTTGAACAGACGCTCAAGTACATCACCAACAACGTTAACTTGCCGAAGACCAAGTACATCAACGAAATGATTGACGAATGCTTGCTTTACGCATTTGACTTCATGCAGTCGATCCGTACCCAGGTGGCACGTAACAATGACCTGGAAGGGCTGATCACTAAGATCCGTGCTCGTATCATGGCATCGCGTTCTTCTGACTCCCGTGTGTTGTATCTGCGCGAGACAGGTGAGAAGTTGGTGAAGGAAGCCACTGGTCTGCGGAACCCTGCGGTGTTGGCTGCTTGCCGTACAGGGGTCATGCTGTATCTGATCCTTCGGACGTTGACCAAAAGCTACTACACCCGGTAACAAAAAAAGAAAGGTAAAGCCCTCCCCGAAGGGAGGGTGCTTTATCACGCATACGTCGGACTGTTACTCCTGAACGATTCACCAATAGGTAGACCGTTTTGGAAGATCCGACACTCCACTAGTCGCCGAACAGCTCGACCACAGATGTTGCGTGCTTTCTCTACCGCATCCGTGAGCGAAGAGGCTTTTACGTTGTACGACGTGACCTCCTCAACTGGTAAGCGGTGAGGAGTTCCCATTTGATCAATCTCAAATGTTGGCGTACGCTGCAAAACTTTTACTTCGATGTACATGTTATGTACTCATTCCCGTGAGTTGCTGTTGCGATACCCCGAAGCTCAAACTTCGGGAAGTTATGTACTCAGTCGTATGAGTTGATGGTGTTGTACTCAGTTGCATGAGTTGTGTTGGCTACGAATGTCATGGGTGATTTCCTTGACGTTAGATGTATCCGGCGAGTCGCCGGGATTGTTAGGGATTTAGACGCTCCCCAAACGGCATAGTCCCACCCCTGCAAGGGTGGGCTTTATGTCGTCTAGGGTTTGTCCTTACGTTAAGCGGTTAAAGCTCTGGACCGCTTGTTCCAGTATTGCGTGTTTGAACTGGACTTTCACTTTCAATGAAGCGTTGTTCAATCGCCGACGGTTCTTGTCTTTGTCAGCGGTGAGTTTCAACTTCAAGGCGAGGCGTTTGAATTCCTCGTGTGGGTTGTCCTGAACAAACTTCTTGAATTCCCGGTTGTTCATGCTGGCTTCCCCGGTTAGACGCTGTACTGTAACTTCAGTTCTTTGTAGAACTTCAGAGATGTAACTTCACGCTCACTCCGTGCTTTGGCGGGGTCGCCTGGAATGGTCGCAGCGTCAGCTTGCTTTTGATAGAACGCGATTTCGGTATCGAGCTGCTCGGTCGTCATCACGCCCCACATTTTGGAAAGGCGTTCGAACGCTTCTCGATCTTCGGCTGTCATTGCCGTAGTGTCAATCTGCATCGCTTTGCTCCGCATGTGTTTTGTATAGTGGTGATGCCATGAACCACAGAACGGGTAACCGTGGACGGTTTGGTGTCTGTGGTACAGGCGGTTGAACTCCCATGTTTCGTCGCGCTTCGCTTCCTTACGGGCATTCATTGCATTTGCTCCGATAAGGTGTTGTAGAACGCTTGTACTTCAGGAGCGTAATACTCGATCTCTTCTTTGGTGAATACACCATCGGGGTAGATGATGTACGAACCGGGTTGGAGAAAGGTGTTGGACGGGTTGGTATAAAGCTCCCCAGTTTCAGCGTACTTGCAGAGACTGTCCTCGTCGCAGATGACCAGGCTAGACTGCAGGTACATTTGGGTGAGCTTATCAGCATCGATCCGCTTGTGCTGGATCACCCCAGCATAGGCGTTACCTGCCACGGCTACACTGAGGAGAGTTGCGAGGGTGAAACTTTTGATCCAGCTTGCAGACATGCTATTTACTCTTCGTCGGATTGAAAGGTTGGTTGAATGAGGAACTGTTTACGGGCACCATCGTAAGCAATGGACCAGATAACCAGGTTATTGCTGTACATGCCCAGCCACTTAAGGGTCTTCTCGACCTTGCCGGCTTTGACCACGAGTGGGGTGTAGATTTCTTTCCACACTTCCACGATGCTGTAGTTGCTGGTGCCTTCATTGTCCAGAATAACGCGGACACGGTCGAGCTTGGCAATTTCGGCGTTGAAGCGAGTACGCAGCTTGCTGAACTTCTTCTGGCGACCGCCACTGAGTACATTCAGCAGCTCGGCATTCTCACCACCCATGGAGGTGCCAGGAATGTGAACTTCAGCTTCGCCAAACGCACGAACCGGCGATTGACGTGGGGCTACTGGTTCTACCAGAGGAATGCCGCGTGGCGATACAGTTTCGTATGCCCCGTGACCACCGTCTTCACCCATGGTGTCGTCGCCGTTGAGTACACCGTGGTCCAGTTTCACCAGCAGAGCTTGTGTAGCTTCCACCAGTGTGTGTTCTGGACTACCCTGCAGTGCAACCGGTGCGATGAACAAACGGCTAGCCGATTTCCGCAGGATGATGAGTCCGCCGGAATCAGACAGGGTGAGTTCACCGTCGGCAGTGAGCTCTGCGTGTTCGCCATGGATAGCGCGATGACCCAGAGTCCATTGCAGGCGATAGTTCTCAACCAGGGTTTCCAGATCAGACACCCATTCTTCGGCGATTACCGCACCACGCAGATCAGCGATCACATAGCGCAGAACGCTCGAGATCACATTGTAGAACGAACGGCCACGCTTGGTCCACAACGCCACGGCGCTATCATCAGCGTTGATGGTTTGCGCAGAGAAGTCGTAGCGGAACACTTCGGTCAGATCACGGGCTACCAGGGTGACACTACCGGGTTCAACCAACAGCTTATGACCACGGATACCGGCTTGGAACTGGTGACGCTCTTCCAGATCCAATTTCTTTTCGCGAGCAACATTACCCAGCTCGGACAGGAGCGAGGCAAACATGGTGTCGCGGAAAGTAGCCAGGCCATCGGGTGTGACCGGAACAGGCGGGATGATGAACGGCGAGTACAACTGCTTGCTGATTGTCGCCATTGCATCGGCCATGTCCGGTAGAAGGCTCAGATCGATTTCGTCAAAGTCACCTACTCGGGATACACTCCCCAGGTATTTGCCGTTACGCACGAAGCCGACTGCTTCCGAAGTCATTTCCATGAAGATGCCATTGTCAGACATGCCTTGGTGAACACCACCCATGACAAACTGAACCAGTGGATGACGATCGATCTTTTCAGCGTGCTTGAGGATAGCGGTCTTTGGCGAAGTAAACTGGATCGCCGATGCCTCCTCGATTTGCGCTTCTGGATCTACCGCCACGTCCTGACCGAGGTCAGTACCGTCTTCGGGCAACGCAGGTTCATGCAGATCCTGTTCGGTCGTGTAGGTCACATTACCAGCCATGACTTGATTCACCAGCTCTGCCAGGAAAGCCAGGATACGACTGATGTGGTGACCACATGGCTCAACCACTTCTTCGTGATAGCTCTTCAGCCAGTTGGCACCCAGGCGCATCCCGCCGGTGGTTTTGTTGATGACGAGCAATACTTGTTCTGGTGCTTTGGTGAACAGGGTAATCTGTCCACCTTCATTGCGGAGGTAGTAACCCACCGCAGTGATGCACCAGCCGCTTGCACTGCGCAGCTCGCTGTAGTGTTCCACCTGTTGAATGATGGCCGAGCGGACAACGTCCCACATCGGTTCTTTCTTCAGGAGTTCACTCAGGTCGATGGCTTCGAGCGTACCACCCGCTTCTTCAGCTTCCGGGGTGTTCAGTGCACCGCCAGCGATTTCTTCAGCTGTCTTGGCAAGTTCATCTTTGACGGCCAGTCGAGTGATGTTTTCCAGGGTAGCCATTACCGACCGATTGTTACGATCGATACCCGCGTTGGCACTGTAGAACGAGCCAAGGTAGTTGCCGCTGACGGACATCTGGCCGGTGGCGTCATGGATCTGGAAGATCGGACGTTCAGGGGCAGTGGAACCGACGACGATCAGATCGCCCGTTTGCTTGAGTGTAAAACCGTTGTTCTCCATGGAGAAGTCCTGGAGCGCATGATGCGTCAGCAGTTCACTCTTCTGCTTGAACGCTTTGATGATGTCGTGGATCTTGGTAACGAAGGTAGGCCAGGCTGGATCGGAAACCAGATTAGCAACCAGGTCAGTGTTGTTGTGTTGTGCATCAGACATGTTGAAGCCTCTTTGCTTAGTGGGATGAATTACACTTTTGTAATATAGGTTTTAAAATGCTTTGAATGTAGGCAAACATAAGCCCCTCCCAAACGGGAGGGGCTATATGCCGTTACAGGGTTACTTGTGGACTGAAACGATTGGAACGAACACGACGAGAGCGTTCGTCTTTCACTTGACGAATCATGGCGTCGATACCAACACCAGCCGATTCTTCCAGGTTTACTAATCTGGCCATTGCCCTCAGCTTGAGTTCGATCTGAGCGGAGATCATCGGGTTCTTCTCAACCTTCATCTCTTCGACCAGTTTCTCAAAGTCGGCCTTCACCTTGTTGGCTTTCTGTTCGTGGTACAACTCAACCTTGGTTGGGATATAGTCACGCAGCGTTGCCTTGGAGAAGATGACGTTAGAACGGATGCCGTAGTACGACAAGTTCTGACCACGGATGCACACCCAGTGACCCAGCAGCATCGAGATCACCAAGTCATCGTGGTTACCGCGACTGTGGTCAATCCGACCGTTGCGAATCGTCAGGGACAGGATCTCTGTAATCAACAGGTTATCCTGGATACGGCGAGCCCCGTACACCATCGAGGATGGCAGAGCTTCCATATAGAGGCTGTCACGAGAATACCGACCACTACCGTTCGTAGCGTAACCGAAGTAACGCTTGAATCGATCGTAGAAGGACGGCTGACGTACCGACAATGGAGTTTGAATATCACGGAACTCTGTTTCCAGAATCGTGCACTCATCCACACACCGGTTGAAGATACGCTTGAACGGATCTTGACCCGCCCGGTGCAATGCAACAACCACGTAGTCGATGATGGCGGTACCCAACGACTTCCGTTCTGGAACGAACAAGACGTTTTGGTATTTGATCAACAGGTCAGCAAAGAACTGTGAAAGCTGTTGAACGTTGGTTTCATTGTAACGCCCAGTCGCGATAATGTCATGCGTCTCGATGTCGAAGATAACCATACCCGTGGAGTCGTTGTCACGACCTAAGAGTTCAGAGGGGTCGACACCCATCATGAATTTACTGTTGGCCATCTTGTCAGCAATCTGTTCACGGGGAACAAACCAACGGATGGTGTATCCAGTTGGGGTGATCTCAATGAAGTTCGGTTCCCGTTCGGATTCCTTGATCAGCTTCTTCTCTTCTTGGGAGATAGGCGAACCTTCACCACCCACAGTCCAGATGTTAAAGTAATCTCGGTCAGCGATCTCGCCGTACTGTGCAGATTCACGCAGAGTGCTGAAGAGCCATTCGTCGGTACGACCAAGCTGTCGGTGGTTAAATGCACCGTAGATGATGGGCTTCTTGCCGGACGACGATTTCTCTACAACCTTACGCAGTTCCTTAGGTCCAGACAGATCGAAGAACTTCTCTGTCCATGGAGCACCGCCAGTCAAGAACTCGTGAGCGAATGCCCCATCTCGGGTGGTGATGTTACCTGCGGTTGTGGTGAACACGTTACCGTAGGGTTGACCGTTTGCACGCGCTTCATCACGAGCCGCAGAACCCGATGCCAGTGCTACCGGCAGCGAGTACTCGATCAAGTTGATGTACGCCAATTCGTCGAAGTGCATGATAGGTACGGTCAAGCCTCGACCGAGTTTATCCGCAGCGATCTTGTCGTTACGACCTACAGCTGTCTTGTACTTGTTGTTCAAACGAATACAAGTCATCAGCTCTTGGTTGTCTGCGTCCATTGGATCTTTCAAATGGATGTAATCAGGCAACAGGTCTTGCATTACCTTCAGACGCTCGATGTTAGCGTTCCGCAGTTTGCTGTCTTTTGTAATCAGGTTGATTACGGTGTTCTCACCCCAGACATACATCATACCTGTCATCAGTACGTCTGTCGATACAGACTTACCGGTCTGTCGAGGTTGTAGCAACCCGAAGTCAATGTGGTTGAAGAACGACCAGAACAGGGAGATGTTACCCCGGTTCGCTTTAAACGGGATTGGGTTGTTACCCGAGGTCGGAGGAATGCGTGCAATCTCTCGGAAGTAATACCAAGGGTTGTACTTCGTCTCCAACCAGATTTTCATCTTGGTAGCATCATCAAGGTTAGGGTCGTAAGGATCTACCCCTTGGAGCTCAGGCTGCAAAAGAGCCAAGCAGAATTCAGCGTTCTCGATACCCATCTTCTTGTAGAGGGCAACCAGTTTCAAGAACGATACGTTGCGTGTTTGTGTGTCGGCAATGGCACTGGGGAACTCTGCCCAGTCTTCCTTCCATAAAATCGTCCGCATGTTATATACCTCAGGTCAGTAAAATAATAATCCATATCATTATCACATACATAGAGGACATTAGAATGCATGAATGGAAAGCGGTACAGGGTTTTTCAAAGTACGAGGCGAACACATCTGGTCAAATTAGAGTTATTGCGTCAGGGATTATCCGATTACCACATGTTAGGAAAGAGGATGGGTACTATCAACTAACCTTGATTGACGATTTCTGTAAGCCATATACGACGACAGTACATCGGCTTATCGCGGAAACGTTTATTGTTAACCCGGAAGACAAAAGAACCGTTAATCACAAGGATGGCGATAAAGGGAACAACGCCGTTGATAACCTTGAGTGGGCTACTCACAAGGAGAACATCGACCATGCGCACGATACGGGGCTGGTTAAATATACGTTCCACATTGATGTTACCGACGAGGTAACCGGTGAGACAGTCAGCTATCGCAGTAAACGCGAATTCTTTACTCAGTTCGGTTTAACGAAGCACGAAGCTGAAATGGCTTTGGCGAAGAGAGAGGATCTTTTTCTCTCCCGTTATCGAATTGAGGTTATACGGACCAGTGTTCGGGAGTCAGGTAAGCAGAGACATCTTTGCGGCTTTGATTTTAAGTTAGGTGAATTTGCCCGGTGTACCTCAAGAAAATCGGCCAGTGCACACTTCAAGATAACGGAAGGCTGCTTGGTTACAGGCCTAAAAGAAGGTAAACTGGTCAATGGGGTCTACCTGTGGTACGTTGACGATAGTGAAGGTGAAACTGGTTTATCTACCGTTACCGATGCGCAAGTCAAAGCGTCTGTGGTTGCGTATAAGGAACGTTTCAGTGGCAAGGCCTCCTACCACGTCAAGAATTACTTGACGGGGACTGTGGTTAGTCACAGCTCCATGCAAGCTGTTGCTACTCACTTTAGGCTACCTCTAGATACCGTTACCAAACATCTACAGTACCGGAAAGAGCATTTGCTATTTGGACAGTTCATCAAACGCGGTTATGATCACTGCGATTTCCCTAAATTCACAGATGATCAAATCCAGGTTAGCTTACTAGGTGCAGGGAATTCGGTTAACCCTCTTAAATCTACCCTCAACGAAACAGGAGAGATTACATACTGGCGTTCGGTACATGGTTTTTGTATGGCTAATGGATTAAATAAATCGACTGGTTCACGTTTGGTACACGCCAACAAAGTTCCCGGGTTTGACATTGTGTTCCTATGACAACATAAAAGCCTTCCCGTTGGGGAAGGCTTTATGCCGTTTTACATTTACCGCTGTTTGACAGGCACGGCTGTCATTGCCAACTGCAAATCGGTCTGAGCAGTACGACGAATCCACTGAATGTACAGAAGCTCGCCATTGGCCAGATCGTTGTTGACCTTCAGCACAGAGTTCCACTGATTGACAGAGAACTCGTACTCGTTGTGCAGGAACTTCACTCGGAAGTGAGTTGGGATCGGAGCTGTAACTTCTTCTGCCGGGTTGATCAACGGCTCGGCATTGAAGTACATCTTGGTCAGCCACAGTTCCTTGGTTTGGAAACCATTCGCCAGGCGAAGGTCCCACTGGTTGACAGCCAGCATGTCCACGTCGGCGATGAGATCGCGACCGTAAGCATCGACTTGATCCGGACGTGCACGGATCTCCCAGTTCGCACCTTGGCTCGTGCCGTCGTTCAGCAGCGCCACTTGGAAGTTGGCTACGAAACGGTACGGCTTGAAGGTACCATCGACATCGTTCAGGTTCACACCGAAAGTGAGATCCTGGATGAAGCCGTAACCCTTCGGATCGAACGGACGGGAAGTAGCACCCAACTGAGCGTGAGGTGTAACGTTCCAGAAGCGTTCACGGTCCTGGTTGTAAAGCCAGAACTCCAGACGGTAACCCACAGCTGCGTTGACCCACACTGGGTACACGAACAGACGACATTCGTAAGCACCTTCGGCCGGAGTCGTACGGGCAATGTAACGCTCGGTGATTTCACGGTCGGTAGTTGGGTTAGTACCGTAGGAGATTTCGTCTTCAGCCAAAGCGTACTTCAGCGTCATCTCGAACTCTTGCCCTACGGTCGTAGCGATGTAGTTACGCAGACCCAACAGTTTCATTGGACCGCTGTTCGCCGACATCCGTACACGTTTACCATCACGGTAAACAACCACACCTGTCAGCGGCAAAGACTCTACCGTGATGTTGAGTGGGAACTCGATGACCCGAGGATCAGAAGGCGAGATGTAAGGGGAGTCGATCAGGATGCCCTTCACGTACCGTTTAGCGGTATCCGGTTGACGGATGGCTTCGGTGTTACGGACAACCAACTGCGCGATCGAGAGCTGTTTACCCAGCGCGCTGTAAGCCACCAGAGTAACGCGGTCACCATCATCCATCTTCCGGGACGTGTAACCAACCATTGGGGCAGTGATGCCTTGGCGGGTCGACGATGGATCGCGAACGATCTCAACCGGAATGAATGGACCGAGGAAAGTTCCCGACGGGTCCCAGAACTCGGAGATGATCTCGCCGAACTCTTCGGAAATATCGCTACCGTAGAAGACTTTGTACTGGGTGACTTGCGTACCATAGAAATGGCAACGCAGATCAGGGGCCAGGGTGTGTGGAGTAACCGTGGTGTCCAGGAACATCCGGAAAGACTCCGAAGTGTAACCTGGGCCAGTTGCTACCAACACGTTTTCTGGACCGTCTGGATCGGGGGCTACTGGAGGAGTCCAGAGTTCCAATACAGACATACCCGTGGATGGATCGACGTCGATAACGCGGAAGGTACCTTGGTCCCAATCGCGCACTTCGTCATCGATGTTCGGAACCCATTTGTCAGTCTGCCCAGGGACGCTGACAATCTGGCTCCGCAACCAAGACCGGTAACCCCGGTCCGGGTCGTAGAAGTTACTGCGTTCAAATGCCGTGAATGCCATTTTTACGTTCTCGTGATGTAGATGAATGGTGCGAGGTCGGGCACTACGCGGAGGTTCATCTTCAGGATGCGGACAAAGAAGTCGTATTCCTGAATCGTCACACCTACCGGATCAGGCAACCAATGCGGATATACTTTCACATGGTTAGTGTTGTATTCCCGGTTGCACATATCGAAAGGTTTCAGCCAATCGTACTGCGCCGTTACTCGAGCGATGTCCATCTCACTGTAGAACCCATTCACCAGTGGTGGCTTCAGCGTACCCTTCACAATCTCGTGGAGGATCTTGTTCGCATAGACCGAAAACACATGGTAGTGTACTGGGATCTGATCTGGGTTAGGACGTGGACGCTGAGGGAAATACTCAGTCATGTAGTCACTGACTTGTTTGTCAATGGCGTCGTCTTTTACCCGAGCTGCCATGTCCGGTTGATAAACATCACGGAACGAAGGCTGTGGAGTTTGGATCTGGTAAGGAGCACCGTTACGCTCGTCCTGGATAACCAGGTCAGCGAAGTCTTCCTCGAACTTCACATCTTTGAAATCACGGTAGTGGCCGTCAATGATGATCCGCTGCATCTTGTGCGTATGGATATCGTAGACTGCGTTACCGGACAACACACCGTACTCGACAAAGCCGAATTCGGTAGGTGCCCAAAGCTGGAGGTCTGGCGAGCAGAAACCTGTACCGCGAATCAACACGGTGTTCAGGTCATCGAGGTATTCCAAGTTGCACAACACAACCTTCGTTTCAGCAAAGGTGTTTCCTGGAATGATGACGTAGTCGAGGTTCTCGATCAGTGGACGGTTATTAAGGAAGACGTCCAATTGACCGAATGGGATTTCCATCAGGGTAGAGACCGTCTCACCACCTTCAGTTTTCTCATGACGGAAGCTGAATTGAATCCAACCTGTCGTCTTGTTGAACTGATACGTTTCCATGTAGAAACGATGATCACGTCGTACCAAGCCTTTCCATTGGTTAGCCTGAGCCAACCACCGCCATACCGGCGTATCCCCTGTGGTATCTTCGAAGCCCCAATCCGCCCGGTTAGGGAGATCAGTAATGTCGATCCACTCACCCGTAGGTTCCCCAGCCCACACCGGTGTTACATAGACCCGGTAACCATAGCCACCTGAGATGTCCACGGGGTCCAGTCCGTACTTCCCGTCAAGGTTATTCGAACCGTGGCCAGTTACTGCTTCCACCATGGTGCAGTTAGCGTTATGCACGCTGTACCGACGACCCGCTGTGTGGTAATAGTAATCGATCAACACACCCGTACTGTCATACTCGAATACCGTGGCATCCGTCCAGTAGTTGTAAGCGAGATCCGCTACCAACGATCCTTGGTCGTTGTAGACCTTGGATGGGTTGTTGGCCAACAGGTGAGCCGATTCGTGATAACCGTAAACATCACCAGCGAAGTTGATGGCGTCATCTTTAGGCGTGGTGAACTTGTCCGGAACTTGGAAAGCAATCGGGAAGATGATCTTCGGGTTTGCTGACATGAACTGAACGTAAGGTGCCTTCTCCAGATTAGCCGCTTGCCACACCGGTACCGAGTCTGCTCCGGTCATTGCACGAATGATGTCATCATCCTTCAACCGATACAGCTCTTGGATACGGGACGACTCCGCAATCAACGGACGCTCATAACCAGACCGACGATGGTACACACGGATCACCATTGGATCGTTCACCGTCCACAGATCCGTAGGCCAACGAATTGGATCAGTCGCATGGCGGGGGTCTTCTGGATGGAGAGCGATAAACTGCTCGCACCGAGACACAGGCAATGACCAATCACGGTGGGTCAGTTGACGCAACCAGTTCCCTTCGTTGTGGTGATAGCTGATACCACTGAACCGACCCAAGGCTGGGTTACTCTTACAGAGGAACACCGACAGGTCATCATAGAACTCGATGGTCGAGGTCTGCACGCTTTTCGGCAAATGCAAGATGTACTTGGTTTCGGTGTCCAACGTAGAGTTAAACGTAGGCAACGTTTTCATGGTGTATTCTTGAACACGATAAATCGATGTATCCAAGATGAACTCACACCAATCCCCAACACCCGCTGTTACTAACGAGATCTCGTGCACGAATCGACCGTTAACCCAATACAGAGGAACCGAGCCAGGCCGGAGAGCCAGGTAGTCCATGATTCGGATTTGGAACTGTCGAAGTTCCTCGGTGGTTTTCGGCAACAGAGTACGGGCTTCAACGAAGTGACTCTGGGTCGATGTGGTCGAACGCTTGCTATGGAAGAAAGCATTCTGGTAGAAGTGAAGGTAAGGCTTGGTCTCATCCATCGAAGGAAACTTCGGCAGGATCTTCACAGCCACCAAAAGGTTTTGTGTCGGTGTAATCAGAACCCAGGTTTGCGCACGTGGGAACTGAATCCCATTCCCTACGTAAACCTCACCAAGCATCTTGTGCTCTTTAGCCAGGTACTCCAAAGACATCCACGTATTGTAGGTCTTTGGAAGGGCCAATGCAGAGGGGACAATCTGACCGATCTGGAACACATGGAACCAGTCTTTCTCTGTCTCGTACGGCAGGTCGTACTTTTCGTATTCGACCACGTAGTTCTTACGTGTCCCGTATTTGGGGGTGAGCTGACGAAGCTCATACTGGAACTGCCGATCTTGACCGAGGTTACACCAAACGTTATCGATCGCATGCCGCAACAGATAGTCGTTCATTTATATCCCCTGTTAATTGCCCTCGTATTCGGCCATTACGCCTTTGGAAACGAGGTTGATGAAGTTGCGAATGTCGTTACCGCGGGACTGCTGCTCAACTCGCTCGGTGATTCGAGACTTACGGTATGAGCGATCTGCGACTGCCGTGAAAATGATGGCAATGAAAGTCGGCAGGTGTTCGAGTGCAACGCCGATGTTTTCACGTGCGTTGTTACCGAACCACTGACCAGCCAACAGGGCATGCAGGTCAGCATATTTCAGCTCGCCCATACGAATCGTACGGCCATGAGTGGAGAGGGCGTGCGCCAAGTCATTGACGTTTACCAATGGACCCAAGTGGTCCGGAAGTTCGTGATCGATAACTTGTTGAACAAAGTCAACAGGTACACCGGTCACTTCAGCGATCTTGCGAGAGAACAAAACTCGAGCGTCCCCTGGCTGCTGCAACGACGGATCAAGCATCCCGTAGTAGTAGTAAGCACAGATGGTATACATGGCCATCTGGGATTCAGCACCCAGGCTATAGCGCTGGACCAGAGCACCTGCTACCCAGCTAAAGAAAACCTTTGCAGGAAGGTCGGTCAACCGACTGAAGAAACCCGCGTCCCCATCGACAAGCTTCATCGTCAGCGCGACGCGCAGGCACTGTTGCTGCCAATCGCTCGGGGCAATAATCCGGAAGCTACCAGTGCGTGCATCCATGTGCATGTATTGGCGTCCATCAACCACCAGTCGAGGTTTTTGCTCGGTGCCAATGTTGAGGATCTGCCCGAAGTTAGGAACGTCCATATGTTCGTCGGATGGAGTAATCCAACCGGTGTCCTTCAGAATCTCCCCCAACGGGGTGGCGATCTTCGGAAGTGGCAACTCCAGATCAGCACGACGAATAGCACGGAGGTAACCCTCCACTTGCGATTTGTAGAGTTGGCCCTGGGTCGTATCGTAAGGCATGATGATCATACCTGGTCTCCTTTATTAGGGTAAAAAATAACTTTCCTGGTCAACTATAGTTAATATCTATGATTGACCGTTAGTTAACACTCATAACATCGAGTTCAAAGCTCCATACTTGGGAGAATCAAAAAGATGTCTAACATCAACGGCGTCCCTAAAGTTACCTTTTACGGTATTCGGGATCTGAGTCGCCGGGCGTTTCAACGACCACCGGTCACGTTCGCCCAGCACACACCGCTGCTGCGTCTCTTCACCGAGACCGGCCCCGAGGAAACAACTTATGTCGGTAACGAAGAAGGTGGCTTTGCTACCATCTACGGCCAGAACTCGTTGGCAACTCGCGGTAAGTGGTTCAACATGCAGTCGTTGCTTGCAACGCAACTGCTCAGCGAAGGCAACGGCTTCTACGTGAAGCGTCTGAAGCCAGAAGATGCTGGTAACTCCGGGCGCATCATTGTTGCCCTGGAAATGGTCCGTGACATGGTTTCTCAAACCATCGTAGCGTTGGGTGGCTTCAACTACCCTAACCTCGTGACCAACCTGGATGCATCCCCACTCGCGGCCGATGCAACCGTCGAAGGTTTCCGTGCTCGCGTCATCCTGATCAAAGACAACCAGTCCGAGATCGGTACCCAGCGCGTTCTGCCTGGCGAAATGGTCAGCTCGATCGATGGTAGCCAGTCTACTGTTTATCCGCTGTTCGAACTCAGCGCTGCGTTCTTCGGTGAACAAGGCAACCGTCTGGGTATGCGTATCTGGGCTCCGACTCAGCTCGACCCAGATGGCTACGATGAAGACACCGCAGAACGTTTCAAAACGCGTATGTACCGTGTCCAGTTCGTTGAGATGCCAGTTGTCGGCAACACCCCAGTAATCGTCAAGACTGCTGCCGGTGAAGACTTCGCTAACGTCTCCTTCGATGAAGGCGTGTACAGCGAAAGCCTCAACCAGGACTACTCGATCGCTTCCACCCTGATCGACCGTTACAGTGATGACGGTGTTGAGTCGGGTGAAACCATCCTGCACTCGCCGTTCAGCGAGCTGTGGGTTTACAGCGAAAACATCGAGTTGGTTCAAGAACTGATCTTCGATGCCGAGCGTGCCATCAACCCTTCGATCGAAGCTTCGGTTACTGTGCCTACACAGATCGACTTCCTGACCATGTTGGGTGAAGACGGCGATCCGTACCAGTCCATTCAGTTGGAAGGTGCAATCGCTAACGGCGTGACCCTGGGCAAGAACTCCACCATCTACGCCTCTGGCGGCAAAGACGGTACCATGAACCTGGAAACCTACGCTAACCTCGTAGACATCCAGAACATGAACTTCGGCAAACTGGACGACCAGTACGAAGACATCGCCTACTACCAGTTCGGCGTGTTGTACGACACCGGTCTCCCTATGGAGTCGAAGTATCGTGCAATGCAGGTATTGGGTGCTCGTCAGGATCTGCAATACCACTTCACTACCTTTGTGGAAGGTGAAGAACGCATGGCCTCTCCTTCGGAAGAAGCATCGCGTTGCCAGGCTCTGATCTCGCGTCTGCAAGCCTACCCAGAATCGACTCTCTACGGTACCCCTGTGTGCCGCGGCATGATCGTTCTGCAATCCGGTAAGTTGGTTGGTGGTGGCTACAACAAGTTTGTACCACAACTGCTCGACGTTGCTGTGAAGTGGGCGAAGTACGCTGGTGCCGGTGACGGTATCCTGCGCGAAGGCTTCGAGATGGACGTCAGCCCGAACAACCGGGTAACGTTGATCAAGTCCCCGAACGTCAAGTTCTTCAGTTCGCGTGTTCGTGGCCAGCTCTGGGCGAACGGTGCTACCTGGTCGCAAACGTACGACTACCGTAGCCAGTTCTACCCATGCTTCCGTTCGATCTACAAGGATGATACTTCGGTATTGCTCTCGCCGGTCACCGTAAGCATCTGCTGCGACATCATGCGTCTGATCCACCGTGTGTGGGCAGACTTCACAGGTAACGCCTTCCTGACGAAAGAGCAGATCGTTGCTCGGACCGATGAGCGCATCCTGGAACTGGTTCGTGAGCGTTACGGCGATCGCGTCGATGTCATCCCTCGCTCGGAAATCACCGCGATGGACGAGAACAACGGTACCAGCTGGACGTGCAACGTAACTGTGGCGGCGAACAACCCTCACACTACGCTGAACTTCAACCTGACCACCATCCGTCGGGAAAACAACACCGAGGCTTAAGGGCCTTGGTGTCTCCCCCTTAAAGAGGTCATGACAAATGGCAAAGAAATACGATAACCCGTTCGCTCCACGTTCGGGCTATGGTGCCAACGCATCGGCTAACATGATCAACCTGGCGCAAGCTGGTACGGTCGTGATGGCTCCTGACTTGGCCAACCTGGCGTCCAACACGCCTTACGTCAGTCGCAACCTGATCCCGATCCTGCTGGAAGCTCCGCGGTTCTTCCGCTATGCCAACAACAGCTCTGGCTTGATCAAGTCTCTGAAGGCTCTTATCGAGAAGCACGCGCGGACTATCGACGGTCTGACTCGTACCTTCAACGTTGAATACGCCGATGCTCCTGTCGGCGGTTCGGGTGAAGTCATCTCGGCGGTAACCAACGTAACGCGTGCTCCGTCGCGCCCATCGTTCGGTTGCTGGGAATTGCAAGGTCGTTCGATCCAGCACTTCCTGGAATGGTGGATCACTTACGGCCTGGCCGATGAGAACACCAAAGTCCCTCGCATCGTGGCCGACGGCCTGGTGAAACCTGAACACTACAACCAAACCTTCGCGGGTGCAACTGTACTGTTCATCGAGCCAGACCCAACCTGGCAGGACGTTGTTTCGGCTTACCTCTGCACCAACATGCAGCCAACCACCACTGGTGATTGGTCGAGCCGTAAGGACGCTGCCCAGATCGGTCAGAACCTGGATCTCAACATCGAGTTCACCGCACTGACCGATACGTCGGCTGGTGTTAAGATGTACGCACGCGATGTACTGCGTTCGTTGAACATCGGTGGTCTGAACCCGAACGAGTCCAAACTGTGGACCGAAGGCATCAGTGCCGACGTGGCTGCAGCGAACATCGGTATCAAAGACCAGCTGGAAAGCGGTGCTGCGAACCGTCAAGTCTTCGGTTAAGGAATAAACCATGGCCACTCCAGTTACTCCGACAGGCGTTAAGCCATCGGGCCAACCAGCAAAGACATTTGCTGATTTGGTTGATGTGGATGTATTCGCTGCCGATGGCGGCTTGTTTGGGGATCTGGGTGGTCTGGCTGCTGAACGCCAAGCTGTTAAAGATTCTCCCGAGTCCGCAAGCAAGTCTATCAGCAACTACTCTGAATACCAGACTGTCGCTTAAACATATGGCCTCCTTCGGGAGGCTTTATGCCGTATCCTGTGTAACGCACAGGAGCAATAACAATGAGTTCGTTTACGCGGTTCAGTAATGACGGCGGTTTGGTCTTTGACTCGAATGCCAGTAAGAAGTTGGGGAAAACATATTACCGTGTATTGACGGGTTTCCGTTATTACATCGGACATGAAGGCTCCGACAAGTATGTTGATGTTCCTACTCGGTTCTTGACCGACGGTGCATCCACTCCATGGTTCGTGTGGTGGGCAGTGCCTCCACTCGGCGAATACTCTCAAGCTACTACTTTGCACGACTACCTGTGCGAGCACTATGAAATCACCCAGGTGATCAATGGTGTTCCAACTCAGGTGAAGATCGACCGTAAAGAAGTCGACCGTATCCTTTACGAAGCGATGCGTGTTCTGGAAGTAGCAGCCTGGAGACGTAATGTGATTCAAGTCGGGGTGGATGGGTACCGTATCCTTACCAACCCAACGAAGCCCAATGCCAGCCCATTGAAGTTGGCTTTGCAAGAATCACGTGTTTGACGGCATAAAGCCCCTCCCTTTCGGGGAGGGGTCTATGTCAGTGTTTTACCCAGGTCGTGGTAGACCAGGCAATGTCGTCAAGGGTGTGGACCTTGTATTCCAGGGATCGCCAAACCTTTGGGTTATGGAGAGGACGGAAGTACGTATCCGCTTCTGGGAACTTACCGTGGATATTGGTGATGTAATGCACATCACACTGCTCGGCATATTCGTTGAACAGACGGGAGCCACCAATGATGAACAACTTCTTGGCTTCGATGTCCTTCGCCCATTGAATCGCCTCTTCCACCGATTTCACCACCAACGCATTCGGGTGGTCAATTGGAGTCGAGCTCAGTACCAGGCATTTACGACCAGGTAGTTTCGATGGAGGCAAGGATTCCCAGGTCAGTCGACCCATCACGCATGGGTGACCTACGTTGTCTACGCCCATGGTCAGTTCCTTGAAGTGCTTCAGGTCTCCCTTCACACTCCAGGGCAACTTGTTCCCTTGACCGATCTCACCGTTATCGCCAATGGCCACGATCAGACAAAGCTTAATCATTGGTAGACCCCGGCAGTGTCCCTGCATAACCATCGTTGATGTGAGGAACAGGTGCTTCCTCTACCGGTGGTACAACTGGAGCAGCCGACTGAACGATGTCAGTTGGCGATGGGATCGTTTTGAACTCTGCCCCGTCAGCACCATCCCGGAAGATGAACGACGCGCCGTAGTGACCCTTCAGAGGAGCCAGAGCTTCACGGTTCGCTGCCAGGCAGTTGACCAAAGCCAGTTCACCATACAAACCAACGTCCATGATTAGGCGTTCGAACGTTTTGGTTGGGGCAATGATGTCGACATCGTAATCGGGATGACCCTTTACGCTGGCCTTGTGGGAATAGGTGCCCTTGATGGACAACGAACTGGCTACGTGGTCGAACAACAATTCATACGTCGTGACCAAGTAGTTCTTCGGTGGCAGCATGTCCACCAGTTGACTGTACGAGTTGATCAGGAACTGCAGTGGATTGCTAGCGCCCAGGAAATGGCTCGAGCCATTAACGATACCAGACCAGAGGTTCAGTTGATCAACCGTGATGTGGTGTACACCGGATTTACCCAGGATACCCACCATGTTCGACATGTACTCTTCACCATCTTGCACAACCAGCATCCCTTCGAGGATGTCGGTGAAGATGTAGTTCAAATCGATATCGCCATCCGTTGGAATGGTTTCATCGGGCGCAGGGGACAACAAGGATCGTGGATCAGTCATGGATCTTTCCAATTCAGTATTGAGTGGTCAAGCCATCGCCTTTAACCGGCGCAGCTACAGGAGGGACATAAGGAACGAATCGTTCGGCGAACTCATCTGGTCGCATGATCTGAATGAACAAGATCTTCTTCAGGTCAGGGGTGCGATAGAAACGTAGAATATCCTTCGGGTGGACAATCTGGATCGATCCCTTCACCTGAGCGAACTGCTTCATGTAACCGTGATCTTTGAGGGGATAGTCACAGGAAGGGCAAGTCAACTCCAGACGATCTTTATCTACCAGATTAGACAGCCGACCAACGACTTCACCTTCGTTGATGTTGTTGATAACGCCGTCATGTGGACAGTCGCCATTTTTGTTCCAGACGTAAGCCTCGATGAGTTCGGGCTTAGGCATGTAATAGCCCATTGGAATGCTCCTAGTGGTTGTATAGCTTAATCGGGTTGAGTAGATGTTTCCTCTGTACGACAGCAATCCAACAACCAGAATTGTGCACCGTCCGCATCCGCATAGATACCGTACGAAGAGACAGCCAACATTGGCCCAGGTTCAATTGATGTAAATAAGGAAGCGATCACCGCGATGGCATCTCGCTTGTGATAATCGATCGCGTATGTATATTGCCCAACGCTCTCGCCTTCCTTGTACAACTTGACAACGGCTGTATGCTTTGTTACCCGGTCAGTTGTAATGTTGATTTCTGCTGCATCGTAGGTGTCATCGCTCATCAACAGGGTGAGGTTAGGTTCGAGTGTAGCCATTACTCCAATGAGTAACAGCTTAGCGTTCTTGATTTGCATTGGAGAGCTCCTGTAAAGCGTTTAAAAGAAGGATAAGGAAGAGAGCGAAGGGTTTACCAGGGTCTACCTAGAAGAGCCTCTAATGATGCTATAAAGCAAAATAAAAGCCTCCCTCCTTTGCTCTTAGTCGTCTGTAAACATACTATGCTAAGGGAGGTAAAATCTTCCCACAAACAAATGGTTCGTAAAAATACTGAGTTGATTAAGAGTATGTTATCAACCTTATTTTTGCAAATTGCACATTACTGAATTCACGGTGTAAAGACATGATCGAAACGATTATCAAGTTGGACGGAACCGAAGAACCTTACTCCGCTCACAAGCTGAACGGTTGGGGTGAGTGGATGGCTAAGAACCTCTACGATCTCGATTGGGGTTCCGTCGTTATGGAGGTCGTGTCTGAACTCCCTGCAAAAGTACCGTCTCAGGTACTGCAACAAGCTTTGATCGACCGCTTGCTGGACATGCGGACCTGGTCAGCCTACGTGGCTGCTGGTCGTCTGTACTCCGTGCTGGTTCGCAAGAAGATGTATGGCCTGGACGGGATTCCAACGGTCAAAGCACTTCAAGCCCGAATGCGTAAAGACAAGGTCATCGTTAAGATGGCGTACTCGACTGCCGAGTACAACCAGATCGAGAAGATGATCAATCATGATCTCGACATGGATACTCCACACTTCGCATTGCACCACCTTCGTCAGAAGTATGCAATTAAGAACCGTGTGACGAACAAGGAGTACGAAACTCCTCAGTTCACTTACATGCGTATGGCCATGGCACTTGCTGAAAACGAGCCTGCCGAAACCCGCATGGAACACCTGCGTAATTATTACGAGTTGCTGTCGCAACGACAACTCTCCGCACCAACCCCGAACTACGTCAACCTGGGCACTGTGCTGAAAGGCTTCGCCTCGTGCTGCCTGTTCGCGTCTGGCGACAATGGCGCATCGATCTCCATCGGTGTACACATCGCCGACATGATGACCCAGAACGCCGCCGGTATCGGCATGAACCTGCTGACTCGTTCCGTAGGTGATGCTGTCCGTAACGGCCTGATCGTTCACCAAGGTAAGTTGCCATACATCGCAAACCTCGGTAAAGCAGTTCGTTCGAACCTGCAGAACGGTCGTGGTGGTGCAATCTCGCTGTACTACAATGGCTTCGATCCAGAAGTGGAAGTCATCTCGCAACTGCGTAACCCACGTTCGGTAGCTGCCAAACAGAACCGTGACCTGCACTACGCACTGCTGACCAACACCTTGTTCGTTTACAAGGCTGCTCAGAAAGAAAACGTTTTCCTCTGGAACATCAAGACTGCACCCGATCTCCACGAAGCGTTCTACGGCAAAGACACCAAGAAGTTCATCGAACTGTACACGAAGTATGAGAAGGACGATTCCTTCAAGAAGACTTACGTATCGGCTCGCAAGATTCTGTTGACTGCCCTGACTGAAGCGTACGAGACTGGCACCGCCTATTGGGCGAATGCCACTGAGATGAACCGCCACACTGCGTTCCTGGAAGCAATCCTGTCCTCGAACCTGTGTGTTGAGATCACTCAGCCTACTGCTCCGTACTACAGCATGCAAGACCTGTACTCCACTGAAGACCACGGTCGCGGTGAGATCTCGACTTGTTCGCTGGCAGCAATCGTTGTGAACAACATTCACGACACCCCGACGTACAAGAAAGCGTCCTACTACGCTCTCAAGATGATCGACTACTGCATCAACCACTCCAACTACCCGTTCCCACACTTGGCTCTGACTGCCAAAGCACGGATGAACGCTGGCGTTGGCATCATGGGTCTGGCTACCCACATGGCTCAGGCGGGTCTGCCTTACAGCTCTGACGCCGGTAAGCATGAGATGCACTTCGTTGCTGAACGTCACGCTTACTGCATGATTGAAGCCTCGCTTCTGATCTCGCAAGAGCGCGGTGTGGCCAAGTGGATTCACAAGACCAAGTGGCCGAAAGGTTGGTTGCCGATCGACACGTACAACCGTAACGTCGACAACATCGTTGAAGGTGGTTTCGACTACCTGTTCCCGTGGGAGAAGCTGCGTGCTCGCGTCATCGAGAATGGTGGCATCGGTCACAGTGCACTGATTGCCTACATGCCTGGCGAAGCCTCTTCGAAGGCTCTGGGTGGTGCAAACAGTATCTACCCTGTACGTCGTAAGGTCCTGACCAAAACCGACAACAACATCACCGTACACTGGGCTGCACCGTTCAGCGATGATCCGGCTTACAAGTACGAAATGGCGTGGGACATCAAGACCAAGGACATGATCGATATGTATGCGATCTTCCAGAAGTTTACTGACCAATCCATCTCGGCAGACTTGTTCCGTCGTATCGTCGGCAAGGAGAAGATCAGCTCGAACGAAATGCTGAACGACTTCTTCTACATGAACACCATGGGCATGAAGACTCGGTACTACCAAAATACCGAGACCACAGCGAACCTCTCGCTGGAAGCTCTGGAATCCGCCTTCGGCAACACTGACGGCGCTGCCGCTGGTTGTGGCTCTGGCGGTTGCACCCTCTAAAGAAATCACGGGTAGTCTTCGGGCTACCCTTCTACCCCAATCAGGACTTTCCAATGACAGTTGCACTTCCAACCAAGATCTTCAACCTCGAGAAAAGCGATTACGGCAACATGAGCATCATCCTGGGCGAAGACCCGGGTCTGCTCGATTCGGTGAACAACAACCACCCGGAGCTGTACGACCTGTACAAGACTCTCCGTAACCTGGACTGGGATGAACAGGAGTTTGACTTCTCGACGTGCCTGACTGAGTTCAAGACGTGTGAGCCGACCTACTACGACATGATGGTCAAGACGTTGGCATGGCAATGGGAAGCCGACTCGGTTGCCTCGCGTTCCATTGTTAACGTACTGTCCAACGTGGTAACTGATTCCCGTGTCTGGGCCGGTTACGTTCGTATTAACGATAACGAAGACGTGCATGCTTTGACGTACTCGGAAATCGTTCGTAACTCCTTCGACGATCCGTCGGAGATCATGGGTGAAATCCTGGCGGTAGAACAAGCACACTCGCGTATGGCGTGCGTTGCTCGGGTAATGGGCAAAGCTCACGAGACCTCGCACAAGTATGCGTTGGGTCAAGTCGAGAACAACCAGGAAACCTACAACGACATCTTCATGTTCCTGGTAGCTCTGTACTTCCTCGAGCGTATCCAGTTCATGGCGTCGTTCGCTATCACCTTCGCCCTGGGTAAGCTGGGTCTGTTCCAACCGATCTGCATGGCCGTCCAGAAAATCATGCAAGACGAATTCGAGATCCATGCTCAATTCGGTCAAGGTGTGTTGAAGGCAGAACTGCGTACCGAACGTGGTCGCCTGGCTTACGAACAGTGCTTCCCGCAAATGCAGGAACTGTTCTGGGAAATCCTGAAGTCGGAAATCACCTGGGCCGGTTATCTGTTCTCGGAAGGTCGTGAACTGACTGGCGTTACCAAGAACAAGCTGATCCAGTGGATCATGTTCAACGGTCGTGCTGCCGGCGGCTTCCTGGGTCTCAATGAAACCTTCCTGGAAAACAACGGGGAAGAGTTCTTCGAGATGACCGGCATGGAACTCACCTTGCCTGAGGTGAATCCACTCGGTTACATGAACAAGTACATCGACATCTCCGACACCCAAGTCAGCAACCAAGAACAGGATGGTAACCAATACAAGGTGAACATCCTGGACATGCTGAACGAAGAAGAAAAGTTCACGTTCGAACTCCAGCTGTAACCTCATAAACGGAGTCCCTTCGGGGGCTCCTTTATGTTTGCTATTTTATATAACCATCTTTACATTCACCCACCAAACGAGGCAGCACATGAATACATTGAGTTGGCTGGAGAAGCAGGTCCCTTCTCTTGAAGATGGCCAACCCCTCCAAGAAGACGGTACCCGTGAAGATCCGAGTAACCGTCCTGTCGTACCTGATTCCGCTGATGAAAGCGATGTAGGTGGTGATCGTTCACATGACGACAACCGTGAGCACCACATGGGTGGTCGTGTTACAGACCCGGTTGAGGAAGTCGAGAACAACACGTTTGTCGATGACTACACCCCCGCCGATCACGTCAGAGAAGTAGAAGAAACCATTTCCATTGAAGGATTGGTCGAAGGTATCCGTAAGTTTTTCGGTATGCACAACCGAGGTAAAGACTACGTTGAGTTCGAACAAGGGAATAACCAAAACCTGGCGAACATGACCAAACAGATTGACAATACCTACGGCAACACTGAATGGTTGGGTAAGCAATCCCCCGTACAGGGCAAAGTCAAAGTTGAGGATATCTCTGGTTCGGTGAATATCGACAACCTTGCCGATAGCCTTACTCAGATTGCCAGCAGTGCCTTGCAGATCCAGAATGCCAAAACCGAAGCTGCCCGTAAGTTTGTACAGTCGCTTAAACCTGGCCTCGATCTCATTGCTAAAGCTGGTAAGCCGACCGATGCAGCCTATGAAGCATTAAAGCCTCTTCTGGCTGAAGCAAAGCCAGCGTCTGAGCTTTACCGTGGTCCAAACAAAGCTGCTGCCTCCGATGGGAAGACGGTAGAAGAAGCAGATCCAATCGCCATCGCCGACATGCCTGCGATTGCTGGAGTGTTGTCGAAAGTCCTCAAGGACCTGGACAGTGCTAACGATGATCTACGCGAAGCTATCTATTCCACTTCGAAAGCGATGGAAATGGAATCCTTCACCACGTACTTTGCCGAACGCCCTAATGGGAACCTGGGAACTCCAGCTGGTTCGAAATACAATGGCGATGCATGGACAGCCCTGGGCCAAGGTATTCGTAGAAAGCTTATGTCGTGCAACGTTCCACCGGTGATCGCGTCGTCTACCGCTTTTGACAAAGCATGCCGAGCTACTGCTATTTACCTGGAACGCTCCATTAAAGGCGGTAAGGTTGCTGAGTAAGCAATAATATAGACCAAAGTTCGTACCTGGTCTAGTCAAAGTCGTGCGCCGGAGCCATCTCCTTTTCTTGATGGCTTCTAGAAGTGATCCTTCTGCGACTGTCACCTCATAACCGAGCCCTTTCGGGCTCGGTTATGTCTGCTTCAACTTAAAGGACATTTTGTGTAATAGTATACGTGGATATTGTGCCCTCTTTGAGAAACAGTACCACCAGAGCCGAGAATTAAAATACTCTGCTTGTAATAGTATACGGAAGCACTGTCGTAACGCCTAAGATTGAGTCCAGCAGCGCCTAGAGCGCGGCATAGAAAACTTTCTCTTAACGTTGCTATGGTGTTATCCTGTCGGGTGTGTTGGGGAGTGGCCAAACCCAGGAGATTGTAAATCTCCCGTCGCTGACTTCGCAGGTTCGAATCCTGCTGCACCCACCAATTCCGGGAATGCTCTATTAGAGTGTGCCTAAAGAATCTCTTGAGATATACGCCCTTAACGGTACGCTCGACCTTGTCCTATGGATAACCTCGACTGCTATGAGAAGCGAAGAATGTGGTTGGTAGCGGCCCTCTCAAGTAAGATAGCTAGGTTAATGCCAGCTTAGCAAGTTACCGTGGTTTAATGCCAGCGTAGTTCAATTGGTAGAACACCGGCTTAGCCGGAGGTTGTGGGTTCGATTCCCGCCGCAGGCTGCTGATCAGAAGGCTAGCAATAGCAGAACTAAAACGAGGCGCCGGTACGCGCCTACCCAACTAACGAACGACCTGACGCGCAGGGTAATCAGTGGTTGGGGAACTGGTCAGGTAAAGAATACCCCTCTGTTGGTGGAGCGAGGCAGAGTTGGCGGCGTTAGTGATACGCAGCTGGGTTATTTGGTCTTAAGTGATCAACATCGCGGCACATTTTACCGGAGCAATGCTGGGACTAGTGCCTTACATTGTTTCATTGCGATCATAGCTCAGTTGGTTAGAGTACTTGCCTGTCACGCAAGGGGTCGCGGGTTCGAGTCCCGCTGGTCGCGCCATATTCACTGGAGATGTTTCATGAAAGTCAAGATCCACCAACGCCCTCTTAAGGTCATGGGTCCAGCCGAATGTCGCTGCTGCGACCAACTCAGCTGGAAAGATTTGAAACTGGATAAGCAAGCATTGAAAGAAGCCGTTAACGATACAGCTTACGCTCTCGATAAACGGCGAGCAGCATAGACGCCACCTTAGCTTAAATTGGTAAAGCGCCTCTACCGTAAGGTTTAGGAGATTGCAGGTTCGATTCCTGCGGTGGATGCCCGATAGAAGGTTCTTCGGAACAGAAGTAAAACACGGCGTCATTACACGCCGATCTAGTAAACGCGACCTAGCGATCGTAGGGTAATCAGTTACTAGAGAACTATCGGGGTACAGAGTACAGTCAGACGGGCGTATCGCAAATGCTGACTGGAACAACCTTCACTGCTTACGAGTCGGGGCAGTTCTAATCGAAAGATTGATGCAGCTGGTTAAGAGCCCAGTACTGACCACCAAATTCAAAGTTTCAAGCACCGCCTGGTCCAGAAGTTAGCCAGGGTAAAACGGTCATCCAGAGGAAGCCTGGTATAGCGATCCAAATGTAAATGTTGGTTCTATGTAATAGTATAGGACGAGCATTGCTCCCCATTGGCAAGTACCCGAGTTGGTAGCAGGGGCCGGACTGTTAATCCGTTTGCGAAAGCACACCGCTGGTTCGAGTCCAGCCTTGCCAGCATTCCGTAAAAGAGTCCAATGGACTCTTTTATTCTGTCTATTAGTTCGAACCCAGGGAAGAACTTACATGTCGAAAGTTAGAACAAAAGATATCAACGGGTACATCGCGCTGTATTTACCTGACCATCCTTCAGCTAAAGAAAACCCGAAGATGTTTGGCTGGGTGTATGAACACAGGTTAGTGGCAGAAAGTTTTTTGAATCGTCGTCTTTACGATGGTGAGGAAGTCCACCATCTGGACGAGAATAAGAAGAATAACCACCCAGAGAATCTATTGGTACTCACGCAATCGCAACATGCGAAGTTGCATGCATGGATGAGGAGGATGGGTATTGATCCTAAGACTTACCCAACACGTATCTGTAAAGCGTGTAAGAACGTACTATGGGTATCCCAGGAATGGTTCTGTTGCGATGCCTGTGCCAAAGTCGGTGCGCGTAAGGTAGAGCGTCCATCTAAAGAACAACTGACCATGGACATTACCGTATTGTCTTTAGTGAAAGTCGGACAGAAGTATGGAGTATCCGATAACAGTATCCGCAAGTGGTGTAAATTCTACGAAATTAATATCCAGCCAAAGTTTGCCCGCTATCGCGCAGGTGGCGGTGGTGAGGTAGCCATTCAACTACAATAAAGAATTTATTATGACTTACAAGCTTGAACTGATTGAACACAGTAATACCTACGAAAAAGGTAAGTTCCTGCGACTGATTGATTTACTTAGCGTCTACGAGAAGGATGGATTCATAAAGCTGATCCTTGCTGTAGAACTGGATAGTCTTGACCGCAAAGGTAAGTTGGAAACACCTTTCCATATCGTCAAGGCTTACACCGAGAGTGGCGCTTTGGTTGGGTATTCGTTTTACTATCCCAAAGAGAAGACCTGTGAGTTCTATGTACTGCCACACTGGCGGGGGAAAGGTATCGGTACGCTTCTGGTTAATGCCATGCGTGAGAACTGGTCAGGTACTTCGGTGCTCTGTGCTTACCGGGGCTTTGATGGATGGAAGAACTTCTTTGACCGTAACTTCATCCTGGAGATGGACCCTTATGAAAATGGGGGTTCAGCAACCGAACGCAATGCGCGTAAGAAATCAGCTAAGTTGTCAATGTCTCGTCAAATGACTAAAGCTGGTATTACAGCGTAAAGAGGAACAACGCATGGAACCGTACATGACCATCCTAGGGATGGGTTTCACAGAACACGAGCTGACGGTTTGGCTGGCTACCTTTGCAGCGTGCTGTATGGTGGGTATGTTTGCAATGATTGCCTTTAACGACTAGGAAAAGAATATGTCATGTGAAGATCTTCTGTTTCATGGTAAGCGTACAACTCAAGGCGTAAAGATCCTAGAGTATCCAACCTACACCATCGCTAATCTAACGGGTAACCGTTGGAACGTTCTGTGTCGTATGTACGGTGACTCGGGTTATCAACCCAGTGAAGCGGCCTGTAAGGAGTGGGTGCGTCGCCACATCAATCATTACGTACGTTTGGAAGAGCTTACCAAACTGCAAGACAAACTGGACCGGATAGAAAAACACATCAAAGGCCTCGGTTATAACTCCATTGAAGAATTTGCGGTTGAGCACACAGGTGACTAGACCATGGAAATAGTAATGACCCTGTTTGGCGCACCCATTACTGGCGAGCAGTTAGTTTTCGGTATAGCTGCTCTTTGTATAGCCACCGCATTTATCTGCGTGGGTTTAATCGTATCTGGAGATTGATATGGTACAGGCATGTTGCGACAGCGTAGGTAAGTACATCAGTGAAGAAGGTGTCCTGGATACCGAGAAGGTACGGGAACGGTTTGGGCTGGACGCGGTAATCGAAGTACGTGAGGATAAAGAATCTGAACTGGCCAAATGGATATTCACCAGGGAAGCACGCTACCCCTCAGAGACATTTGTGATTGTCGGGGAAGTGGAATCGAAACTCTGTGTTTGCCCATGCCACCGAGTTGGTTTGATGGTGATGCATTAATAGGGAGCCTTAGGGCTCCTTTTATGCCCTATCGTTATGTTATTAAATTTACCGTTTACGAGGCAACTATGATCGAGCAAATGCTGAATCCAGGTGTATTGCTCCCCGAGGATACCGGCGACGTGATTTTTCTTTACGACCCCGTTACGAATACGGATCTCATCGGCGGCCCTGCGGTGAGTACGTTATCAGGGGGCGCAATCGCCGACTCAACTATCCTGATCAATAACCAGCCCACACTTAAGTTCCCAACTACAAACGCAAAGCATGTCATCACGTGGCCAACGGATCTAAACTTGGCTATCGGCAACTGGACATTAGAATGGTCTTTTATCAATGACAGCACACCGGCGGCGTACGGCAACGATCTTGTAATGTATTCCAGGTCAGGTGGTTCGGGTGTAGGTGTTTATATGCGCTTCGGCAACACGGGTTTTGGTAATCGTTATTTCATGTCCGATCCGAGGGGTGCGGTTGACCAAACTTTAACACAACCTCTACCGATTGCTAACTCATCACTGACCGGGGTCACCACTAACATAGCCTTGGTGAGTATTCAAGGTGTTATCCGAATCTACGTCAACGGCGTAGCTCAAATGATGGCCCTAGGTGTAAGCACTAATACTTACGACAGACCAAGCATGATAGCTCAGGGAATGGATAAGATTTATTCCATTGGTCTGGGGTGGGCTGTTTCTGCTGTCCCCGCGGTACCAGGTCACCGCGGACGAATTAGGTTGAGTAACTTCGCCAGATACAGACGGAGCTATACGCCAGGACCGTTGGTGTAGAATAAAAATACTGGTCAGGTAATACTATACAGGAGACTGCACTCAAACCTGTCTCTGTTGGAAGGTGCCTAAACTCAACCTAGGCAACGGGCTGCACAGCCAATAGAGTAGAAGCCCTACGACCACGTCAAGCTGTCTATAGTGAAGCCGTGATCAGGGAAGCCCACCGCCGTACCCTTAGTATATCGAATCCGGGATAGACCCTGGTGAAGACCCAATAATCACCCGAAGGGCAAAGAAGGTGGACGGTACTACAGCGTATCTGTAGTAGCTCTGATCGTCTAACGGTAAGACAGTTGCCGCCCAGGCAACGTACATGGGTTCGACTCCCGAGATGAGCACCATTTATAGATTCAATTGCCCCCGGAGGCATTTGCGTCGAATTTGAAAGATATAGTGGGTATCACTGGCCTGACCGTGGTTGGTCCTAATGCTGGTTTCCCTCTTAATGAGAGGTAGGTATCTCTTTCAAATACAGTCGCTCTTCTTACCCAAGATCGGCAACCTACGAGAATTAAGTGCACTGCTTATAAAGAGTGCCAGAGTTTGTGAGCGGGGTCGTCTAGCGGCCTAGGACACCGGTGGCCACCATAGCACCAAGCCGGAAACACAGGTTCGATTCCTGTCCCCAATCCCAAAGTTTAGGATCAGTAGCTCAATTGGCAGAGCAACCGATTCCAAATCGGTAGGTTCCAAGTTCGACTCCTGGCTGGTCCGCCAGTTTTAAGAATCTGCTGCAGCAGATAGTGTGAGACATTCGGTCTGCGATAGTGCCAGCGCCTCGTAAGCGTGAGAAGACCCTAGGCCTCAGGATGAGGGAAAAGACCCGTAGCCGACGGAGAGCATCACACTAACACCATCCCCATTGGAGTATCCCATGACGTCAGTAGTTACCATCAAAGCACACCCGGTTGAAGGCAAGCAGGTCCAAGTGACCGTGAGTGACCCAACCATGAACCAGGAAGTCCTGGAACAGTTCTATCTGCAGAACGGTGAAAGCGCAGAACGCGTTGTCTACGAAGACCGTGTGGTATCCGTTCGTGAAGTTTCCAAACCTGCGTAATGCACGCACCAGAGAGTAAAGATGTTCGTCGATATCAGTGCCTATTTGATCGCCACTCCTCTTCCAGTCTCCGATGAAAATCCGGTAGCGCTGGAACTCCTCGGCTCGGAAGCCTTGGTAAACTGCAAGGACGTGATCTGTCAACTGGAAGACGGCTCCATACAACTCTCCGCTCCCACGTTGGGGGCATCTAGCAAAAGTACACACCGCACTCGGTGTGAATGGAAAGAGCCAGCTTACTGGGCTCTCGCTAGTGCCGCACATCACTGGTCTCGCCAAGAGATGGCTGTTACTCAGGTCAACTCAGCTCAGAAAGTAGTGATTGCACAAACACATGTGAAAGGCGCCACTACTCCGCCCCTGAAAGTCTTCTGGAATAAAGGGAAGATTACAGCTGGATTCCGTTCGAGTTTCGTTGATCCCACGATCAACAACTTTACCCTACTCGAAGACGTGCCTCTCGGCATACTCTTCAAAGTAAGCCTGCATGTAACAGCGGCGGGTTCTGTTTCCGTCAATGTCCTTTGCGAAGGGCGTAAATCGGTGTGTCCGGTGTTGAAATTGGACAGCTCGTGGAAAGACCAGACCTTCCAGTTCCATGGGGGTGTTTACAACCAGATCGATTACAGCGATACGACACCGCCAGAAGATGGTTCTATCTGCATAATCACCGAGTTGTCAACAACGCATTACTAAACGTGATCGGAACCTTCGGGTTCCGTTTATGCCCACCAACAAAGAGTAACTAAAATGAAAGAGCCTAAGACGTTCGAGCTAATCGATCATTACGTGAACGGCATGAAAGAATATATCGCCACCAATCGCGAATACTGGCGAAGATCGACCGGTGATGATCAAGCAACCTTCCTGAAAGACTTCGCTACCATCGGCGTAACGGTTCCTCGACAATCCGGAGCAACCTTCTGGGTACATACTCGTGCCATTGCCGATAAGGACTCAATGGTTATTGTCTTCGGGCAACGCGATAAAGACGCGGCTTACAATAACTTTACCCACGCGGGGGAATACATTCCAATCCACTGCGGTAGGGAAGTTACAGCGGAAGAATGGCTACGTCGTAATGAGCAACGTGGACTTGGGGCTAAGTTCCTAGGTCGCTTCTTCACCACCGATGACGTGTTCCAGGAAATGAATAGTTGGTCCGAAGGGTTACAGGGGCACTCTCCATGGATTCGCGGACTGGGTATTAACAAAACGATTTACCTCATGGGGGCAGGTGCTATCATGAGTAAGGTGAAACGTAACAAGCTGTATAACTGGCTTGCTAACTTCACTGACCCCGACAGCGTTATCATCACGGTGAACTAAATGAGAGTCAAAGCTACAATCGAAGCCGTTGCAAAGAACATCGAATTTCACAAGATCGATCTGGACAAAGACAACCGCATGGTGCGCCTGGGCGTAGGTCGACATGACGGTAAGTGGTTTGTTCGTGCCGACCTCTGGTTTGCGGGCTTCCGTCTCAACCAACGCGACTATACGTTGTTCGCGTAACTGGTTGATTTTTCTGTAATAGTATGTAGGTAGTGCCCGAGCCTGGACACTACCTACAGCGTTTTATGTCGCTTTGAATAATAAACAAATACTGACAACCACCCCGTATGTGGATGACCCACGCAAAAAGAAAGGACCTTTATCATGCAACTCACACCAGAAATTTTGGCTGTCATCGATACAGCCCCAGAAGAGCGTAAAGAAAGTCTCACCGAACTCATCAAAAACACCATCGCAAGCAACCTGGATAAGGATGCTTTGGCTATTGCGCAACACCTTGTGGCCTTTGGCCACTTCCACGACATGACCCGTTCGATCGTACACCCCGATGAATTGTGGGATGCGGTCTCTGCGGTCGAGGAAGAGTTGCCTGAATACTGGCAGAGCACATCGGACGCCATCCAGGTCTGCCGCGGTGGCAACCAGATCATCACCGAGAAGCTCGGTATCTGGCAAGCAGCCATGGATAAATACCAATCCACTAAAGAAGGTACCATCGATCCAAAGGTCATCTCCCCACTACCAGAAGAAGCTCCTGGAGACGCTCTCCTGGCTGAGTGCGACGTAACCCCTACCGTTGAGGTGGATAAACATCCAGACCTCTTCCAAACGCCTATCAGCGACGTACACAGCTTCATGAAGCTTCTGGACGAAACGTTGAACCGGTATTTCGGCATTGACAACCTCCCAGTTGGCATGATCAGCGATGAACTCGCTCGCCTGGTCCACAACAAGCTCTACGAACACTTCCTGGATCGCTACTGGGTAGAAGGCCATAACTACGCTTGGCCAAAGCGTGACCACGTTGAGCTCCGTCCTCGGAAGGTCGTTCGTATCTTCCTCGATGAGCATGATCCAGCGCCAGATCAAACACTGGCGTTCATCAAGAAAGAACTGGCCAAGTTGGATAAGGTCACCATCCTCGATTTACTGAGTAATGGCACCGTCATCGAATGTGACGTCGACCAACCAATCAATGATGCAATCGATTCGGTTGAGTGTGAAGCCACTGCGCTGCCACACGACCCACATTCCGATGAAGACACAGCGAAGATGTTGGAAAGTCTGGAGGACCCGTCCAAGTTGTACATGATGAAAGTCGATGGCGAACCCACCATCCTTTACATGGATGGCGATGAAGCGGAACTGGCCAAAGAAGTATCGGCCGGTTTGCATAAGGACATCGAACTGCTGGCTGCCGAAGGCGCTGATGCATTGATGTTTGAACACGGCCTGATCAGTAACATCCCGGATGGCTTCCCGAACGCCGAGAAATGGCGGACACTCATTCGTGAGAACTGCAGCCGCGCTTTCCGGAAGATCCTTCTGGAAAACGGTGAGCATGAAGAACTGGCTAAGCTGGATGCAGAAGCTGGCGAGAAAGTAGTTGGTCATATCGCTGGTGCCGAGATCCTCGCTCCAGAGAAACCAAGCGAACAAATCGCTCAAGCTTCCATCGTCCCGAATGAACCGCAGGTAGATCCACTGACCTCGTTGGTGGAACCAAAGTTCTATCGTCCACTCAGCCTGTACGACATTGATCAATTCGATATCCCGGAAGGGAAAACCGAGTTGTTCGAATCGACCTGGAACATGATTCGTCAACCCGACATGCAAGTTTGGCTGGCTGGTCGTTACGATGTTCCTGATCTGCCATGCACTCCAGCTGACCTGGTTACCGTACAACGCTTCCTGACTCCTGTTCAGGAACACCCACAGCAGGAAGTCATGTTCCGTCGTGTGCTGGAAAAGATCGGTGAAGAAGAACCGGAAATCAAGGAATGGTTGGAAAAGCGTGACGCTGCCCAAACTTCCCTGGAGTTCGATCTGACCGTCACTCCCGAAGGCCGTGCCCGTCAAAAGGTGATTGTACCGGCTGGTGTATCTGACCCACAGACACTGCTGCGTGAGATGGGGGACTTCCTCCACACTGACGAAGGTGTGTTCATGAGTCGTGATGCTGTCGAAGCCAAGTTCGGCGTGAAGATCATCGACGTTTAAGCAAAAAAAAAATACGGCATAAGGCCAGCCCCGTTAAGGGCTGGCTTTTATGTCGTCTAACGGTACAGGAGAGCAAAGGTACCGTAGAGAGCCATTACCGTCACACCATGCAGAGCATAGGTTTCACTAGTGGACCAATACAGCAGACGAGCCTGAACGTGAGCGATACGTTCCTGGAACTTAGCCTTCTTGGATTGCTTGGTCCAGTAGTATTGCATCAGGAGACAGAAGACTGCCACTACGATCAATGCACCGCTGAACCACCAGAACGATTCGTGGATGTTCGCCCTCATTCAATCACTTCCCATACATCGTAGGAGAGGTCAGTCTCCAGGTTAAAGGTATCCGCCGTCAGGCAGGCGGTGTAACCAACATAGTCGCTCGGCGATTCCGGGTTCAGGACCAGAGCGTACGCATTGTCGCTAGGGAACATCGTACGGAGGTTGCGAGCGATGGCGATGCCTGTGGTAGGCAAGACTGCGATCATGTCTTTGAAGTCCACCTGAGCGCGTTCCACGAGGTAAGCACGCAGATGATCGACAACCATTTCGATCAGTGGGTCACCAAGCATGAGCGACACACCCACACCTTGGTTATCCATGACGTGGAAAGGACCTTGACCATCGGCCAGTGTCACACGTCCCTTGTCGACCGAATCAACAGCCACCACCGCAGTTGTACCAGTTGCATACGTGATCTGCACCTGGAAGCCAATGCCGAACATTTGCGATGCCAACATCAGGCGATCGATAGGATGCTCGACTTCCGCCAGCGTCTTGCCGTAGGCCGACTTGGTGGACAGGAAGTTAGCCATCTTGTTGTACTCGTCGCGATCGGCGTCACTCAGACACCAGACGTTGATGTTGTGCATGCCAGTACCGATGTTCACATCGACTTTGGCTTCAACCTGACCGTTGTCCGTATAGACTTGGGCCATGTCGTTGTTGGCGCTCACCAGTCGACCAATCTGGGTAGTACCCATGACGTTGGTCTTGTGGACAAAGATGGTACGTTCGGATTGCCGACGTGCATCGATGAAGAGTTTAAGCTTGGACATTTGAAGCTCCTGGTTAGAAAGCGGGTTCGACGATGTACATTTCCCATTCCTTCACGGCTTGACCAACGATCAAGTCGACGTTCGGATACTGCTCTTCGATATCAGAACCGCGGGCAGTGATTTGACGCTGTTCATCGCCAGACAGGTTCTTGACAGTGAGGGTGTACATTTGGTTTGGTTGCAGGGACATGGAACGGTTCCTTATTTAAAGTGGTTGTAAATATCCAGGCCGGCTTCGATACCGGCAAGGAATAAGCAGAGGGTCGCAGATTGAAGCAGGAGACGATCTATGTTCGCCACCCAGGGTTTGCGTAGCCATTGGATCATAAGCAGCTCACCGAGCGCACGGCGCTTCTCAGGGGTATCTATAGGCTCACCAGCCCACGTTATACGGTGGACAACGTACCAACGCATTACTTTACGCCAGATCATCCAGATGAGTGCGATGACAATGAACGGCTTGATGAAGTAAGCTTGCTCCATGGAGTTAACCTTGAACGTAGGGGTAAATAAGAAAAATCAGGCAAAGACCACTCAGGATGATCAAGGTGTTCAGCGCAAAGCGCGTCGCGTCATACCAGATCTTGGCTTCGATATAATCAACATGAGCATTGACCATATCCACCAACCACGTTCGGGTATAGCCTTTGTCCTTGTCTTCTTTCAAGCCCTTCATGAAAGGTCCCCAAAGACGGTATTGTCGAACACAGCAGTAAATCCAAGTGCCCATAGGCAGAGCGATTCTGAGAATCAACCCCACAACGAACAGTACTACGTAAACTGCAATGGGTGTCATGGTGTTCCCCTAGTTACTTGAATAGTAGTTGAAAAAGTACAAACGTAACACAGATAGTCAGTAGTACCCACAAGCCAATTCGTTGCAGCTTGTCTTTACGCATCTCCCATTGGCGACGCTTAAGTCGCTCTAACAAAACGTTGGTCACAATGTATCTCCAGTTAGTGATACAGGCTTGAGATTTTTTTGGATTACTTATCAAGTTGCATGTAAGACTTACGGATAGGAGTGGGATCAATGGCCAGCCATTTGGACACACGGGCACAGACTTTCTCGGCGTAGTCGTCACGAAAGGTGTTACCACCCACAACGTGGCCACTGTCCCGGACATAATAGTCATACTCTTCACTCACGGTGTTAGAGCGACGATTACCTAAGATGTGATAGTCCAGTGGGGTCATGCGGTAGTCGTCTGGAAGCAACTCCCGGATTTCTTTGAAGTACTCACGCGTACCACCAATGATAACCGGAACACCCGTGCCATGACAGATGACATTGAAATTACCACTGTCCGTGTCAACAGAACCATGAAGGGTTTTACCGTCTGCGGTTAAACAAACGAAACTGATTTCCTTCACTGTTTTCAAGCCGAACCAGTTTTCATATTGGAGCAGGTGCTTTAACGAACCACCCGAATCCAGGAACTGAAGAAACTTCTTTTTGTTAGTGGTAAGTCCGGCAATGCCAATGGCCAGTAACACGTGCCCGAACGCCTCTACTTCACGTTGGAATAAATGGATCTTGTCTGAATCATTGGTGGTATAACGAACAACACCGCCACCATCTTCGTTTTGCAGGGCGTGCGACCACGAGCTATGGCGATCAGCCAACATGACATTTCCGTCACAGTAAATTTGAGTCATAATCTTTCCCTAGAAACCGTTAACGTAACGCCAGTGACCTAGATGCAAACAGATAGCTGACATGAACATAGTCAGCAACATGATCGACCCGGACATGGCCACCAGTGGATGATTATCTTTCAGCTTGATGCACGACCAGATAAACGTAATGGTCGAGAGCACACAGAGCGTACAGATGAAGATCAGGATGTACAGCTTTTCTGTAGAGAGTCCCCACATACCGAAGGCCTTTTGTTTGGATTAGACCCGGCGATAAGACCGAGGAGAAAGCGGAACCGATCGTGAACGTATTGGAACTGGCTTCACTCGAAAGATACGGTCATGCAATGCAACCGCTAAGACAATACCAATCGAACTACCTAATGCCCCAGTCACCATAATCCAACGACCACCTGCAACCGATGTCTGTGCAGCCAGTACCTCAGATGCCCCGATGATGGCGCCAATGATAGCCATGGGTAGATACTTCCCCGCTACCATGTTCTTTACTTGAAAGCTTTTCATGAACACAACAGAAAACGTGATCGAGAAGCTCAACATGAACAACCAAGCTTGATGCATAAAAACTCCAGAGGACATAAAGCCCTCCCGAAGGAGAGCTCTATGCGTTAGACGGGGGTCACCAGGCATCCACCTATTCGTGGACGGGGGAGAGAGGTGGAGAGATTGCCCTGGGGCCCCCTAAGCCGATAATCTTACATATAGTACTGTAAGATTATTGATAGTGAGTTAACCCATCGCTCCCCAACGTCCCGCCTGACAACGAACTGGTGCCTAACAACAGTTCGATAATGCGCTGCTGCACATCGTCGTACATCGACTCGTTGGCCAGGGCGCTAGTGCCATCTGTAAAGTTCATGAGATACTTTACACCTACCTTCCCACCACCGTATTCCCCAGCCCCTGCTTCAAAATGGATCAGTGTTTCACCCGCTCCAAATTTAGGAGCGCAGAACCGGGTGAACGGAGCCAGTTGTCCAAAGGCACTCATCACGAAGATGACCTTCTCGTTTGCTTCAACGAGGTTTCGCATTCTCGCAACATGGGCTTGGTTGCTTTCCCACTTCACCAACCATTCGTCATACATCCGACGAAGTTCTGGACCGGCAGAGGAAGGTGGTTTATCGAAGACCCGTTGTGAACGCAGGTATTCCTCAACCTCATCGTACTCCTTACGTAAGTCGGTGATGGCTGGGTACTGTAGAATGAAACGTTCCATTACTTTACCCCCACTTGCGTAGTAGCAATGGCAATGCATGCCAACATAGCCAGGTTGGTGTAGAAAAGGTACTTACGTGTTTGGCTATCCGATGAACCGTTGATCAGGTGGAACACGGTCAACAATCCAATGAACCCCCAAACCGAAAACAGTTGATCAATCACTGCGGGCATTGAGCCTCCCAGACATCTTTCGGAAACCACAGAGTTGCGTAGTTCAGACCGATGGTCATGTGATGCCATCCCGCTTTCTGGAAGCGATCACACACGAGTTCACGCAAGCCTTCATCAGGTACCATGCCTTCGGTCAGCGGGATGTGGATGGAACGCCACTCCCCTTCACGCATGATTCCAGGATAGGCTTCGAGGTGGGTGTTAATGTAAGCAACCACTGCATCGAGGTTGTCGAGCTTGTTGCGTTTCAAGAAGTCCAGAGTGGACATCGGTTGGGTATGTGAATGATCAGCCACGGAGCCTCGTTGGAATCATGAACATGATTCGGTCAAAGAATTTGAAGGAGATGTTCTTCCAACCGCGAGGCTCGTAGAGCTCGTCGATCAGAGGTTGCATCCAGTCTTCCGTGCTAACATCAACACGGATGTGTTTGCCATAGCCGTTGCATGGATCGTCAACTATACGACCTCTCTTTAAAGCTTCCTCGATCTTTTCGAGTACGGCCTTAAAGTCAGGGTCATTCATCACGACCTCTTGAGCACTGGTGCGTTCTATTTGCATATTTGATCCTTGAAGCGGAAGAGGTGTTTAGCCCCCACGCCGAAGGCAACACATAGGACCAGGCACAGCACTGCCCACCATGGGGACTGGTCATTCATGCTACTGAACATCGAGCCGAAGCTTATACCCGATGCCAGCGCCAGTAGGATGAAAACCAGCCAGAAGAACACTTCGCGGAGGTACATCCAGATTACTTGTTTGACGGTAACTTCACGGGCCATATTTACGTCTGCCATATTGGAGGTTGAAGATGAGTGAACAGGCTCAGCATGTTATCAAGGGTGGCATGGTCCATTTGGTACAGTAGTTTGGCGATACGAACACCAACGTCCCAGTTCTTTTCAACGATCGTGATTCGCTGATCACCGTCAGAGAGCACAAAACAAAAATTGAACTCTCCGTTCGAAGGTACCATCATGTGTTTTGCTGTGACGTAACTACCCTGACGGTAGAACTCATCCAACTGGATAAGTGCAGTCATGTCACCAAACACACGCATCAGGTCACCAATAATCGTATTGAGTTCGATAAAACGACTGAGTTGGTGATGCCGTGGAGAATGCGTTTCGATGAACTGCTTACGGGTATCGCCATCCAGAACCATCAACTCATTCTGAAAAGCCTCCGCTTCCTGGGTAAGGTTGTAGACAACGCCATAGACTGCGTGGTACTCATTACCGTCAATACCAACATGATCATCATTCCACATAGATCACCTATTTGCCAAAATTAAAGTGGGACATAATGCCTCCCCGAAGGGAGGCAAGAAGCGGACCTAGCAACCTAGGACCAGGGGAAGGTCGATTACAATCCCCAAAGTGTACGGACTCGAACCGCACGTGTCACACGCTACATTGTTAAAGAGCATCGTAAAGGAGCAGAGGTAACCAGGAACCAATAGCTCTATATAATTACACACTAAACGATTGGATCATGGCCAACGGGTTCAACCGTGGTCCATGCCAGATCAGTCGGTGTAATGAGTGCCTCACCCAAACGGATGAGAGACTCTGTTCGTAGGTATTGATGATTCACGATATTGAACCGACCACCCACCGCATGTTCATATTGCTTGAACAAACGATTGATAGCCAGATCCCGATCCGATTGGACCTCGTCGTCTTTCCGAGGAAGCGGCCGTTCATCTTCAGGCCACAGTACAATAAAGCGGTAGTTGTCTACACCGTATTCCACGTGGTATGAATATTGATGCACGTTGAAATGTTCGCACTCCAGTTCGGTGTACGATTCGATAGTTGTCGTTGACTCACCAGTTAAAGCATTAAACGAGGCAAGCCTACGTCCCTTGGTTGTATCTACGATAACCAGGCTGGCCGACATTACGCGGCCACTGCTTGGCGGTTGTGCTTGTTGCGGGTACGGATCACTTCACGGGTCAGTTGAATCTGCACTTCTTCCGAGAAGATCTCCGGGAATGCCCGACTCAACGCCACCGCAGCCATTTCTTCAGCTTGCTGGATGTCGATGTAGTTCGTCAGGATGATCCCGCGGTGATAGATGAAACAGTGGTGCCAGCTACCGTTCAGGTACAGGTCACCTTCGAAACCACCATAGGTGAGGGTTTCGTCGTTAGGACCGTCGCGGTACACATCCAGCTGTACGTTGCGATCCATGTGCATTTGCAGCAGGTCATTGCCCGTACCACCGAAGATGGTCGGACGCTTACGGCCGGTTACCACGTCCTGGATGGAATCCATCAGGCGAGGCAGTTCAGAAACCAGCTCCTGGAGATCACAAGCTTTGCTCATGGCATCCATGAATCGTTTGGCCAGGAAGTCGTACTCCGGGCCAGTCCACTGCCGTTGTTCGGCAGCGATGATGTGTACGCCGAACCAAGCATAGCCGTTGGCATGCTTTGCCTTCACACAGAGGTGAGGGATGTTGTCTTCACCCGACTGATGATTCGTGGTGTAGTTTTCGATGCGTTTGATGACCAGGGTAATCAAACCCTTTTCGTCGATAATTTGAGTAGACATGGGTGGTTCCTTTTGAACTTAGAATCTCTGGGTGGAGTTGAGGCCTCTTTTATCTCAACAAATAATAATCGTACGTAGTTCTTTAAAAGGAAACTCAGTCGCGATTGAGACAGTTGCCGAACTTTTGTTCTGCTTGGTATTGAATCTTCTTGGTGATGCTGTCCAACGTACTATCGAAGTTGCACACGAAGTCAATGGTGAAGTTGATCCCTTTGAGGATGTCTTCGCTATTGTCCGTGATGAACTGCGCCAGCTTCTTGTTGGAATGACCTGTATCAGTTGCTGCGTCTTCCTGCATCCGGGTAAGTAAACGTTGGATTACAGTTGAGTCAGCCAGATCGGCAATCCGGGTAGTGGTCAGGAAGTAATCGTTGGTGCCCTTATGACGGACAACAAACAAACGACCAGCCCCTTTACTCGAATATTCTTTACGATCTAACAGAAGACTTTCATCGATCAGGTCCCCTTCCAGCTCTGCAGCCGAGAAACGATGTGGTTGAGTAAGCATCCACAGTTCCAGCTCAGCGCCGCGTTCAATATGTTTAGCCAGCTCCCCGCCAAACTGTTTTGGATGACGCCCCATCACCCGACGAATAACGGTGGTCCAATTGTTCGTTTCCGACAACCACACATCGCCAGTGTCCTTGACCACGATAGCGTAGAAGCCACCGGGGATCTTGGTCTTTGGTGCGGTGGTCTGGCCGGTCCAGTTAGCCATGTAACGCTTCAACACACCACGTGCAGTGTTATAACGGTTGAACATGTAATACTCCTAGTTCCTATTGTTCTATTGAATGGTGTAGCTGAGTCTTTCTTTATTTACACGATTGTAATATAGCTTTTAAATCACGTCCAATAAGGCCTCCCCGAAGGGAGGCGCTTATGTCAGTTCTCCTGGCTAGAATCGATCAGGGGTACACAGTCCAGCTTGTAGTCGTCGTTAAACCCAGGGATCTCGTCTTCTACGAGCCAGCGCTTATCACTGATCCGCTTAACCGAGGGTTCCTTCAGAGTCGAGATGAAAGCATCACGCACAGCGTAACACTTATCCATCGACGACACTACCTGTACGGTACGGGAACCGATTTCTGCATTACCCGACCCACCACTGAACACCATCACGAACAACGCTTCAACTAACATGCTTTTTCCTTACGCTCATTGCGAGCAGCCAGATAGAGTTCAACCGCTTCGGCAAACTCTTTCCATTCCTGGACGTATGCTTCACCGAGGACTTGTGGCAAGACACGCCACAGTTCATCGTTAGATGGGAGACCTGCTTCGGCGCAGGAAATCTTCCAGCTGTTGCGAAGCTTACGCAGACCGGACCCATAACGGGCTTTGTGCAAGATCACCGACCCGGACATTTCTGCCCCAGCTACCTTACCTAACTTCAAACCACCACCAGGGCCCAGCGAATGCCGAGAAGCATAGTTGATCAGATCACGGGTTAATGGACCCAGTTCATCAACGAGCTCTTCAAGGGTACGGGTACTGTCGTAGTGAATACCACCTGGGAAGTGACCCATCCAGAAAGGAAACATCTCTTTCAGATAGACCGCTTGCGCACGACGATGTTCACGGTGCTCTTCTTCACATTGTCGGGTGACGATTTCCTCGAACTCTTTGGTCATGCCATTAAAGAATTGACCAGTGGCGTTCACGCTTTGCCACAGAATCGGCTTATACCGATCCGACAAAGCCACCCGGTCGATTACACGACAGACTTCGATCATGTAAGCGGAATGAGGTTCTTCCCATTCTTCCAGAGTAGCCTGGTATTCTTCGAAGTTCTTTTTGATGGCCGGTTTGACGAAGTTGATCAACGCCGGGAAGTCATGTGGATCTTGCGACCACTGTGCACCCAGCTTCATCATCTCCATGGGAATCAGATTCCCTTCGTTGGTGATGGTGTACGTCTTATGGTCATCCGCTCGGCGAACACACCAAATGTAACCGAGCATCACACCGCGTTCTTTTTCAACTGCCATGAGTCATCCTTACTTGAAAGAGTGACGAACCGTTTTATCCCCATGCTCACGCACCAGCTTAACTGGATCAATGTGAATAGGTGCCCGGGTGAAGGTGAGGTTCTTACCGACGAGGAACTTCTTGAGGTCAATGCGTTCAACGGTAATGTTGCGCACGGTCTCCTGAGTCTTCCATTCGGTTTCGATGTTGTTGTGAGGGTTCATGACCTTAACCCAGCCATCATCCCCACGGAATGGGAAGGTGTACAGGTAGATGGTCATGTCGAAGAACGCCGACAAGTCGATAGGCTTCCGGCAGTAGATGTAGATGTCGTCGCCAATGGTCGCGTAACGCTCACTGTCGAATGCTTTCTCCGTACCGCTACCGATGCCGAGACGAATGGCTTCTTCACGCTCAGAAGTCGCATAGAGCCACTGATTGGATTCGGTAACGTCCCACTGAACCAACTTCTTGGTGTGATTGAACCCAGGTTGGATCTCGTTTTGCTTAAACAGAGATCCGTGATACAGCGTTGTTGGTTGTTCCATGTTGGTTTTCCACGAAGAAGAAGTCAGGGTGTTCGACCGAAGCAGCCCACCGGCGAATGGTTTTGGTGCTGATGTTTACAGCTGCCGCTGCCCGAGTGAGGTTCGGATAAACCACACCACGGATAGAAACGTGTTTCCGGATGGTTGCTTCACGAAGCAGAGAGGCAGCACGAATGTTCGCGATCTGTTCTTTGGTACGGACCTGACCTTCGTTCGGGTGTTCTTTCGGAAAGCTGTAGTGCGTGTTCAAATCCCTGTTTCCTTGTCACGGTGTGCTTTAATCAATGGCAAAACTTGCTCATTGAGTGAAGGGTTGTAACTCCAGTCCTTTCCTGTCAAAGGCTGCTTGTCAAACAGTACCCGCTCTAAGCGGTTGAACTGATCGCAATAAGCTTCCAGGTTATGGACCATGTGGGTTTCATTCATGAAGTATTCGATCACTTGATAAGCAGTCCAATACTCCATCGAAGGGACCTGGTTGTCGTGGTCAAAGTTCAACCCCGCTTCCTCAGCCGCCCGCATCATTGTTTGCGTACGCCGAACCAGCAGATCGATTTGCATCGGTTCCACTGGATAGGCCAAGAACCGACCACCTGGCATCCAATGGAGCCAATTCAGGAAGGTGCTATAGAAGTACGTGTGTTGATTGCGCTTCTGTGCTTCCGCCTTCTTCTGTTCCTTAGACTTTGCCACCGCGATTCTCCTTGGCGTCTGCGTAGTACTTGGCTTTGGACCCGGTACCTACCACGCGATAATGATCGCGGATAGGCTCGATCCCTTCCGACACACCAGACATGGGGCGTGGGATGTGTTCAGATGGATGGGGCATACGGGCGGTGATCTGAGAGAACTTCATCTCACCCATTTCCGCCCGAAGTTTATCCCAGTCGTAGATGACCGAAGCGTTCGCCAAAGCTGGGCTGTCACTGTAGACATCAACCAACTCCTGAGTGTAAGAACTCAGAAGAACGGTTGGACGTTTATCAATGATACCCTGACGGTAACACTCGTTCTCGAAATGGTTGATCAACACCATCCGACGGATAGGGCTGGTGATCTTCGATGGAAACGTACCCACCCCGCGAGAACGCAGCCGATCGAGATCGTCTTCAGGCCAAGGTTGACCAGTGATACTCACCTGGGCTTCAATGGCGGCTTGAGCCAACTGTGCGGACAACTCAATGAAAGCTTCACTGAGAATATCCCCTTGCTCATACGACAGCAGTGCCCACTGCGGGAACAGGTCAGTCATATAAGCTTTGCGCTTCGCGTTAATATCCCCATCGCGTTTGCGCACTGCTACTGTAATGGTCGGCTTCAACTTCTTTTTCATGATTGCATCCAGCTTGTTATTAGTGGTTATTCTACAGCGGCATCCAGTTCTTCCAGATAAGGAAGCATATCGGTCAGAACAGCACGGAACTCAATCCACTTTTTCTTACCGAACTGATCCGGTACTTCAGGTTGCCATGGAAAGAAGGCATGGAACATCTTGTTATTCGCCATGACCTCTTTCCAGTGCTTCCGGTCGTTCCGCATCTTGCCTGAGTTCAGGTAACGCGCCATCACCTTGGTAGGGGTGGTCAGTCGACGCCCACGCAGGCGATCGAGCAACAAGCTGTTACCGGCAACACGGCAGTTGAGCAGCATCATCGCCGCTACCAGTTCCTTGGTCTTGGTGTGTACCACCAGAACACGCTCACGCATTGGAATGGTTTCGTCGTAATCGTTACCACCTGGAAACAAAGCCATCCAGTCCGGGAACAACTTAGTGATGTACTCGTGATGGGTTACTTCAGACATCCGTTGCTTCCTTTTGCGAATTTTGGTATTTACTGCGGCCCATCATGGCGTCCACGAATTCCCGAGGACAGATAGGTACAATGGCGTTGTGCTCGACTCGAATGATATCGTCATGACGATTACCTTTCTTATCGAAGTAAGCGTAGATGGTCAGCAGGTATTGATTGCCTAACCGATCAACATCGAAAGCTTTGTAAGTCTCGATGTGTTTGTTAGTGGGAGCCTTGAACCAAGGCGCGTACTTAGCCATTGGCTTGATCCGGCGTGTAACATGGAGGGCAATGCTTTACCCATTCCTGTTTTTCCCACGTGTCGATCGCCATCTGCCGCATACCCGGTAGACTGAGAAGGGCCACAGCCTCGTTTACACTAAGCGCGCGCTCACCCCGGATCATGGTGCCACTGATATTCAAGCCAAGTCGGCTTGCCTCAGTTGCCAACTCAAGGGTGTACTGCATGTAATCCGGGTGGTCCATACCGACATGGGACCACTCCACGAACAACCCACACCGGTATTTCCAGAAATATTCGTAATCCATGGAGCACCTATTTAAAAATGTAAAGGGTGGTTGCCAGTAGGGCACAGCCAATTACTGTGCCAAGCATTTTATTCATCTGCCGGATAGAGGCTCGACCATGGTCGATAAAGATGCAGAAGAGCAGATACCCCAGCGTCAAAGTGCCAAAGGTGGCTGACCCAACAAAGCTAAGTGCCGCAATAGCTTCGAGGTTATCGCGACCAAAGGTGGCGAGGTAGGTGATGATTACACCGATGCAGCAAACGATAGCTGCCCACCACCAACGATAGCCGTTCTTCACGGCTTTCTTGTTCTCGGGGTCCCAGAGCAAATAAGCCCCGATGACCAAGAAGAAGATGCCGAATAGGGAGAAGCTGGTGATCAGTGCTTCCGGTATGGTGATCGGGTCGTATGCTGGGCGGTCACGCATGAGGATCATTACGCTCATGATTCCACCACAACCAGTGGGTGATAGTCAGGTGAAGTTTCCCACAGGCGAACAACCCCAGTGAGTTTCTCCGCGATAACATCGGCCACGAAGCCATCACGGTTTTCGTACTTTACGAATTCCGCCAGTTTCTCTTTCGGAATTTCTTTGGCTTTATCCAACTGAAAGCCATCGGCGTTGTAGTCTTCTACAATCACCAAGTTACCCGATGCCAGAACACTCAGTACAACGAGGTATGGAACCGAAAAGAGTTCGTGCCAATAGTCACCTGGTTTTGGATCTTCCAGGTGGAGGCGATTTAATGCTTCCTGGTCGGCGTAGTTCATAGATTCCTCTTTGCGTTATAAGGACCGCCCCGAAGGGCGGCCAGGTTGTTAACCTTCGAAGTCAAATGACATTCGAAGTTCTTCGGCCCCACGGGGCATGTTCCACAGAACGAGAGCGTACTGACCTGCAGGCTTTTCCAGCTTGCGGAGCAGTTTGTACATCCACTCGGGTTCGTTCATGTAGGCATGTGCCGTGTACATGCAGAGATCCCAGTCAGCACTGTGCCAGTGGTCGTTGGTTGGTTTCGGAGCCTTCCAGAGAAGGATCTTCGACGCCGTACCCTGACACAGTTGACCGATGACCTCGGTACCGTCATACAACCGGATGGAGTGCACGTTTATGCGTCCTTCAGGAACTGAGACGAGAACGAACGGTCGGTTTCGTTGACCCAGTGTGGGTCCATCGTTGCCGACAGCACCGGATCAACACGCAGGTTGAACAACAGTTGATCGATGACATTGCCTTTACGGTTGTGCACGTTCAGGTCACCATTGACGAACATGTACACCATGGTCGGGGTGATCAGGAAGAAGTCACCGATGGTCATCATCGAGAAGTCTTTCAGATCGTCAACGCGCTGCAGCTCACGTTTGACCAGATCACGGTAGACCGCTTCTGCGTGGTGGTTACCCAGGACAGCCAGGCCAGTCAGCTTTTCACCGTTGAACTCGTAGTCAACCGGACGGTTCAGGTAGTTGTGCTCGGAACACACGCTTTCTTGGAACAGATTCACACCAGTCGGACGAACCGACAGGATGTAGTTGTGGGCCGATGGGTTGAACACGTACAGTGCTTGGGTTTTCTCTTGAGGCATTGAAGATCTCTCCTAGTTTGTGAATGGTACCGTAACCATAAGCTCCTGTTGCCATACGGCGTGGAGCCCGTATAGATAGTTGCCGGCCGGTAGATTTTTAACACAGCCAGATGGTGCACTGGCCAGTTGGATGAGCGCTTGTCTTGCAACAAAGAAGTTGTTGAAGATTACACGCTCGTGTTGGTCTTCTGGCTTGACCCAGTCAGCCTTGTTGGACCCCTTCAGCCTCGAGTACTCGCAGACAAGTCGGCGATCGGGTGAAAGGATAGTAAGGTAGTACTGGGGTTCCGGCTGGTGGATATGCCACGTTTGCCGTGATTCGTCGAACCCCTCCATGATTACAGCCCCTGCGGTGTTTCCGGGAATGGAATCGTACCGTGTTCAACAAGGTCGCCTTCGGCCACCCAGTTCTTTGCAAAGTTTTCGTTGTCTTTGCGAACCAGATACGGACTGGATTTCTCGGGGTAGAACGCCATTACCATGACGCTTTCCCCTTTGGCCAACGTTCCGGACGGATTAGCGACCTGAACTTGTTGCTTGGTGCGCCATGTACGAATTGGATTAACTGCATCAGGGTGCATAGGGTCCTCAGTGGTATTTTGGATTGATGAGGTTACTTGCTTTAATACCTACCCCGAAAGGTTCAGTGTCGAACAAGTGTTGCGTGACGCCACATTGGGGATCGTCAGGGAAGCGACCTTGATAGTCGGACAGGATGATCTGGTAGATCTCTGCCTTCGCCATCGTGTCACGGGTCAGCAACTTACTGGCCATCTTGCCGTAGCCTTCGTAATGACGCTGGGTATCCAGCTTTCGCAAACGCACATACGGATGATTGTAAGCGCGTTCTGGGTCATCCTTGCCGTAGTGCAAATGGAGGAAAGTCGCAAAGCGCTCTTTCCCTTCGTCGTCGTCCAGATTAGTGAAGCCATGGTTGTGCTCGTAAAACTCCAGTACCAACTCAAACAAATCGTTGACACCGCCATTCAGGATGTTCCCACCGAACAGCAAATCCGGAAGACCACGTGTCGCAAGGCCAGCGGTGAATTGGAATGGTGGGACGGCTGGATCATGACTGTACGTCACCAGGCTGAAGCGATGGTGCGACAACACGCTGTGGAACGAATGGACCATTGATTCCAAGTAGTCTTCGACATCGGAACCAGTTGTTGGCCACTGTAGTACGTTGAGCATGGCTTCCTCTTTTTCTAGTTAAGCAAACAATAAGGCGTATCGTTTGTCTTGCGGATTTCTTTTTCCAACGCTTTGCTTTCTTTGTCAGAGCTGGTTGGGAACTCCAACATCCGAAGCTCAGGTTCCCAGTCCCACTGAGCCTGCAGCTTCTTGTTTGGGTGCTTGCCATTAGCGAGCATTGCCAAATGTCGATCTACGTCATTACTGACGACGCGAGAAGTCCCAACAATAAACTTCCCCGTTGAAATTGTTTCGATCAGGTACACTCCACGCGTCACTGGCGTGGATCGCCCAGACTTCCCACGCTCACGTCCCCAAATGGTCGTGGTCCACGTGTGGGCCTTTGCTTCTGTTTTAAACATGACAATCTCCTAAACCTATAGATTTAGGTCCATAGTACTACTTCCCTAGCCAGGACTGACCTGACTAGAGGAGCAGTAGAAGTCACACGCTGGATAAGCTTCCGGGTGCACCTTCAGGGATTCAGAACCCCCTTCAACGACCGTCAGACGCTCACCAGCAGACGCCATCAACAAAGGAGCCTCGTTATCAGGCCCATTGTTGTAGATGGCTTTCTTGGCGATCACAGTGTCCCCTGAGGAATAACTCATTTCTTCACCTCGAACAACGACAGGTCAGACCAGTATTGCTTTTTATCGCGATGGGGTTGGAGCAGAACAAGTTGTTTACCCATCCACACATTAAAGCCAACTGCAACCGCCTTAGCATCTTTCTTCAGAACAGTCTTCTCATTCAGATCGACGTCCTGTTTCGCAACAATTACCATACCTGCATGACAGTACATACGTTCCCTTACTTAGGCTGTGGCCTCCGTTACCTTCTTGGCATAGGTGGCTAGGTAGAATTCGAAACAATCCAGATCCCTGGAGTAGTTCATCCAATTGGACCGGATATTGATTTCTTTGGCATAACCATTGATACCATCCTCCACAACGGTCGTGTGAATTGGCTGCAGGGCTTGTTGGAAAGCTTCAGCAGCCGAGATAGGAGCATCGCCAAACATCTCGATCCACGTAGTTAAACGATCACCCAACCCAGGGGTAGCGTAACGAGAGAACCACAACGCGGAGATCTCATGACCGTATTCCCGAGCCATTGCTTCCAGATGAAAGTAGGATGGGTTTAAAGACAATAGATCTTCATGATTGTCGATCAAGCACGGTTGGATGGACATGGTGAAAGCGTCACGCACTTCAACCTTGACCAGACCTTTATCCCAGCAGATGAATCGAACACGGTCACCGGCTTTTGCAACGCGGATATCGTTGAGGCGTATCTCACTTCCCAACCGCAACATAATCTTTTTCAATTGGTGTAGTCCTTGAATGGGTCTTCCAGGTCACCGGCACGTACCGCACCGATCTCACCATGGTTTTCGTTGTTCTTGACTGTGAAGAAATCTTCGCCACGGTGAATGTCTTCACCCAGCACTTCGATCTGATCACCTTCGTTCGCGTACTTAACTTCCGTGTAACCGTTCTCACGGTCGAACAACAGGATGTAGATGTCGCGCGCAGCGGTCAGGATCATCCCCTGACCTACTTCGGATCGAGCGAGTTGACCGAGAAGACTCAGACCCCCACTCAGGTTTTGCATCATGTTCATACGGTGTACCTCTATGTGGTTTGACAGATCTGTAATGTAGATCTGAGATCGGTTGAGATGAAGCGACATAAGCGGACCCAAATGGGCCCACTCAGTTTATGCAAAGTGCAGCTTAAGACCGACCACCGGAGACTCTTTGTCCGAGGTGATCTTGCAAAGGCCGGTGTTGATGTTGAACTCCAGATTGAAGCCCCAACGCAAACCGTTCAGCTTGGTAACGAAACCAGTCTTCACGATGCGTTCATTGCCTACGTTGTAGGCTTTGTCACTCAGTTCGATGACAGCCATCTTGTTGAGGGGGTGAATCTTGAGGTTGTCGCCGTCATCAACGTAGGCGAGTTCCTTCAAGTACAGCTTGCTCGGGATCTTGCCGAGTTGGCAGATATCGTAGAGCTTTACACCGGCTTCGGACAGTTTGAGATAACCGGTAAGGGCAATCTCCCCGTTCGATTCCACGCGCTGTGGCATGGACTGGCTATGCTGAACGAACAGCTCGCCATTGGTGTCCCGGTTAAACACAGGAAACATCCCTGGCATGTGTTTTTCGATCATCAGGATTTTCCTGTAAGGGTTGATAAAGTAGCCGCACCTAATATCAGCATGAGGCCAAGCAGTAACTGAACTTCGGACCAAGACTGAAACATAGTGTCACTCCTTGATGGCCCGTCTCCAAGTTAACTGGGCATTCAGTCCAGACAGGTTAGTAACGTTCACCCGCGTTATCCGCTCGTGCTGTACCCTAACACTGACCTTCAGTAGCACCACGTCTTCAGAACCACGTAATATTGGTTTCAGAAGATACGGATCAGACGTGTGGTGCCAACTAGCCTTCTGCTTATCGATGATCAAGTAAAACTGGCTGAGACCATTCATCAGTGGAATCAAACCGCTTTCCATTGAAATGGGCCATTTTGAGGTCAGCCTTTGGTTGGCGTATTCCGTATGAACTGTCAGGTGAATTGGTTGGAACCAGCAAACCGGTTTAGCCAATATCCTGAAAACGACCCAGCCGGCGAGGCAGAGCAGTACTGCCAGCAGCGAACTGTTTATCGGGTTCATGTACACTCCTTATTTACGCAGCCGCTTGTCCCACGGCCATCAGCATTGCGAGCTGGCTGTTTTTGGGTATTTCCAGCTCAGTCAGTTCTTCACCGGTTTTGCACAGTGTAAGTGTTTCCAGGTTTCCCCGGAGATCACAGGTGAACTCCACTGCGCCCTCCGGGTGTAACCCGAACGAGCGCCAGTTGCTATTATCGGAGATGTCAAAGGTAAAGAGTCGCTCCTTACCGAGAAATTCCGTTACCCAAGCTTCTCCGCGTTTAATCAATCTGACGCTTGCCATATTGTTACCCTTCGGCTTTGGTGAGATCCTCCTTTGTAAGAGAGATCCCAATGGTAGTTGAGGTTTCTTTCTTACCGCCGACGTAATGATCGTGTTCGATCACTTCTTCAGCATTGTTTGCTTCAAACCATTGGTGTGCCCGCTCGATAACTTCGGCGTGAGTACGACCGTAAACAGCTACAGTCAGCTTACTCTTCACCTTAGTGGTAGCGCCCCAACGTTTGCCATGTTCTGGATTAGGTACCATCTGGAACGTATCGAAATATCCGACACAGATGACGCCGTTAGCGAGGATCTCTTTCCAAAGCTCAGGATCTTCAGAGGCGTTATGAATCGCCCCGAAGGCCATCTTCTGGATACTGGTGATGCGGTCAAAGGACGAATCGGAATCGCAGTCCTTCACCCACATGTGCATGGTTACCCGAGTAACCCACTTGGTGAGTTGTTTCTCGAGACTGCTCATCACACGGCTTCCATCTCGCCATGCAGACTGCGCGATTCCAACTGGATGTCGCGCAGGATATCTGCTGGCATCAGGTTGAAGGCAACGATCAGGATGGAACGGTTCTCACCATTCACCGGGTTGTATTGATGCAGGCAGATGGAGTGCTCATCTTTGTCGATGGCGGTGATCCGAGTGCCTTTGTTCTGCATGGAGTGCGCAATCGTCATCATGGTGCTATTGACTTGGATCGCGTCGTCTTCAGGCATGTTGGTAATGTAGTGCCCGACTTCTTTCAGCACTTCACCAATCGAGTAATCCCCAGTGCGCCCGACACTTACCGGGGCAAAGGAAACCACCGAAGGCATGCCGATAGCTTGATATGCCTTTTCCAATTTGATAGCCTTTTCGAGATCTTTGAGGATCTCTGTTTCAGTGGGCCATTGGTGCATGACCCAATCCACAGAACCGATTTGTTCACGACTGTCCGGATTGACCGGAATCAAGCTAACCAGGAACCGACGACATTGATTGAAGTCGGTATCGCAAATAGCCAGAATGGTCAACTCCATGCTGTCGGCAAGTTGATCGAATGCAGCCTTCGCTTTCTCGTACGAGAAAAGCTCACAGTTGTAACGGTCTGCAAAGTACCACTGACTGAAGTTAGTCATGTTGACTTCGGTTTCCCCATTGCGTGGAGTAACGAAGCCAACTTCCTGACCGTCGGCCATAATTTGCAGAACGTAATTTTCGTGAGGCATGGGTAAATCCCTTTTAGATTGTTTTTGGTGGTGCTGGAGCGATCTTGTAGATATGCTCAAACATCAGTGAGTCAAGGTGAACATCGCTACGCCGAGTGACGTGGTGGATGCAGTTGGTTTGTTCGGTGAACAGTTGATGAAGGCGATCCCAATGGACCTCCAAGTTATTTGCCCAGGCTGGACCCATCTTGCGACGAGCGTCAGTAAGCCAAGCTTCTTTGAAACCCTTGCGGGGGTAAACGACCGTGTAGGCGAGATTCATTTCTCGAAGACGGTCAAAGCTTTGTTTACCCCATGCTTCAATGGTAACCAGCCGGTCCATGTTGACCCCGCGCCAGATACGCATTTCTTCCGGTGGATGAAAAGCCCAACGCCCGGTGATCGGCACTTGCCCATATTGTGCAGATCCCAAATCCAACCCAGGCATCATCACTAAGATTCGATCACACTTAGGTCGAACCTCACCGTCAAAGCTTTCCTTGATGTAACACGCTTTCGAACGGTCTGTACGTTTCAGGATCAAGTCCAGGTACAGATCGTGGTTTCGGCGATCAGGAAACTCTACTTGTGGAAATGTACTCACAAGATCCCCCAAGACTTCAGATCATCCAACGTGATGGAGGCGTCGTGAAGTTCAATGTGTTTGCAGTTGTTGGACCGACGGAAGAACTGCTGAAGCTTCTCCCAGTTAACAGCCAGCATACCTTCGTCTACCAGTGAATTGTTTGCCTTGTAGCGTTGCAGCCATTCAATGAAGAGTTCACGGGTTGGGTAGATAACCGTAAACGGCATCCCCTTTTCGTGAAGGATCGTGGAGACATCGCCAAAGGTTGTATAAACAACCGTTAACTTGTCTCGTTGAACCAATTGCATTTTGACAATGAACTCGTCTGTGATGGTGCCGTAGCGCGTCGAGAACTCAGGACTGGTAAGCGCAGTAAAGGTACCCGGGAAACATACGAGAAACTTTGTCTGCTCCCGTTGGGTATCGAGCATCTTGGCCTTATCCAAGGCGTAGTCAACCCACGAAGTTGGCGTCTTGAGTGCCGGGTCATTCCGCACGTAGGTACGCTTGTCCACTACAGTGAATAGTGGTGGCAAGTTATTCAAATCCACCGGTTCATTACGGTCAACTTCGTTCAGGTCTTCCGTAAGGATAGCCCGGTGGGGTGTTGGTAGACGACCCTTCGTACCGAGCTCCCAAACATTACCGAATTCCTTGTACTCGGTGCATGCTGGATTTACCCCAGTGATACGCCCTGACAGCTTTTCAGGAACTTTTTCAACGCCGAGGTAGGCGGCCAGTTTGTCCAATGGCAGACCCTTCAACCAGGCCAAGACGCCACACGCTTTCGGCCAGGAAGTGAAGACGTAAGCCTCACTGATACCTTGGACACAGGCCGCATCCACAAGAGCCTTCAGTCCACGTGAACTGTGGTAGCGATCAGGTTGACCGTACTGTGTGATAACTACAACGAAGCCGCCTGCATTACCTGGGTTTGTTTCAGTTGTCATGTGCATTTTATTTTCCTGTTTACTTAAAGTAGTAGGTGCGGGAAACCATCTTACTGCTGCGGGGGTCATCCCGGTGGAGCGAGTAGCTGAGGAACGCGGGTTTCTTGTCCAACTTCAGAAGCGCCAGCTTAACCAGATCTGGATAGTCAAACACGGACGCAAACAATTCACGGGCGCGACTGTAGTCCCGCATACGAAACGCTTTCGCATGATCGGGCGTGGTGGTCAGGATCAGTGAATCCACATCAGGGCGAGCAACCGCGATGTAGTGGGCACCTTCCTCTCCAGGAACTTTGATAGTGATGAAGAATGGGTAGTTCATGATAATCCTTATTTACACAAAAAGAAAAGGGTCCTTGGTGGGACCCTACTCAACACGACTTAATCAACTTCCACGCCAACTTCCGAGATGGAAGCGGTGGAGATGATTTCGGTCGTACCGAATATGGCTTGGTTAAAACGGTTGAACATGTACTCGTGCATTTCCTCAGAGCGGTCATAAACAATTCCATCCGCTTTGCCATCAATGTGGACAAACCGGTAGGTGACCAACTCCGGTAGAAGATGATCAATGGTCAGGACGATCTTTTGAAAGCCGCGCATGTCCACCCCATAAAGAGGAGAACCTTGCCCGAGAATGGTAGTGACATTCACAACCTTAGCCGTGAGGTCTTTGTTGAACTTACCGGTAGACTGAGATTGCATATGTAACTCCTGTTTTCTGGTTTAGATTCACAAAAGTAATATAGGCTTTTAAATGCTTTGAATGTACAAAAAGAAAATGGCATAAGGCCTCCCCGAAGGGAGGCTTTATGTTTAAGCGGTAACGGTAACAGTCTTGTCGACGCTGTACTTGCCAGCTTCTGCAACAGTGATAACCGAAGTACCAGCAGCAACACCGGTAACCAGACCGCTCGAAGAGACGGTGGCTTTGGCCGGGGTAGCCGAGGTGTAGGTTGGAGCAGGGGTGTACGCTTCGCCGTTCTTGGTAACGGTCAGGACGAGTTGTACAGTACCAGCAACAGCAACCGACGGAGTAGCCGGAGCCAGAGTGGCGACGTATACATCAACCTTTGGCTTCACCGAGAAGGCAACGACAACGCGTTTGGCTTCCTGGATGACTTCCACGTCTTTCCAGCCGGCTGCTTCGATGGCTTCTTTGAGGGAAGCCTGAGCAGCGGTGGTCAGCTGAACGCCATCGGCGATGACGCGCAGGTTCGGGTTGTCGATTTCGGCGTTGGTGACGTAGTCGACGGTAGTTTGTTTGGTCAGGTGAGCATTGATTGCCGCTTCGATAGGACCAACGTCCAGGGCGACGCGGGCAGCAATGGCATCAGCTTTGTTCAGTACAGCCATGTTGAAACTCCTCAAATGATGCATTCACAACGAATACATAAGATCAGGTAAAAGCCGCTTCAACGTGGTTAACTGACACCGCTAAGACGGGTCACACCCATATAAAAAGTCCCGATGGCTAGCATCGAGAGTGGTCCACGGTATTCAAACGCGAGGACCGCTATCTTGTAAAACATGTTTCGTTCGATCACCTACGTGTTAATGGATTCAGCGAATGCTTTACCCAGACTACATAAGGTGATATCGGTATCGCTGAAGTCAGCGTTGATCATGACTTCACCACGGAGCATTACAATCTCGCGTGCGTCTATGACATCGAATACCGTTTGAGCACCTTCCTTCAATCCATCTGCATAAGCGGCTTTGGCCTCGTCACTTCCACGATCGGTGGATTCTACGGCCGCTTTATCAGTAAGGGAATCGACGACAGCCCCGAGCAACCGGGTTTGCTGTTCAAGGGACTCTTTCTTCTGTTCTTCTTCCAAGTCATTCAAGATCTTGATAGCCTCTTGAAGACCGTCTGACATCATGAGTGACATGATAATACCGTCCTTCTTTACGTGTTGATTGATTCAGCGAAAGCCTTCGCCAGGCTAATGCGGTGATGATCGTCAGTCGTGTAATCGATGTTGATCAGAGCCTCGCCCTTACCCAGAATGATGTCCTGCTCGTCAATGACTTCCAGAGTTTTGATAACCCCTGCACGCAGACCCTCATTATAAGCTATCGCTTCGTATTGGTTAATGAAACCGCCGTTGTCGTGTTTCCCATCGACGAGTACATTTGACAGTGAACCCAGGAACGTTGTTTTCGCTGCTCCTGCTACAACCATCTGCTCACGCTCTACCCGTTCGAGGATGTCCACGGCACGTTGAAGGTCAGCTTTGTTGATTGGGCGCATTAGGCTCATGGTGTTCGTCTCCATAGACAGGTAGGCAATACCTACACTTCTTTTTGTCGGAGCACACCCCAATGATTTCCATCAAGGGTGCACTTCTATTGAGACGGCTGTCGAGTTTATTCGGCAACCACGCCAGACTCAGCTATTGATTGCGTCAGCGAACGCTTTGCTGAGTTTGACGCTCTCGTTGATTACACCAGCCGGGGAGACCAGTTGCAGGCCGACGGTGTCGATGACTTCCAGTACATGGTTGACACCGAACAGGCTACCAGCAACAAAAGCCGCTTTGTCGTGGTCGCCGTTGTTGTCTGCAGCCGATTCAGTTACAACGCCAACAGCGGCGATGAAAGCAGCTTGATCGACAGCCTGGTCTTCGGTAGTGGTGATTACGTCGTTCATGCGGTAAAACTCCTGGGTACTACTGCTAATGGCCTCTCTCGGTAAAATCCGGAGAGTGATTTGTTTTACGTATTGATTGCGTCAGCCCAGCATTGGCCGAGACTGATGAGCGTTTCGTCGTCGTTGTAATCCACGTTGATTGGGGTTTCCCCATCCATCGTAGTTACAATGAGTTTTCGTTTGTCGAGTGCGTTGAACACTACACCCGCGCCTTCTTTCAGACCGGCTTTGAAGGCGACGTACGCTTCCGGGTTGCCTTGAAAGAACGTCCCGGTATTGCCTTTTTCTTGAAGATCTTCGATGACCTGCGTCATCAACCGCGTTCGTTCAACACCTGTGGTTTCGTTGTAAGCTGTTTCAAGATCACGGAGCTTCTGCTCTATGCGCTTATGCTCATCCGATTTTTCAACAACAACCGTCATCGTTACCTCCGGCTCTGGTTGTATCACGCCTTGCATGAGTTGAATGTTAGCCCAGGTTGCCCCGAGCAGTTCTGCGATTGGAAAAGGGGCCGGGGTAGCCGGAACCAAATCCGAACAACTGTAGTTCATGTATTGATGTCCTCCCACAGATTACTAATTATCCCCCAAACCGGATTATGGTAATCATCGACCAAGTCAAGGTGACCCTGTAGGATTGTTACTGTGTCCGAGATAGATGTCTGAATACTTTCCTCGACCAGTGGCATAACCATGGCGTGGAGTTCTTTAGGCAACTGATCCTGGACAAATGTCGCTTGTGACTTGAAGAGGTCTTGTAACTCATCCCGTATAGGTCCTAAGACCGGTGACACACTTTCGTATGCATACCACGGGGCACTGCCGTCGGACGGGGGAGGTTCTACGCCTAGTTTTTCATAGGCCACCCGAATTGCCGGGTCAAGCCACTCATCTGGTTCGAGGTCCTCATCGGGCTCTACCATTACGTGCTCATCCCACGGCAAATCTTCATCACCAACGTCGTCTTCAAAGTCCCGACGAAAGTCCTCCTCGTCATCCATGGCATTGCCAAGCATGATCCCATCCAACGACATGTTCATGAATTAATCGCCTCTACAAACGCGTCTGCGATGTCTTCGAGGAATGGGAAGCAACCCATATCCCCAGGCGATATAAACGCCAGCTGACAGCTGGCCTCTATCGTACTGCAGGTTCCGATTACAGCAGAGTGGATGGCGTCTTGTGCACACTCCTTCACCCATTTGGTAGCATCATCGTTGATGTCCCAAAGAGCGCAGATGCGGTCATTGTTGATGAACTGTTCCACCGCAGCAGATGCTACGCCTTGCAGTTCACTAACCAAGTCTTTCTTGCCTTGGGCGAGAATTTCATTTTCCATCATTCACCTCTAGAGTATCACTCTGATAGGTATTTGTTTACAGGGTCAATAGTGGCCCCTTACCGTTGTGGATAGTAATCCCACCTTCACTGAGTTCTACCCGGTTACGTTCCAACCAATCCAGGGCATGTTGCACGCCCTGCTTGATCCCTTCGGCAACATCACCATTGGGATCGGGTACTTTGGGCTGTGGTAAAGCCCGCAGTTCGTTTAGCAACGCTGAACGGCGATTAGATGTTGGTGTCTTTACAGTCACCAATCCATGCGCTTCCAGCGTTGCCAGAAATGGATCATCTTCAACATCCTTCACGGAGCGCTACTCCCGTCACGACTTGAATGAACATCTCCTTGCGTTCCCGTTCGTCCGTTAAAGGACCAACGTAAAACACCAAGTGAGGTTGTCCGGTAAAGTCAGGCTGCATGTATTCAGTGTACGCAATCCCTGCAGCCACTAAGTGATGCCGACGACGATTGGCTGTGCGGTTAGGGCACATGTCTTCATCGGCCAGCATATAGAAGCTGTGCTCTCCATAAGAGAACTTCCCTTCCCCCTCACAGGGTTCGGTTGGAGGCAATCGCCACCAATCCTGTTTAACAGAGCCGTCGTTAACGACCCCCATGTATCCGACTGAGTTCAATGGCATTGGCCCGTGTTTCCTTTTTCAGCATGTGGTTACTTGAAACCCGCAGATGGTAATGCAACCCACCGTTAACCCAGGAAGAGATCTTGTCGTCAAACCCAAACGAGTTCAGGACTTGCTCCGCCAATTCGGCATCCACGTAGAACCACACCTGGGCTATCCCTTGTGGAGTCGACCAGATAATCGAGTTCTCACCGTCGATGACTGTATAACCCGCCACGTGATTACCAGCTACGTAATCTTGACACCACTGGGCAATCAACATTGGTAACTTCGATGGTGGGTGGTTTGGATGACGGGGAATGTCACAGGCAGGACCCATGTACGTGTAGTACGTACCATCCGTCAATTGACCATTGGCTTGGTCAAAAATACCACGACCTTTCAGTTCACGGATCTTACGGAGACCATCCTCTTTAGTTCGGTAGAGGTATACCGTTCCAGTCATCGGTGACGAGTCGGTAACAGTGACTTGGGTCAACTGCTCTACTTCGTTCCGAATAGCGATCGCCTGTAGGATCACAGTAGCTTCCTTTTATAGTAGACGGCATAGAGCTACTCCCGAAGGAGCAGCACTACACGTGGATCAGTTGCCGCCGTTGAAGACTTTGTTGCTCATGCCGGGGGTACCGAACGCTTGGTACGGTGCGAACACCACGTTCTTGTTCTCCGCCATCAGAGCTTGAACTTTCAGCGCTTCGTACGCCAGCAGATTCGGGCTGATACCCGCCGCCGTGATTTCGTTTTGATCGCGCAGAGTGCGAGCAACAGTCAGATCGATTTCACGTTGTGCTTGAGCCAGCTTCAGCGAGTTTTCACGCTTGACCATTTCAATGGCCTGCTGGTTTTCTTCGGTCTTGATCGCCAGTTCACGTTCGGACTGTTTCTCGATCGCCTGCGTGATCACGTCCGGATACTTCAGATTGGCCAGGGTAACGTTGGAGACTTCCAGAGGAGAGTTCGCCATCGCTTCTTTCAGCTTGATCTGAAGATCTTTGTTGATCTGATCGAAGTTGGTACCGACGTCTTCGGTGCGATATTTTCCAACGACAGAGCGAGCCACGGTTTGAACCATGTCACGGCCGTAGACACCGTACACCTGTTGCAGCGATACCAGGTTGTCTTGCACCTTGATGTCGTTGAACATGGAGTTGATGGTCTTGTCACCACCGCCGATACGAGTACGGAAACGGATCTCGAACTGGAGATCCATCCGATCGAGCATCTTCACCCGCATCGTTTCCGAAACGGTTTGCGTCGACGTATCGAGCAGAACCAGTTCTTCACGCATGCCGATGGTGTACTTGCCGGTTTGCTTCACTTCGGTCGAGTAGCCATCAGGCGACAGGATTTTGCCGAGGTGTGCAGGGGGAACGGTCACGCGGTTGCAACCAGCGACTGCCAGCAGGCACAGCGAAACGATCAGCGCTTTGATTCCGTACTTCATTTAGCATTTTCCTTAACAGCGTTTTCGAGGGTTTTCTTGAAGCTTTCTTCCGCAGAAGCTTTGTTGGTACCGGTGGTAGCAGACGCCTTTGGTTCAGGCACTGTGTAATCCGGAGCATCAAAGCTTGCCCGAGGCAGAGAACTTTGCTTGTGACCGATGTTGACGTTCCAGGCAACCAGTACGGCCAGCGCAATCACCGAAATCCATACCCGCTGAGGCTTACCCAGCTGGACGATTTTGTTCTTGGTGAAGATGAGCCAACCACTGACCGCCAGGGTAAGTACCAGGTCAATAACGAACTTAACCGGGCTACCGGAGAAGTACATTGCGAAGAGATCCATGGGATTCCTTAGAGTGTGATGTCAGAGGGCTAGTAACACAGTATGACTAAGCCCAGTATTTTGTTACCGTAAAGCTTTTGCCGTAATGAACCTTACATTTTTGGTCCTGGCCATGAAACCTTTTACCCGGTCAGCCATAGCCCGTATTTCTTCCTTGGAGGGCTCACATGCTCTCTTTGGCAGAAAGGCGCTGTCAGGGTAGTCCACAATCACAAAACCGTTCACAATGCTTACAGGGCAGTTACCGAGCAACATAGGCCACCTATGAGTTAATGGAAGCAGCAAACGCTTCCGAGATCAGGCCGCCATCACGAATGATGCCTTCGTTAGCCAGGGTATCCACGGCAGTCCACATGGCCAGACCGATGACGTTGGTCACGATGTTCTCCACCCGCTTTTGTACTTCTGGATCATCGAAGCGGAAATGGCACCGGCTGTCTGTGGCGTAGTTCTTAACCAGGTGATCTTTTGCCTTGGTCAATTGCTCAACCATTTTAGCACTGTCGTCAACTGGTTCATCGTTGTCGTGCATGTCGTTCCCCTTAGGAATTAACCATTCGGAAGTGTTCGCACAGATTGCCCGCGATACTGGCGTTCTCTTCAACGAACGGGAGCCAGTTACCACCAGCTTCGATCGCTTCCTGTTTTTCAGTTTCGCCCACATCGGGCATCATGTTGAAGCCTGGGCAATTGGGATGATCGCCATCCAGGATCATGAAGATCCGGTCGCACATGCCCGTAGCTACCGCCAGTGCCAGCTCCGCCGAATCATCGATGGCCTGAATGGCCGGAGAAGCCAACAGGTCGTCGCGTTCTGCTTTCACCGTATCAATGAACAGTTCGGTGACTTCACTGAAAGCAGCTTCACGGGATTGACCATTACCTTCGAAGTACACAGTCATGGTTTTGCTCCTTCGGTCCACTGTTTGAAGTAGTCCGAGTTATTGCCTTGGACATCCCGGAGTTTACCGAGAAGGCGTAAATCGCTAATGCCACCCAGCGAGTTACGGCAGGAAGCATGGTGCTGTTCTTGTAACACCGCTTTCCGCTCCAAGGTAACGTAGGTAATGGTTACCTTACCGTTGGTGCCAGTGCGGTTAAGCCCATAAGCCACGTAACCTTCTGCTTCAAGCGCTTTGTTAATAAGTGCATTGAACTCGGTGGTTGCATCGGACATGGTTACATGGTAGTAACCATCCTCCACCGGGAATTCTTTGTACGAGTCGATGTTAAGCATCGTTATTGCCCCTGTTCTTCTTGCTCTTCCACAAAGCGCTGGTCATCCAGAGCAATAGTCAACGTGTGGCGGCCACTGTCTTCATCACGCGTCCAGACGTAGTTCCAACCGGCACTCTCCAACAGCAGATTAACCCGATCACGCAGTTTCTGACGCATTGGAAAGGTCAGATCGAAACGCCAGGTGGGTTCAACGCGGGCATCGACCCTGTCGTCAGCTACCGTCTCTTTGCAGATACGTGCGATTAACGCTTGATACTTCAGTTCATCCACGTGTTTTTGGATGTACTCTTTGGTGGGAATCGGGAATGCTACAGCATCGGACATTACATACTCCTGTTATGACTGTTGAGGGCCAGGTTTAATAGTTTTGAGTTTCTTGATGAGGTCCTGTTCAATGCCTTCTTCGGCATCGTCCATTAACTCGTCAAGCGTATAAGCGAACATTGACTTGTCGTAGGTGCCTTCCGGCACACGGACGGTATTGGGTACGAACAACATCACATCAAACAAATCGTGCTCATCTCGGAACTCGCCTAGATTATGAGCGGTCAGAGTAGAAGAGTGCATCTCACCGTATTTCAGTTCAAAGGTCGGGCCATCCTTATTGAAGTCTAAGCTCCAATCCTGAAAGGCGAAACCGTAACGATCTGGATCAGCGCGTGCTGTCGTAACGTCAGCATCAGATACGTTCTTGTAGCTGGCGTATCGATCGAAGAATTCTTTACTGAATGCTGAGACGTAGGCTAATTTTCCATCACCTCCGAAAACATACATCTCTGGGTACACACGTAACTCAAGCGGACCGTCGTTGGTTGCCCATACTCCTTTTATGACGACAAGCTTTTGGTAGCTCATAGGAAGTTCCTTTTTGGTTGCCTGGTAGTAATATAGATCTGAAATAAAATGGAGTAAAAAAGAAAAAAGTAAAGGCCTCCCCGAAGGGAGGCTTTATGTGGTTATGGGGCTTTAGCAAAGTTACGTTTCATTGCCTTAGCGGGTTTACCCACCATACCGGCACAGCCAATCTTAGTTGCCCTGTTAACAGCATCGGGGTAAGACACGCCAGCCTGAACTTGTTTAGCGATGACTGGGTTACCGAGCATGGAAACAATGTTGGCATCAAAACGCATTGCCATGTTAGTAGCTGCCCATCGGTCATCGTTGGCCGCTTCCGCCGCGGTGAGGTCAACCAACGCGGTAGTTCTTTCGTCAGCGTTTTTACCGTCCATGTACCATCGAGTGATTAATGTAGTCAACTCGGTGTAACGCTTGCAGGTTAGTGGGGTGATAGTGAGGTCGACGTCAACTTCAGTATCGAGACTTTGTACGACCCGTGGAGTGTCGTTAGCCGAAGCCAGACCCGTGAGGAACAACAGTCCTACGATCATGAGTGTAATTACGTTTTTCATGTCTTGCCTTTTGGTTTGTATTGAAAGGGGCGTAGTTTTATTCGCTAACGCGTAAAGGTACAGCGTACTTCGAGTTTTCGTTGAGAGCGCAGCGATTCTGCATTTCCAGGCCGAAAGCTTCTGGGGTTTTGTAACCAGCCTTCACCCGTTCCTTGACATTCTTATCAGTCAGAATCGTGTAGAAGTTATCGACCGCTGCAACCAACATGGCGTGTGCCAGGTATTGTGGATCGTCGTTCAGTACTTCGACCGAGTTGGTGGCTGTTTGCAGTTGCTCACTGATTGACTCCAGTGGAACTTCTTCCACCAGTTGCCCACCGATAGTAACCGCCATGTCACGTACGACCGCACAGACTGGAGCCGTTACCAGCATCTCCGTTCTTTCGGTCGGTGAGATACCCGTGTAGATCTTTACTTCAGCGTGCGCAGGTTGCATGGTAAGTGCAGCTGCCATTACGAGACTAAGCATCATGTTCAGTACTCTCTTCTTTGGGGACGTACACGAAGGCATCCAGGTTAAAGCAGATAGCTTGGATGTCCATTCTTTTGGCCTCAATCTGGCGAGCTTCATGCTCAATCTGAGACCGGTTGGGGTTTCCCTTGAACAGGGTCATTTCAATGTGCCACCCCATTTGTTTCAGGCGGAACACCAGATGACGTGGCCCGTTGTACGGATCGATCTTTTGTGGCTGACCTGTTTCCAGTTCAATCACCTTCAGGTAGTGCTCGTAATGGGCACGAACCAGATCCTGACCACCAACTTCGTGACCATTGATGATTACCCACAGGCAAGGCTTGCAGTTGTTGAACGGTGTTTCTGCTTTCACACACAGCGAACGTGTAAACAGATCCGTTGAACTGAGGAACTTGTCGCCGTACAGCTCGCCCAAGATCTTTGGGGTATTGATGAAGTTCTTCATTGTACTTCCTTCTTTGCGGATATCAATACTTCGTTTTTCACTTGAAGCTCTTTGTTCTCGGTGACCAGCATCGCCACAAAGAAAAGAACCGTGAGTGCTGCAACAGGCTTAAGTACGGTCATCCCCACCCGGACGAATGACATTGACTTCTTAATGGGACGTTCAGCCTCCAGCCCATCGAAGTTGTACTTGAAAAGCTTATGTCGTAAAATCACAGCGTCAATGAGCAAGCCCGCCACAAAGATCAGGGTGATCAAACCGAAGCTGATAAAGAACACTTGTGCATACGGGATTTGGTCACTCATTTTGGGCAGATATCCTTGAGGTTAATAGCAGCTGGCTTTTCCACACCCACCAGTTGGGAGGTCAGGAGCTGGTTACTTTCGAGCAGACGTTCGTTTTTCTCGATAAGCCCCCGAACATACAGCATGTTGAAAGTCACCAATCCGAAGAACAACATGAACGAGGCGGCAATCGTACAAGTGCGGCCCAAGTCAATCATGGACTGCCAACGTTCTTCAAGAAGGTTGAATGTGTAATTAACCTTCTTACCCTGCGATCTGGTGTGGGATAGCTGGAGCTTAGCGTAGAACCACATCACCCCACCGAAGAAAAAGATAAGGCATGCAACGGTAAAAGCAATTGCAAACAAAAGAGGCATAACGCATTCCTATTAGACGGTTAGAAAGGGTTCCCCGAAGGGAACCCAGTATAGATCAATCGATTGGGGTACCTTCGTCATCGTTGTCAGGTTCACCAGCAACGACGTAGTCCAGATGGATGGCCACCTTAGACCCGTACGGTGATTGACGGCACAGTTCCCAAGCCCCATTACAGGTGGGTTTGTCACTGACAAACTTGAAACCCAGATCGTAGAGGTACTTCACAACCGGATCTTCCAGTTGCTTCTCGTGGATAGGTTTCAGGTTAATCCACCACGTGCGGTTGTTACGCCCTTCCGGCAAACGGAACTCCAAAAGAGTGTGGGCCAATGGAGCAGTGATCTCAATCACTTCGCCATTCCGCAGGGTAGTGCCTTGACGCTTCACGTGATCAGCCAGCCCGGTAGGAACAACGTTGCGGGTCATCAGGTAACCCTGAGTGATCGATGCAATGTCATTGGCTACGTAGCTGTGGAACTCCTCCGATTGGAACATGTCGCAGATACTGAGACGAACCATATCGGTGGACAGACGTTCGAAGTCAGAGTCGTAGTTCATGCGAATCTCATTAAGACGATTCTCCATGTACTCGATTTCGACGTCGGTTTGACTTTCTTCGTGAAGCTTCCGCAACCAGTTAGGCATTTCACCGTAGCGGCGAGAGATGAGGTGTGTCAACAAACGTAACGGACCGATATGAGAGACGCCGCCGGTCGACTTGTGGATCACGCGCAACATGCTCAGCAACTTGTCTTCAGTGATACCGAGATGATCGGCTACGCAGTTGAAACGCACCGAGACACTGAACGCAGCGCGCTCAACCAGGTAGTTGTGCAGTTGCATGAACAAGTTCTGGTTCCGTGACATGGCTTCAGCATGAGCCATGGTGTCGACTTCGATGATCGGATCTTCAACACGATCCCAGCCATCACCAGGAATGTCATCAAGCGAAGTACCAAAACTGTCATCCTCTGGAGGAGCGTCAGTCAGTTGTGGCGTACCGCCACTGGCGAGTACGTGACGAACATCCCAGAGAGGCTGGTGAAGCATGTCGTGGAGATCCTTTGGGTCAGGAATAGCCATTGCCTGAACTTGAAGGATCTTTAGCGAGTTGATGAGTTGGGTGTAGAAGCCCCCGTCAGTCAAGCTTTCTGGCAAGAGACGGGCTACCCAACCAGGGCGCTGGTCAGTACCGGTACGGTAACCGATGAGCGCCAAAGCGGCGCATGTACTGGTGAAACGACTTGCACTGAAGTATTGGAACATTTCCTGCACTGTCGTTTCGACTGTGAGGATAGACAAATCAACCTGGTTGGCAAGCTCATCCATGGTGATTGGTGACAATGTCTTGACCCGGGGTGCCAGGATGGTGATAATGGCGATAGCGGTTTGTGTAAGCTTGCCAAGGTGTTCATTAGACAGCATGTGCATTTGAAACTCCTGCCCGTTGGGGCTCAGGGTATAAAAGAAAAGCAGTTGTGCCTTTCTTTGAAATGTAGCCAAGCTGTTGAGCTATGGCTACAGTATTACGGATCTCAGTAGAATTTACCTATGGTAATGCGATTGAGGATGTTTTCAAATAACTCCTCTTTGATGTCCAGTAACCAGACAGCCCGGTATCGGAAACCTGGGCGAGGTTCCAACTCGATCTTGATGAAATCAATATCAAGCACTTCAGGTGGAACACGGCAATGATGCCGGACAACCGAGAGAGGTGGCAAGTCTTCGTTGGTGTAGAAGAGACGCCACGTTCCATCCGTTGCCATGGTTTGCGACAGCGTTGTAGATAACTGCCCTTTCTTCCAACCTGGAATCTGACAGTTCATTGTTTTGTAACCATCCCCTGTTGAAAGAGGATGTATCCGACGAATGGTAGCGATTGCAGCTATCGCTTCGTTCTGGAAGTGGTACTCTACAGCCTTAGCCCCGAGTAGCATCTTCTTCAACCAATCCTCGGTTCGCTTATCGAGATGGTCCATGTGTGTAGCCCTAGTTTCAAGAAAAGAAAGAACACGGTACAGTACCCAGCCGGTATGAAACGATTTGTGTAACAACCCACGAACCCAAGATTGCCCAGCTTGCATTCTTGTAGTTTTCTTTCGATGGGTTTTTGCTGAACAGGTAGCAAACAAAGAACAGCACGAGCATCGACCACACCCAAAGGATGAGACCGATATCAGACAACAGTGTAGGGTTCAATTTAGATTGGACCTATAAAGGGTGAGGGTTTATGCAGCGGTCCAGCGTTTATACGTGCTGACTGGGTAAGCATCGCCAGCCCAGGTCATGTCGCTTTGCATCTTTTCAACCAGCGCACAGATACGCGTGGCCACCATACGCTTGCTGATTGGACGGATACGATCTGGATTGTCCAGAACTTCCATCCCAGTAACAGTAGTGCGGGCCATTACGTGGAAACGGAAAGTCTCCAGCTCAGCACTTGCCGTGCTTTTAATGGTGATGTCGACGTGCTTCAAGTTATCGGTGTCTTTGAACACCGACTGAACCACAAACGTCAATACCGTTTTGTTGATGGTGAAGGTTGTGTTGAACAGCTGATGTTTCTCCAACGCTGCGGAATAGCCTTCACGCAGCAGCGCCTCTAAAGCAGTCATTGCAATGGAGGTGAACATCTTGTTAGTAAACGACATAACTCTTTTCCTTGGATTGTGGGTAGTGCTTTACAGCGGTAGGTTTCGTACAACAAGTTCAGTTGGAACCGTCTTGCCGGGTTTGAGTGAACCGTCAGTTTCATAACGGTCCATGATTTCCATCATGTAGTACTGGAACGCCAGTTGGGTAGACATCATCCAACCTGCACCTTTGTCGCCAAACCAGGCCGATTCGGCATGCTGGACAATGAAGTTAGCATCGACTTGAAAGCGAACAGTGTGACTGAGCTTGCTACCTCGACGACCGGTACGGGTGAAGTCAAAGAAGTGTCCGTGCTCATTACTGAACGCCACGCTGAAACGGAACGACTCAGCTGACTCCGAGGTTTCACGATCCAACACAGGCATCAACCCACCCAGCATGACCAGGTAACCATGCTGGAGAACAATGTCCAACGTAGCCCTCATGTTTGCCAGGACCATGTTTTGTACCGGGTTGGAAGCGAGCATTTCTTTGTACTCGAGTTCCGTTCCTTTGAAGCCACAGGCTACCGCTTTTACATAGTCCATGTCAACCCCTTTTCTGCAATGATTTCTTTGAAGTACGACATCATTTTTTCGTCGTACACGTCGAATCGGTCGGCGATGTGCAGTGCAGCCATCGTAACGCTCATGCCGTCATTCTTGACGTACTTGCGGATGAGGTCGTATTTGAAGATTTGGCACGCGGCATTCCATGGTATCTCGATACCTTTCTCGGGAACAACTTTGTTATTGCTCATATCAACCTTCTGCTGGGTAGATTATTTCAGTAACGTAGTCGGCGAAGAGTTCAGGGATAAACTTCAGGAAGTCCCAGTCTTCATCAGCCACTTCGTCAACTTCTTTGAAATCATGGAACTTGACGTTACGGCATTGGTTGTTACCCACCACGTCGAAGTCAAACGAGAAGCCGTGACCGGTTTCATCATCCAGTACAATTACCTTGATGATGCGGCGAATCAAACGACCCACGCCATTGATGGCGCTGATCGAGATGTGGTAACCGTCGGTGTGTTCGAAGATTGGGGTATCGTTGATTGCGTCGGTGTTCTTGTCACCCAGACGAGCACCGATTGCAGCAATGGAATCTTTGATCAGCATGAAGCGAGTACGGCGATGAGAATTCAGGTCCATGGTGTTGCTCCTTGTTTATGAATTAAGTATAACAGCTTTTCAGTTAGATAGCACTATCTACTGCGCCGTTTGTGTTGAAGTCCAGAATGAACTGCATGTCAGGCATTACGTGGGTGAAAGCCCAATCGGGTTCGGTGCCTTCTGGGAAGCGGCTGAAGGTAAACGTCCCAGCCTCTTTATTCGGCTCGACCAGTTCGCCGGTAACCAACCAGAGGCGATCTTTCTTGTCGTCACCCTGAACAGTGTACGCGTGTGCGAAGATAGGTTCAAGCCAGTTCACAGCAATTTCAGTGATGTTGTTACCCAACACCAAGGATACGAATTTGAGATGCTCAGCAAGGATTTCGGGATCTTTGTTCATGTTGTTCTCAAAGAAAAGGGCCCCGAAGGGCCCGTAGATTAATCGTCGCAGAGAATGCCGATGGAATCGTAGAAGCAAGCGGATGCAGAGCTCCACGATGTACCGTAGAAGCTCTCCAGATCCTCTTCAGAGGCGTTCTTTGTCAGCTCGGCATACATTGCCTTACCCAGACCAGTACGGCGCGCCTCTGGGCTTACGTAAGACATTACCCAGTAACGGCAGTGAAGCATTACAGCTACCGGTTTGCCATCCTTCATGGCCAACACGCTGTCTGTCGAAGGGATGTGAAAGTCGTCAGCTAATACCCGGCGAAGAATGAAGCTACGACCCGGGGTGTCTTTGCAGTGCAAGCCAGCTTCCAGTGCCAGCTGAAGTTTCTCTTCATGAGAGCCTTGATGAAATTCCATGTTGATTTCCTAGTTGCGTTTTGATGTGGTGATTATACGGGTGTAACAAACAGTCGTCAAGCTTTTTATTGCTCCAAGAAAAGCCCCCTTTCGGAGGCCTTCCTTAGTTACGCACTACGAAGAAGAGCTTCTTCCCGGAGAGCGTCCCGTTCCTTATCGGAGAGGCTAAATGCAGCCAGTACACGATCAACGGTTTCTTCGGCGGTGTCCTCGGATTCCCCGACTTCACCAACAGCCGCGCTGACGATGGAGACCAGATACGAAACACGTACCTGAGTGGACTTGAACAGCAGCTCTTCGTATTTCATTTACTTCTTCCTGTTTGCTTGTTTGGAGATTAGATTTTAAGGCATAGCTCAAGGGGAGTCAACCCTTTTCTTCAACTATTTTTATTCCTTACTGATAATGACGCATGAAGTTTCACGGCGGAGACGACCGTCTTCAGATACGCTCCGATTGCCAATGAGCTTCGTAGGCAAGCCTGCGTGTTGACCACGAGCGTAGTCTTGACACATAGGCAAGGCATCAGGTCCTTCGAACTGCAAGGTACCTGTCGCTACCATTCCCGGCGGGGGACTGGCCATGTTTCCGATTGTGGTGAGAACGGTGAAGAATGCAACCTTGATCATCGTCTGGTTCCTTTACGGCTGACATTCCCACGGTCAGTGAGAATCTGGGTTAGAATGGATGAGGAGTAATACTGTATCTCTGTGTTGCGTGGTTCACCGTCGACGGTAAAGTCCTCGTAGATTTTGATGACCAGGTGAGTGAGTACCCGACTGATACGGGCGTAGTTGACCGGGTATGGCTTGAAGGAATCCTGTTGGATCGACAAGACAAACACGTTATTGCTTTCTTGTGGGAAGTCCAGCTTTACAATTTCACTCCAACCACTGGTGTGTGCCAGTTGAATGGTAAGGAAGCGAAGGTTGTCTGTGTCATCGGCCTTTGCATCAGCCAGGATGGTGATCGAATAGTTAGCCTTGCCATCAGGCACGATAGTGTTGAACTTACCATGACGCAGGAACATATCTGCGTAGCCAGCCAACAGGATCTTTTGCAGAGCAAATTGTAGTTGCCCTAAGTGAATTTCTTTGCTAAACTCTTTCATACTGCTTTATTTCCTGGGTTAGATTCACGAAAGTAATATAGGCTTTTAAAACGTTTGAATAGACAAAAAGAAAACGGCATACACCAGCCCCGAAGGGCTGGCTTATGTGAGCTTAACCTTCGACTGTTTCAACATCCAGGAAAAGCTTGACAGCATCACCGACTACGGGTAACATCTTGTCACTCACCAGAATGATGACATCGCCCGGGTAGAGCAAAGTGGTGTACTGGTGGTTGTCGCCATGGGTCAACTGCCAGACGACGTAGTCAACAGCGGCATCAGCCCGGAAGAAGACTTTATCCCGCGTCAGGACACGTTGAAAGTTTTCGAGATCCAGACCAACTGTTGGGTAGAACTGTTGCCCGTCGGTCTCCCCATCCCCGCACACTTCGGCATGGCCGACTTGAAGACCAGAGTGGGTAGTACCGAATTTGTCTTTGATGATTACTTTAGTCACGACAACACTTCCTTACATTACGCGGAATTCACCGCTAGCCAGTTCAACGATCTTGATTTGCTCACCGCCACGGATCTGATGGTCCGCTGAAGCCGTTAGCATTTGGGTACTGCCATTGAAGCTGACCAGCAGGTTACACCCCCAGGTTTCTTTGCCCATGGAGTTACCAACCGCACCGCCAGCCAAACCACCTGCGATACCACCCAGCAGGCCACCAGCACCTTTGCCGAATAACATCTTGCCAACGATAGCGCCACCCACAGCACCAACACCACCACCCACTACCGTTTTGCCAGTAGTGTCTTCTTTGTTTACCAGTTGACACGATGCCGTATCAACGGTAGCATGAGTTACCGATTTGACGCCTTCTGCTTTGGCGCAGGCAGACAGCAACATTGCAGCAGTGGCTACCGCAACCAGCAGTACACGATTTTTCATTTCAGTTCCTTAGTAGAGGATGAGTTTGACTTTTACAGCGTTGTAGGTGAACGTCCAGACTTCCCCTTCCGTTGTCCAGTGAGGACGCATGGTGATATCGACAGGTTGGTTAGGACGGGTAACGTTTCGGATATGCCGAAGCATTTCCTTCACGGAGGAATCGAAGAACAGATTCTCGTTTTCCACCGTACACTTCCAGTGCTTGGTACGGGTGAACGGAATTTTGATTGCATGACACAACCAGATCCAGAAGATGTAAGGAATCGCCCAGAGACTCATTAGCGTTCCCCGGCAGCGTCACACACATCGAAACGTTCAACACCCGTTTCATCGGGTAGTTCTTCACGCACAACCACCGGTTTTAGTGGTGGTAGTTCGGGAGCTTTACCGAAACCTTCGATGGCAGCTGCTTTGAGCGCAGCGCTCTCCATCTCCGATTCACCCTGGAAGTTGCTGAAGGTGATGGTCTTCGTTACTTCATTGTTACGGAAGACGAAATCTTTCATGCCCAGACCTGGATGCCCACCAGTGGCATGAGCCAACAAGCAATGCATAGCCTGGACGCGGGACAACTTGTCAGGGGTGGCCTCGAACTTATAGATGAGGGGTTCCCCGTAGAATTCTCCACGGTCATTCTGGGAGTGTAGATGAACCACACCAGTAGCGACGCCATTGATCATCAAGATCTCAGCGAAGGTGTGGCGCCAGAAGTCACCACCTGGCCAGTGGTAGTGGGGCCAGCTGTTATCACCGAACAGCGAGTTGAACGCACCCGTCAAAGTGTCACGGGTTCCGTAATGACCACTGCCACGACCGAAGACGGTTTCACGAGCATGGGCCAGAATGCCGATGTTGATCCCGTGAACATCACCTGTAGGGCCGACGATGTGAATATCAGGTTGAAGGTGCCCGGCATCATTGACCAACTGATCAATTACGAGGGCAAGTTTCTCACGCGATTCACCTTTAATATCCGCTGTGTTGCGTTGCATGTTATTCTACCTGTTGTCAAAAGCAGGCCCCGAAGGGCCCACTTGATTATTCTTCGTCGTCTTTCTTCTTTTCCAAATACTGAGTACTTACAGCTTTAAAGCTGAACACTCGGTCGGTGCACTTGAACACCAGTCCTTCGCGGTAAGTTTTCTTCGGTTGTTTCGGATCGACATTGAACGCACGCGGACCTTCAGCCATCAGGAGAATATCCTGAATAGTAGTGCCCACCGGAATAACAAACTTCTCATGCATGACCGGGACGTAAGGAAGGCCGATGGCAGCACATACACCACGAGCTTCTTCCGGCAACAACTCCTGGCTACCATTGCGGTATACGCTGTAGACATGGTATTCAACATCTTCCACGCCTTCGAAGCCAGACTGGATATCTGGACCGATCAGCTCGCCTTGAACAGTGATGTATTCACCTGTCTCTTCCTGGTACGCCTTCAGCTTCTCAACCACCTTGTTCTTGGTGACGTAGCGGGTGAAGTTCCGGGAGGTGCTGTCGCCAATACCGGTGTTGGCTTTCCATTCAGGGACGTGAAGGTTGTTCATACGGAACGCCCATTTGCCATCTTCGTCCTTGAAGAACCACGACTTCGGTTTTAGGAAGTTGCGGTTGCGCGCCAGGAGGGTACCGATCCAGTAACGGATCTGATCTGGTTTGGACCATTCCTCGTCACCGATAACCAACTCGTAGTTACGCGAGCAAACGCCAGTACGAACACCACCATCATCCAGGCAGAATACCGTCATGGAGCTACCGTCGAGTTTCCAGGTAACTTCGAATTCAGTGCCTTCCGCCTTTGCCGCTTCGAACGCGACTGTCTTGTTCTGGATACGATCCTGATCAGACTTGAGCAGTTGCTTCGGCCATGGCAGGAGAGCATTACCCACGTTACCGAGGATCTTACGTACCAGACGCATGTACCAGCCAGAACCAGCTGCAGCCTGTTGCGCCGGCGACATGAGTGGCTTGGCTGCAAACTTCAGGATGCCCAGCTCCAACGTCATGTTGGTTTCAGCTGGAAGGTCTTTGTATTTCTCTGGGAGTGGTACAACCAACCCCTGGGCCAGCTCCTTACGAAGACGGAGCGTGCGCAAACGGTGATAAGCCTTACCGTTGATCAGGCGGTTATCGGAACGGCGTGCCTCGAGGAACCCGAACAGTGGGTTATCGATTGGCAACAGCGAGTCGATCTCGCAGTACACCACACGGTCACCCTTCTTGTATTCGTCCAGCTTGACCACGCACTGCCAGCCGCCGATGATTGCCAGAGACAAGGCATCAGCATTTGGATGTTTGATCACGTCGTCAAGTACGACGATACGCGCCAGTTTGCGGTCGGTTTCAACCACCCCGTTCCCCTCACGGATTGGTTTGAGTTCAGCAGCTACATCGGGGGTAGCGGTTGCGACTTCGATCTTTTCTACGACAGACATGTTTCTTCCTTAGGTCTTATTGCAAAGGTTTGCAGGTTACAGTGATTTTTGCCATACGGCTCGACAGTGCGCCACCATCGACTCTCGATTCAACGTAGTCTTTGGTTTCTTTGACGAGGTAAGGCTTCATGCCGTATGTCTCTACGACTTGTTCAATTGCGGCTGGACACGTGTTGGCATCTGACAGTTCTGTGACTGTTGGTGCACCACCAGGTCCTGCGCCTGTATTGAACGCAAATGCGATAACAAGTAACGCTTTCATCATTACCCCTTAACGCAGAGAACCTGCTTCAGCGTGTGGACGATCTCGACGAGTTCAGCCTGAGCTGCCATCACGTCTTCGATGTTCTTGTACGCCTTCGGGGTCTCATCGAGCACACCTTCATCTTTACGGCATTCAACACCAGCCGTATCGCGGATGTGATCTTCGATGGTGAAGTTACGGTTAGCCGCTTTACGCGACATCACACGACCAGCACCATGCGAACAGGAGCAGAACGACTCACGGTTGCCCTTACCACGAACGATGAACGACTTCGCACCCATCGACCCTGGGATAATACCCAGAGTACCTTCCTCGGCGTTTACGGCACCTTTACGGGTAACCAGAACGTTCTCACCGAAGTGACGTTCCTGGGACACGTAGTTGTGGTGGCAATTGATTGCCGCCATGTCGGTGTCGATTGGCAGGTTCAGGGTTTTGTGGATCGCCCCCAGAACAGCCTTCATCATGAGCGTACGATTCAGTGCTGCGAAACGCTGTGCCCACGATACCGCCTGCAGGTAGTCGTCGTAGTACTTGGTACCGTGTGGCAGGTAAGCCAGATCTTGGTCTGGTAGATGGATAAAGAAACGACCCATCTCTTCCTTTGCCTTGTTGATGAAGTACTGACCGATCGCATTCCCGATACCACGGGAACCAGAGTGCAGCATTACCCACACACGCTGTTCCTCGTCCAAGCACAGCTCAACGAAGTGGTTACCGGTACCGAGAGTACCCACATGGTTCCACGCCCGTTGTGCAGCCTTGGTGAGCTTCGGGTGTTTCTCAACGATTTGGTTCAGTTGCGTTCGCAACTTCTCCGCTTCAGCAGCGATCATGATGTCCTTGTTATCGAACACAGTCACCTTACCGAAAGCACCACGGTCGTTTGGACCACCGTTGTCAGTACGGCCATGTGGTACTACCGCTTCGATAGCTGCCCGCAGATGGCCGAGGCTATCTGGCAGTTGGTCTGCACCGAACGTCAAGCGACGAGCGGCCATTCCGCACCCGATATCGACCCCCACCGCAGCGGGAATGATTGCACCTTTAGTAGCAATGACGCTACCGACAGTGGCACCCAACCCGAAGTGTACGTCCGGCATTACTGCAACGTGCGAATGGATGAACGGCAACGACGCCAGGTTCTTCAACTGCTTGACTGCGGTCTCTTCGACTGGAACCCCCACGGTCCAGCCTTTAATCGGCTTCGAACCCGGTTCAGGTTCGCCACCAATGATTTCGAAAGACTTATCTTGCTGCTGGGATTTCTTTTGTTTCATAACTACCTCACGCGGATGGAAAGAGGGTGTAGCTAAACGTTGTTTATTTCTTTGATGTAAGCAAAGGCCTCATCACGGTAGAAGACATGACCATTATGGTTACCCATGTCCGCTACCGCTTCATTGAGTTCCCTTTCGAACCACCAGTACCACTCCGGCCCCTTTGGTTGATAACGGGCACACCACTTAGCGTATTCCAGCAAGTTGCATGCACAGTTACCACGAGGGACCTGGGGCTCTTTAGGTGGAGTCTTACCAAAGACTCGGCGTAACCATTCGACCATTACGCCACTGCCGCCTCACCAAACGTCAGCTCTTTGTAAAGCTGCGGTTTCGGAGGCATCAGGGTGATACCACTGCAAGCACTGAAATGGGCCTGAATGGTTTCGTTGCGTTCCTGGCGGATGTAATCGTAGTTGAACAGGAACCCGTCCAACTCAACTTGATTAATCGCCTTGGTCGGATCGATGTAACTGGTTTCCCACGGACCAACCTCATGGTTAACCGAATGGAACAGCACACCGGCTGTTTTCTCAGCCAGGGATTGCATCCCGGTCATGACCTTGGAATAGAAGCGTTCGATCAACAAGCGTTGCTGCTTAGGAGAACTGGCACTCCAGATAGCCGAGCCATAATGTTCTACAACCTGTTCTGTACGTTCCATCGGATACCTCTTGAGTTATGCCGCTTTGAGAAGGGGCAATGTGGGGATGGATGCAATAAAGGCATCCGGGTCACGGCGATGTTCAAGGAACAACGCTTGCAGGTCACAGCCCGCTATGTCCTCGAAACACCCACTGAATTCGTAGGTATGCTCCGGGAACACAACATGGATGTACTCGCGTACTTCTACATCGGTCAAGTAACCGATTTCCATCAGGTGGTCCACTCGACCTTTACGAACTACCGCATCATCGATCTTGTCGATGTGGTTGGTAGTCATGAAGATCACCGTGCCGTTCAGCGAAACCACCCCGTCCAACACGTTGAGCACTTTGCTCAGGGTCAACCGGGAGAACTCTTCGTTCAGGGCTTCGAAGATGTTTGCTTCCGCAACTTTCTTCTTGGCTGGCGCCGCCGGTAAAGCACCGAGTGTTTCCACCGGTTCAACCTTTGGCTTCTTCGGTGTACGCGCCTTGAAGGCAGCCGAACTGTCGAAGTCTTCGATCAACACCACCGAGTTCGGGGGCAGGTGACTGAGGGCTTTCTCGAATGACGTATCGTCCATCGAGTTGATGTTGATGGTGCAGATGTTCTTGCCGAAGTGGGCAGCCAGTGCCTTGATGATACTGGTCTTGCCTGTACCTGGCTTACCGTGGATAACAAACGTCGACTTGTAAGCCATGCCACGTTCGTTGTACCACTCTTCACTTTCGTAGAACTGTTCCAGCTCGAAGATCAACTTATCCTTCGTAGCTTTGTTCATCGCTACCGTCTTGAGAGGACGCTTCTTGATCTCACACAGGTACTGCCAGCCTTGATCACCGGTGTACGTATAGATGCGGGACTTCAGTGAGTTCTCTTTCGGCATGAACGAACTGACCAGGTCCTTCAACACTTGTTGATTACGACCCCAGGTGAAAATCGTGACGCGTTCTTTCTCGTTGGTTGACCCTTGACTGTTCAATGCTTCTTTCTTGAACCAGTACAGGCGTCTCTTATAAACGAAGAAGTGTGTGCCGAAACCAGGGCCTATAATTGTCCGGCTGTTGGGTGACTCCAAGCTGATGTTCCGCGAGTAGCGTGACCAGGGTTGTTCACAGAACCACTGCATGAAGGACGTGAAGTGAACACGGTCTTCTGACCAAGCGGTGGCGTTGTTGAACGTCAGGCTGGTCATGCATTGTTTCAGTGTGGCCGAGTACACCGTTTTGGGCACCTGCCGCAGTATCGCGTACAGGAACCCCATTAGGCCAGCAAGGACGATGCCTGCTGCCCAGGGGGAAACCTTGTTGAATGTCAGGTATTGCTGCTGAAGCCAATCAATAAATTCCATGTCACATAGCTCTCTGTGTTAAACCGGCATAGATCGCCCCTTCCCTGGAGCGGTTCTATGTTGGGGTGTTATGCAGCTTCGCGCAGGGTTGCACGAACTTCTTCGAAGGTCACTTCGTTCGGGAACGTGCCGTCTTTGTAGATCGGACGCAGTTCACCCGAGTGAGTGTCGAGGTCAGCGATTTCGAACTTCTGCTCTTGGAGCAGCTCAAAGTCACCGGCTTCGTTCTTCACAACCTTCAGGAAGCCCTTGGCCGACTTCTTGTTGGTTTCGCCTTCGGTCTTCGGCGCCTTGAACAGCTCAACGAACACGTCGTCCACTTGAACGGCGGTAGCCTTGATGGCGTAGCCGAAGGTGTCACGAGTGTTGTGCTGATAGGTGTACGAACCGATACCCAGAACCCAGTTGCACGAAGCGAAGCCTTTCTTCATCAGGCGACGCATGATTTCCTGGGTACGTTCCACAGTGATCGAATCACCGTAGATCAGGCCAACACGTTCGTGCAGCACTTTGAAGCCCTTGTCGGTCATGGTGCCACCGAAAGTGTTCCACAGGCATTCCACCGCACCGATCTGTTCGGCGTTCAGTTCTACCGGAGCCCACAGGTAGCCCAGAGCCGTGTAGTACTTCTCGGCGTCTTCAGCACTGATCGGATTTTCGTAGCGGGTTGCTTTGTACGTCATGCCGTTCAACAGAACGTACTCGACGTCTTTCGCTTTGCCGTTGTTGACCAGTTCGCTGAATTCCAGCGAGTTGTGAACTTCCACACCGCAGATGACTTCAACAGGATCACCGGAATCCGGACGGAACACCACTTTGGCCAGGCCGTTGGCGTCTGGTTGACGAGCCAGGATTTCTTCCTTCAGGGAAGGGGCAACAATGGTCAGGACACCCCAGAAGTCGAAGCTGTCGCAGACCAGGCTGATGATGCCAGTAGGACACTTGACGGTAATGGCATCCAGGATGAACTGACGCTCGGCCAGCAGTTGCGCTTTGCCGTATGCATCGGGATCGAGGTCACCACCAGTCAGGCCTTTTTCCAGCAGCCACTTGGTCATGTTGTACAGGATGTTCGAAGTAGCAACGGCGTGTTCGGTAGCACGCACCGATACAGCCAGGAACTCGACGTCGCTGTTGGCGAAGTACATGTCTTCGGCGTAGTCGATGGCCGGCAGGGTATCGGTACCCACGAAGCTGGTCAGGTGACCGGCGCCAGTACGAGCAGCATCTTCAGGACCGGACAGGCCACGGAAGGCGAAGTCATGCCCTTGCAACGCAACGAAGTCACGAGGCGAACCAGTCAGGTCAGCGAAGTGTTCCAGGATGCGACGGTATTCGTAAGCGATGGTGGCGTTGCAGACCATTTTCCAGATCAGCGACGACATCAGGGTTTCCAGGTAGTTCACTACCCAGAAGAATTCCGGTACGGTGTTGTAGATCACGTAGCCCGGAACGTTCATGTTCAGGCGAGAGCCTTCCGGTACCGACAGGATGGTAACCGGTAAGTAACCCAGGTCATGCAGTGCTGCCATGGCTTCGATGTCAACCATACCTTCACCGAGGTAGTTCTTCATGCGGCGAGCGTAGCGACGGATCACTTGCTCTTTCGGCTTGCTGAAGAACGAATCGTGCCACAGGCCGTGAACTTCACGCATCACGCCTTGGATACCGAACCAGACGACTTTGCTATCCCAGAGGTAGGACTGGGACTTGCTGCCCTTGAACAGACGGTCTGCACGTGGAGTGCCGTTACCGTAGGCGAAGTTGGTGCCGTTCGGGTACAGAGGGCCGTGACCCATTTTGTAACCGTCTGCTGCAGTCGGGCCAAACAGTTTGAAAGAAGTGCTCATTACTTTGTTTTCCTTACGCATTGATCCAGGTGAGTTTGTTATCGACAACACCGTCTGGGCGAGTACTGCCCTGTGCTGTCGGATGGAACGAGTTGGTGGTGTAGACGTGGTCGTACTTTTCAGTAACCAGGTCGAAACCGTACGAGAAGATCCCGTGCGTTACCAACAGTTCCAATCGTGCTGGATTATGCTTGCGGATTTCTTCAGCCAGTTGGATGAAGGTCCGTCCACCATCACAGATGTCGTCACAGACCAGCAGTCGTTTGCCAGTTACATCGGCATCGAACTTGGTCTTGGTGATTTCCATCGTTTCCAGGTCACGCTCTTTAGTAGCCGTGATGTAACCAGCGCAGCCCAGGTGAGCAGCCAACGCTTTCACTTTCTTGACAGCCCCTGCATCAGGAGCCACCAGCCAGGTATCGTGCAGTTCGTTTGCCGTAGCATCCAACATGTGCACGATGTCAGCCTGGGTCTTGACGATCACGCGGTTGATCAACGCCGGCGTAGTGTCGCTGTGCGGGTCCAAAATGGTCACACTGACGAACTCACAGAGGTTGATCAACTTCGCTGCTACCGCAATACCCAACGACTCCCCGGGGTTACACACGCGGTCCTGCCGGGCGTAAGGGACATAAGGGATATATGCGCTTACCGGTACGTCGGGACGAATGCGACGGATCGCATCGGTAACGTGCAGTAAAGCGAGGAAGTCAGTTGGGGTACGGAGGTTGGCCATGACTTGAATGTCCATGCAACCGCGGATTTTGTTGTGGAACTCTTTCGGAATAAGTGGGTTAACTTCCCCACCTTTGAACGTGCTCACGTCAACGATAGTCTGCGCCACTCCCCAGTGGTCGCCATTGCCGCGTCGGATACTTAAACGAATCATTACGGTAGCCTTTTGCTATGGTCTTGTATTATTCGGGACGCAGGTATTCCTTTACGCTGCGACCTGTAACAATGCTGGGTTCCATGGAATACGGCCTTCGAACATCTGTTCACGTTCAGAGAGTTCGGCCACAGGTTTACGGCCTTCCAGCTTACGCCAGGCCTTATCAAGGTCAGCCATGTGCTTGTCCAGTTCTTTGGTTTTCTTGAGTGTTGCCAACTCATAACCACCCGAACCAGGCATCATCATGGTGCCGTCTTTATAGCGGATTGGCTTAGCCATCAGTAACCCACCGAGCGTTGGATGAAGGCGATGAATGCCGGGAAGTTCTCTTCCATTACTTTAACGATAGTATCGGGATCAGTTTCAATCCCCATGTCGTTATCGTAAAGGGAAGGATCTTTGTAGGTGAAGTGACTACCGGAATTGTCAATCCGGAACTCCAGGGTAAGCTTACCCTTCTTCAATGTGTAGGCGGCATAAGCGGTAGATTGACTACCATAATCCAAACGACGGCATTGGATGGTTACACCCGAATGCATTTGTGGTTCGGATTGGATCTTGTCCGCTTCTTCCCGGTGGTGAATGATAGCCGCTTTGTAGAGAGCAGCCCACAATCTGAGTTTATAGTGCATTACATTTTCCTCTTGGTTTTAGACACAAAGTAGTAATATAGATTTCAAATAAAATGGAGTAAAAAAGAAACGGAATAAAGCCTCTCCCGAAGGAGAGGCAATATCTTTAGATGTCAGGACGAACGTCCATCACACCCAATCTTCTTCGCGACCAGCACCGGTGCCAATATCTTGACTACCGATCTCTTCGCAGCCGATACCTTCACCGACTCCATGATCCATCTCTTTCATGTTACACTCCCATGCCTCATCGGCTTTTAATTCAGCAACAGTAATCAAACCCCATTGCCGTCGTGGATTCCCCCACAACCGACACCGAAAGCAACTGCAGTTAAAGGCATTACGTTTCCGTAAGCGCCCAGGCACTGCAACGACCTCCCCAACACGGGCTTTGTAAATCTGCATGTGTTTATGCACAACCCGATCATTGTGGTGTTGGCGCAGTTGTGCGAGAGATTTGTTACTTGACATGCTTGTTCCTCAACACGAGCCTACAGCACAACGCTGTAGGCTATCGTATCAAGAAGCTTTGCCCCATTGCGAGATGTTCCATACTGCGAGCTCCTCGGCGGTCATGTCGATGGTTTCATAAGGTTTGTCAACCATCTCCGTCCAAAGGGTTGGGTTCAGCCAAATCCCCCGGTCTTCGAAGACGTTGTTCCCTTTATCGGCCCAGTTCTGAAGAAGCCGTTTGCGGTATTGCCACGGCATCAACTTGTACCAGACCTTGTTGAACCATTCCACAGTAATAGGCCATTCATCAAGGCGATCCCGTGGAATAGCTAACATCACCTGGGTGTGCCAACTCAAGTTGATACTCGCGCGAACTGGCCCGGGTTGTGCCCCAATCAACTTACGGCACATTCTCTGGACAACGTACATGAACTTGTTCAACCGCACTTCATCGAGGAAGATGAAATTGGAGAGATCCCCGACACCACGTTCCCGTACGATTGCTGTCAACCTTTCCCGTTCGGTCAGTTGCATCTTAGACCTTTCCTTTATTCAGCTTTGTGGTTTTGAACAACCACGTTATTGAGGGTGACCCCAATACCCGCTGTGACGAACGTACCTACCACCAGAGCGACGGTAAAGAATGCAGCGCGAACTACTTTCCGGTTCATACGTAAATCACCTCGAGCTTGTTGCCACCCCATTTAGCACGAAAGACATGCCGTCCGTACTTCCACGGGTGTGGGTAGTTCTCGATCGTGATGGAGATAGTTGGTTCATCTTCCACCAGTTCTTGAACTTTCTGCAACACCTCACCGATTGCTCGGTGAGGATACACAGGTACGTAATTGCTCAGGTCTTCCTTGTGACGAATCACGACGGTGTTTTTGCCCAGGTAAAGGTGGTACGGAAACATCAGTCCCCATACCAAACTACCCAAGGTCATTGCCGCCACTTCTTCCCACAGTGGTCTTTTAGGGCGATGCATGGTTTAGATCCCGTTGGCACCACACGACTTCAGTACGGACTGAAGGGTGGCATTGGTGGTTGACCCGCGTTCAAAGATTGCAATGCGGAAGTGTTTGCTCAGCTCGGTGAGTACATCATCCAGCTTGGTAGCCGGATAGAGATTGTTGCCACCGTCTGGGAGTTGCTGCATGAACACGGCGTCCTCTTTGATCCCCACGCCGCCGACCAGATAATTACAGATCTGTTGCACGAGGGCCGTTTTACCGGAGTGAGGAGCCGCGACGATTGCGATGTTGGTGACGCCATGTGCGAGGTCGCGGACGGGGGCTGGATAGACGCGCATGGCTTCGTCCAAAGGGAGTGGGCGTGCCGGATCTACCGAGAATCGCTGAACGATACGGTGCTCACTCACAATGTACTCTTTGGTGGGAACATAGTTCTTCACCGATTCCATCAGAGCATCACGACCCATCAAGCCAATGTCAGCTTGCAGATCCTGGGCCACTACTTCAAAACCAGCGTCGCTCAGCATGTGTGCCAGCTTCGCCGACAAAGCCGTTTTACCCGAACCCGTTTCACCGGTGATGATGATAGCCACTTGTTGCTTTTCTTTTGGCTTCTCTTCAACCACACGTCGCGCCACTGGAGCAGCCAACGCACGGATTTGCATCCGACTGACCTGAACAAGGCCAGCCGACATGACGAACGGATCGCTACCACTGTAGAGCAGGATCAAATCACCCGCTTCCATCTTGCGCCCACGGGGCTCACCACCTGGATGACTCGCCGGTGGATGCCCACCATTGAAGTACCACACACCTTCCCATTGTGTCAACGTTTTCGAATCGACCCAGTTGGTAAATGTAGCCACAGCGTTGGTAGTAACACCAATACCCACATGGCCTTCTTCGTCGTTGAAGTAGACACCTTCATAGGAATGCTCCAGTGCGTCAGTGATTTTGATAGCCGTGTGATTAGCACGCTTGTCTTCTGGCGAAGTGATCGAGAACTTGGCGTTAGCCCTTGAACGACTGTAGTGTTCTGGATCACCGTCGGGCTCACTGAGGATCAACACATCCCCAACATAAACCTGGATGTTTCGGGTGGACCCCTGACTGTTGATGAGGCGGGCGTATACGCTGAACTCACGCCCGCCATGGAGGGCAAAGAACTCCAGACGATAGACTTTCTGCAACACAGCAAACAGCGCTTCAGCCGCAGCGCTGGTGTATGCCAGTTCCACCACCGCTTTACCCTCAAACACCGAGACGGCTTTGATGAGTGCCCCTTCCATCGTTACAGCTTTGGCGTCAGATGGACGATGCTGTTCGATGCGGATACACGGAAACTTAATTGGGTTTTGCATGGATCACCTTGTTAAGGAATGAATGGTTACTCGGCAGCTTTCAATTCACTACCAGGTTCGATTATGAGCCATCCGAACGTGTCCGTGCGGAGATCTTCTGTGTCGCGTCTTGCGCCATTGAATGGATTGTAGAACCAGGCAACCGTAGGGAATGTGCACCGGAAGATATCTACGGTCCAGCCACTGTCCATCTTCGATCCAGTGTGTGGATGAAAGGCAAGCTTAGCCCCATGGATATCGCGCTTCTCCGGATAGATCTTACCGCCGTTGGCAACGATTTCCTCACGCTTGCATTTCTTCATGAGGTCGTTGAAAGGCATGCCCGAGTCGGCGGCGCAGATACGTACGTCGACAACAATACCGCGTTCCACCAGGCGTTGAATTTGATCAACCACACGCACTTCGGTGTAGTCGATATTCAAATCATCGTCAAGTGAAGTAATGATGATGCGTGCTGGATCAACGTCGAGTTTCATCAACTCCAGCTTAACGTACTCCATAAGAGTACTCTTGCCAGTATTTGGTAATCCGATCGAGAAGAGACTCATCTGACTGCGAACTGACGGCTGCAACACCACCGATGGACGGATACGGTGATCCGGTTTGTCAACGTCAGCCTGGAACAGCCCCATCGACAAACCATGTTCGCTGAACCGGAAGTTCATCCCGCGCAAACGACCCATGTCAGCGATGTTCTCATCCCCGATCGCAGTTACGCCGAAATTGACGGTCAAACCTGCTTCACGCAGCTTCTTGGTGATCCAGGCAGCGAAGTGACCTTTACCATGGCCAACATGTGCGCTAATGATCAACGTTACTTTATTTTCCATTTTGTATCTCCGACATAAGGCCTCCCCGAAGGGAGGCGGTACGTTTAAACTGCCACTGGAGCAGGGATATGGGGATGGCTATCGTAACCGACCAATTTAAAGTCGTTGATATCCATGTCCAGAACATCACGCTTATTCGGATTTATCCAAATAGTGCACGGCTGTTTTGGTGTACGGGTTTGTTGCAGAGCCACCTGGTCCATGTGGTCCAGATAGATGTGGGCATCACCAACTTGATGAATCAGTTCTTCAGCCCAGTAGTTGCACTCATGAGCCAACAGGTGAGTGAGAATCGAGTACTGGGTGAGATTGAAGGGCGCGCCCAAAAAGATGTCATTGGAACGCATCCAGAACAAACACTTCAATGCACGACGTGGAACCTTCATGCTGTCGAGGTCGAGGTGTTGTTCCTCTTCGGTGCGGTCAGGAAAGCGGAGCATCTTGCTGAGGTTCATGTACATACCGTACAGAGGCTCCTCAGGATGGTCTGCTGCCTGTTTGTAGATCTCGGCCTGGTGACGATCATGGATCTTGTCGTAGATCGCCCAGCGCTCTTCCAGGGACAGCACACGGGTCCAGAACTGAACCATGGCATGGCATGGCGGCAGGGCTTGTTGATCCACGTAAGCCGGATTCCAGAAACACAGAATGTGACGTCGGGAGTCAGGGCTGTTCTTCAGCGAGTGCTGCAGATCTTTAAACTGGTCGATGGTTCGGGTAATGATGAACTTACCCTTGTTCCGGCAAAGCTTCTTGTAACCCAGCTTCTGCATCTCCGGCCATTCTTTTGGCGAGATAACGCGGGTGTCTTCCAGGTTACGGATCATCTTGCCGTAAACGTGACCCAGAGGACCTTCAGTCACTTCCTGGTCGGAAATACCAATGTGGCGGAAGAAGTCCTTCCACAACGGATGTTCCTTGTCATCGTGCATTGCCTGGGCATTGTCCGTCGACGTCTCGATCAAATAGTTCGGGATCATCTTGTCGCTACCAGGCACTTCAGTGTAGTTGACGTAAGAATGAAACTTCTCGCCAACATTACCAAAGTGAATACCCGCAGGATAACCCTTCAGTTCGATCTCACCCCAACCGAAGTGCTTGCGCTTGTATTGCTTGCGCATTTCAGCCGCAGTACGAGGACGGTACTTGGCCCCTTCTGGCTTGACCCAGTCATCCCAGATGCCACAGTTGTTGTCTTTCAGGTACTTGACGTTGGTGTCGCCGGAGAGCACCCACTTGAGTTCGACCTTGTTGTCGTTCTCAGGTACGAACTTTGTCGTTGGTCTGGCTACGGTCCAGTCGGAGATGTCGTAGCGATGCATGGCGCCGAAGCTGGAGATCGTTCCTGTATTGGTCCGGTCCCCCTTGGCCACGCCGTGCTTCAAAGTGTTTTCCTGGTACTGAAGGTATTGATGCATCGTATTTCCCTAGTAGTTCTGTAACAGCAAAATTGGAATTGCGGAGGCTATACGAATTGATGAGTGCACCCAAGGCAGCAGCCATCGACACTTGATCCGGTAGCCCAATGAAACCTTTTGGTGCCTCCATCAACCAAGGCCTGACGCGCCTGAAAGGAGGCATGCAATAAAAGCCATCGATGTCTGTGTAAGGCTTAGGGGCCTCAAGGCAACGATAACTGATAAGGTACTTCTTTACAGGACCAGGTAAGGCCCACGGGGTTTGTCGCCGTTCATAGCACATCGCGGCACCTTTAAACGAAGCCACCTACCTGCAGGACGGCGTAGGGGATGATGATTGCTTCTGGGTCCATACCCGAACGCTCGAAGTACAACAGCGCTGGGAAGTCATGGTCCTTCGGAATCGTAGCCAAACTACCCGGCAGATTAGCGTCGTCAAACGCTTGGTCCAGACCAATACGGTCATTGACCCGATAAGTCCATGGAGCCATCTTGATGAAGTGGACTTTCTTTGGAGTTTCCACTTCCAGGTCCATCGCCAGGGTTGCCCCTTTTGGCAGTGGCCGAAGCTTGGTCAGCAACCAGGTACCCAGATGAAGATCCAGGGTCAGGTAAGCTGCCATCTGATCACCGTCAGCGAAACGCTGGAAGATGGTCACAGTAAAGCGTCCGTCGGCGCTTGTAGTGCCACCACGGACGTAATAGTCATTGGAGGCCAGTGGCATGCCACGAAGATAAACGCCAGCCTCTGAGAGCTTCACAGACTTGTCACGGATACCATCAACACCAGCGGACGCATCCAGTGGCATAGAAACTTGTAAAGTGCGCGCTTTGGTAGTGGCGTCGCATTCAGTGCAGCAAGCCATTGGGGCCTCCTTGCTAAAAGAAAAGGATGAAAGGGGGAGCCAGGCTCCCCGCATTCAATATTTGCCGTGGATGTGGAAGATCAAGCTGATGTTCTCATCGTGACGCAGAGCGATCAGGCCGTGTTCCAGTTCGTAGGTTTGCTTGTCCATGTCGAATGTGATGAACGTGTGGTCCATCGCAGCGTCGATACGGAAGCGCGCTTTACGTGCATCATCGCTGGCAACCGGAACAACCTGGATGTCATTGATCAGCGTGGTGCCTTCAAAGACACCTGTCGCCGTAACACGTTCGATAGTAGCTTGCTCATGGGGCTCGATGAAACGAGTTTCCCCCACCAGCACACTGCCGTCGATGGTGAGCTGCCGACGCAGTTCGTCATTGCCGCGATTCTCTGGCAACCGCATGGGTTCCAGGATGAGGTTGACCTGTGCGGTCTTTGGTCCGTTGTGCATTTGGTTGATGTTCTCGCTTGGTTCCACTTCTACCAACTTTTCCGGGAAGCATGCGCTAACACTAATGCACATCTCGACACCATGTATATTGAATACATAGTTGTCTTTTGCAAACCAGGCACTCTCCGACTTATGAATCACATCGGGGTAAATTGGATCGTCGAACATGTTCAGGAAGGTGACTCCCGAAAGGCCGGTAATGATCCAGCCCTCGGGAATGTTACTGGTGTTGACAACGGCACCGTCACGGGTAATGTCTACCGGGTAGGTGACCAACTGAGCCAGCAGGTTGGTGTGTGGGTGATACACAACATCAAGACGGTGGTTCTCGGGCTCTTGCATCAGTCGAGTCTCGGTTTGAGGAAGATGGCTTTCGCCGCCCCCACGGCTTGAATGTGATCGAACAGAGCGCTGTTGCCAACGTTCTGCAAGACCTGCAGTTGTTCTTCGTTGATGGGTGAACCATTCCAGTTGAACCCAGCACGATCCTTGATGTCCCAGAAGGTTTCCAGGAGACGGTTAGGGATCAAATGCACACAGTGAATAGTAAGCACTTTCTCCGTGGTCGGAAAACGACGAAGGTAGTTGGTATCCTGCGCATGGAGCGTAGTCCCCACAACAATGGTTTCTACGTTCTCTTCCAACACATTAAGAGGAGTCTCGTAAAACTCCCCACCGCGTGTTTCGTACCGACAGCGATAACTGGCCAAAACGTCTTTGTTAACGTAACGGATGTAGTCCTGGATCGGGGTTCCCGTTCCGTCATCCATGGTGCTCTTGGCCTGGATTTCTTCGGTCGTGTTCAGCGCCATGCGCAGCACGTCGAATGTGTCTTGGCCGGTCATGGTGATAGCCGTGAAGGCGAACTGAATTTTGACGAGTTCCTTGGAATCTTTGAACGCATCTTCCGGCGCATACAGAATGTGCTGGGCGAAGGTGTCTTGGATTTCGTAGATTTCGCTATCGTTCATCGACACCTCCTTCGTCAGGCGTGCCAAGTTCAGGAATTCACCAACAGGATTATTGCGAATCCCAGCGAAGAGTTCAATCATTGTTTACCGCCTTGAAGGAGGGTGAGTTTAGGGGGACCCTTATAACGCGAAGGGCCTTTGAATACAGGGGTGGTTGGAAGATCACCGAAGTCCAGCAATGGGCTTGGCATTTCCAGAGCCGCGGAGAGGAAGTCTTCTTCCGTCCCAGTGAAGCCTTTTGCACGGGCCAGGTCGTAAGCCGACATGTGGTCACCCTTCGAGGCAACCTGCGTAGTGCGTTCTTCGAGCGATGGACGCTTCATCAACGCATCCCGCACCTGACCAGCCTTTTCACGGAAAGTCGCAGTGAACTTTTTCGGATAAACGTCGTTCGCTGCACCCGGTCCCATGAACGGTGGGTTACCAATGTCGTCTTTCTGCTCCGGGGTGAATACCGGAAACAGGTCCAGCGGAATACCACCGTTGTTAGCCATCATCTCCAGTTCCGCTTCCACCCCAGGGAACGGCGCCAGAGTTGTGTGCATTTCGTCCAGTGGAACTTGAACGGCCAGCAGAGAATGCCAAGGGGCTTCCACCTGTTGTACGACACCACCAGATTTGCAGCTGAAACTGAAACCTTCGTCGGTGTACTTCAGGTCACGAATGGCCTGCATCGACATGTTGATTACAGAAACCCCGGTGTCATCACAGACGGAGTTCAGGTATGCGTTGTCGGAATCCCAGGCACGAATCACTACGTTCATGCGCCCGAAACCGTTCTCACCAAACCACTCGTAAAAAGCGTTCAGGATGACGTGGTTCAGCGAGGTCAAAGGCTTGCTCATGTTTACTCCTAGTTAGTTATGTTCTTCAACTGTAGGCTCAAGAATCCACTTGAAGGGAATACCGAGTCTATCGACGTACCCCAAAAGGGTTTCCAAACGTACAGCCCCGTCTTCGCGGTTTACTTTGAGGCGGCTATAAGTCTCCCTGCTAATGCAGAGAAGACTGGCCATTTGCTTGCCGTACAGGCGGTGCTTCTTTTGGTAACTAAACACGGCATCGATCAGCATCTGCTTCACTGCCGGGATTTGGTCACTCAACATATTTGGAACCCCAGTATATTTACGAGATTGTATTCAACGTTGTAATGTAGACTTGAAACTTTTTGCGTTAATTCTTGCGGAACAGGCCCAACATACCGGCGACAGCGCCGAGCATAATGAGGCTACCGATAGCCATCAGACCGTATTGAAAGAAGTCGTGCATTGTTCACCCGATTGGATAATGGAAGAGGCCGAAGATACCGGCCAAGGTTAGGACAACCCCGAGAACGTAAACGTCACCGCCGGGGTATTTGTATGGGTTAAAGCAGCCATTCAGGACGACACACAGTACACCCGCAAAGAAGCAGACCAATGAAAGCTGGAACATTCGATATTCACCAAGTAGCCCGAGATAGCGAAGAGGGCAACAGCCGCCCCCATCAAGTAATAAGAGAACGTTCGTAATTCTTTTAGTTCGTTACGCCCATCATCTCCGTGAGAAGTTACTACCCAGAAGACCATCCCGAAACACAGGCAGATTACCCCGGTGGAAAACATTAGAGCTGTCCAGTTAATATCCATGTTTAGTCTCTAATAAGCGACATAACGCCTCCCCGGAGGGAGGCTTATGTTTCAGTATGTCAAAACCACAGCCTTGCCGTAGTCGTTCATCATGCAGGAATTGTACGACGCCATGTAGGTGTCCATTGGGGAAAGTTTGTTATTCCACACTGGATCGACGTCTTGGATTACTTTAGGAAGAACACTGTAAAGAACGTTATCTTTATTCTTCACAACGTAGCCCTTGAGAGCCTGGAGATTTTTACGCCAAGACTCTTCAGTCTCGCCGCGCTGCTTTGCTTCCGTGGTAGCCTTGGTCATTAGCGCCAAGCCTTCACAGTAGTTCAGATCAGCCATCACCGCTGTAGCCATTGCTTGCATTGGAACTGAGAACAGAACCAGTACAACCAAAAGCCGCATTACGTGTGTTAAACATTGCATCACGTTGTACCTTGGTTGAGGGATCAGAATATAGGACACTACTCGGAGTCTTCACCGGACATATAGAAGAGAGCATTGTTGTGATTAAACCCATCGGTAGCGACACGGAAGATGTAACTCAACCGACTTATTCCGTCACCAATGTAGTCGTATGCGCTGATGCCACAATAGAGCCGGTTAGGGTTCTTGGCATCCAATGTACTCACCAACGAGTCGATGTACTCCATGGCGGGCACAAAGCCAAACGTTTTCTCGTCCTGTCTCCAAGAGTCATTCGTTAGGCTGGTAATGTACCGTTCCGTGACGTCATCGCTTTGATCTTGACAGAAGCCTGCAACCGCAGACAAGATGTATAGATCGGGATCGAGGTCCATGTGTGCATACGTTTCATTAAACGCGTACAACCACTCACCTTTCTCAGCAATGATCTTTTCTAACCACCCGTGTTCAGCCGTACCATTAACGACAACGTCTGTAAAGAGCTCAGGGCAAGCTGCCGCAAGATACTCTTTACGAATAATGCGAAACCGTTGAGCCATTATTATTGTCCCAGTGAACAGAGTTGTTTACACTCCGACACTTGTTTAGCCAGCTTCTGCAAAAGATCAGCCTGGTTGTTCGTGAGTTCCTTAAGTTCAAGGACCTCTTCTTCCAACTTGGCAATACGCTCTTCTTTCTTTGCTTTCTCTGGACAGCCCATAGGGATTCTCCGACTAGATATTTAACCGATAATTCCAGTCCCCGTGATGGGTACCGTTATTAAAGGCTTCGATCTGATGCGGCTCCATACCTGTCGCGTGCAGGTGGAACGTCATGTTCAAGCGACGGGTCATGTACCGCTCCGACAACTCTACCGCATAAGTGTCGTCATTGCAGTTAATGGTTACCTTCGCCACGTGGATGGGTTTCATCTTGCACGACTTATCCCAGATGTCAAAAACCTTAATGTCCTCGTACCGATCCAACTTGGGAACAATACGAAAAGCAAAAATGGGAACTTCGTTCACACCACTCACTCGGTCTGGTGTAATCCAAACCGGATGGCCAATGTGCTTCTGACAGAATCCACGGATACTGTCATTGAGGTCTCCCTTCACCCCACTGTACAAGGGAAGATGAACGACGATCATACAGCGATACTCCCTTGATACTGTTGCTTACCGAGTTCTTGAGTAATCTCCAAGACAGCGGTAAATGGGCGGGTCTTCTGGTTAGCCTTGGGTTTAACCCACCAATACTTTTTCTTCTGCATGTCGAACTCGAGTTCAACCACAGGGGCATTGTCTTCCTCGTCGAAGAAGGTGAACACTGTACGGGCGGGTCGTTCAATAGGGACTTCCCGGTACCACTGAACCTTACTGACTTGTTGCATGTCAGGTGGGTAAGCGGTAGCCAGGATGTCTACGGATTCAAAACTGGATAGCTTGTCCCCGTAATGGGCGAGGCTGATCGGGTACCCGGACTTGGAGAAGTCCAAGAGGTAGTTCAACGTCACCAGCGTTTTGAGAATCTTCGGTTCCATCTGGCAGTTTCTCTCGAATGAAGAACATCATATCGATAGGCCAGGTTTCACTTGGATCAGTCCAGGTCAGGACAATACGCTTGTTGATACGGCTGGTACGAACAAACGCCACTTCCCGTCCTTCACGAACAACGGAGATGAGTTCAGACTTCTCACCTTCACCACGTGTAATGGTGAATGTAAAGCCCTCAGCTGGCCCCAGAGAGTGGCGATGGTTCAATCCACCCAGATCTTCCGGTGTCCAGTAGATCGCGGTAGGAGTCAACGCCAGGATCTCTCCAAGGATCTTCTCCCCTAGCTCCTCAATCCGAGTATCCCCGATTTGGGTAGCAAAGGCGTACTCCTTGATATTGGCAGGTTGCCCCTTTAACGGAGGCATGGCTGCCAATGAGGCTGGGAGCTCGGTGATGATCATATCGGTCATTTGTAAATTACCAAGTATCGGATTGAAGTGTTGGGTGCTTCGTTCAGCGCTTGGGTGATGATAACCTCACCCGTCTTGGCTGAATAAGCATGGGACCACGGACTCATTCCATCGATCATGAGGTTGACAATGTTGTAAGTCTCGTTCAGTGGGATACTGCCATGTGGATTGAACTTGTGAGTCAGTTGATGACGCACATCTTTGAACAGGGGGAACACTACCAGGATTGGGATGATCCGTTCGATCTCACGGTTCTGGAAAGGCGTGAACGTTCCGGCCACGTTTGCTACATCAACGTACTCATGATTCATCTTCTCGCCATCAGCCCCGAACTGTAAGGTGAGGGTGACATCGGGAATACCGAGTACTGTGTTGTTACACACTTCGTATTTCCCGGTATGCGGGTTGATCCGCACGTAGGCCACACAGGTATCATCATGATCCCCGTAAGCCCACAGTTCAATGACTTGCCAGCCTTCACGGAACTTGTATGGCTTGACGACAGCATGGTAGGTGTTAACGACACCAGCTACGTTGGAATCTACGCGGGTAACCTTCAAGTTGATAAGCCCCAGATCACACGTTTGGATCTGACCGTCTTTAGTACGACGCAGGTTGATAGTTGCGATACGCATAATAAAACTCCTCTTCTATTTAATAGGGTACGTCAGTACAAAAAAGAAATTGAACAGCTGCCCCTCTCCGAAGAAAGGGGCTCGCGTTCTAGGCAAGTGTGATACGAAGTTTGTAGTTGCCAGCCTTCGTACGGTCACCTCCCACTTTGATCAAGCATTTGCCACCCTGGTTTTGGTAATACTTCAGTTCCAGTTCATCGAACGGGAACTTTTCAAGCACCCAGCCCCAGAAGCGCTTCCACGCGCTGCCCTCTCTGACAAAGCGAATCGTATTGATGGGGGATTTCCCATTATGCGATTCTTCCAAGGTAGAACGCACCAACGAGTGCGCTACAATTTGGCCTGCCTTATCCAGTACCTCCACTTTTAAGTGTTGGGGTTTGGTGTTCAAAAACATCGAGCTAAATACACGATCTTCATTTAGCCCAATGATCAGGGTGTGTTCAAAACTCATTTACTTGAACTCCACTTCGAAGACAACCGCAGGAATCACATCACGGTAGGACGGCATAACAAACGTTTCGTAACGGCCTTCGTCGATCGACATCTCCAAGTAGGCGATGGTGTTCAACTCCGGGTGGTTACGGTCATGCAGGTACATGGTGAGGACTTCGCCACGACGCAGCTTGCTTTTGGTCATGGTAACACGGTAGTTCTCGTCCGGAGTACCATGGACGGTGTTTACGGATTTCGCAGTCACTGTCATCACTTCGCCGAGAGTGTTTGGCTTGTGAGTAGGGATTGCGAACAACGTGTCGATGTAACCACGTTTGGCAGGCAGCAGGTTTACAATAACTTCCATTTGAGTCACCTCGAGATGATAAGATAGAGGAGGCAACTGGTTAACTAACTATTGAGTTAGGCCAGCCCTCCAATTTCCACACGGCGTAAGCCATGCAGCACAACTGTTAAGCGGGCATCGCTGCCCATTTGTGGATCGTTTTTGTGATGGTCGAATTGAGCCCCTAGTTGCCAGGTGATCGATTCGAGTACATGCAGTGCGGATTCCCTTACGTTGGGGTCCATTACCAGTTCCACGTTGTAGACATGGTTCAGGTGTTGGACACATTGGCGGAGGACAGGTTTGTAATGGGAGGTGTCGGCCCCCAAGTACAGGCGGGCTAACAACTTCACGGCTTCGGTCCAACAATGCAATGTTGACACGATAGCTACCTCTACAGTAGACGGCATAAAGCCCCTCCCGAAGGAGAGGCCTTATGCCGGTTAGGCGCTTAGAGCGCAACAGCCAGACGGAGCTGACCAGAGTTTTGTACGAATACCAGTTCGTTGTGTTCAACGATGGCATCGAACGCGAAGATACGTCGGAACGTATCGATGAAACGTGCCATGGTAGTAGCACCTGGCACGAGGTTTTCTTTACGAGTCAAAGCACACTCGTCTTCTGCAGTTTTCCACTGGTGCAACCAGAGTGCTTTGTCACCCTTGAAGCCAGCTTCTTGTGCAACTGCCAACGAGGTGTCGACAGCCAGATCGCGGAGGCGTTGAACGTCCAGTTTGAACAGTTCCATCTCAGCGATGTTTTCTGCGGTCATGCCCATGCTACCGGACATAACGGCGGTAATGCCTTCGTTACGGCGCCAGTTGCAGATGCGATCAGCCATTGCATCATCACAGTTGAGCATGATCTGCTTCAATGCGTTAACCGGGGTGGTCTTTTTTGCTTGCATAATTGCCTCTTGGGTTTAGGGTAGATTCACAGAAGTAATATAGCGTTTAAAACGCTTTCAATACTTCGGTTCGGTGTTCCAGGATTTGAACTCAGCGTCCATCTCCGACAACACATTGGTGTAGTACATGTAATCGTACTGCCGGTGCTCTCCATGGGATTTATTGGCAGTAGAATGCAGCAAGGTTTCCTTCTTGATTGCATCCGACATCCAGTGAAGGTCTACTCCTTCAACCGCCATTTTCACATCGAACGGTTCATCGGTAGTATGGGGCTTCCAGTCAACATCACACACTTCAATCTTGTCGACATGGAAGTTCACCTTTACCTTGTCTGCCACCTCACCATAGCGGATAAGTTCGTCACGGAAGCGATCCAGGAAACGGGACACTTCAATGACAGAACCCGCTTCGAAGTAACGAGCTGGCGAAAGCACCAGACGGTAAGAGCGACGCAGATACGTTTTCGGATCGGTTGGGTTTGGACGCAGGAAAACGATGGCTCCATTCTCAACCGGTTTTTCGTCACGGATCAATGAGAACCAGGTACGGTCAAGTGCAGGCTCCCCGGTTTCCATGTTGACGATCACTGGCGCAATCGTGTTGTCCAGTACCCATGGCTCGACTCGCACTTCGGCCCAGAGGAAATCACACCAGCGGTAGCAGTGAGCGGTAGTCCCGTCTGCCGACACTAGCGCCATGTTTTCCATCCGATCAACATGCATCTTTTTGTTGATCTGTTTAACGTACAGCTTAACGTCAACTTCGTTGATAGTCACGGTAACTGCGTGAATACCTTCATCTGGACGTTTGAACTGGAAATGACGCGGCAGTTGATAAGCCATTTTCGTCGCCACGTCTTGGTCGAACCGTTCTACCGGTACGTCGAAGATGGTGGTTGATTGACCTTCACGAACTTCCGTGGTACGCCAGTGTTTAACCAGCGTAATATTTTCCAACATTGCTACATTAAGCTCTGTTGGTTTGGCTGGATTGTCTTTCTCATGGATCAAACCAGCGAAGACTTTATCCTTCCCCTCGTGCCGATGAGGGTAGCTGCTCGACACGCGGTCCTTCACCCAACGGACCAGAACAGTACGCCCATGGAATATCGCTTCAGTCTGGACAACATCCATGTTGACGATGTTGTCCATGATCAGCTCCCAGTTATACTTCAGGCTCGCTAACTTATCCGCTTTCTCCTTGGCCAATCGGCGATCGGACAGTTCCTTACGAGCAACCTTGTCCTGCTCGACAGCTAGCTCTTCGTTTTCTTTCCAGTTGCGAATCCAGTTAAACGGCCACATGCAGCTTTTCCTTTTAGTAAGCGGTGGAGGTAAAGTTAATACCGGTTGTGTCGAAGGCTACAACAAAGTCATTGTAGGTGTGTTGGGATTGGTCGGTACCAGAGAAGTAGATCTTCTTGTCCTGACTGAGCTTGGACCATTGTTCCATGTTGTAGATAATGACTTTCACTTCACGCCCAGTCATGATGGCGATGTTGCGAAGGTACAGTGTTCCACGGACGCTATGGCCATCCTCTTTAAGACTCTCAGTTAGCTTCTTCGCGAAACCCGCGAGTTCCAAGTGACTGCCATCCCGCATGTACTCATCCATGTTTATCCGGATGCGTAACTGCGAAAGGGATTTTACCCCCTCTGGACTTTCATCATTGACAACTACGTAGGCAGCTGTTTCTGGGCGACCCACATGCGTATCAATGATCACATAGCGGTCATCGTCAATATTGCACGGCGTGGCAGCTAAGTAGTCCACAGGAACGAACTGGGAAAACCGACTACATTTCGGTACCGAAGCCACGTTCCACAAGTAGACCAGGTCTTTTACTTTCACTTCGAGTAAGTTAGCCTTTGACATCAGGCACAACTCACCATCCAGCTCTGGCTTCACACCCCGGAAAGAGCCCAAGGTCAGATAGAACTCTTCACCCAGTACATTCTTCCAGATTGGAACACCTGAACGAACATTCCACTTCTGCATGCGGTTGTACCAGTCTTGCAGTACTTTCACTTGCGTTTCAGCACGATCCCGATACGTTTGGCTTTGTTTATGCCACTTGTAAATCGTACCATCAATCTTTGGGTACTGGTGATCGTAAAGATCTTTATCGAGTCCGACGTAGTTGAAAGAGATCTCACCCTCGATAACCAGCGACGCCAGTGGAACAGTGTGCCAGTTACCACGAGCCGTGGCCTGGAATTCACCCATGCCCCCCATGTAGACATCGTCGTACTGTGGGGTCTTGTCAATGATGTAGTTTTCGCCGCCGGCGGTGACGAGGGCGTAGGTGTAACCGCGATCAAACAGTTTATTGAGGTCTTCCAGGAGACGTTCCCGGACAGACATTTTTGCAACTCGACGTTTTTCGAACCACGCCAGAATGTAGTGAAAGAAATACATATTTACTCCGAATTGTAGGGATGAATTACACTGTTGTAATATAGGCTTTAAAAAGCTTTGAAATGACAAAAAGAAAAACAACATAGTGCCTCCCCGAAGGGAGGCCTTATGTCGTCAACAAACCAAGCGAATCCCTTTCTCTTCGAGTTCCTTCAGACCCACCAGAGCTTCCTCCAGTTGTTTCTTCCGGACAGCGATTTCTTCAGGAGTTGCTTTCTTTCCGCTACGGAGCTTTTGCAGTTCCGTAGTCGACCATTGCTTGATCATCGGAAGTACTCCTTTCTCGACAACGAATACAACGAAGCATCCAGTTTAGTGAATGCCGCTGTGGTCCGTTCTTCATAGGTATCGATGCGTCGAGCGATCAGGGGATCGGTACAACACACCATACACGTGTTACACAGGACCGTGACCTTGTCAGCATGGAACGAGAGTTTGTGTTCCTCGCATTCCATATCAAAGACAATGTTGGCCATGGTCTTGCGATGAGCATCGTAGATAGCCGCACGGTCTCGCCGACGTTGCCACCGGACTAGCCAACCATCAAGCCACCCAAGAGGCAGCATGACGTTAAAGGCTGCCCGTACGTACTCGTAGCACCCCCCAGCGCTATGCTTACGTCTCCACGACTGATACATCTGTTCCCGCTGATACACCCTGCGGGCTATGAAGTTGTTCAGGACTTGCGACATTCACAATCTCCTTCAGGCCGTTTGCATCAAACAGCAAGATGCCCAGGTTAAGTTCCTGAGCTGTTTCTAGTTTGTGTGCAGCGTATTTCGTACCGAGGACAACCAGGTGCGTTCCTTTCGTAGGCAGACTGGTAATCTTAGCCCCTAAGCTCTTGTAGCCCGCTTCAACCTGCTTGCGAGTAAGCTCCCCGAACTTACTACCACTTACAACTACCGTCTTACCCTCGAGCTCTGCGGAGACTCGAGGGGGCGGAGCGATCATGGTCTTGATGCAGGTCTTCACGGTTTCGCACAACAACCGATTACGTGATTCATTGAACCAGGTAATAATAGCTGCTGCTTTTACCTTGCCGATATCCTTAATGGCTTCCAGTTCCTCGAACGATGACTTTGTGAACGCATCGAAGTTCTGGAAGTACACCGCTAACCGTTCAGCTGTGCCTTCCCCTACCTCGGGAATACACAGCGCTGCGATCACGCGTTCCAATGGCTGGGTTTCTGCTTTGCGTAGCTCTTTATAAAGCTTATGCCCCATACGCTCGGAATCTAGGAACTGAGCACATTGTCCTTCAGTCCAACCGAACATATCCCAGAACGGGGTGGAAGAGATACTGGATTGATAGCCCACCAGGCTCTTCGCATTCTCCACGCCGAAGTCACGGATATCCAGAACGTTACGACCCCCTTGGTAATAGAAGGTCATTGCCAACCGACCAGGACACTGTTCGTTAACGCACGTCAACGTAGTGGCCTTCTTCGGTTGCTTGTCCCGAACGAGTTCCTTCTTACAGCATGGGCAGTGGGTTGGGATCTCGATGGGCTTAGCCGTCGATGGACGTAATGCCACCAAAGCCTTGATCACCTTCGGAATCACATCCCCCGCACGTTTGATGACTATCGTGTCACCGTAGTGCAGATCCAAACGCAACACTTCATCCACCCCATGCAACGTCGGGGAGGAAATGGTAGTGCCGTGAATGAATACCGGGTCAGTTGCACCCACCGGCGTGATTTGCCCCGTCCGCCCTACCTGCCATTCAACATCATGGAGGATAGTCGGACCTTCCGAGGCTGGGAACTTATAAGCCGTTGCCCATCGTGGACTACGGTTACGCGAACCCAATTCATCACGGTGCCGTTGGAGGTCAACCTTGAACACAATACCGTCGATCTCGTATTCATCGAAAGACGCACGTAGCGCCTTGAAATGATCAAGCATCGTCTGTACTGATTTCTCATCGTGTGACTCAAAGGAATGCAGTCCACACAACTCAGCTACTTCAAAACCGAAGTCCTGAAGTCTGTTCATCGCGGCACCCCAACCAAAGGGGTCGTCCGCATTGTTGTAGTCGGTGTCGTAAGCCACGAAGGACAACTCACGCGTGCCGGTTACGGCTGCGTCTTTCTGACGCAAAGAACCAGCTGCGTAATTACGGCAGTTGACAAACGTCTTCTCGCCATCTTTTGCCAACTTGGCATTGATTGCATCGAAGACATCTTTCTTGACTACTACTTCCCCGCGAACGGAGATTTCTTCTGGGTCACCTTTCTTCCAAGGAATAACCCGAGGAACGAAAGCCACGTGATAGATGTTCATTGTAACGTCTTCACCGACGCTACCATCACCACGCGTAGCAGCACGCTTCAGTCGACCATGGTCATATAACAGTTCAACCGCCAGACCGTCAACCTTCACTTGCCCCCAGATATTGACCCAACCAACAACATCCGCTACCGACATTGCCCATGCCAATACTTCAGCCGCGTTGAAGGTGTTACCCAACGACAACATTGGAGCTGTGTGCTTTACACGACGGAAGTGGTTTGCTGGAGCATGACCCACCAGGTCGGTAGGTGATTTGTTGTCCCCGTAGAGTTCTTTCAACTCAGGGTGAGCTGCTTCAATCTCTATCAGCCGACGACGCATTTGATCGTAGACTGGATCTTCCACATCACTCTGGTCGAGGATATAGTAGCTGTAGTCCAGCTTACCGATAAAGAGCCGCAGTTTGGCGTACTCTTCTTCGATCTCTTTGGTAGCCATGAGGACTCCTTACCGAAACAAAAAATAAGCATGGCCCCGAAGGGCCAGACTCACAGCACCGATTCCGCAACCCTTTTCAGGTTCACGTACAGTGCTTCGACGCCGTTGCCCCGAGAATTCGCTTTGAAAGGAATCCCCACCATTTCGTAACCCGCTGAATCCCAGTCTGCCAAATCACCGGCATGAACATGGGAAGCATGTGGGTGCATCACCGTAACGAACTGATTGGCTACGGACTGAATAGTCCAGTTGCCGATTTTGTCTGCCATGTTTACACCATTGGAAGAACGATCTGTTTGGCCTGGTTCTGATACTTACCACCACGGTCAGCATAGGACACAGCGCAGGCTTGGTCGAGTTCCAGGAAGACCAGTTGCAGCACACCTTCATTTGCGTAGAAGGTGTTAGGCTGGTTCGTGGTGTTGTGGAACTCGAATGTGATGTAGCCTTCCCAACCTGGTTCGATCGGTGTACATAGGCAGTTCCAACCAACGCGTGCGATGGTGGACTTACCGATGCAGAGCGCGATCAGGTCGCGTGGCATCTTCACGTATTCCTTACTCCGGGTCAGCAAGAAGCCGCCTGGTGGAACAACGATCTTACTGCCGGTTACCGAATGGAACTGATCTTCACGGATGTTCTTGTAGTCCAAAGCTTCGTGCTCTGGAATAGCTCCCGTGATGAGGTACTTCAGGCGTTGCCAGAATGTAGTCTTCGGTGGAATGAAGAGCTTGAACTCTGGGGCCGCCCGAAGGTCGTAACCGCCCGACGAAACGCCATACGAAGCAATGCGCTCATCGTCGTCGCCTGTCTTGACAGACGTAGGTGAGAACGGTTGGATCATCTTTTCGTTTTCGCAACGGTCGAGGATCGACTTGTCAGAAAGAAGGGACATTGAAAGAGCCTATTCGAATTGTCAGTATTACATTGGGGGAGTGAGTGATTTTTCCCCCAACAGTAGGCTACAGCTTAAGGATATCCTTGCTCACGACTCGTTGCCCATCGAACATAGCCGCTGTGACTGGTTCTGCACCTTCGTACATAACGTCGGAGCGGTTTACCACGGTGGTGATCGGCGGCATGGCCAGGATCTTAACAATCGAACGCCGTACAACCAGATCAGGATTACTGAAGTAGTTGTGCTTTGGTGGCAGCTCGCTGATCTCTTCTGGAGTGAACGGCCGAGTAACCGTAGACCGCTGGATGTACGTGCCCCGTTTAAATGCTACGGGGAAACGATTCCAGTTGATACCCTTGTCCATGAGCATGTCTTTGATCTGTTTGCCGTTCTTCCGGTAGATACCACTGTGTCCGAACTCAGCGTGGCCGACCATCTGAAGAGAGTTCTTGGTAGCATCCCATTCACGCCAAACAAACGTGTTGGTCCCTTCTGCCCGATTGGGTACATTGTAAACCCGGGCATCGAACTCAGGATCACGGTCTGCGTATTCCGGCATGAACTTGAGCACTTCTTGATAGAAGATACGGGTAGCCTTAGCCGCCAACCGAGAGATCATCTTCGACACACGGCCATCGAACCACACTTGATACTTCAGTGAGGTGGAGTGCCAGGTGAGAGTGATCTCATCAGACTGGGTAAAGCCCATTGAAGCCCCAGTCTCCTCTACCAACTTACGGCAAGTCTCAATCATGCATTGCTGCATCATCAAGTCGTAAGGTCGGTCCATACCACGGGTGAACTTACTGAAGCCCGCGCCGTCAATACGGGCCACGATTGGTAATAACGGCATGAAGCGCTGTTGCAGGAAGTCCTGCTCATACATCTTCATCCGATCGCCGAGTTTGTCAGTCATTTAGATTCCCCAAGATGCTTTGTCAAAGCGATCCATGCGTCGCTTCCGTACCCGCCGATCGAGGATAACCAATCGGGAAGCCTCACGTCGCTCTCGTTTACAACTCTTCGGAGGTTCTCGGCGAACCCATATTTCCGGTACGCTGACCACCTTACCCCGCCGAATGCGTTCCACTGTGTCCATTGTAGTTCTCCACGAATTGCCAGCAACAGCAGCGGCTCGTTTTTATCCAGGGGTTGGGTATGGTCAGCTTCTGGAATGTACCATACCAAGTCAGCACGGCGATGCCATCGCTGATGGCGCTCGACCTTCTCCGCGATATCTTTGAGCACACGTGCCATTACGTCGGCAAAGGTGTTCTTCTTGTTTTGTTGGATTGGCTTTTTGGTATAGGGGTTGACTTCATCCTTACCGCCGTAACAGGTAGCGCTGGCGAACAACTCAAAAGGCCGATGGTAAAGATCGAACCTATCGTATCTGTCACTGGACAGGTCAGCTTCAAAATCAAAGAACGTTCTCTGACTCAACATAAGGTCAGCGATATGGCGCTCACCCCGCATCCAGTACGGTTGTAGTTTGTGACGGGTATCAGATGGAAAAACGGGAAGTACCCCTGAATCAAACCAATTCAGTTGAGGCTCAGTGATTTGTAGAAACGCATCACCTGGCAGAAAAACGATTTTCGGTTCCATGTTTACTCCAAAGGTTGGATTGTAGTGCAACGTCTCCAGTTCGGAATCTCTACCGATAACGGGCAGTGATTCGTGGTGTGTTGCTGGCGGCTTCTTTTGAGGGCCGTCTTATGGATCTGTCTGTAGAGACGTTTATAACCGCGTTTCATATTTACCCTTACTGTTTACGGCATAAGGGCGAAGTATTCACCCCGCCCTTAGTTTTAATCAGTCACCGCCCCCGCCGCCACCCGAGTCTCCACCACCCCCAGAGTCACCGGAATTACCCCAGCTCGAACTATCGGTGTCGTTGAAGCGAGAACTGCTGTTATCGTTCCAGCTGGTGGTACCGCCGTCATCAACCGGGCCACTCGGCGTGTGGGCTGTATACAGCGGAGCCGGTGGAACGTATGTGGGCTCAGGGGCTTCGTAACGCTCTGCTGGTTGTTGAGCTGGAGTGTCATCGGACAGCATCATCCCCACCGCAATCGCCGTACCCATCAACAGAAAGTCGTCACTGGAGTCGTTATGGATTACGTGTGGTGTTTGGCCACGGGCATAATCCACGATTTTGGTTTCAGCTGGTTTAGGGTCAGGGCGCCGTGACCGCCCGATCGATTGCTGCGCATCACGATGTTTGCGAACAAAGTCAGTTGCGGTCATTTCATCAACCGAGGATGTCGTTTTTGCCGCACGTCGTTCTTCGATACCGCGGTGTACGAATTCTTGCATCGGTGACTTCTCATCCAATGCGGGTTCTTCTTTTACCACAGCCGGCTTCTTACGAATCCCAAGCCAGATCAAAACTTTGTTCCACAGGCTCATCTTCTATTTCCTTTAATCGAGGGTCATTTGGATCATGGATTTGGTGCCAATCAATCTCGAGGTACGGGTCATCCGATTCATGCTCGGTCAACCATTCCTCAACGTCCTTTACCACGTCGGCAAAGTAGAGATTCATTCTCACCGGTACGTTGGCGTCAACAGATAAACGAAGGGCAGTATTAGTCCCTCCTTCTACATATTCCCTTTCACGCTTTCCTTTCGGTACCGCGTAATAGAAGAGTGCACACACAAGGCTATCAATTCCCTCGCCCCAAATTTGGAACACGTTACGGGTATGAAGCATTATGCCATTTGGATACAGGCCATAAAAGCTGCCTCGTGCAAGGCAAGCCATTGACTTAGCGGTTGTCAGTGTTATTGGGTCAAACGTTGAAGCGTCGTAATAGTTCGGCCAGTCTTTAACCCACCGATCATTACAACCGTTTTTGTGCAGGTATACTCGGGCACCAACTTCCGAGTAGCGCTTACTCTGTACTGCCCCGTAAAGGAATGCACGATCTGAATCGTAGGCATCCCCCGAAGAGAGTTGGTAACCCAGATCCGTAAGGGTTCTCCCCAAACGGATCATGAGTTCCAGTGCCCATTCCGGAACGGTTCTTGAGCCAACGCCTGCAACGCAACCAGGTGCTGGCTGCAACTTCATTGTGGTCGTTTGATATCGAAGTAGATACCGTATTCGGTCGGTCCATATGCTTTACGGACGCACTCGTTAACCGACCACCCAGAATCTTTCAAGGCTTGTATTACGAGCCTACGATTGAAGTCTGAAATGTTTTGCTCGATACTGAACACGTAACATACGCCATTGAACGCACAGCGCATCTCACTTGCATCAGACATGATGCGGCGCAGCTCGGTGAAGAACGTTTCGTACTCCGCATCTTTCTGGTTGATCATCTGGTGAACGAAGTCCGGATTGGGCAATTTGGTCATGGGAATACCAGGGTTACGATTGTGGTAGCGCTACCCTGAGCACCGACAAGGTCAACTGCTTTCCAGCCAACGTCACGGTAGTGTTGAACAACCCGCGTTGTCACATTCGGGTAAAACGTACCCACCACCGAGAACTCCAGGTAATTGGTAACGCCTTCCCCACCATCCGCCACCTTCAACTTGGCATCTTTCATGCCCGCTTCGATGTAGAGGACGAGTGCTTCGGTTTCCCGATCATCCCGTTCGATCACCCACTCTTCTGGAGAGGTGGCTTGTGGCAGGGCTGGATCAGTTGCGCCATTAGTAACAGACATCATTTATTCCTTAATTCAAGACGTGCGACACTGCACAGATGATTAGGCCCCTTTCAGGATGCCACGCGTGTAGTTACGTTCGTCGTGAACGTTAGTCAGCCCTTTGGCAATCAGGATACCCTGGATGTAACCAATCCAACGATGCTTCTTGGTCAGGGATTGACGTTTGTCCTTGCCGATAAGCTTGATCATTTCCAGCAGGTGATCCAGACCGGTGTGTTCACCCAGTGCCACAGTTCCGTGGTCAGCCAACAGATTGCCACGACGATTGACTTCATGGGAGTAACGATTGATCTGACGCTCGATCATACGTTCGTAGTGCTTGCCCAGTTTGTTCAAAACAACCTGCTGCTCACTTGGCGGCTCGTCATCGATGACGTCCAGGATTTCCGGAATCGGAGTAACCGTGGTGTTCAGCTTGATTGGCTCGTCAACAATACCCGTCGAAGCTTTCAGATGAAGAATCCACTCACGCCAGTTGCCCTTGAAGCCATTGGTCTGTGCAACCAGGAGGGCATACTTCGGGTGTTCCAGTAGTTCATTGTTCATGCGGCGCTGGTTGAACCAGAAGCGTTGCAGTTCAACTTTGAAGTGGATGCGCTCAGTTGGACCTGCGCTGCGGAACATGTTGTTCATCATGTTCAAGATTTCATCGAAGTCAGCACGCTTCGCCAGGAAGTCGGTGTCGAACAATGCAGTTGTAGCTTGTGCATTACCTGGGGAATCCAACAGGTCAATATCCGACAAGCGAACGGTACGTCGGAACTTGACCGAGATGTCTTCTGTCCCATGCCGGGACGGGTTAGTGATGCGCATCATCAGCACGCCCTGACGATCCTGGATCTTCGTACGCAACGCCGTGTAAGCGTAGAAGAATTCTCCCTCTTCCACCTGTGTCAACCGTGGCAACAACCCAGGGTCACCACGAGTGATGGCCATGACCAGATCGTTGTCGCTGGCCCATGGCGCACAGGCCAGTGGGTCGACACGAGGGAACAGATGCTTGGCGTCGTACAGGTTGGCAATGGCCGGGTCGGCAACCACTGGAGCTTTTGCTGCCACTTCGATCGAGAAGTTCTCATCCGAGTAGCATAACTGACCACCATCGGCGGACAGCTGCTCGTAGGTACCACGGAACGGGGCATCCGACATTGGCACCAGGCTGTCTTGCATCAACAGCAACCAGCTACCGTGTGGGACGTCGTAGATCGCTTGTTGACGATCGTTCAACAGGGTAACGCCGCGTTCATCGCGATGCTCACCACTCGACCAACCCATCCAGCGACCCAGGAGGGTTTGCAGCTTAGGGATGTCGCTATCGCTGACGTGAGTGAAAGGGGTGTGACGATGAGACTGGGCATTTGCTTTCAGATCGACGTGCACAGCGTGAACAACATTGCCGGACGTCTTATGCTTGTACTTCATGCAAAACTCCTGGTTAAAGAATTACGACGGTGACCCATTTTGTGAAAAGCGTTTGATTGGGTTTTTCTGGTTAAGAGCCTTTATGCCTTATTCGCTCTTGCCTTTACCTCTATCTAAAGTATACCGCTTGTCGGTATATCCTTATTTACTGAATCATGTAGGCAAAGGATTCACGGAGTACAACCTCCGTTGTTATCCCTTGAGGCACGACGTTAATGACAATCCAACCGAAGTGAGCCATAAGGGATTTGAAGTGGCCGTGATCGATCTCAGGTAAACGAACATTCACTACATGGAACATAGTTGCCCCAGGAACAAGGTGACGAGCCTTGGCCATGTAGACCATGTCATTCATCACAGATTCAACCACAACAACAAACTGACGACCCTCATCGGTCATATTCAACATAGCCGTAAGGTATTGCGGTGTAGGAATGTTCATGGTTACTCCAGACCGATAATGTTCTTCAGGCGTCTTTCCTCATGCCCAGCGTAACGCAGCTGTCCTTCAAGGTATTTGCGCCAGTGTTGCAGGAGGTTGTAGTTAATAATGCTTGCCATTCGTTCACTGGATACTTGCTCAGCCTCAGGGAATCCTTCTATCTCCCAAACAATCTTAGCTGACGTACGGAGGCACATCCAGACCAGACGTGGTTTACCACGGTCCAACTTGTCCCATACTTCCTTACCTTCATCACCCCACTTGTGGGAGTAGACGCTGCGGATCTCAAGCGTGAAGCCTCCCGTAAAAGCATTCTGTGGCATTGCTCCATTCGGGGATTGATCACGATCATGTTGCAAGAGTTGCGTAATACCGATGACGGACAGGAAAAGGTCTTCTATAACGAGTTCCATGATTACTCCGGTTTGATTTTGTCTACTCGGCGCTCCCACTCTTCTTCAGCGCGTTCCGTTTTCTCACGGAGCATGTACATGTAGTGGCGAGCCAGGTTGGTGGCGATAACCGCCTTGAGGGTTTCTTCGTTGAAGGACTTACCCCAGCAACGTTCAATGTCGTCTGTATCCAGGAGGACGATTTTATTGCCCTCGTCACAGATCCACTTGAACGGGAAGTTCCCAGACAGGTGGTTAGGGGAATACAGCTTGGTAACCTCGTCGTAATCGAGGTGATTGATTTCCAGTGTGATGTCACCATTGAAGGCGTTATGCAATGCACTACCTTCAACACCGAGTTGTTCGAGTTTGTACTTCAAAAGCTCACGAGTCCGCATAGCGTTCTCTGGGGCGTTCTTTACAAGATCGTAGATCATTTCATTACCTATTTACTAAAAGGTCATAGAACTGGCCCCGGAGGGCCAGACAGGGGTTTAGAAGCCAATGCCGTGTTGCTTACGCGATGCCTCTTTCGACATGTCGTAATTCAGTGCTTCGGCCAATGTCAAACCAGAGTTGATCTCTTGTGGAGTCAGATCAACGGAAGGCAAGCTCATGACTGTGCGTAGAGAAGCGACTTGATCCGCATTCAAACTACGGAACTCCAGAACCTTGAACATACGACCCGGTCGCAGCAAAGCCTCATCGACTTTACGAACACTCGACAGGTTAGTCGAAATGATGATCTTGGATTCTCGGCTGGCGATACCCGACGTAGCGTTGAGCAGTGCCTGCATGCCGCTGTTACCATCGTCACGCTTGGCCACGAGCAAGTCGGAGTCTTCAGTGATCATGGTCGAACCGAACGGCAGCTCACGAATGAAGTCAGCCAATGATGGATCGGCCAGTACGTCAGAACGGTCAGCCAGGTAAGTGTTATCGCCCCAACCACGGTGCCGCATCATTTCCATGATGAACGAAGACTTACCGGTGCCTGGAGGACCGAGCAGCAACAGCACGTTGCTCTTCGATTTCATGAACGCATCCCACACTTGCGCGGGCGTTTGATCCAGGTACGGGTAGAGGAAGGCGATATCATTCACCACATCACGCGGTGGAACGAGTTCTTTGTAAGATGTCAACACACCTTGGCGGTAACGCAGACGGTTGATGATGGCCGGGAATTCGTTGGTGAAGACTTTCTCGAACATCTGTTTCATGGACGCATTCAACAACTGCGAACCACGTACTTCGTATGCCAGGGTTGATACCGTGAATCCCACACGTTCCAAAGTACCCACGAGCGTGTCGCCTTCCAGCAACAGCCAGGTGTTACCTGGAGCCATAACCCCGGTCAGACCGAGTTCAGGTAAAACAATGTTCTCAATAGCATCACGGGTCTTCTCATTGAAGTCCTTGTCGCCATGGGTTGTGTAAACGTTCAGCACTTCACGATACGTTTTCAGACCCTGTTCAAACAGGAAAGTCTTGGCTACGCTGAAGCCGCGACTGTACGACTTATCTGCGGCCAGCATTGCTAACTGCAGCTTTACGTAATCACGAGCAACTGGCAACATGCTTTCCGGGAAAGCGTCTTTATAGTGCGACATGGGTATTCCTGTTTTCAAAAGATGGCATAGGCCCTCCCAAAGCGGGAGGGCTTTATGTTGTTACAGAGCTTGGATCTCTTTGTAGATGATCTGGCGTTCTTCCGCCCGTTCCATCCCCAGGGTGATCTTTTTGTTTTTACGACCAGGGGAGCATTGGGACATCGCCCGTTTGCCCCAGTAATCGTACCCACAACCCTTGCTACCACGAATCGATCTTGCCACGTTTATTACCCCTTCGGGTTAACCTTATAAAACCGTGGCCAAACTTGATAATAAATAGGCATCGCCTACTCCTTAAGTATTGATACCAGCAATGTTCCAGATCTGAACGATAATCCCCGGGGGACTATTGATCATATCAACAACCTCACCTTCAACTGGCGCTGCGTAGAATGGGATCACATCCCCTTCCTCGTCTACGATGCGATAACCCTTACCGTCGTCGCTACGGGAGTCAGTAGCCGAAAGCATCAGATTGACGCCCATGGACAGACCCTGGTTAAAGAGGGCGTAGTCCCGTTCTGTCCAACCGTACAACTCACCAGCGGTCCGCTGGAAAGCCATACGATCTTTCATCCATTCGCCCATCATCTCAGCGAACTTCATTCGTGATTCGTTAGTTGCCACTGCCATCGGAGTTCTCCTTTTTAGGCACCCAGCGAGTAGGGCGCGCCATCAATGCTTTTAACGCAGGGTTAGGCTGTTGATCTTTACTTTCCTCCAGTAACTCAGTGAGTGCGTCAAACGCGGGAGCCGGCAGGATGATTTTGTTATTCACCATTTGCCGTTTCAAGATCTCTACTTCTTCAGCCGTAATAACTGCCATAGCTTCTTCCTTTTCAGTTGAAAATCTTACAGATAGCATCTGTAAGTATTGTATCGAGGTAACTACCTACCACACGTCTTCTGAGAAAAGTGTGTGGGGACGACCAACCCCATCAAGGAGCTGTCCGTTTTCTTTGGCCATGATGTAAGCTGTGCTGCGATCCAGGAAGTTACCGTATTGATCGATAAAGCCCTGCTCGTAGTTCTTGGCCTCATCATGGTCACATGTTCGGGCGTAGTGATGTAGTACGTCCAATCCACCGACCGAATCAATCTGCATGTTCATGACTACACAGTAATGGCGCATGCCAGTAACAATATAATCACCGTAACGGTTTGCGGCACAAACCACACGCCGTGGAGTTTTGAAATGCTCCCAACGCCACTGCTGTTCCTCCTCCATCCAGTAGCGTTCGTGGTGAAGCTCTTTGAAGCGGGCCACGCTTGCTGCGATATCTTTCAGATACTGCTTGAGCATCTGTGCCTTCTTCCGGGCAGATATTCGACGAGGTGGTTTAGGCAAGCCGGATTCCATTTACATAAAACCTTTCGTAGTTGCTATCGAAATGACGCATGTAAGAAATCTCATTGGCCTTAACCCCAAAGCTTCCTTCACGTCCCTCATGGTGCACATCCAGGCGGAAGGTCCCGCCTGGCTTATGTACCTGTTTGATAATCAGCTCGTCACCGAACCGACAGAAATCACCACCCGGCGAATCACCAGAGGGACCTTCCGAGATATCGGTTATTGCAAAGACTCGCTGGCCAGGCTCGTAGTTGGGCATTTCTTCTTCCCTTCACATGCAGGTTCAGGACGGGGGATAAGGATGATCTCATCCAGGTTCGTACGGTAACGGATAAACCAGGCACCCTTCCATTCCACAGCTGCATCAACCATTGTCCAGGTATCGCCAGCCCTTTCCAGGTTAACGGAAACCAGCTCGCCCATGTGTTCCATGTCGTGGGCGATAATCTGTATTGCTTCAACAAGGGGCGTGCCGACAATAAAGTGTTCTGTGGGGATGGCATTGAGCATGATCGTTTGATTGGGGAGATCAGGTGAAACCAACCCAATCTTCAAAGCCGTCAGGCTGTTGTTGAACTCGGTCAACGGGTACTTCAGCATGGAGACGGCGGAAGACCGAAAGTGCTTTCCTTCAAAAGAGAAGAAACGACTCATTGTTGATCAAACTCCTTTGCCTTGATGGTAATTGAGAAGCAGGTGAAGGCACACGTGCCGTGTCCGCGAGTAGCGCAGGTAGCTCGAGCATAACCAGCTGCCTCAATAGCTGCCACCCACATGTCCTTGCTTGCCTTGCGCATCACACCGGCCAATGAGATGGTGATCGTCTCACCATGACCATGTCGCGTCGAGATTACCTTCTGACCCGCCCCGGTAATGGAGTCAACTGGTTGGAGAGAAATGAACTTCAGTTCGTTGTGGAAGTAATCATGGACTTCGCACAGCTCCAGGATGAACACGCCATCCAGTACATGGAGCTCAGGAGCGTAGTTCAAGAACGACACAACGGCAGACGATCCAAAATACGGGGAATCCACTGCCTGTGAACCATAGGGAGCGATGGTTTGAAGTAGAGCAGCATCAGCGGACCCAGTCAGGTATGACGGAGTTGGAGTAGCCTGTCCCAGGTAATCCCCCCAGCTCGTTTTGACTGCCGGGATGAAGACAGGTGGTTTGCTAGTAGCCACACTGCTGTTTTCACCAAGGGTAACAAGTGACAGTGCCTTGCCTTCCCAAACCATGCTGATCGAGATGGGTGCGACACCGGACTCGATGGGAACGATGTGGATAGTGTCAGGTTGGAAGTACACCTGCCGGGAAGAAAGCCAAGGCAGCAATTGCCACAAGCAATCATTCAGCTGTTCGGTGGCGAGGAGTTGTGCCCGATAACCCTGGCTATCCAACTCGCTTGGCAATTCACTGTTGGGCTGGGTAACGTAGAACTTGGTGTTGTCCCGCTCGCTGCTGCTCACCGAGACAGACCACAACCCCGAATAATCCGACAGGAACACCATCTCAGCATCACGTTGATAAACGCGGTGCCCTTGGCCAGCGGATTCATCGGGGGAATTTACAAAACCATCATCAGTAAGTTTCATGGGTACCTTCAATATTTACAATGAGTTCGGACAAGATTGACAGCTTTGTAAGCGTTGCCATACTCAGGTTCTGAAGCGAGTCTTGCTTTTAATTCGCGTGCATCTTGAAGACGCTTGGTAAAGACAGTGATCCCCATGTTCGTTTTGAAGCGAGCCAAAGACTCCTTCATTAATGTGCATGGTTTACACTTACCACAATAAACATGCTCGTCGGTGGGTTGTTCACAGATCCACAGCGAGTCGAGCAAACGCAGGTCGAGTTCGTTTAAGAGGTCAACCTTGCTATAATCAATGATCGGGAACTTTAACGGAACCGGCGTACCCCACTTGGCGATCTTCTGCATACGGAGCCAGATTTCTTCCATGTCGGGTAGATGTCGACAGAACGAACCATCATTAGCTACATAACCGATCTGTAGTTCACTATGTCGATTAGGGTCGAGCGCAGCTAAGGCCGCCGTCATCCAAGCAATAGGCTGAGCCCACTTGGTGCCTTCATGAGTAATGTTGATGGGGTTAGCGTTATCCCACTCACCGTGAACTTTGTGCATTCGGGTGGCATTGAAGTGGTCGATGATCTTGGTACGAGCTTCCCGCTCCAAAATGATCTTCGTTGGATGCTGGTTACTCGACCCATACAACACGTCACAAGCGCCAACATCCAATTGCTTTTGCAGCATAACAGTGGAATCTAATCCACCTGAGAATAAGAGAAGCGGGATTGCCATTACTCGTTCCTTACAAATTCCAGAGCCTTCAACTGGGTGAAGTCTGGAATCAGGTTCGTGGTGTAGTTGATACGCCAGAAACCATTGTCCATCTTATCCAGTTGGAAGGTGTCACGTTCAGGTGAAAGGTTGACTCCGGTGATCATGCGACACATAAGCTCATCACCTTGGCCAATGAAGTCCAAACCACAATGTGCGGCATCGGCCACACGGTGGATAACGATAGCGTCCAGATGAGCCAAGTCCGAGATCACCGATTCGGTGTAGAACATCTTCCACGTCCCGTCTCGCTGGAGGTCCAAGTATAATGAAGCTGGAGCATTTGGATTTGGGTTAACCTTGATGCTACTCAAGATCAACTCTTTGTCCAAACCAACCAGCTTAATGCTGCTCTTGAGTTGGACTTGTTTCTTCTTAGCCATGTAGAACGCCTTTTGTTTGGATTAGGGTACATCCATGTAATGTAGACTTGAAATAAAATACAGTGTACGGCATAACAGGCATCCTAGTGGACACCTGTTATTGGAATAGGGCCGCCTCCCGAAGGAGAAGGCTTTTGGACAAGGTACCGTAGTTGGACAAAGCTAGCCTCGCGGCTATCTGGCTTTACACCGTCCCGTCTGTTACCGACTGGATCACCCCCTTATGAGCTGCGCATTCGCGCGAACTACCTCGTCTATATTATTGCATGCAGAGTATTTCCTTTCCCTTTAGTCAAAACGCTAATCTTATGACTTTCGACAAATCCCATTGGAACTCTTACTATGCAAAGCTATTTCAGGAAACTACTTGGCATGGTCCAAGCCAAGGAGACCGCCACGGAAATTGTCATCACTGGCATTGACGGCGTTAGCCTGGTTAGGGACATCACGAAATACTGGAAGACCAGTCGTATCGCTGCAAACATGTTCAACCGAGTATCGAAGTCGGAGATCAGCTTCTATAAGTACTTCGGCCCAGACTTCCTGTACGTTCTCACGAGCGTACTGCAATACCGTTCCCGTTACATCTCTGTTCGTACAGCTACGGCTATTCGTCAGGCTCTCTTGGAATCCACCTACCTTGGTAAGGCTTTCGAAGAAACAGATCCAAACGCTCCTGGGCGTCTTGACTTCAGCATGATCCCTAAGCTGACGTTCACCCCTGATCGCGATCAAATGGCGTACTTCAAAGACTACAACCATCGTCTGGACAAGTTCAACCTCCGTGGTGACTTGTGCCATGCTGACCCAGGTACGGGTAAGACCTACATGGGCATGATGATTGCGGAGATGTTGCATGCCGAAGTCATTGTTGTCTTCTGTGAGAAGCGTGCAGTAGAGCTGGTGTGGGAAGACTCGACCCACGAGATGTACAAAGAGCAGCCTACAATGTGGCACAGCTTTGAAGGGAAGCCTTACAACGGTGAGCGTGTGGTGATTTGCCATTACGCTTGGCTAGGCCACTTCCTCAACCTGATCCAGACAGGGGTGTTCAAAGACAAGAACGTGGTAACCATTCTCGATGAATGCCACAACATGAACGATCCGAAGTCCATGCAGACTCAGTTGTATCTGTCTTGCGTTCGGGCTATCGATTGCGACAACAACCTGCTGATGTCTGGTACTCCAGTGAAAGCACTGGGCTCTGAACTGATCACGTTGATGGCCGTTGCTGACCGTACGTTCACCCCACCGGTAGAAGAGCGGTTCCGTCAGATGTACGGCAAGGAAGCTTCTAAAGGTTTGGACATCATCCGTCACCGAATGGGCTTCATGTCTTTCCGGATTGTGAAGACGGAAGAGTCCACTGGCCTCAAGCCACCGATCATGAAACCTTACCCAGTTAAGATCCCAAATGGTGCTGACTTTACGTTGCCTGCCATTAAGATCGATATGGAGAAGTTCATTCGGGAACGGGTAGCCTATTATAAGCAGCGTCGTCCTCAAGATGAAGCGTTCTGGAAACAGTGCTTGCAACACCACGTCGAGACGATCCGTACCAAAGAACAACATGCTGCTTATAAAGAGTATCTGCGTGTTCTGGAGATCGTGAAGCGTAACCCAGATCCACGTTACGTTGGTGAAGAGATCAAGGCCACCAACAAATACGAGAAGGAAGTCTTTGGTCCGTCACTCCCACAGAAATGGATTCACCAGTTCCGTGATGTGAAGTCGGTTATCAAATACACCATGCTCAAGATTCAAGGTGAGTGCCTCGGTCGTGTGTTGGGTGGTAAGCGTATTGAGTGTCACGTAGCAATGGTTCCATACATCGACTGGGTTGGTGTGGTTGAATCCACCCACAAGAAGACGATCATGTTTACCTCGTTCGTGGAAGCTCTGGAAACAGCAGAGCAGCACGTAGCGAAGTTGGGGATGAAGCCGATTGCTGTTTACGGTAAGACCTCGAATGAACTGGCTTCTATTGTTGACCGGTTCGATAAGCAGAAGGAACTTAATCCACTGCTGGCTACCTACGCCTCCCTGGCCACCGCTGTTCGCTTGGTAATGGCGGACACCATGTTGTTGGTGAACTCGCCATTCCGTTCGTATATCCTCGAACAAGCTATCGCCCGTATCTACCGTAAAGGTCAAGACTCACAAACCGTGGTCTACACCGTGACGTTGGATACAGGGGACATTCCAAACATTTCCACTCGGTCTGCAGACATCTTGGCTTGGTCTCAAGCCCAGGTAGAAGCCATCACTGGTGTGAAGTCTCCCTTCGAGACAAAGGAAGCTTTCGAACACTTCGTTTCGACTAACCCGCAAGAGTTTGACGAAAACAAAATCATGCACGGCGTTCTGCAACAAGCGTTCGAACGTTACGATATCACCATTGCAGCCGAGAACTTTAAGAACCCGACTGTAAAACCCTTCGTCCCAGCGTGGATGAGATAGGAGCTTTAGATGACCCTCGCACAATTGATCGCCAATGTTACTGGCTATTTCACCAAAGTTGAAAACGCCCTGAGCAGTGCCGGCGTGGGCAAGTATCAGGAAGGCACGATTGCCTTTGGCGGTAACACTACCGTTGATCTCCCTACCTTGCTTGGTTTTGTCCCAGCCAACTACAACATCTTCTCGGTCAGTGTTGACTTCAAGATGGATGACCCTGAATCGGCGGCTAACCCTAAACCGGTAATCCCAGCCTGGGCTGTCTTGGACTACTCGATCAGCACCGCTGGCGTGATGACTATCTACAACCGTCATCCATCGGCAGCTATCAAGTACTACGCTCGTTTCAACACCCCCGTGAAGAAATAAGGAACGATCATGGCCGATATTACCACGGACAAGAAACCGGGTTATTACGGCGGAGCAATCACAGTCAACATCACCTTCCCACCTAGTGTGCGGAAGGCGATTGTGACCCGAGATGATGTTGCACCAGTCTTCTCTGAAATCATTGCATACGACAAAGACCCCGACACCCAAGTCAAGCGTCCGTTCTTGGCAGTTACGCAAGACGGTAAAGGGAACGTTGTTTACGACGGAGGTTTCCCTAAGTACTACAACAGTAACGTCAATGCTGCACCTGTACCAACGACTTTTGCACAGCTGAATGGTTCTTGCAAGTTCTTTCACAACGCTCTGAAATTCTGCGCTAACCCAACTAAGGTTGCCGCAGGGAATAATAAAATCCTGATTGTGGGGAATACAGTTAACGGCGATTCGTTTAACCACAAGTACAGCATGAAGAATAACGTTGGTCCTTCTGCTTTACAGGCTAGCGGGATGGCCGACTCATGGCTGCCTACAACGTCAATTGCTGGATTCGTCCCCACTGTAATGGGGGCAGATGATTTTCCTGGCGGGAAGATTGATCTACCGTTCTCTTTCCTTGATCAGTTTTGTATGGTGGTGTTCTTATCGTCGTACCCAATCTACGACCAAACCTCCAGGCTTACTGCTCGCTCGGCATCAGAAGTCGCTACTTACCGGTCAGCCGGTAACGGCGTGTTCATCATCACCGACCACTGTGGTGATGTTTACAGTTCGGTAGCTGATGCTGTTGCCCGTCGAACCATCTTTGCCTCGGATGCCATCCTCATGGCTGCTCCATACGGCGCTTGGTTTTCGGGTGACTACGACCGTACCAACGTTCGTGTAGGGGATATCCGTGCAGAAAATGGTGACCATCCACTATTCGCCAACATTGGGGATAATGAGTACATCATCGGAATGGTGTCGGAATCAATCGTATACGTAGAGGACCACGCAGCTGACGTTGTTAACCCAGCGGTGGTGCAGACGTACAACCTGACTACAGCCGGTACCCACCGACTCAATCCGTTAGCACAGATGAACGACGGTTCTATTATTGTCCGACCTTTCCGGTATGACCTGATCGATCCATCGAATTTGCTGATGCGTGATGCACGTAACCGAACTATCGGTGCTGCGTTCAACTCGGTTAAGAAAGGTTTCGACCTCAACGTCATGTACAACATCGGTAGCCCACCTACGATGCGTGGACGTATTCTCCGGAATGGAGTTCCTTACGGGACCTTCCAGCTGGATAACAACGTCATGTCCAAGAAGATGTGCACTGGTAATGAATCGACGTTTGAGTTCCTACCAACCGACACTCTCACGTTTGCGTTTGAACTTCCGTTCATCTATAACGTAGACACGGTTGTGGGTAACGTTGACAAGACACCAGCCAAGACTTCCTGGACAAGGGTCTCTGCATTGACACTGGCTCTCTCGAAGATGCCAGACTACGCTGGGATTACCCCAACTGAAGCACTTCGGCAGTATTGGCAGTATGCCAGTCCACTGTACCGCGATGAAGGAGATACCGGTGGTAACATGTTCGGCTACTGGCCACGTGTGTTGTCGCGAGTGGGACGTGCTCTGAACGGGGTACCAGGTTCGTGTAAGCTGTGGATTGCAACCAGTGCAGCAGACTGGACAGCTAACAAACCAGCCAACCCACAAGAGACTGACACGGTTGTCCAAGCGGATAACAACAACGTGTACACCTGGTGGATAACCGATGGAGTAGGTGCGTGGGTAACCTCGACACTTAAGGCGAATGAATTCTTCGGAGTCAATCGTCTCATCGTGGACAAGCGCGTTGCTGGGACCTGGAAGATTGGTCTCACCACAACCGTTAAGCAATAGCGGCATAAGGCCTCCCCTAGGGGAGGCTTTTATGTTGTCTCAACGCACGGTGCGTTGTTGGTCGAACATCATGATCGCATTGTTGGACAGTACGATGTGGAAGCGATTCTTACGCAGGCTGGTTGCCAGGAGAGCCACAACCATGTTCTGATCAACTTGGGTGTTCACTGCAGCGATAGCGGTGTTACCCAGTTTGGCATTGCCTTTCGGGGTAGGGCGTTCACGCAGTGTCCAAGGGTTCCCTGCCTTCTTACGGTCTGGCTGAATGCACCGGAAGATGTTGACCAGCCGGGTAGCCAGTGCATCAAGTTCCTGGAGTTGAGCCTTGGGGTCCTGGAGGTGGATAGCGCAGCGCGCCAGTTCAACGTGAGTCTTGTTATTGTCAACGATCGAACGAGCCTCAGGATCGAAGTCAAGCTGCTTCACGACGATAGCCACGGTCTCGTTGGTGCGGATGATTTCAATCGACCGGATAAAGTCGTTCATGCCAAAGGCACGTTCCACTTCAGCCAGCTCATCGGCCAAGCCACTCATGTCAGTCGGGTCGGTAGGACCGGAATGTGCCATGACGGCAAGGGCGATTTCGGAAAGGGCGGTTTGGGGATAGCTGGTAGAGATCAGCAAGCGCAACATCGTTTCAGGACGATTACGCCGGCGACCTTTACTGGTCATGCGATCAAGATTGGTAGACATGTTGTGGATTCCATATAGGTGGTTAAGACAGCCCGTTCTTACGGAACCAGTCCAAGCGTGTAGCTCGGGCATCTTCCAGGGCATTGTGCAACAGGAGCGAGCCTTTACCCGATAGATCGTCATCGATGTCGAAGGTCAGTGGTTGGATCATGATCCATTTGCCACGTTCCTTATTAATAGCCTTGACAAAGTAGAACATGTCGTTCGGGTGGTTGGCAATGATGTTCATGCCAGGGAACTGTTTAACAAACCGTTCCAGGCGAATTTGGAATTCCTCAAAAGAGATAGGTTCTTTCTGGAGGATTGGAATAACGTTTTCCTTTACCCATTCATCTTGAATGTTGTGGTAAGGGAGGACTTCGTAGAACTCACGAGCCCCATCTTCACTGACAATAGCCAGGGAGATAAGTGTCTCAGTGGGGACGTCGAACTCAGCGTCAATAAAAAATCTCATGGGTTACCCTTTACGATAGGATTACAATACATAGATATTGACGGAATAAAATGGCTAGCCCGAAGGCTAGCCCAAGTTGATTACTTTCCAGACACACGCATGCTTTTCAGAATCTGACAGCCCGACAACACCTTCCCACGTGAACTACGGGTATGGATGTTATTCCTTTCCCCTGCTCTTTTTGGGTTAGTTGCCGACAACATCAGGTCTAACACGAAATCATCCATGTGTGCATTGTTCAAGACGAATAAGGCAACCTCATGATCCCAACGACGTGTAATCGTACCGCTGGAATGAACATACGCATTCGCCAAGTCTGGGTTAAAACCCAAACCCACTAACCACGCAATACGACCTTTAGTGTAGATAAGCCGCGTGCGTCCATTCGAAGGAACTGCAACAATGTACCCAGTACCTGGAGTACGCTTCTCTTCGATAGCGCGAATATTCCAATCGCCCAGCATCCTTGGAATTAACGACATGTCATCGTCTTTTCCGTAATACCCTATCGGGAAGCCCTTGAGAGTTTGCTCGTCAATGGCCTCAATGGTTTCATGTGAAATGACCATCTACCGACCCCCTCCTATGGGGAATTTATATGCTACATGTCATTGAACGGAAACAAAAGAAAAACGGCATAAAGCCTCCCCGAAGGGAGGCCGTATGTTTGCCTCATCCTAAAGGAAGAGGAACTTGTGTCACGAGAAGCACGACGTAGAGCGCTTTGCACGCAATGTGAAGGAATTGATCCATGTTCAAACTGATCTCACCATCGCACTTAGCGAAGTCGATAACGGAGTGCGCAATGAACTCCACCAACGTCAAGGTGAACGAACCAGTGATCATGTACACAAACCCAGAGTGGATCAGTGCGTGTGCCGGTAGAACCCAATGCCAGAACTGTTTACCCAGGTCAGTCGTGTGATTCTTGGCCATCGCCATGAAGTCGTTTTGTAAAGCGAAGTCAGCGATAGCATGACCGATGAGAAGCAGGAAAAACAGTTCGAAGTATGCGAGTTCCATCTGAGGTGTCTCTTACGTGAGGGGGCGTTGGGGTTACATAGATGTGGCACTCTAAGTATTATTCCCCACAACGAGACAAAAAAGAAAGGGACAGCGGGGGACTAGCCCCCACCCACTTCACAAAAGTACGTCTTCGTAAACGGTAACGTATTGCACAAACGCATGTCCACAAGGAAGTTCCCATCCGACATGTTGTAGTTGGCAAACGAACGAGGTTTCATCAACTTCGTCAGTTCCAACAACACATGGCTAACTGGACCAGTGTGCTGTTCCAACTTCGCCGTATGGGGTGGCGAGATTTCGGTGCTCTCATCTACCAGTACAACAAACGGAATGTTCTCACGTAACTCTGAACCTTGATCCAGATACCACAACGTTGGATACATATCTCCATCCTTGGGGAGATGATGGACGTACAACAGTCCACTGGACATCTTCCTGATTCCCGCATCTGGGTGATACGAGAGAATCTTGCACCAGTCGTCTTTGGTCTTCTGGGTCAAACTCAGCGATACCATAGCAATAGACATTAGGAGCCCCTAAATGAAAATGATGGGAGCAGGTGCCCCCATCAAGTATTAATCGTAAACAGGTGCTGGTGCAGAATCGAGCTCGACGATGTTTACTTCCTCGCCAATCTCGCCACGGTTAGCCACGTCGTAAGCCCCTTTCTTAAAGAGGTGATACCACAAGCCAGTGGCCGGAAAGAGATAACCGTAATGGTTACCACAAACCGCTTTGTACTCGTACCGACGAACCAGATCACTGTTCTTCGGGGTGTTGAAATAACCGAACTGATCGGCCTTCGCTTCAAAGCCGGGACGTACAACGATATCCACGGCAATGATGGTAACCCCACCCAATTCACGGATGGTGTCACCTACCATCAGACGGTCACGGTGGGTTGGTGTACCCGGACGCTTGTCTGGTGGGATATATGGATCAGTAGTTTGCATTGTAGTTTCTCACGTTAGCGCCGGCTACTCGTCCAGAGGGATCGAAGCAGAGGTACTTGGAACAATTGGCGGTCAGCACTTTCGGGATCAAACCCGGAAGACCTGTCCAGTTAACTTCGTTGCCCATGTAACTGCAATCACCGGCGGCGTTGCAATGTACATTGTAGGTACCCCGAGTTTGCTTGAGCGTCAGGTAATGCCCATCGGGACGATCATTTACTTTATCCACGATTTTGATATCGCGCATGGGGTAGTGATCAGCCAGAGGACCATTGCCATATTTCACAGCCGTGGGCTCACCGTTCATTATGGTAAGGTAGTAGCCAACTGGTACCGTCCAGTAGGTTGTACCCTTAAAGTCGCTCAGAGAGCCTTGTGGCTCGTCGTAATAGGTATTACAGATGTCTGACACACAGGTTACCGCTTGTGTAAGAGATACCTCGCCCGCCATTACATTTCCATCGCTATCGACACGACCCATTGTGGCTGTTGCTGGGTAAGCCTTCCAACCACACGTACCCATTGATGTCTCTGCGTCAAACGTACAGGGTGCCATCTTCGGTGTGAACTTAGACCAGTACAACGGAGGACCAACCCAGCGTGTGTCAGTCGCTTGAGCAAGTCCAGTGAAGCAGAGAAGTAACAGTAAACAGAGGCGCATTAAAACCCACCTTTCTCTATTCGTTTATGGTTAACCAACCACTGATAAGCGTTGTTGGCTGCAGTGTGATACTGCGATGCATCAAACTGGGCGTAGTACGGCCCTGTTTCTTTGGGTACACCGTGGAACGTAAAGTCCTGTGTGTAACCCATGTAGAAATCAATGCAGTCAACAGCCACCGCATTCCCACGAATTATGATGACACGATTGTCACTGTGGGTTGTGAGGAGGTAACCACCATTGGCGGCTTCCTGCATGATGTACGGGCCACATTCATAATCGAAGTGGAGGGCGAACAAGGCCATGAATGCATCGGCCTGCTGTAACGTGCTTTTCTTCAATAATGCCGTCATCACAGATACCCATGTTCGATTAACCAGCGGCGTAAGACGACGTCAAACTCGGCGTCACTCAACTTTACTGCTTTTTCGCGGATCGACCCATCGGCCAACCCTTGGTCGAGTTCATCCGAACTAAGGTTCGAGCAGACTCGTGTGAAGCATTCGATAGCTTTGGTGGCCATGTGCTTCGTTAATTCGCGCAGATCATCTGCGTTGGTGATGCCGCGGAGAACTCGTTCTAATGGATCGGGTTCATTCAAATGATCGTCTTTCATTCCTATTTTCCTCAAGGCGGTATAAGCGGAGGCCTTCGGGCCTCCTGTAATACACTAATCAGGCAGCGCTTCCGTCGTAAAGACACACGCACCATTCGGGGCGAAAAGCATCATCCTCAAATCCAGGCCACCGTAGTAACCGTTGTGTGAGTTATATGTCCCGACCACGATGACATCACTGGTGGTTTTAAGATGAAGGAACGACACTTCCAGATCGCCGTAATCCTCATCCTTATATTCCGTTGCCAATATTTCAAAAGACACCACATGGTCACCAATAATAGACTCGAGGTCATCGTCAGTTTTCATGTAGCGCTCTTCACAACAGGAATACCCGCAGTGGTCCACAAAGACAGCTTTCCAACCGGAATCGAAATCGAGGATCAAAGCTTCCTTTGACTCGACCTGGTTCCGCCAGTCTTCATCCTTGTGGCCGAATGTCTCCAAACGCGCAGAAGTGATTTTACCCAGTGTACTAATAACAGCTAACTCTTTCATCTTAAACACCTAATGCGATAGTGAGGTCCATACCTTCACTTCAATCGCAATTTACCTTAGCAAGGTAAGCGGTGTCGCATTCAATCAGATGGTTTCGAATCAATTATCAACTGTTATTATTGGTTTACGAACCTAGGGAACCAGTTCGTAGAATTTGGTGAACTCCTGCATGGAGATCGTCTTGGAATCTTGACGCTCCTCATGCGCGGCTTTGAGCTGGACTTTTGTTCCTTTGACCTTGACGATCTTCACTGCGGTGGTCTGGCCGTTTTTCCGCCGAACGAAGGTCCGGTTGAGGAATGGGTCGAGGCTATCCAGGTCTTTCACTGGCACGAACTTCGAATCGGTTTCACGCAGTAGAGCGTTGCTCTTGGCCATGATGTTTCCTTTTATTGAGTAACTGGGGTTGGGTCACGCAGCAGGTCAAGCTGGTAACCGAAGTGGAGAATGCTGTGAACCTTTTGTCGCATGGTGTTGTAATTCGTACCACGGAACATGGAAGGATCATTAACGCGATTGTACGCGCTAAGGATGTAAGTACGGGCCCAAGGCTTGTATGCCTCAACCGCTTCCTCACTACCGTTAAACAGCTCTGGTACAACCAGGTCGTTTACGGCTTCTTCGACGGCCTGTTCCAGATTGAACTCCACTGGCTCTGCCGGCTCTTCCATTGCAGGAGCGGCCGATTCCAGTGTCTCACCCGAAGCTGCAGCAATCAGCTCTGGGTTTTCTTCCATCTGCTTGTCGAAGTCGGCGAACTCGTTCGCTTGTTTCTCTTGCAGCTGGGTAATTACCGCGAACAAGTAGTCCACGATCTTTTCAATCGGGTTGGAGGCGTCAACTACCACCATGTCTGGGCCTTGGCTCAGTTGGCGATAAGCTTCCGATACCAGCTCGGTATGAGGGGCTTCTTCATAACGGTCCAGTTCACGACCTTCCAGACGAGCAGTACGTGCTTCTTCCGGTAGGGTCAGGATGAACGTAACCGGAACCGGTGCACCGTTGGATACCATTGGCATCAGACCGCAGAACATGTCGTACAGCTCAGGCTGCTTCTTCATGTGCGGGTAGATGTTCAGGGCAACCGTGGATGGCAGGAAGCGCTCGGAGATAACCACTTTACCGGCGGAGACGCCAGGCTTGATGATGTTCTCGATGTTCTGGTGGCGATAGCCCATGTGCAGCAGGATGTCGGTAACCGGGTGAATGATTTCCTTACGACCCTTCTTCAGCAGGGTTGCACGAACTTCTTCAGCCAGGCTGTCAGCACCTTTGAAGTCGCCAGGTTCACGCATGTGCACGTGATCGATATCGGCTTCAGCCAGACGCGCGGCCAGAGCTTTCGCAACGGTCGACTTACCAGTACCTTCATCGCCTTCGATAACGATGAACAAACCTTTTGGATCATGATACATCTTTCTTACCTTTCGTTGAGTGAATAATCCCTACTAGATTAGTTCACTCGGTACTTTCTTTTTAACCACCATTCTAACGATGCCAAATGAATGGCGCCGTTGACGACGATGCTGATTCAGTTCCTTGGCGAGGTTCTGGATAGAAGGCTCACCATCAGGAACGTAAAGAGGTAGAACAGACATGTGCACCTCAAAACAAAAATAGATATAAAGCCGGGAGCCCTAAGGCCCCCAGCGATAATCAGCGCTTACCATTCACATAGATGCTGTGAATAGTGGATTTGGCTACCCGTGCGGCCAAACGGTCACCAGCTTTCGTCTGGTTGGGTGCGCCGCCATTGCAATAGATCGGGCCGTGACGGTCAACGATCAAGAACAGTTTGGTGAACTCACTGAATACAGGCATTGCCACTACTCCATCACTTAACGATTATTCCAAACCAACTGAGTGACGCGCTAGGCGAGCACTCAGCGGAGCACGCTTGATCAGCTATTGATGCTGGAGAACAGGCCACCCAGTTCGGTGAACACTCGTTTCAGCTCACCACCTTTGTAACGGGTGTCGACAGCCAGAACGACGTGGTCTTTCGCATCACGGCTGAACACACCGGAGACGGTAGTGAACGGACCCTGGGCGTAGCTGAAACCCAGCTCGATGGCGTCTGGGTTGGCACCGAAGTGTTCGTGGGCTTTGTTACCGGTAACCCAGGTGACGGCTTCAGCGATCTTCATGTCGGTCTTTACCGACTTCTTGTACTGCTCGGCGGTGGTGCCGTCTTCAGCCAAGTGAATCGCTTCGTGGAGATCCGCAGGGATCTCGTACAGCCCTTTCTCGTTCAAGACAACCTTGCTATTCAGGTCGTGTTTGTCAGCGAAGGCAATGGCTTTCAATTCTTTGGACATGGTGCGTACCTTAAGTGTAGTGAGGTTATACAACGGAGTGGTACATAGGCTATCTGTAGCCCAGTATTTTTTTAACCGAGGGCGATGGTCACTTCAATACCAGTGCCGTCGATGTTGATTTCTTTGTTCGCGTGATCTTGCAGTTGTCGCTTGACATACATACCAACAAGCTTACGCTCGATTTCGCTCAGGGTAACCGAAGAACCTGGCGGCAGAATGTTACCGGCAACGGTGATCTTGAAGCAGTTGCTTTCGGTATCGAGCGCCCAGCATTCTTTGGTGGCCATTTCGTTGGCCAGGTTGTTCATGAAGCTATGGAGCTCCGCGAATACCGTTTCACCCAAGAGTTGCTCGATCACTTCGTCTTCGCTCGGGACACCAACGCGTTCACGGAACGTACCGAAGGTTGCGCCAGGGAACTCGCCGCCAGGCATTGTGTTGCGTTGAAGCATACTGTCGTTGAACAATGGCGACGTGCGATCGCTGTAACGCGTTTGGCTCTGGTCGAAAGGCTGCCGCAACGAAGGCCATGGCATACCTGGACCGAACGGGTGCATCGGGTTTGGTGCGAACGGACCAGGCCATTCCGTATCACCGAAGCGCGTCGACTGGTTGTACATGCCACCCATGCGATTACCCGATGGGACATTATTGGTGTAGGCCAACCCATTACGACTATTGAGTTGGTTCAAGGGGTCATGCAGATATACCCCTTGACCAATTTCCTGGAACGCGGGATCGTTGATGAAGACACCTAGCATTTTGGAGGCGTTCTCGAAGGTACCCCCAACGAGAACTGTCCAGTTGGGCTGTTGGCTACGAGCAGGGCGAACAAGGAATGTGTAACCCATACCCATTGTCGCCAGCTTTTGAATTTCCAGGTTGTCGACCTCGATTTTCCCACCCTGAACCATACGCTCACCCGTCGCACGAATGGTGTCGACGATGTTTTGACCCATTTGTTGCAGTTGTGGATTGTACATGAAGTTTCCTTTTTAGCGAAGAGGTTGATTACAGCGAGACGAGTTTGTTGTATTCGTCGTCGATCGAGAGAGTACGGTCAGCATCCAACATCCAACCATGTTCGGTTTGGATCAGGGTGTGGCTGAGGATGTAACCCAGGAGACCGTAGTGCTCCATGATTTCATCGAGAGTTGGTTTCCAACCAGCGGCACCGAAGTAAGTAATGCTTTCGACCTGCAGGCTGTACCACGTACGGTTTTCAGAAACGATACCATACGTACAAATCTTGACTTCCCGGCCATTGACCTTGTCTTTCCAGACATTACCACCGGCGTCTTTCACGCGCTCGTAGGTGTCGGTCGACCAGGTTTTGCATTCACCACGCACATGACGCAGAACTTGTTCGACTTTCTTGGCGCGATCACTCAAACGGCTGAACAGTTGCGCTTTGCAGTTGTTGTTGAAGATCTGTGCTTCTTCTTCACGATGCAGATTTGGGTTACGGCTGATCATTTCCCCACGAACAGCTTTGTAAACAGCAGTCAGCTTCTCCATCGGGTATTCCAAGTAATCGTGACCACACGTACATGGGGTATCCCAGCACTTGGAACAATCTGACATAGCCATTCTTTATTTCTCCTGGATTGAATACCGAAACTTATCGGTGTTATGTACTACTGTAATGTAGACTTGAAATATTTTACAATGCGGCATAAAGCCTCCCTTCGGGGAGGCAATATGTTGTCAAAGCTGGTGGGTACCTTCCACACCACGTTCGGCCCGTTCTTCGGTCCGAGCATTGATGTTGGCAATGGCACCTTCGAGGTTGAACAGAACTTTAGCATTCCGTTCACACGCGAATGGACCAGTTTGATAACCTTCAAACAAAGCCACCAGGACTTTGAGAACGTCTTCCGGTGTAACGCCGTTGACACCGACTTCTGGCACAACCCCATTCTGGAAAAGAATAACCAGTTGGTCTTTGCAGTCATTCGGCTCGGCCGCAGGGTTGGTCTCTGCGTTGAAGCCAGAGATAACAAAACGCTTCGATGCACCGGACGCTGGATCAATATGGAAAGCGTCGATAGTCTTGGCACGAGCTGCTTCATTACCAGCTGGATTAGCCGCGAAGTCTTCGAAACCACGGACACCTTGTTGGGTGACCCACTTACCCTTGATGTTGATCCAGTAGTCCTTACCGATCTGGTAGCCTTGGCCTTCTTTAGGGTCTTTTGGCAGATACCCGGTGGAGACCAACGCTTCGATCTTTGCGACTTCTTCCAGAGCTACCTGAATCTCTACGTGCTGTGGAGCAGTAGAGCCCTCACCGACGGCCGATTCATCATCGTCCAGTTTGTCGGGAGCTTTGTGCGCATCGTTGTCCAGTTTGGACGTATCGGCAGAGGCTTGCGACTCCATCCATTTTAGAGTATCAGTCATGCGACACCTTTTAGCGGGAGCCTGGGTTGTAGCCAGGCTTGGCGAGCAGAGCAGCCAGTTCAACGGCCGCGTTGGTTTCGGTCAGTGGCAGGTTCAATGCCTTGACCGCTTGGTACACCGATGAACGACGCTTGAGGCGGCTGGTTTCACCGGATTGATCAGCAGCAATGGCGAGGTCGATCAGCTTGTCAGCGACGCTGGTGCTTTTCACCAGATGATCCAACGACGCACGCAGCGTCAAACTGGTGGTACCTGGTTGGGACACGAGGTCTTTGACGAACTTGTCGATGCTGCCGGAGCGTGCGAGTTCAAATACCCAGGCCAGTACCGATTCGCGGTTCAGGCGTTCGGTCAGCTGTTCTTTGAACAGGAAGCTCAGTTCGTTAGGAGCAATCAGCTCACGTGGCGTTTTGCCAGCATTGACGGTGGTAACAGCAGAAGTCAAGCCAGCCGGACCGAGCAGAGCCAGGCCGAGTTTTTGGATCAGGTTCATGGATGTTCCTTTACGAGGATATAGAGGGTGTGAATCGTGGATCACATAGTAGTAACCCACGAGTATTTTTTAGAATCGGTCAGTAGTCTGAGCGAACGCAGCAGCAGTACGGGCAATCTCACCATCGAGTGCGTATGCCAGGAGGTTAGACTGCGATGTCCAGGTCTTGAACGACTGGGTTACACGGGCAATGTTCAGTTGCAAACGCTTACCGGCGTAATAGAAGTCAGCCCACGATTGAGAGGTCAGTGTAGACACGTAGTCTTGGAACAGACTTTGTTCATCCCACACCGAACCGTCAGTCAAAGCCACCGCAACGTTCTGACCGGTTTGACCACCTACAGCTTGACCTGCGATAGCCGACAATGCACGGGTAGCCGTACCCAACCAGGAAGCAGATGCATAACCCGCCTTCAGTGGCATGTACATCAACTTGGACAAGTCCTTGACGTTGATGGTCACTTCACAGTTCAGCATGTCATGTTCAGCGTTCCAACCCACATGACCTGTACCCCGACGAATCGAGATGGAGTCTACGAGAGCCAGCTGCTTCTGTACCCGTCCTTGTTGGTAGATCTGGCAGATGAACGGCGCAGTGTAAGCCGAACGACCTGCGGCCCGTGGAAGACCCATTGGGAGGATCATAGCCAGAGGGATATAGATGTTCAGGAAACGAGAGATCTTGTTTCCGTATGCACTGATCAGTGGGAACGTGTACGAGGCTGTAGGAAGAGACGCAGTCGAGTCAGTCCAGTATTCTGGAACGTCGATAAATGCAGCGCCTGCCAATGTAGCCAAACCTGACATGTTCACCGCATCGAGAGCACCACCAATCACGCTGGTAATTGCCTGCATGGCCATGCCTGTAACTTCAGTCACGTTACCGTTCATGAAGTTGAACTGTGCAGTTCGCCCTTCAGTTACCTTGGCGTTCAATGTGGAGGCCACACCTACTTCACCCGTCGAACTCTGGAACGACTCGGATACTTCACCGGTGTAGTCCGCTTTCATGGTGATGAACTGAAGACCGTCCCGCTGTGCTGCCACAACGAAGTCAGCAATGCCCTTCACATCACTCCAGTCACTGAAGGACTCAGAGTCAATGATACCGGCGGGGTCTTTCGGTACGTCGTGCTTGAGGTAGTCCAGGAGGTACTGTCGAGCACTGGCGTTACCGTTCGGATCAGCTACCTTCGTTGCCATCTGTGTCAGAACAGTCGAGCGCAGTTCAGCAATGGTCTTCGCTTTCTCAGCCAACGAACGCATAGCCTTCTGAGCTTCGTCCGATTTCCGTTGAGCGCGACCCGCCAAAGAGATCAGATCGATACCACCGTCTTTCGTAAAGAGACTTGGGAAGATGGTGTGCATCCGCGCCATGTCATCTTTGGTAACTCGTTGACCCGGATCTTCCAACGGCTTTTGAGTATCGTCCATCAATCGAGGTTGCATACCCAGACCGATAGCAAATTCGTTTGCCATGGTGTTTGCCGCTGACCAGTACGCGTGCATGGTCGGTTTGAAATAGAACCACTTGGATGGGCTCGATTTCGAAAGGAAAGACATTACCCGCGATACACCAGTAACCCCGAGGATGAACGGTTGGAGTGGCAGCGATACAACAAAGCCAGCAATGTTACCCAGGTTATACCAAGCATTGGTGGTCTTACCGCTGTTTGCAAACATCGCAGCGCTGCGGTCGTAGAAGTTCGTGAAGAAGGATGTCCAGCTTGAGAAGCGTGGAACCCCAAAGGTCATGTGGACCTTTTGTGCTGTGTCATCGTGCGCTTCTGAATAGTAGCGCCCCATGCCTAGATTCTTGTTCTCTTCGGTACGACCACGCCCTGGCTGCCGAATGTCAGCGTTGCGGGTGTACTGTGGGAGGTTGTTGATGGTGTAGTTACCGCCAGGTGTTGTGTTTGTGAATTTGAAAGCAGCCGAGTTTGCATACCGACGACGGGTTTCAGAACCAAACGAACTTTGGTCCGTCGATGTTGGCAGTAGGAAAGCTTGGCGTAACCAGATTGGTGGATCTACTGTTGCTGTAGCCATCTTGTTTACCTTAGGCGAAATAGAAGCTCCCCGAAGGGAGCCTCTAGTTATTGCAACGGTACTGGCATGCCACCCTTAGAAACGGAGCGGGTTTGCGTAGTACTTGGTTGCTGTGAGGACATATTATTGCCCGCACCACCGCCTTGCATTGCTTTGGAAATCATGTCCAATGCCTTCAACATCGCTTTCTGAGTATCCAGTTGTTGTTGTTGTAGGCTCAAGTTCTCAGTAGCCGACTTGTTAGCCTGCTCTACTTCCTTGCCCCGCATTGCATCTTTGGCCGAAGCCATTGCTGCCGCAGTTTGAGAACCTGCATCTGCACCCATGTTACCGATACCGCCAGTAGCAGTACCCGAACCATCACCTGGTTGCCCAGGAGCCCCTACACCAACAGGGAGGCTAGACGCTGGAGCACCAGACGTAGTCGGAGTCGAACCAGTGGCCGATGGAGCTGCACCCGGAGCACCAACACCAATAGGCAAGCCATTAGCATCTTTACCCTGGTCACCACCTTTACTGTCATCCGTCATTGCTTTCTGGTTGGCTTCAGCTTGCTCTTGAGCTGCTGCATCCGGATCACCTGAAGCACCCGGTGTACTTGGAGTACCGCCACCACCTGCAATGATGTCTGCTGCCGTCTTCCGGAAAGGAATCATCCGGTCGTCGAAGGACTTGTAGATCTCGGCCAGTGTACGCGCCTTACCTGTCTTCTTATCCGTGAAGATGTAAGGGTTGTATCGAGCCTCTTTAGGGAAGGCTTGAATACCGATGGTGTTAGGGTTCATCCGCAACCACTTCACCGCAGTACCAGGGCCCAAGAAGTGAGCCATGTACAAGTCAACGTCGTTAGGCTGACGCCCGACTGCCCGTTGAATAATAGTCATGGAGTACTTCATGTACTCTGCACCCATCAGACCGTTGATCCGTGGGTCCAGTCGCAATCTACGTCCTTGGTCAGGAGGCAGACCGTACTTCTTGGAATGCTGAGCAATCATGCCATCCCATGTCGAGTCAATGAACTGGTACCAACCGGTAGCCGAACCGAGTGGGTTCTTCACTGTGTAGTCGAAACCCGATTCCATCGATGCAAAGATCAACAGATACTCAACTGGGATACCTACCATCTCAGCTACAGCTTTCAGAGTTGGATAAGCAGCCTTACCAGACTTGTTGGATGCTGGCATTGGGATCTTCTCCCAACTACCGCCATTCCCCGCCACAGCACCGCCGTAAGCCGAACCACCCGTAAAGGCATCTGCTACACCGGAGGCAACACCGGAAACGAAACCACCTACGCTAGAAGCAGCGTTGGCTACACCGGCACCAGCAGCCTGGAGAGCACCACCCACAGAGCTAGCAACAGTCTTGGCACCGTCCCACGCCGTACTAGCCGCACCACTCAGGAAGTTCATGGTACTATTGAAAGCACCTTTGATTCCATCGATAGCGCCCGACACGAACGATTTACCAGCAGCCGCTGCCGCAGCACCTGCCGCTTGAGAAGCAGCCGATTGGGTTGGGGACGACAGAGCATCATCCGACAACTTCTTCAGTGCGTCCAAGTCGATGTTAGCCATCTCCTTCAGCCCGTCCAGTTTACCCACTACCTTAAAGATAGAAGGGATCGACCAGATCGAACCACCAGCAGGCGATACCATGCCCATGATGGCGTTAGCGGTGTTGACCTTCTCACCCGGTTTCAACGCGGTAGCCAGTTTTGCTGGAGCTACTTGGCTGTATACCCGAGCAGTCGACAAGAACGCTTCGCAGACAGGAATGAAACGATCACGCAACCAGTTAAGGAACATGGTACGTTCAGGACCGTGGTCGGCCGTGTTCATACCAAACAGTGCACCCGCGTTAGTAGCGAATGTACCGAGGTCACCGGTATACTTCACAGAACCGGATTGATCTTTCGTACTGGTCAAGTCGATACGCGTTTCCATGGCCATGAGGCTTTCGGCTTCAGACTTGTTGAGAGTCTCCATACCGTACGCCCGCATCCGGATTGCATCCAACCCAGAGATGTTGTCACCGGTGATAGCCAACCGCTGGATTACACCAGGGGTAGCCGCCGCACCTGCACCAACAGCAGCGCCTACCATTGCGCCCTTCGCCATGTTACCGATCTTAGAGGCTGCAGCAGCCGCTTCGACTTTGTTATGCGCATCTTTCTCAGCGCCTTCCTTCACAGCGACCAAACCTGTGGCTACGGCCGCACCAGTGGCCGCTGTAACCTTCGCAGCGGCGGCAGCCTTGTCAGCATCAGGCTTAGGAGCTTCGCCCGGTAGAGCGGCTTTCTCGTCCTTCACCTTGTACTTCTCGTTCAGCTCAGCCAAGGCTTCTTTGATCTTCTCACGGGTATCCGGAAGAGGATCATCATCACCAAACGGGTTGTCCAGCATGTCGTAGCACTGTTGTGGAACAGTCTGCACTTCTTTCAGGTACGCACCTTTCAGTGCGTCGTCCATCTTGTCGTCGACTTCGTTGATAGAAATGTCTTTCTTACCAACCGTGTCCAGAGACTTGAGCCAGGTCAGCATGACTGGTTTGAAACGCAGATCGATCCAGCGACCCATACGAAGAATTTCTGCTTCGTTCTCAATGTCGATACCCATGGCATCGATGATCGCTTTACCGCCTGCCGCTTGGAGACTGATCTCAGGGTTAGGACCTTTGGTTGCAGATTTCTCCAGCAACTCTTCCAGTGCCAACACCTTCTTCCGGTCACCAATCGAAGTCACACCGTACTGAAGCATCCGCAGGTTACGGAAATCACCGTGGGTTACGTCGTAACGTTTCCACAGCATGTAGCCACCGATACCTACCGCTGCAACAGCAGCCACACCAAGGAGAACTGGACCCGACACCAGGGTAGCGAGACCGGACGCAATCATTGGCAACATACGGGCTGCAGTAGTAGCCACCATCATACCGCCACGAGTAGCAGCAAGGCGACCTACTTGACTACCGACCGCTTGACCAACGCGAGAGCTGGCAATACGACCACCCATTTTACCGAGACGACCCATCTTACCGCCACCTCGACCCCCACGCATCTTGCCTCGCCCTTTACGGTTCTTACGCCGTTCATTGGCATCGCCCAGGGAATCACCGATATCGGCTACGTCAGCTGCATCGTCCAAACCAAAGCCATCGTCCTCTTCTTCCTCGTCTTTCTTCTTCTTACCGAAGAGACCACCGAGGGAGCCCAACATCTTCTTGAGGAACCCACCCTCCTTAGCATCAGCTCTACCTTTCTTACCCTCACCACCTTCACCGTCTTTAGCCGCTTCAGCATCCTTAGCTGCTCGTTCCTGCCAGCTACCTTTACGGAACTTCTCAGGTTCTTGCTTCTTCAGAGTGTCGAGGATCTGGACGAGTACCTGGTCAGTGGTAGACATGTCGCGTGGATTGATACCCGTGAGGCTACCGCCCAGACGACCCAGGGTACGGCCAGCAGCATGACCTTCATGCATGATGCCTTTACCCAGAGCTCGGTAGTACGCCTTGGTTCCTTTCCAATACATCCGGCCCATCGCTTTGAAAGGTGCCTTAATGGCGTTACCAATCTTGCGCATGATCCGTTGGTTCTTGGCGATGATGTGTGGTTTACCGTTGAGGTCTACCAGCTTCTTGAAGTTCTTCTTCTCAACGACAGGATTTCCCCGTTCATCGTAAATCGTATCTTTCACCGATTTGAAGTCTTCGATCTGCTTGCCTTTAGCGTCAATGTACATGCCCGCCTTCAGGTCCTCTACGGTCAGGACGGGTTGACCACTGTCGTCACCTTCCATGTAAGCGTCACGGTTCCCGCCCATACGAGCGAGTGTGTTACGCCCCAGTGCCCACAATGTCTTCCCGACAACTTGCGCACCTTGGATAATGTTCGTAGTCAACGACCGGTTGTAGAGCATAGCCAGTTTGCCGTAACCCTTAACTGCCGAGATTGTCCAGCTTTGACCGTCACGGGACTTCAGACCTTTCGCCAGCTCTTCAGCGGTTACTACGATCTTACCGCCAGCATCAACGATGGTGCCTTTAATGTCAGCCATCGACTCGATCATCTTCCCAGATGCTTGGTCGAAGTATTCACCATTAATAAGGTCATTAGCCCGGATAGCGACTTTGTCCTTACCTTCGATGAACCAGTCTTTCAGGTCAGCCATCTTGTCACCAAGCTTGGCATTGTCCAGGGCATCGCCACCCGCTTTGAGCATGCCTTGTACTTTGCTCTGGGCTTTCGCCAGGAGCTCACCTTTACGGTTGTACAGACCACGAGCAGCTTCAGAAGCAGAGATCACCATCTGACCCAGGTGGTTACGAACTTCACCTGTGATGTCATGAGCCGACTCAATGATCTTACCGGTGTTAACGTCAGTCAACTTACCGGCCATCATATCGACAGCTTTAATGGCTACGTCTTTGGAATCACCTACACACAGGTCGACCTTACCTTTCAGATCAGACTCGTTGTATGCGGTTGCAGCTTGTTGACCGTACCCACCCAACGCAGCACCGTAACCCATGGCTTTCTGCCCGGTTTCGGTTTGCATCATCTTCTGCCCGTATTCTTTACCAGCTTCTACGGACGACATGATTTGCGCAGCCAGTTGAACACGAGCTTCCCGCATGGCAGGAGGTTCTTTATCAATGGCATTCTGCAGGATAGACTGAGCGAACTCGATCTTCTGCTGTGGGTTGAACTGACTTAGGATCGCAGGGAGGCCACCGGCTTGCATGTTACCATACTGAGCCATGACACCATTCTTCGCTTGGGTAGCGGCATTACCGATCGACGACTTAACACCGTCGGCACTAAGGCCGTTCATCCAGTTCGCAGCTTGGCTGTACTTCCCTTGAGCAAAGGCCAACGGATCATTACCCATTGCGCCCATTGCACCTTTATAGGCCCCGGACGCGGCATTACGGGCTTTACCAATCGGATCGAACTCAGCGATCTTGTCCATAGCACGGAAAGCATGCTTGTTGACAACACCTGGGTGCATCGGACCAACGAAGTTCTTGTCGCCGTGTTCACCGGACGAATCCGCACGGTTGGAACCATCCGGCCCAGACTTGTCAAGTACACCCGACATTTGCATTTTGCGAATCATATCCCAGTTGATACGATCCTGACCTTCTTCGGTAATCAACAGACCCAGTTGACGCAGACCGGCAGTGTTACCCGATTCGATCAAGCGGTGGATCTCTTGCGAAGGGTCACGCGAGACGTTACGGATGTTCAGGAAGCCTTGGGAGAACTGTTGACGCTTCTCGTGGTTAGCGGTAGTGTCTTTGAACTGACCTTTATCGTCGAATTCAAATTGGTCCTTAAAGAACTTCTGCAACTCACCCAGGGTTTCTTTCGAAGTCCCTTCTTTATAGCCGTGTGCCGAACCGTACGCTTTAGGATCAAAACGTTTGTTCGAACCGGAGTCACGCAGCAGGCGTTCAGACAAAGCACGACGAGCACCCGAAGAAAGTTTCTTCTCTGGGTCGTAGTTGTCCAGTGTGTCGTTGATCTCTTGCGAAACCATACGCTGGGATTGCTTTGTGATGACACGGTCTTGCAGGGCCTTCATGGCCTCCTTGTCATCTTTGAACTTACCGGTGGTGATGTCGAAAGTTTCCAGTGCAACGTTCTCGTTACCAGTCCGGATCATACGCAATTCACGGAGGATCTTGGCTTGAAAACCAGGGATGATCTCAGTGATGGTACGTTGGGTTAACTGGTTGAACGCTGTGTGCTGGCCAATGGTTTGATAGTTACCGGCCTTGGTGCTGGTATCCTGACCAAACTGTGGAACGAACGGACGCAACATATCCTGCAAGACACCTTTGGCGCCGTGCGAGTTGTTATAGTTGTTAACGAATTCCTGCAACATCGCAGGGGCGTTGTCCATCATGTAGCCGACTTGGTTGTGTCGACCACCGTGCTTGTTCGAGAGAGCCGTAGCCCGTGGACGCAATGCACGACCAGCCATTGGAGCGAGTGTGTTGCGAGCAAAGCTGTGGAGCTGATCACCGGCCATCTGACCAGCGATGTTGTATCGCTCACCCCACATGTCTTTCATCCCGGCACCGGTCTGAAGACCCTGGACAACACTGGACAGTGCGCCCGATGCTTTGCCGTTGACTTTGTTCTGGACGTTACCACCGAACGAGCCCAGGAAGGACTGCAAGGTACGACCTGCCATCGCCATCCCGCCTTGGGCAAGACCCTGGCGAGCGTTCATCGACATCAAGTCCTTCATCGAAGACTTAAGGTGATCTGGCAGTGCAGTGTTGCGAACAATGGCTTGGAAAGCTTTGTTCTGCAAATCCATGTTGGCTTCGAGCAGTTTGGTTTGATCACGCAGTTGCATGAACGACCGGTATTGCAGCTCAAGGCCTTTACGTTGGAAGTCGTAGTTAACCTGTTCGTTGTAACTCGCCATCCGGGTCAGGCTGTCGACAGCTTGTGCCAACCCCTTTGCCATTTTGGCTTGGTGTTGATTCTGAACGCTATCACGAAGACTGCGTTCAACACGGTCTGTCTGCCAGCGTTTATCCTCGGCATGTTCACCGCGGTTAAACAACTCGCGTTGGATCATTGTGTTCTGATCCATCGCCCCACGAATTGTTTCTTCGTCCGCAGCTTCTTGTTGAAGCTTACGGATCTTGATCTGATCTCGGTTCGAATCAATCTGGTACTTGTACTGTTCGACCTTATTAGATAGTGCCCCGTTAATACGCTCGTAGTTCGACTCCGACACTTTCTCTTTAAGTGACGGCAGCATGCTTTGAGCACGCTTCGCCAGGTACATCAAGTCACCTGGGTTTGTTTTCTCGAGGTGGTCCTTAAGAGACACCGCACCTTGTTTCAAATCGTCGTACATACCAAACGATCGAGCGAAGCCATCAGGCATTGCCGACTTGGTAAAGGACGCGATGAGAGACTTTGTTTTCTTCTTGTCTAGGACTGAGTCTTTGAATCCCGACATGAACTGCTTGATGGGAGACTTCTTGTCGCCACCAATTGGTTTGTCGTCGAAGATATCGTCGAAGTCATTCAGGTCCAAGGCGGCCATCGAAGACTTCTTATTGCTCTGCGATAGCTTGGTCTTGTTACTGGCCATTGTTTCCACTCCAGATATAAAACATCATATCGTTAACCTCCCCACACCCCCTTAAAAGGAAACGGAAATGAAAAAGGCGTTACTTCCCTTTAACATCTCTATCCTGATTCCAGACCGAGCAATGTTGCAACGGATGGGTCAGGTGAAGTCACACGAGATTTTTGACGGCATGAGCGGTAACTTCCATGAGGAAGGACTGTTCTCCGTTGGAATTTTCGGACGCCTTGGTAGCCATGAGCGTGAGTCCACTTTTGGTTACATCCGTTTGGGTTTGCCTGTCATTCACCCACTCGTCTATCGGAACCTACTCAAGCTGAAAGGGTTCTACCAGGACATCATCATGGGTCGCCAATATGCGATCTTCGATGAGACACTCATGGACTTCGTGAAAACGAGCGAGCTGGATGGTAAGACAGGTTACACGTTCTTCTTTGACAACTGGCGAAAGGTGATCTTCCAACAAACTGAATCTGACATTCGTCGGGTTCGTTTGAAGCTGGTTGAAGAGAACAAGGACAATAGCATCCTTAGCCACATGTTGGTTGTACCGGCTGCTTACCGTGAAGCGGAACTGAATGCCGATGGTCGTGTGGAGTACGATGAGGTCAACGACCACTACCGCGTTCTCCTGCAACAAACGATCGGCTTGCCAGAACACTTCGGTCGTAACGATGACTTGTCGATGTATGACCGTCGTCGGGTAGCGCTGCAATTGAAAGTGCAGGCTATCTACGACCACTACGAGAAACTCATCTCGGGTAAGACAGGTTACGTTCAAGGCAAGTGGGCTTCCCGCCGTGTGTTCAACGGTACCCGTAACGTGATCTCTTCGTTGGACACCAACGCAGCTGACTTGGAAGCACCGAACCGTCCGAAGTTTAAGGACTGTGTGATCGGATTGCACCAGGCTAGCCGTGGCGCTGCCCCTAAAACGATCTATGGGCTCCGTACAAGCGTTGTAGGTCAGATCTTTGACTCGCACACCAACAAGGTTGAGTTGGTCAACAAGAAGACCCTCAAGCGCGAATGGGTACAGATCTCGAATGAAGACATGGACCTGTGGGGAACACCTCAAGGCTTGGAACGGATCATGAACGAACTCGAGGTTATCGAGAAGCGTTCCCGTCCTATTGAAGTGCAGGATCATTACCTGGCTTTGGTCTATCTGGATGACAAACAAAACTTCCGGATTCTCCGTGACATTACCGAACTCCCTCAAGGGTTCAACGAAGACTTCTGTCGTCCGATCACATACGCCGAGTTGATTTACCTCAGCGGATTAAGTATGTGGTATACGCTGGCTGGCTTCGTAACTCGTTATCCAGTAGAGAACTACAACAGTTCGATTCCGGTATCGATCTACGTCAAGACCACCGTAACCGGTGAGCTGCGCTATCCGCTTGATGCAAACTTCAATCGTGATCCTCATGGTCACGTGGCAATCGAGTATCCACTGCTGGAACCTGGAAAGGTAGCCCAGTGGCACGACTCGACGTCTGTCTCTCCTTCTATCCTGTCGCCGCTTGGCGCAGACTTTGACGGTGACACCGTATCGGTAAACATTGTCTACTCGAAGGAAGCCATTGACGAAGCACGTAAGTTCTTCAAGTCTCGCTTGGCTTACATCAAAGCTGGTGGTGGTCTTGCATTCAGTACCCGTATCCACACTGTGAACCTCACCCTGCGCTACATGACGGGTGAACCCAAAGAAAGGGAATAACAATGCGCTTAAAAATCCATCAGTTCCTGAAGCAATACTCGATTTTCGAATCGGGTAAGCTCCAGCATCCCAAGCTTAATCTCTTGGCAAAGTTGGAGCTGCCTCAGGAATCCATCGTTCACTTCTTCGATCCGAACCAGGCTGTTCATGGTCCGGCTCGCAGTGACCCGTTGTTCGTTAAGAACACGGCGAAGACGTACATTGAACACGTGACCGATCTGATGTCCCTTGAAGGGAACCCACGTCGGTCTTCAATGACAGCTAACAAGCTGCTGTCCGACTACAAACGTCAGAACGTGTTCTTCAAGCCGCTTACAAAAGACCAAGCAGTAACCATCAACCCACTCAGTGTGCTGGTGGTCAACTACAACATGCTCGATCCTCAATGGATCTATCCGCCGAACTTCAAGTCGACGTGGTACCGTTGGAGCAACAACCAGAAGACTTTCTGGGAGCGTGTTGTTCAAGTACATCGCCGGTTCGGGTGGAACCAGTTCATCGAAGTACACCTGCCGGAACAAATGCCTACGCTGCAGATGTTCAACAAACTGCGCAATGGCCAAACCACACAAACGCTGGAAACCTTCTCCCAGACACCTACACTGAACCTCTTCGATATCTATCGTTGGTTAGGTCCAGAACGCCAGACTTCCCATCTGGCTGTCTTGGAAGATGAGATGCTGGATAAGATTAACTTGCTGGTCCGCATGCGTGATCGGTTTGTTGTTCTGAACCTGGGTCTGTTGAACAGCTGGCGTGATGACACCAAAGATGAGGAGGCTGCTCTTGAGCGGTTCATCGAAGCCTGCGGTAACCAAGCTGTCACACCGTCTCTGGAAAGCGTGGACGACGAACACGTACTTGCACGTCGTTCTATTAGTAATAGTCTTTTCGATCTAGGTCTGACTGACCAGGCATCGATTGAGGAGTTCATCGAAACTTTCGGTATGGAAGCTTTCTTCCCACCGATGGTAATGCAACGTCGTGTGATCTCCCTCTTCGGTGCGTTGACCGAGTACAACCAACAAGCTGAAGCCATGCCTACGGATAGTGCCGGGGTATTGGATGATTTGGTGGATGTGGTTGACGAAGCTGGGATGGGTGAGCAGGATGCTGATAACCCAGATGAGATCCCGCCAGACAAGATGGATGAACCGGACAGTGCTGAAGCCGACGAGGTGCCCGTTGTAGAAGTGGTTGCCCCTACGTTGGACTTTGGTGGGTTGGACATTACGTACACTCCGCCAGAAGCTGATCTGTTCACAACCAAGCTGGAACTCGAGCAAGACGCTGAAGTAGAGATCGATCGAAGCAAAGAGATCAAGGTAGTTGCCACCAAGGCCAAGCCTCTCCCGGAATCGATTGCCAATGCTGAAGACGTTATCTCCGGTGTGACCAAGCCAGCGTTTGATCTGGTAGAAGTCGGTCTGATCTCCCCTCGTGCTTTCGAGCAAGCGGAACAACAGGCCAATACCTTCAAGACGATGAAGAACCCCTTCGGTGGGGACGAAACGTTTGAAGAGGCTATGACCTACAAACCTGAAGACTTCACCATTCCTGTGGATACCAATCTGCCGGATTCCAACACCATCCTCGATAAGTCGATGCTGGGGTCGAAGCTGAAGGCGATGAACCGCAAGTACAACCAATCGCTGCGTAAGAAGGATATCCTCCAGGCTGTTCTCTCCGTGCAGAAAGCTGGTGTTGCGGTCGTAGGGCACAACGTTGAAGTGGTTCGTGACTCCATGAACCATTACGAGATCCACACGGTGAGCGTTAAGCCTATCCGTGGTAAAGTCTCTCCTCTGCGGTTCCGTGTTCCTGTGGTTGACCGTGACGGTCGATTCATGTCTAACGGTGTTACTTACCGGATGCGCATGCAACGTGCGGATATCCCAATCCGTAAGGTAGATGCTGCGAAGGTTGCTCTGACCTCGTACTTCAACAAAACGTTTGTGACTCGTTCCGATCGTGCGGTTCACAACTACGACGCATGGATTCTGCGTCAACTGCGTAGTCGTGCGTTGGACTTGTCGGACGCTTCGGTTGAACACGTCATGTATGCTGACCTCGATCAGCGTAAGTTTGCTCTGCCTCGTGTGTACTCGCAGTTGGGTAAAGCCTTCCGTGGTTTCACTACCGGTCCTGTGGCTCTGTACTTCAAGTTCGAAGACCATGCTGAATACCTCCTCAAGAAGTATTCGCTTGACGTAATGGATTACGAAAAGAACGGCATGATTCTGGTGGGTGCATATAAAGGAAAGCAAGCGGTTGTCCTGGACAAGCGTGGGATCTTCTACGTGCAGACTGGCGAGAACCTGGAACCTCTGGGTACCATCATCGACATCGTTGGCATTGACGTCTCTACGGCGCCTCTGGAAGCGACTGACCTGACAGTGGGGGCTAAGGCTCTGCCATTGGGCTTCGTGCTTTGCTACCAGTACGGCTTGCAGGCTACATTGCAACGTCTGGGTGCCAAGGTTGAACGGCATAATCGCGGTGAGCGTTTCGAGCTCTCCGCTAATAGTTACGCTGTAGTGTTCCAAGATCAAGTACTGGTGTTCGATCGTTCTGATTACCGCACCATGTTGATCATGGGTGGCTTCCGGCGTTACGCGAAGTTGATGAAGAACTATCCGATCCAGACATTCGAGTCGAAGGACGTTTACCACCGTCTGTTGATTGACAGTGGCATGACTTCCCGCTTCACGAAAGAGATCGACGCACTCTTCACCCAGTGGGTCGACCCGATCACCGAAGGGCTGCTCAAACAGATGAATGAGCCGACTACCTTTGATGGTCTGTTGTATCGTTCGCTGGACATGCTGTTGATTGACTGGTCTCCACCAGAAGTCGATGGCGCGTACATGCGCTACCGTGGTTACGAACGTATGGCTGGTACGATCTTCAACGAGGTCAACAAAGCTGTTAAGCAGTTCAACAACCAATCCGGTACGTCGCAAGTTCAGGTTCTCATGGACCCGAGCGCTGTATGGAAGAAGATCACCCAAGACCCAACTGTCATGGTGGTAGAAGATTCGAACCCTCTTGCAAACATCCGTGAGCAGGAATCCATGACCTATCGTGGTGATGGTGGTCGATCGACTCAATCCATGGTTGCACGTACGCGTGTTTACGGTGAGGCTGATGTGGGTGTTGTGTCTGAGTCTACGGTTGACTCCGGTGACGTAGGTGTTATTGCTTACCTGACTCCAGATGCCAACTTTGATTCCATGCGTGGTACAACCCGTCCGTTCGATCCAACTACCGATGGTCCTGCTCGTCAGCTTTCGACGTGTGCACTGTTGGGCGTGGCTACAACGAACGATGACCCGAAACGTATCAACTTCGTTTCGATTCAACAACAGCAAGGGATCTACGCCGATGGATATGAACCGACTCCTCTTCGCACAGGCTATGAGCAAATTGTTGCACAGCGTACTAGCTCAATCTTCGCGTCCGCTGCGGAACAAGATGGCAAAGTAACTGCAGTCGACGAACACGGTATTACTGTGCTCTACGCTGACGGTGAAATCATCAGCTACCAAATGGGTAACATCCATGGTAGTGCTGCAGGTGTTCATTACCCACATGCGATCAAGTCTGATCTCAAGGTTGGTGATGCGTTCAAACGTGGGGACACGTTGGCTTACAACGAGAAGTATTTCCAACCGGATCGGATGTCTCCTGGCCAGGTAATCTGGAAAGCGGGCGTTAACACTATCGTGGCTTTCTGCGATAACTTGGATACCCTGGAAGACGGCTCGGTCATCTCGGAAGACTTGGCTCGTAAGCTGAACACCCAGACCACTGAGGTGAAAAACATCTCTGCTCGGTTTGATCAGACCGTTGCCGAAATGGTGAAGGTTGGTGATCACGTGGACTTGGAAACAATTCTATGTATGATCAAAGACCCGGAAACTGCCGGAGGTAGTGTCTTTGACGAAGTGTCGCGTGAAACTCTGCGCAAACTGTCTGCTTACTCGCCTCGTGCCAAGGTTGTCGGTCGTGTTTCAAAGATCGAAGTTTTCTACCATGGTGACTTGGAAGACATGACTCCTGAGCTGCGTAAAGTCGCTCAAGAATCTGACGCTCTCCGTCAAGCACAATCGAAGTCTCGGAATGAACCCTACTTCTCTGGTCAAGTTGACCACGAGTATCGCACGAAAGGGCGTGGGTTGGAACCGGACAGTTTGGTAATCAACGTTTACATCGACCACGACATCCCGTGTGGTGTAGGTGACAAAGGTGTAGTTGCTAACCAAATGAAAACTGTTTTCTCCCGTGTAATGCGTGGTGAGAACCGCACCAAGTCTGGCCTGCCTATTGGGCTTCTCTTCGGGAACACCTCTGTTGAAGAACGGATGGTCTTGTCTCCTAAACTTATCGCCACTACGACGATCCTGTTGGCTCACCTGTCTAAGCACGTAGCCGCCGTATATCGAGGAACAGCAAATGCAAGAGCAAAGTAACAACGTAGCCCACGGTCAGAATCTCGCGATTCTGTCCGCCGCGGTTCAACTGGGTGCGGAAGCTTTGGTCCGCTCTTTGGGTGGGGACGATTCGTCCGCCACCCTCAACGGTGAATTCCTTACTCCACAAGATCTCCAGGAAGCCTTGGCTGCCCGGATCGCAAAACAGCTCGCTATCTAAGGGTGAACCCATGTCTTTTGATTCCACCACACTGCAGTCGGTACGTCTGACTGCGCAGCAACTGACTGAGAATAGTCAAGTGCTGGTGATCCCAAACCCTGAGTTCCCTCTGGCGCGTTTTGCGGACACCTTCAACGTCGATGCTGCTCCTACCAACGAACCGGTCACTCCTGAGCTGACTGCTGCTGTTGAAGAGCACTTCGAAGAAATCAACCAGGAAGAGCTTCCTCATGAGGAAGACGACAAAGAAGCTTTGATCTCCATGGTCACTGCTTCTCTGGCCAAGGTTCAGTTCAACACCAGCAACGTAATTGTTCCTTCGATCGATTCGATGGTGCGCGATTTCAACGAGCGTCAACAAGCTTCCAACGAAGCCGACGTTCGTATCGACATCTTCAACTACGATCCGATTCACAGTGATCCACGTCTCACCACCCACGTACAGTCCTACGCCAACGTGAACCCACAGGCCGAGTACCGTTCGTTTACCCTGCGCCCGGCTTCCACCGAAAGCATCATCGACATGGTCTCCATCAACAACCCACACCTCGAGCGTGAGCAAGTGGTCGAGTGGCTGTTGAAGGTTCAACCTGAAGTGATCGACAGTGTGTACGCTTCGCTGTTCCACAACGGCAATGGCGTAAGCCCAAGCAACCTGCCATTCGTGGTCGGTGGTAATGCACCGTTCAACATCGATGCTCTGGCTCTGGCCTACTTCCTCTGTGGTCACCTGACCGAGAACCCAGCTGACGTAGTGGGCCAATCGGTAGACCTGGACGAATGGGCACACACCATGCGCATGTTGCATGAGATGCTGGGTAGCTATCTGCTGCGCGCTTACCTGCGTCGTGCTGAAGATCGTCAGAACCAAGTCCTGGTCCTGCGTTCAGATGCACGTAGCCCGGTAGAGAACCGTCGTGTGATCGTGATCCTCAACGGTGACCTGGCTCAAGAGTGGCAAGCTGCTGGTGGTGACGCCAACGTGATCCTTGGCTGTGCGGTAGACGATGGTGGCGCACAAACCATTCCTCGTCTGAACGAGAAGGCTGATCGTTACCGTCAACGCTGGATGGCGATCTATCCACTGATCCGTCAATCGGCTGCTGACCAAGCTGCCCGTAACCGTCGCACCGACATGGTTGAAGCGTTCTTCGCTCAAGCCCAGTTCGGTACCCTGGCTGAATACGGCGTGACCGATCTGCGCGAACGTTTGGCTCAGTCCATCCGTAGCCTGCGCGAGAAGGAAATCGAGAACGAGTACGAAGGCTTCGCTCGTTTGATCTGTGCGATCTACTTCCCGGAACCGACCTACTACGACTACCTGCAGTTGATGCAGCAGTACGGTGAGCAATGGCCGGAAGCTTCTCGTCGTGAGTTGTCGACTCAGTCGCTGCTGACCCTGGTGGCTATCTGGATCGCCCAGCAGATCAAGGTAGAGCGTTACACCCCTGTGGTTGACGCACCTGCTCCAGTACAACAACTGGAAGAGCCTACCGGCGGTGAAGCAACTGACGCCATCGGTGATGCTTCGACTGGTGAAGGCCCACTGGCTGATGAACCAGATGCAGCTGATGGTGATGATGCCACTGGTGATGATGACCAAGCTGCCGCTTAAGGAGTAGGTCATGGAACTCAAGCGCGACGCTGCTCGCGTGTTGAGCCACCTGCATGTTCAAGAAGATGGGAGCACGGTTACCGATGCTCCTTGTCAGATCCACGTCCCTGCCCGATGGGCGGGGAAGGATTTGGTTGTGTTAGGGTCCGATACGTTTATCGTCGGCTTTTATGCAATCATCTTCGAAGAGCAGTATTACGGTGTCGACAACACGATCGCGATGATGAAGATCCTGCCGTCCAGTACCAAGCGAGTAACCATTAACGGAACCGAGTACTACGAGTTTTCGTTTGAAGCGGGTGATGTGGTGTTTGCCACTAACCAACTGGTTGTTAACGACACACTGACCTATTACCTGTACGATGAGCTTGTGGCCAAGGGGAACATTCCTTGGTACATGAACTACTACGACCAGGGGGCGATGTTCGAAACAGCTGGCCTGCATGCAAACGTGAACTTGGGTGGTCGTTCTATTCTGGAACTGATTATCTCCACGACGGCACGTGACCGTACTGACCTTACCCGTCTGTATCGGCACATCCTGAACAAACACAGCGACATCTACGAAAACCCACCGAAGGCAATCCCTTTCCGGTCGGTAGTCTGGAACACCTCCGATACAACCTCCCGGTTGAACGGTGCGTTTTTCGCTGACGCTATTAACACTGCGGTTGTTAACCCCAGTGAATCCGTTGAACTGATCGAAGAAATTCTCCGCACTTAAGGACAGCTCATGAGCTCCTACGCTAATGCCATTACGGTTAGCAAGTCGGTTGGGAACCAAGTTCGTATCGGCTGCAATCTTTTGACTGCAGGTGGTAAGAAGGGTATCCTCACTCCCGACGCTGATGGTTACTTTACCCTCGCTGTTGGTGCTTACGGCACCATGAACTCCGGTGGCATGTTCTACGACATGGCCTCTGGTGCAAGTATGTTCGCCCCTGACTCTCCATTGATGCGCCGTCTGTTGAAAGGCGTGCTTTACATGGAATTCAAACACCCGGAGCCTTTCCGCAAGGATGGTAGCCGGATGGATGACCGTGAGTACCTGGGTCGAATCCGCCAGATTGATGACGAACGCGTCTGCGCGCACATCCGTGCCCTGACCATCATCGATTCGAAAGACGAGAATGGTCGTCCGATCAAACTCGTTGTTGCTGAAGTCAAACCTTACGGTCCCTTTGGCAAGTACTTCGAAGACTCCCTGAACAACCCACACCAGAACACTTACTGTTCGGTACGTTCGATCACTCAAGACGATGTCATGCGCGGTGTCAAGTACACCCGTGAGATCTCGACATGGGACTTCGTGGGTGAAGGTGGTATCTACGTCGCCGGTAAGCACAACTCCCCTGCCCTGGAGATGTTCGTGCAATCCGACATGGAGATCACTCCATCGACTCTGTACGGTATTCAGGACGAGCAGGCTAAGCGTCGTAGCTTGGGTCTGGAATCGGCTGAGCACCTGAACGTTGATGATCTGGTCAAGACGTTGGGCTGGGAGCGTGTACGTCATGCCCGCAAACCAGCTTACATGCGCTAATTAAAATACTGGCACAGTAACACTATGTAGGACAATGAATTGTTAAAATAAGATCATCGTGTCTTGTTGCAATGTGCAGCTAGTTGCTTAATAGGCTAGCGGTTCCCTACCACGTCGTCTCTCATGATGTGTCCGAAGTACCTCTATAGTGGCATAAAGCCCAGGCCCTTTACGGCCTGGGCGATATGTTGTCTTTTACCCACGTGGAGAAGGTCGACCTTTGCCTGGGGACTGTCGAGTACCCGCACTGCGTTGTTCCACCTCACGGATCTTGTTAACGATCGCTTGTTGTTGCGCAGCGTAGAACTCGAAGTGTTCCTTCGGTGGCGGATTGAACTTGTCGGGACTTGGTGGGTTGGCCTCCTGCCATGCACGATCGACCGGATGGATGTAGCCATCTGGATCACCAAACATTAAGAAGTCCTTACGTTGAGCGGATCGTCTTCCTCGTGCATCGAAACACATGATGCGTCCAGCACCCCGGGAATGACCGATGTAGAAATCAGCTACAGGTGGACAGGTGTAGTCATCACCTGGATCGAGGATGACCTCAACCCCTCGAGTTTTCAGGAAGTGGATGATCTTTTCGTAGTAACCCACAGCTACTGCATTGTTGATATACTTCGGATTACCTGTTATCAGTACGGCACGCATATCACTCACCTAATGCAACTTCAGGATACATCTGGTTGATAACGTCTTGGGCTTTCATGGCATGATAGAACGGAGCCGTCAGCATGATGTCCCGTGTAACGTCACTCGACAAGAACAACTTAACCGCGTGTTCAGACGCGGTGTTTATGACGCCCAGGTTCCAGATGCGTTTATCATTGCGGTTGATCCACATCCAGTTAGGTTGTAGGCGATCCAACAACGTAAGCAGCTTTGTAACTTCGGCGGGATACTTATCCGGCGTCAGACCGATGTTCATGGTGTAGTTCTGGAGGAACAATTGGGCGAATGTAGGTGTGGCTGCATTGAGCGCGTTTACCCCGATGTTCGGTGGTAGCCCTACGGGATTACCCTCTGCATCATATTTCTGGTCTCCGACGACGTTAGCGTAAGCCAACAAGGTGTCAAGGCTTGCGGTGTACGAAATGGTCTCTGCCGAACGTTTGATAACCGCGTACTTCACAGAAGGAGACGACGTTTTGAAGACGTCATCTACCAAGCTCGGAATACCCCACGACGATACTTCCTCTACCACACCCCGAAGGATGGCTGCTTCTGCCCCCAGGTCAAACATTTTGAGACCCGGTGTATCGGTCAGGTCAGAGATAAAGCTTACGACTGCACTGACTTGCCCATAGCCACCGCTTTTGAAGGTGTCGATGAGTTGTTTGCCATCACCCACCATGATTTCTAAGCCGCGCGCCACGTCTGTTGCTGTCCTGACGTAGTTAGTGCTTCCCTCAACGCCTGTGAGCTCGCCCATGATCAACTTCTCAGTTGAACCGGCCAGACTAAGGATATCGGAACGAGAGCCCTTCAGCGCGCCCTGGACGCGCCGTGCAGCTTCAGCCAAGTCAACGGTGTTACTGCGGAGTTTCTCACCCACGCCTTTGGCAATCCCAACGGTCTTGTCGAAGATGCCACCCAGACCTGAAGTGAAGGAACTCACCTTAGAGGAAAGGGCTGTACGCAATTCGGAACTGGTTTCGGAATAAGCGTCAATTACTTTCGTTGCATCATCTGGGCTACCCAGAAAAGAAGGTAAAGCTAGTGCGGCCATGATAGTGTCCTTTTGAACAAAAAAAAATAAGTACATAAGATTCGGCATAACAGCCTTCCCCGAAGGGAAGGCTGTTATATCCTTTTTACAGTTTACTTACAGCACGTTTCACAATGGCCAGCCACTCCACATCTACCGGTGACGGGTTATCTCGCGTCCACACGATTTCCGTCTTTTTACCGAGCAACGCTTTAAGCATCCCATTACGGGAAACGTTAGTCAGTAAGACCTCCTCCAATTTCTCGGCGAGGTTCGGTACATGGATATACATTTCTTTCAGCTGGTGGAGCTTCTGGATTTCGGTTGGATCAGTCACATGCAGCCAGCGACTGTTAATCTTGCCTGTAATCCAGTATTGACGCAGGCCACGGTACGTAGCAAAAGGCAACCCTGTTGGGGTTTGCTTTGGGTCCTCGTTATCAATCGACAGTGGGTGAGAAGCAAACACGTTCGAGAGATCAAGAGTCTTTGGCATTAGTAGCATCCCAATGTGGGTTAGGAACGTAGATACGGTGGTACCCATCTTCACTGAATTCCTTCAACTTAGGGTCGTCGGTCCAGTGCATGTGCAAGGTGTAGCTTTCGGAACGTGGCTTCAACAACAGGATTCCTTTACGGAACACGTTCCACGACAAAGTGTCGGAGAGCAATGACCGTCGCAAGGTGTTGGAATTCGAAGACACGTCCTTTGCTGTCACGCCAACATTGTGAACAGGATCGTTCTGGTAGTCGACGAACAACTGATCCCACTTCGCTTGGTCAATGCCTTCCTGTTCGATGATGTGTCGAAACAGGATTGCGAGGATGGAGTCTGGCTTCTTTGCGTTTTTGAATACTTCGCAGTCACCCAATACAAGGTGCTGATTAACTTTGGAGTTGGCTTCGTCCTCAGTTGGATCTACCCACAGCCAGTATTTACTGACTGACCCGTCTGCCTTTTCGATCTCGATGTCTAACTTAGCACTCAGCGGTCCCAAGAAGTCGATTGCCTTTTTGAAAGCAATCCATGGAAGGTCGTCATTAAGTAACGTCTTGTTGAGGTTACCAATGTCGGGTTTTTCCATGTTGTGTGGCTTTTCGAAATACGTCGTGAGTCTGCGGTTCCACATCAACAGAGTGATGCCTTTCCACAGAAGCACTTCTCGAAAGAGTGCACACAGTACGCCTTGGGCATGGCGTTGTCCTTTGAGTTTGTCACGCAAAAGATCTTTTACAGAATCCATATTTCAGATCACCTACGGTGTGAATTAAAGGGTTCGATGTTTCTGGCTGGATAGTATTGTGGATAAGTTCTCCTTACATGGTTTGAACAAGAACACGGGCCAATGAATAGGCCTCGTAGTAGAGTCTTTGGAGCATTCGCTGGGGGTAAGCACCCTCAACTGAATCCAGTATTTCGCAGTGTGCCTGGATGAGGCTACGAACGCGTACAAGCGACGCATGCACATCTACCGACTGACGATGCTCGTCAAGGAAGTACATGTCCATACCGACCTCTAGGAAGATCTGGAGCTCATTCTTGCTGAATGTTTCCAGCATGAGATCCCGTTCTCCTGCGGTCCAGTCGTTTGCATTGTGTAGATGCCCGATCAACGTTGTGATGGTGGGGTGCCGTAAAGAGATCTGATGCTCCATCAGTTCACGCGTATCCATCTGGCAGAAGTATGGCAGGTGGAGTTCACGCCACAAAGCACGAAGCAATATAGGCATGTCACGGGGCTTAACTTCAGCCGCTTCGAACTCGTCCAGCAGTCTCAGATAACGTTTCTTATCTCGTTTTCGGGCAAGGCCCAATAACCACTGGGTAAATCTGTTGATCATCTTATAGATCTCCAAAATCCGTTTTACGGTATAATGTTAGTGTGTCAGGTATTTTCTTACTATACCTGTAGATAATTGGGTGAATAAGATGGCAGTAACCACAGAACAAATCGATGACCAGATCCAGTGGGGCCAGACTATCCGTGAGGATGTTGTGCATACACTGATGCGGGAAGGTGTGCCTACAGACAAGGATTCTCTCGACTTGATCCTGAAGGCTACAAAAGACCATTCCACCGTCGCTATCCAGAACCGTCGGAACCAGATTGAAGCCGAAGGTGGTAAGTCCGCTCACGAACTGCTGGGCGCAATGGCCGAGTTCGTCAAGATGGCTAAGAACAAGAACCCGTTTGCTCGGGCTCCTGAAGAAGATGTACCAGCTGGTGTTCGACCAGTGGTCAGTGTTGATGAGCTGGGTGTACACGAGCATGCCAGTGGTGAAGAGCATCTCGGTCTCGTCAACGAAACGTCCGAAGAGTTTCAAGCTCGGATGGAAAGATGGCGGGCAGAGAACCCTGACCCGGATGAATGACAACATAACGCCCTCCCCTAGGGGAGGGCTTATGCCGTTCAGTCCCAATCGTGATCGACTGGGTATTGACGCATGCCGAGTTCCAGGCTGAGGTTTTCGATCTCAGCTTGGTGATCGTCGAGTTGCGCTTCGAGGTCTTGGTTACGACCTTCCACTTCATCGAGCTGATCTTGCATTTCGTCCAGTTTGTCATTGAAGCCTTTGACGATGAACACACCGCCAACAGCAACCAGACCGGTGAGGATGAGACCACCGTATTGACCCACAAAAGTTTTGGTCTTCTGGAAGCCACGTTTGATGCTTTTCATATTCGATTCTGACATGATTGATTCACACCATTGCGATAAAAGAAAAAGGTACAGCTGCCCCTCCGAAGAGGGGCAACCGGATTAAGCGGCTTGCTGTTGGTCGTCTGGAACAACGGTAGCCTCGCCGACGAGGTCGTCAACGCTTGGGCCATCGGTGTCTTTCACAACAACGGGTTCATCGGGGGTATCACCGACTTCAACCAGCTCGTCGTCACCGAAGAGAGTGTAGCCAACTTTGATAGCCACGCCAACTACAGCAACGCCCAGAGCAATTTTCAGAAAAGTGTTCATGTAAAGACCTCGTAAGTGGATTGCAGAATGATCCCGTAGCAATATGCTGCGTAGATTCACTAAAGTAATATAGCGGTTAAAAAGCTTTCAATCTTACTTGGTGTAAGACTCTTCGATGCGGTTGTACGCGTACGTCATGTATTGCTCACGCAGCCATGGTGTTGGTAGGAATGCCAACTGTGTTTTGTGATAAGCACCCATGTACTGCCACAGGTCACCTTTCGACAGGCCCAGTGGGTATTCGTACTTCGCCCGCTGGAGGTTCACTTCGAAGTTGTGCTTCACCAGGGTCAGAATCGTCTTGGCGTTTTCTGTCTTCGACCAGATATACATGAACATGAAACCGATGCGGCCGATCAGGGACATGCGTACAGGTGTTTCTTTTGGAGGTGTTTTCATTTCTTGTTCAGGGCCTTGTGTAGAATGTTGTCGATTTGAGCGTAGACAGCGTAAGGGATGTCTACGTCTAAGCAGGCGATGTGGGCGAGGAAGTTAATCCACGTCTTACCCAGGAACGGGCAGTTTAAATCAGAGTTCATATCCGGCAAGCATCGTTCATCGGATGCCAACCATTCGCGGTAGCGGGCTGCCTCCTCACCACTGCTGAAGCAATGCCACGGTCCGTGGTACTGATGACCCAGCTCGTAAACAATCCAGATCTTGTGGCCCTTGAAGGAGTCAAAGTTCAACTCTCCGTGAACCAGGCTTGCCATGGACATTTTACCGGGGATGTATCGACTGTCGTCAATCAAGTTTCCCCTAACCCCACGCAACTGCTCGAGTGGCGGGAAGTCAAGAAGACGAAAGTTTTCTACCTCGAGACTTTTGGTTTCCAGATTCCGTAATGGGTCTTCGATTGCGTTCAGTCGAGGGATGCCACAAATATAGCGCACCTCTTCTTTATCGAACAACCCACAGCCAATGGAATATCCATTACCAACCTGTACGAAAACACCACGTTCGCACAGTGGGTATTTGGCCTTGAGTTCTTCGTAGAGCGGTGGGTTAACCATCAAGGTCATCCGCTCATGAATCTGCAGGCCAAGCTTATTGTTCCAGGACACTTTCCCCGGGGTCAACACGACGAAAGGATGAACCTCTTCGTCGATGTCGAATGCATGGCGGAAATGAACAACCGCTTCGTATTCGTAAAAGCCCGACATTAGAACACTCCGGCTGTATTAGCAGTATTGATAAACTCACGGATTTCTTTGAGCGTATAACCCACAGTGGTGTGAGTTTGTGGCAGCACTGGTAGCCATTGCTTGTCCACAGTCGAATAACGATCCAGGCGTTTAACCCGTTCGTCTTCGATGGCTACGTCAGCAAAGCGGTCATGGAAACCCCAAGCTTCTTGTACCTGGCCGAAGTAATGATCCCAACGATCCGTACCCAGCTGACCATCTTCCAGCAACTTGCGGAAGGAGATCTGGTAGAAGCACAGGTTCAGGTCGATCATTGGAGCAGGGTCTGCAATACAGAAGTGCATCGACATGATGTACTGTTGCCCATCTTTCTCGATGAGCACAGAACGTTTAACAGGGGCTTCGCCAGCAGGACGGGATTGGTTCTTGTATTCAGCGAGCATGGGGGTTCCTTAAAGCGAAGGTAGTTTTACAGGCGGCACATTACGTGTCACCATTTCAAAATAGGCTATCAGGACTTCGATCGATACGTCACACACCGGCATGGCTTTAACACCTTGAAGGATGTGACCGTGGAAATAGATGTCAAAGACTGTCGAGTGCATGTCGTCAGTCATGAGGATGCGGTACTGCGTGTACATTACCTGCACGTTGATGGCCGTACCAGGCAGTGTGATGAAATACGAATGCCCTTGGTAACCTGCATCTACAGCGTTACTGATGGCAGTCAGGAGTCTTTGACTAGCATCAACCTTTTTCATGGCTAATGACACCTTTATTCAATTGGATCGTTGAAATCAACTTTCACCACTGGCGCATATTCACCATTAGGCATCGGTTTCCAGTCGATCGATACGCTCTTGAGACGTTCCATCAATTCAGGACGAGACTCGATTGCCCGTTTGGCAACCTCAGTGAGGAGGTTCAGTTTGTCGGTGGAGCGACTACCACTGTTATTAAAGCTCATGCTGGTCTTATTCCTTTACGGCTTTTGGTTCGTGGAATTCGATTCGCACGTTAGGGACGGTGATCTCGGAGTAATCGGTCCAGGTCAGTTCGATAGACTTGATTTTCTCCAAGGCCTTTGGATCTTGACGCAATGTGTCAGAAGCAATTTGCCGCAAGACATTCAATTTGTCGGTGGATTTACTCACTGTACAGCTTCCTATTAAGTGGATTATACTACGGTTGTAATATAGACTTAAAATACCTTTCATTATAAGGCCTCCCCGAAGGGAGGCACTTATGTCAGATCCTTCCAACTGATTTCCATTCCGTCCAGACAACGTCAAAACACCACAGCAGTACAACTGTAACGAGACAACTATATCCAAACATTTCCATGTCGCTACCTACGTAAGGCGAACGTTCTTGTTGAAGACCTCTGGAACAGTCACGTTAGTCGGGTCCAGAACAAAGACCTCGGCTTGGTTGAATGCACCATGAGTCGACTCGAAGTGGCTAATGTAAAACACCTGTGAGAATGTACCCATCTCGATCAGACGCGAAATGAACGGAACCAGGTTCGCCCGGTGTTGTTCATCGAACGTACGACCCAGTTCATCGAGGTAGAGTGGATAGTCATCGAAACCCAGGAACTTCAACAACGCCATGTGAAAGGCAAAGTCAGCAACCTCGGTTTGAGAACTGGAACCGAACTCAATGTCCGGAGCCATAACCGCACCACCTTGAATCTTCAATGGGAACTTGTAATCCAGATCTTCACGATCTACCCGAGCAGACAAGATTTCCATCGGGTAAGTCCAGATCTCTTCGATCACCGCGTTACAGATGCTGGTCACCCCTTGGAGGAAGCCCAACAGATAACGACCGATCAACCCACCTTTCGGAGACAACGCTTTTACCAGCACACCCAGGTCAGCATGTGTCTCACTGGCCTGACGTACTGTATCTTCCAGCGTGCGGAGTTCAATCTCCTTATGCTCCATCCGGTGCAGCTCTTGTTCGTTGGCTGCCAGCGTACGTTGGGTGACCGAGATCTCTTCATCGTAAGCCTGATCCAACAACCAATCAGCGTGATGACGATACTTAGCCATCAACTGATCGTAATCGTCCAACAACTTATTCGTGGATTCAGTGAACTGTTGAATGCCGCGACCAGACGACTGATAGTAGTCCAGTGCTGTTTTCATCTCAGTCTGCTTCAAGAGCAGGTTACCCACTTCTACTTCCAACGAAGCAGCACGTTGCTGCATGTAGCCAACCGCATCCATGTCCATTTCAGAAATGGCTTTCAGACGTTGACTAATAACGTTTGCCTTGTCTTGCATGACCATCGAGTTCAGCATTGCACGTTGAGCATTGTGCCAAGCGATAATCTCGTTGGTGAACGCCCGTGGTGTGCGATACAGGAAGTTAGAAGCCCAACCCCATACCGACAGCAGTTCGTTGTGTTCACGAGCCAGGGTGGAGTAGTTACGCACGTAGACCGAGTAATCCTCATATTTCTCCAGGTACTCTTCCAGCTCTTTGATCTCAGCCAGTACACGATCTTCAGCAGAAGAGCATTCACGCAGCTTTACTTCCAACTGAGGAAGCTCTTCTGGATTTATCCCCGGAGCAAACGTGTGTTGGCAGTTCGGGCAATGAACATGCTCACAACCTTTCAGCCGAGAGATTCGTTGCTGTACCGCCAGACTGTAATCTTCCAGGCTACGACGCTTGGTGATCTTCTCTTTCAACAACTGTTTGTTCTCAGTTGCTGTCTTGGTGTTCATCAAACCATCAGCGTTATCTGGAATGGTCAACATGATCGTGTAAAACCGATCGAAGGCTGTGTCCAGTTTGGCTGTAGGGTCACCGTAGATGTCCAGGTTCACCAACGGAACTGGTCCACTATAAGACTGACACATCGAGAGTTGGTATTCCGCTTCGTCCAAGTATTCCTTGTGACGTTCCTGGAGTTCCTTGATCTGCTCTGGTGTTGGTCGATCCACGTTAGACGGAACCGTAGCCTTGAGGTTTTCAAGCTCTTCTACCAGACGGTCTACAACAGCCTGTACGGTGCGATACTCACCAAGGCGTTGACTGACCTGCTCGTTGTACTGATCACGCCCAGAGACGGCTATAGAGTCGCTCAGCACTGGATACGTACGTAGCAATTGCTTAGCACGCAGTAGAATGGCATCTAACTGCTGCTGCGCCTCTCCAACGTTACGGAACTGAGCCCCTTTGGTCGGTTGCTTCTCTTGAAACAGCAAGTTCAACCGAGCAGTCAATCGCTTCGACTCAAGACGACGATGGTTCATCTCCGAATCATTCAGCAAGTCATGGTTCTCGTTAGCCAAACGCTTGTTGATCGTTTGTACGGTACCACCTTGAGCACGGTGTTCTTTGGAAACATCGTCCAGTACAGCAAACGCATACGACAGATCAACTGGGGATGCTTTGGTCAGCCACTCACGACGCTTAGCGGTTGACATCTTCGAAAACTTGGTCTTACCGATTTGGAGATCATGGATCTCACGAGTCAATCCGAACTCTTGCTTACACAGTTCTTCTTGAACGGCGTAAGTGTGTCCTGGGTTCAGCTCAATGTCATCCTTAACAAACTTGTGATAACCTGTCCCTTTCCCGTAGGTGGATTCGAGGACATACCTCGATCCTTTGTGTCTACAATGGAACTCTTTGATCCCACCGCCTTTCTCAAACTCACTGTGGTGAGCAGGTAATGGTGACAGCTCTTCCATGAGAGATGATTTTCCAGAGCCATTGCTCCCAATCATGACCATTAGGTTCTTTGTAGGAGTCCACTCGATGGATTGAATGTTCTTCACCATCAGTCGAGTATACTTCTCCAAATACACTAAATCAATTTGCATAATAAAGAGCCCTTAGCATTTCTTAGTATCCTATAGGGTAGCCTACCCGAGTAAATTTAATCGGAAAGAGTGTTATGGAAGAGAAGAAAACAGAACAACAGGCGTCAGTCTTTCACCTGTTTAGTTTGGGTATCTCGGTTGAGAACAAACCGCGTAACTCCACCCAGCTAAACGTACTGGCCAGTGAGAAGTCGTCAGCAGCTGACGGTGAGATCAACTACAACCCACAGGAATCCACCCGTAGCTTTACGGATGCGTTGGGTAACCAACAACAAGTGAAGACAACCGCAGAACGTTCTTTGGTCTGTGAATGGTTGCCTTCGGAAGATAACCGCGCTACGCCTCCCGATATCATGCGTAACGAGAAGATCGAGATCTGGCGACTCGGTGATAGCGACCAATACTACTGGCGCTCTATGGGCCTCTCCAACAAGCTCAGGACACTGGAGTCCGTGGTCTATACCTGGAACGCTTCTCCTAATCCAGGTGGGGCAGGTATTGACTTCAAGACGTGTTACTTCATGGCGATCTCTGCACATGATCAACACTTCACCATCGGTACGTCGAAAGCCAACGGTGAGCCTTACGCTTGGACATTCCAGATCAATACCAAGACAGGGGAGTTTACTCTCTGTGATGACATCGGTAACGAATTCGAGATCGTCTCTAAGGAAGGGCGTCTACAGCTGAAGAACATGGATGGGACATTCATTAAGGTGGAGCGTAAGCACATTGAAATGAATGCCTCCGAATACATCGACTTCACTTGTGGTGGTTCTAACTGGCGAATGACACCAGACAGTATTAAGGACAAGACTTCCAACCACAGTTCGGAGAGTACGAGCCATTCGTTCAAGACGGGGTCGTTTACAGTGCAAGCTGGAACAACCTCATTCAAAACCGGTTCGTTCGCAATCACGGGGTAATCGCTATGGCTGGAGTAGCATGTGCTGGAGTCGATTCAGCTGGTGGTGTCATCAATGGTGGGGGTCAGTCGTTTGTTACTGTTAACGGAGCTCCCATGGCTGTTGTAGGGGATGGTGTGGCAGGTCACGGTAGTGGTTCACACGCCAGTGCAGTATTGGTTCAAGGTTCGTCCATCCTGACCATCAACGGTGTCCCCGTTGTGTTAGCGGGAATGCGGGCCAGTTGTAATGACCAAGCCACCGGGCGCCCAAATGTAACCTGTAGTGCTTGACGACATAAAAGCCTCCCTTCGGGGAGGCCTTATGTTATTTTTTGGCTTCGTACTGTTTCAGTACGTGGCTCAGGAAAGTTACCCACACGTTCAGCGTTACCGCCAACCAGTGCGTGTACTTGCCCATTGGCTCCGCCAGTCGTTGACTGACTTGACCCAACATCGAGATAACCTTACCGCTGTCAACACCGGTTTCTTCCGACTTGCGGAGGAGTTGAGTGATGGCATCATCGACAACTGTTTTCACAGTACCGAATTCCTTCTCAGCAGAACCGCCTTTCTCACCAACAGCGATGATCTCACCGATCTGGTCATTGATACGTTTCAGTTCTTCGAGGGAGGGTACGGAGATGTCGCGTTCAGTTTGGTCAGCACTACCCAACTTCACTTCACCAAAACGGATGGAGAGAGCTTTGGTAACGCCTTCCACAATGTCACCACCAGAATTCAACTGGTCAGCAACGTCGTTTGGAGCGAGGTAGGTGAAAGCCATGTTACCTACCAGAACAGGACTGCGTTGCAAGCCTTCCTCGTAAGCAGCCGAACCCTCTGGTGCGTTGAAGTCACGACGGAGTACGCCAGCAAACATCTTGCCGATTTCTTCGTCCATCTTCTCAGGTGTTGCATTGTCACCCAAAGAGGTAGCAATGTTCAGAGCACCACGAGAAGCGTTACGGCCGATGTTGGCCACAGCACGCGGATAGGTTTCCAAGAAGAACTTGGTCATCTTCTTCACGTCACCCAGGGCTTCCAGATCGTTACCCTTGAACTCGCCGTTTACCGACAGCCGTTGGATACCGGAAATGGGCATCTCTCCTTGAACAGAGACATTGCCGAGTTTGACCAGCCGCTTGGTGATCTGTCCTTGGGCGGACTTCACAACAGCCAAAGAACCAGTGAACTTCACGAAGAAGCTACGAATGAGTTCGAACACGTAACGGATCGCATCTTTGGTGGCTTTGTAGGCCACCTTGATACCGCTTTTGATCCCAGCGAGAGTAACGACGTTGGCGTCCTTGATAGAGAACGCCGGATCGATACTTTCCAAAGTGACACGCATGACGTGTGCCACTGGACCATCAACTTCCTCACGCCATTCCATCACTCGTTGATAACCTTCCAGTGCCATTTGGTACTGGTACAGTTTCTGTAGGTCGGAACCTACTTGAGACATGGTTGGTGCGGACATGATGCTTTCCTTACTGAGTCGAAACTACGCCGTCGTCCGATTTGCCACCGGCAGCTACTTCACCGCCACCCAGCAGACCTTCGTAGAAGGCGATGTAGGCTTTGACCAGGCTGACCAGCCAACCCATGAACATGCGTTGGTGTTCGAGCGAGGTTTTGGCAATGGCGTAGACGCCACTGTTTTCGGACAGCTTGCCGCCATCGTTGAACAGTTTCTCGTACGATTCGATCAGACGGATCGTGTTGGTGACCTGGGAGCTGGTGTTGTCCATGAAGTTGGCAACGATTTCTTTGACGCCCTTGATCACCGCAACAGCTTTGTCAGCCGAAGGAATAGTGATCTCGTTGTCGCCGCCGCTTTCGCCGTCGATGGAGGTGAAGTCGAACTTCAGGTGCTTGTCATCGGACACGGTTTCGGAAGCAGTCGAGGAAGCACCGAAGCCGATGAACATGGCCTTGTTACCAGGCAGTACTGGCGACTGGGTCACGTGGTCGTATTTGCTCAGAGCACTCGGTGGAGTGTCCTTGGTAGCTTTGAAGGAACTGAAGGTGGATTCGAGAACGCCTTGGGCCTTCTCTTCCAGGTCTTCGCCTTTCAGGTTCATCAGCTTGCCGACTTCGGTTGGCCATTGAACCATGATCTCGCCAGAGACCTTACCAACCATCTTGACGATCTCGAGGGAATCGCCCACGAAGTTGCCATTGATCGACAGACGGTCTGCACCTTTGACGGATTGCTTGTCGCCCGACTTCAGAGCGCCACCTTTCAGTTTCGGCTCCAGTGCGTTCAAACGCTCCAGGAGTTTACCAGCGTCATGGGACAGGTAGTTCCAGGCGTCGATGACAGCTTTGATCAGTTTCTTGACTGCTTCCTTAATAGCCCCGCCGATTTTGGCAGCGTTGGCTTTCAGGTTGTCCAGAAGTTCCATGGACACAACAGCCCGGGACATTGGAGTACCGAAACTTTCAACCGATGGAACAGTGCGCTTGAAGAAAGTTGGATCGAAAGCTTCCACAGAGATCTGAATGGCACGAGCCAGTTCAGGCGTGATCGGTTGCTTCTTCTTGCCCATGGTGGTGAGCAGGCCGATGTATTGCTCGAGGGCAGCTTCAACAGCTTCCATCTTTTGCAGGTCGGCAGCGATTGGGTCGGTAGCCGCTTGAGCTTTGTCCGAAGCTTCGGTAATACCGGAGGCGTCCAGAGTCTCGATGGCTTCTTCGACGTTCATCACGGATTCGTCAGCGGTCTTCGGCTCGATGTGCTCGGCTTCGTTCGCTTCGATGTTGTCTTCTTGAGACACAACACCGGTGGTGATGTCTTTCTCGCCAGCTTTGACCGCGTTGGCAGTCTTGCCGTCAACGGAGTCCACTTCACCAGCGTTGGCTTCGTCAGTGCTGGTAGCAGCTTTGACTTTACCTACGTCTTGGGTAACAGCAGTACCGTCGCCACCGCCATCAGCTGGACCAGGTTGAGTGGTCTTCACGCCTTTGTCGGATGCACCCACTTCTTCCGAAGGGTTTACGGTATCGGTGATTTCTTTCTTCACGTCACCTTGGACAGGTGCAGCGACTTTGATGTTCTTGTCTTCGGCAACGGCTACGTTTTCGAGCGAGGCCAGCATTTCGAAGGCATTGACGTGACGTTTCTTAACAGCTGGTTTAGCTGCGGGTTTCTTTGCGGCGGTATTGGCCATTGGAAAAAACTCCGGGGATGATAGAGATTACATAAGGTTGGTACCGAAGTACCAACCCTAGGTTTCATTGCTTGTTAGGCTTTCGCCGGAACACCTTTACCAGCAATGTGCTCGAGGAACCCGAGGTATGCCTTGATGGTACCAACCGCGTAACCGGTTACTTGACGAGTACCTACCAGACCAGCACGTGCTGCCGAAGCGAGTACGTCGGAGTTAGGTACGCCACGCTGAATAGCAGCATCAATGTTCTTCTTGATCTTCGACAGATCACCTTGAGTAGCCTTGGCATCCACCAGACCATCACACAGGTCGATCAGATCACCGACCAGTGCATCCAGTTCTTCGGACGAAGGCATCTTGACGGACTCAGGCACTTCTTCAGCATCTGGGTCATCTGCCAGTTCGAAACGGAAGATCTTCTCGAGGCCAGTGGCGCGTTCAGAGGTCGTCTCAGCGACCTTGTCGTTCACACCGACGAACAGTGCTTTGTCGCCAGGCATGGCGTCACTGCGCATTACCGAACCACCTTCACTCACCACCGAGGAAGGGGAAGCATCATCCGCAACGTTAAGGAACTTGTTGAAGACCTGTTGAACGATCGTGTGCGAGTCTTTGGCGATGGTCTGGAACACTGCCAGCATTTCTGGCGACTCAGCATCTTTACCGTCGGCCTTTTCCATTTTGCCGATAACAGCAGAGATGAAATAGTCCAGGCTCTTCGGCCACTGGGCAACCGCACCACGAACAGCGATCAGCATGTTCTGGGTTGGCACCGCACCAGCGAACTCACCGCGGGTGATCAGACGACGTACCTTGGCCGATGGAATGTCCTGACCTTCCTGAACGTTCTTGAACTGACCTTTCAGTTTGCCCAGACGTTCTTTCAGTGCCCCGGCATCACCGACCACCGAATGGAACAGGTTGATGAGGATTTCGATCAGCTTGCTGAAAGCTTCCTTGGCACCGGCAGCCACTTGGCCAACCTTTTCCTTGACGTTGTCCAGGAGTTCCAGGGAAACGGTCATGCGGCCGTCTTGTGCACTGAAACCTTCCAAAGCAGGAACGGTACGCTTGAAGAAAGCAGGGTCGTAGCTTTCCAGGGCTGCTTTAATAACAGCGGCTGTATCGGAGCTGATGGTTTCGTTGCGGTCGGTGGTAGCGGTGAGGATGCGTTCGAACTTCTCGAGGGCAGTTTTGCACTCGTCCATCTTCTGCATGTCACGATCGATCTCTTCACCTTTCTTGATCTCGTCCTGGATGGTGTCGGAGATCATGTCGGTTTCACCGGTGGTTACAGTGTCAGCTGCAACCGCTGCATCGCCATCGGAGTTGGCTTCGGCAACAGGAGCGTTAGCCGCTTCTTGAGTGCCGTCTGCGTTGACTTTGTTCACGTCAACTTCTTGGGCTACGCCGTCCTGCGATTCGAAACTGGCAACAGTGGCGAATACGTTAACTTTGGAGGCTGTGGATTTGGTGCGCATGCGTAAAACTCCAGAAACGACTAAGGGATCAACCCATTGTCTTTGATGATTTTCTCAGCGATAGCCAAGCGTTGTGCAAGTAGGGTTTTCTGACGACGTTCTTCTACAAGAAGAGCATAGTCGGTTGTACGGTTGTTGATTTTCCCTTCACGCAATGCTTCAGCCAGGTTATGTTGGGCTGGCGTCATTACTGTCAAGAGTGGGACCGCACCGATGTTGATGACCGGAGTCACACCGATGGTGTCTGAGATGATCTTGGAAACTTGGTCTTGCAGGAATTGCAAGTCCATAGCAACCGGGAGTGCCCCAATCGAAGCCGAGATTACCAGATGCTGGTAAGGAACGGATTCTACCGCGGGGTATTGAACCACGTAAGACGAAGGTACATAACGTGGAGCTTCCGTATCGGACAGCAGAGTCAGTAAGACAACCCCGTCATTCCGATCACGCTGATAGTCCGCCTGCGGGATGGCAGGGGACGCGGTGGCATAAAACGTCTCGTAGACGTTGACGCCTTGGTTCTCGATATCAACAAAGAATCGAGTTGCACCAAGGGTATACAGCAATCCTGGGGTGGTCGAGAATGGGTTCTTTAATACCCACCGACCCTTCGTACCAATTTGCGGGATGATACCACTGGCCATGGTGACTCCATTTGTAGGTTGGATAGATCATTAAATTGGTCAGGAAATCAAGGCGAAATAAAGGAGGGCCGAAGCCCTCGTCTATTAAGACAGCTCTTCGACAGAGTGCTTGGTTGTAACCATGTAGTTCACACGCTTGTAGAACTTGCTGGCATACACGACGCCATCACGTTTCATACGAGCAATACCTTTCGGTACCGAGGTGTAGAGATCCATCTCTTCAGCCGCTTTCAACAGCTCAACGAACATCACCATCCATTCCTTGGTGTTGTCCGAAATACGATCGAAGTCACCGTTGCCATCCAAGCTGTTCGTTACCAACATGTAGTCGGGGAACTGAGCAGAGAAGCGAACGATACCTTCACGGTTCTTCGGGTTACCAACGATACCGAAAGCCAACGAACGGTAGATGTTCGAGGAGAGTTCGTATTGCGCGTCGGTCCAGGCATCCGTGTAACCATTGCCACGTGCCGTACGACGGATCAGAGGTAGGTTCTTACGGGGATCGATTGTAGGGCTGTAGATCCCAGTAGCGTAGAGGCTACCTGGAATGGCGTACTGCTTCCACAAAGGAGTGATGATGAACTCAGTCCGACGAAAAAGCTCCGGGAGGATGGTTTCCCACTCTTCACGGGTGTGCGTCGAATTGGCCAGCAGTTCGTTAACGATCACGTCGTTGATGAGGTCAGGGTTGTTACCTGCTACACCGTAGATGAGAGCGAAGAACGGGGCTGGGACTTTGAAGGTCGGATCACGTGGGTTCACGTAGTCGTATTGCAAAGCCTGGGTGTACGTCATCGGGTACTTGCCACGGACGTCTTGGATCTCTTCGAACTTGGCAGGCAAGTCGATGTTGCGCAGGAGATCACGGACGACCAGAGGATCTTTGAAGAAGTCGTCGTACGGAATGATCGGCATTACAACAGAGATGAAGTACTCGTCGTACTGGCCAGCGAACGAATCGTCCGACAGCCAAATCTGAACACGGTTCTGCTCCCCTGCCAACGCGCCTTCAAAGACGACGAACTCAGGGAGCCAGATGTTCTGGTTGGTCAACATGCGACCGGTGGAGAAAGAGGTCAGTACTGCGCCGAACTCGGCCAATACCAACTGACGGCAAACTTGGGCATCCGCCGTCAGGGCGCCGGCAACAGCTTGGTCGAACAGGTATTCGCCCAACTTCAGAGCAAGCTCTTCATAGTAAGGCAGAACATCTACATGAGTTTCATCCCTTACGCTATGAAAGGAAACAAAACTCGTGCTTGGTGCCGACGCACTGATATGGATCGTTTTGTCTTTCGCGTAGGTACGGCTGTCAGAAGACAGTTCGCCGAACGTGGAAACTTGATCGGGAATATTACTGACCAGGGAAGGGTATTCAAAGAAACCTTTCAGGTTAAACATTTAACGGTCCTCATAAGCGGGGAACGATGGTAATCCATCTATAAAATCAGTCACTCCGCTTGTGTTTCTTAAAACGTCATGGTAGAATGGGTTTAAGCCCACGGGAAAATTGTCTACCGTTTTTGCAGTTCTGCGATAGAACCCTCAGTGAGGGTAACGGGTAGGCGTAGTTTAATCATTGACTAGAGGTAGTCATGTTCAGTGTAACTACACAAGCCTTGCTCACTATTTGGCCTTTCCTGAAACGGGCGATCTTTCGTGATCGTCCAATCCTTCAGGTAGTGCTGGAAAACCGCCATATCACCTTCATGTTTCTGTTGCTGGGTTTGTTGTTCAGTACAGTAGTGTGGGTGACCCGCGAGTTGGAAGTTGTTAAAGTTGAGAACGTCCGGTTGCGCTCCGAGTTGGAGGGTGTCCGCACCCAGATCGATTCGGCCGACATTATCGCTCGTAAAAAGCGATTGGACGAGTTGCTCAAGTAAGTTACCTTATTGGGAGTGGAACAAATGCGTCAAGTACTTTTAGTACTCTTTATGTTGATCAGTGGCTGTGTTTCTTACAGCCCGATCTATCACAGCTCTTACAGTGTGGTGCAATACAGCAGTGCCTCCAACGTCACCAGTACGTCAACTCATACAACAAAAGAGGTGCCTGTTCAAAGTCCACCTGTGGTGAACGTACACATCGCTTCATCTGCTCCCACAAAGAGCCCCCCTGATTGTGTGCGGTTTACTTTACCGGTGGAAACGCCGTTACCACCGAAGCCTCATTTCAGTGATCCTGAGACTGGCGCTCCAGAGGACATCCACGAGATGCTTCCGACGGATATCGATAAGGCACTTACGGCATATGCGAATATGCTCCGCGATCACATTCGTAATGAACGCTCTCTACTTGAGCAAGCCCACGCAGAGTGGCTAAAGGCGTGTAAGAAAAGTACGGACTAGGCCAATGATCTAGTTCTGGTTTCTTACGCGTTTTTGAGAGGTTTGTTATGGACGGTATCGTTCTTTATACTGACGGTTCATTTCGTCAGAATAAAGCAGGTTGGGGTATCCACGGTTATACGTACAACGATGTCGCCATGAAGTCCAAGGCAGCCACGAAGCAGCAACCTACTGCGCGTGGTTATGAAGACGTTGAGGCAAAAGACACCGTCACTGTGATTGAATACATTGACGGGTACGGAAAGATCGAGGGTAAAGCAACCAACAACACAGCGGAATTGGGTGCAGCGATTGGTGCGTTTGAATATGCACTGACGACACCCGCGAAGTCGATGGTCATGCGGATGGACAGTGAGTACGTTCGCAAAGGCATCTCTTCATGGATTCCAGGCTGGCAAAGAAACAACTGGGTCAAACCAGACGGTCTACCGGTAGCCAACAAGGATTACTGGTTGCGGTTGATCGATTTAAAGGCATCATGGTTGGAACCCAAGCGTAAACTGGAACTCCAGTGGATCAAAGGGCATTCCAATGACACGGGTAACGACAAGGCTGACGCGAACGCACTCCTGGGTGCGAATCACGAAACCAAGTATGTGGTAAAGCCTGCTGGAGAAGCTGCTGATCCTGTAGTTGCAGGTAGCATGACTAATCCGGTCTTGGTAGAGGTCGAAGCCGCTGTCATCAACAAGCCAAAGAAACAACCGGTTAATCCGTTGGTTCTCGAGTCACGGCTATTGTTTGGCTTTAACACCGGGGAGAAGCCTGATGGGTTTTACTACATGTTCAACCTTGGGCGGTCTTCCAACTACGGTGCGAAACCAAAGGACTCCGCCAAAGATAAGTTAGCGAAAGCTGACCTGTTGATTGGTCGTCCCATCAGTGATGCGACATTCGGTGTGTATAAGGCCTTGGAGCCGGACGAATTCATCGAAAGCCTCATTGACATGCATGCCAAGGAAATGCCAAGTGTTAACCCTGAACTGGGTGTGATTAACTTGGCTAACGTCTATAGTGCACAGATCCGATCGCGACTGGATAACTCCGGTTCGACACTGCTGACCAAGCACACCGACATTCTGACACTGGCTACAGGCGATCACAAGCTGATCAGCCGCACGTTGAACCCACCTCGTCGAGCTAACGAAGCAGTCGCTAAGTTCCAGATCCTCCAGCGCCAGTTGGAAGACTACCTAAGCGGTCGTAAGTCGATGGGTGTCGATGTCATTGACGTTACCGATCTGTTCTTCGAGCAGGTCACATCAGGGAAGAAGGAGATTCGACAGCTCAAGAAAACGATTACCCAAAACACGCAGGCGGTTGAAGCAACGGTGAAGTTCCGTGAACGAGATGTAAAGATCAAATTGGTCTTGAACATTGACATTCCGAGCCGTAACCAGCTGAACCGTATTGGTGCAGGGTATTCGAAGGTAGCTTTGTTGATCACTGCTGTTGGGCCTATGGCCTATTCATACGCGACTGCGTTCGTAACGGACGATGGTTCAGCAATTTATCAGAGTCCGTACACGCAGTTCATCTTACCTAAGTAGCGGGTATCACATGAACGTACTAACCAATATCCGATTGTTCATTGTCAAACAATGCACACGTGTCTGGATGGCTGTTTGGGCCATGTTGGATAACGACTTCAAACGGATGTGTGTGTTAGCCATCATCCATTCTAAATGGGTTGGTGGCGATGTGGTTCGGGAACGGTACACCAAGGTGGAGGATCTCAATCGCCAGTTGAATCTGGTGAACGACTCCTCAGCCTTGAAGTTCCCGACGGCCATCGCGGATCATTGCTTTAAAAGTCTCCCTAGTCTCTCCGAAGCATTGGAGACGACAGATTGCGGGTGGGGCCGTATTAAACGGTCAGTCCCCTGCTGGTTGCGATACTGCGACGAATCCGCGTTTCGTGATGACATCCAACGAGTGTTTGCTCTTTGTGTGGCCAGACCGATCGTGGCTGAGTAACGACATAATGCCCTCCCTTCGGGGAGGGCTTATGCTGTCACAGACTGCGCAACTGATCTTCGATGCTATAAAGAGTAGCGTTGGTCTCAGTAACACGAGTGATCTGAAGGGCGTACCATTCGATCCATTTCGCTACGGTTTGCAGTTCGTCACCGATCATGGCGATGAACTCCTTCGAGGCGGGGTCCTGGTCGCGTCCCAGGCGAATGAAGAGTTGTTGTGCAACAGTAGACAGGTTATCTACAGCGGCCTTCAGCTTGGATGGTGGAGCCTTCTGGAGCATGGCGGCGATTTCTACCATTACCTTCTCAGACTTCACGAACTCAGCGTTGTTGTGGAAGATGTCGCCGAAACGGCAGGTTGCATCGAAACCACCAGGGGTGAAGAACTTCGCTTCATCAGCAATCAGATCGGCAATACCGGTACTGGCTGGTGCACCGCCTTGGAAGTCACGACGATCACCACGTTCAGCTGCGGTGTTCATGTAGTGACCCAGGCGACGAGTGGCGGGTTCAACTACGTCAGTGATCAATGTAGTACACAGAGCAACCCGTGGCTTGAGCGATTCGACGTATTGCAGCATGTTGCCTTTGAAGCCCCGCATTTGGTCAACAGAGAGGTCTTCGATCTCTACGTAACTCAGTGCCTTGGCAAAGCTGTCCATCTGTGCTGGGTGGAGCTGGGTGAGCGGAGCGTACGAGAAGGTAGTCAGCTTTTGAAAGCCTTCACGAATGCTGATACTCATCGAGGAAAAACGTTTGGCGAAATAATCACCAATCGAACCCATGACCGAGGCCTCTGTAGAGATCTGTTCACAGGTCAGGAAGAATGCTTTGATCGGATCGGCAGACGCTGCATGCGCCTCATTGGAAACCGTTTCAGCTGGAGCGTAGCGCGTAAGGAGCGACATTAGAGAATTCCCTTGTGGGCCGAGAGTTTAAACATAAAATTACTCTCAAACTCAATTAATTGATTGGATCTATACTATCTAGAGGATAACTGCATGTTCCAAGAATTTCACACCCCGGCTTTCCGTCCGGCGATTAACGTTGGTTGCCTGATGGACATTTCCAGCGGCCATTATGAGAAAGGCCCTAACGGGGAGATGGTTCTCAATGGTGGTCTGGATGCGTTGACGGGGATTGCTTCACGTCCAAACAACTTCAAGACCGCACTTGGTGTTTACATGCTGGCGATGGCTCGCCGTGCATTCCCTACATCGCACTCGATGATCTACGACACCGAAGGCACACTCGATCCGGTCAAACGTTTCGCTTCCGTTGCGCAACACTTCAGTGAGCTCGATCAAATTGATTGGGCTAACGATCCGTACTTCAAGTTCACCGACTTGTCCCGTTACAACGGTGACGAGTTCTTCTTCCAGTTGCGTAAAGCACTGGATGGTAAAGTGAAGTCCGAGAAAGAATACGTCCGTACTTCTCCGTTCGTCGGCATCGACGGCAAGCCGAAGAAGTTCATGCACCCAACCATGGCCTTCATCGACAGCTTCTCCAAGTTCCAAGTACAAGCCGTTGAAGAGATGTACTCCAAGCACAAGATCGGTGACTCGAAAGTCAACACCGATGCAATGACCAACGGCAAGGCGAAGAACCAACTGTTCAACCAGCTGCCGCAGATCTGTGCCAAGTCGAACGCCTACATCATCCTGACCGCTCACGTTGGTGACGTGATCAACATGGAGATGTACCCAACCGACAAACGTAACCTGACCGAGATGAAACGCGACACCGTGCTGAAAGGCGTATCAGGTGGCTTCTACTCTCTGCCGAACAACGTGTTCTCGGTTGAATCGAACAAGGTGATGTTGAACCAGGATAAGATGCCTATCTATCCTCTCGACAACGCTACGGCCATGCAAGGTGACTCTGACCTCCGTATTCTGGAGATCAAGAACTGGCGTGCGAAGAAAGGCATCACCGGTGTTCCTTTCTACATCATCGTGTCTCAGACCGAAGGTGTATTGCCAGCACTGTCCGAGTTCCACTACTGCAAAGAAAACGGTTTCGGTATCGGTGGCAACCTTCAGAACTACTTCATCGAACTGTGTCCAGATGTTTCGCTGAGCCGTACCAAAGTACGCCAGAAGCTGAACGGTGACGCTAAGCTGCGTCGTGCGGTAGAGATTCAATCTGAAATGCTGCAACTGGTTCAGTTCCATCGTCGTCTGGATGTACCAACTCCAAGCGAACTGTTCGAAGGCCTCAAGAAGATGGGCTACGACTGGGACGTGTTGTTGGGTACTACTCGCGGTTACTGGATGTGTGAAGAAGAAGAGCACCTGAGCGACAAGAAGTTCCTGTCGACTCTGGACTTGATGCGCATGTTGAAAGGCGAGTACGTTCCGTTCTGGATGACCAAGGAAGAGAAGGCCAAGATCCTGCCGTTGGCTCTGCTGAACATGCCGGCTGCGGCCTAATAACTGAGGGGAGGTGCACGTTGGATATTTACACCTTCCAGCTCGGTAAGTTAGAAAACTTGTTATTCAGTGACATCCCCTATTACGACACAACTGTTAAAAGCGGGTTGTGGCAATTGGCTCCTACGTGGGAGATCGTGATGGGGGTAAAGTCACGAACGATTTCTGAAGAGCAATACACCGCTCTTTATTGGGACATGTTGTTGCAACGATATCACATGTATCCCGAATTCTTCGACTGGTTGATTGCGCATCCAAATATAGCGTTTGGGTGTTACTGCATAGCCGGTAAGTTTTGTCACCGCCACATTATCGTTGAATTCCTAAAACATATTACAGAGGTACGCTATTGCGGAGAGCTCTAGTTACCATAAGGCCAGACCATGAACATCAATCAAACCCTTTTCCAGGCCATCCGAGGTTCCGATCCGGAGTTGGCTGAGGACCTCAATCGACGCTTCCCTCTATTCTCGTCGATCATCGAGGTCAACCATTTCTTTCATCAACTGCTGTCGTCTTATCCATTCGATACGGCGGGTGTACGTTCGATGTTGCCACAGACTGATCAAGTCACTAATTGGTTCGCTGGGTTCCGTACACATGTACTACCCTGGCTGATGCAGCATCGCTGCCCAACTGTGACCAACCGTAAAACCCCAGCAATGTACGAGACGGTATCTGGAACCGCGTAACTATCGTATGTTAGTCTTATTGACAGAAGGTAGTTACCATGTCCAAACGTAAACTCGCAGAGAAGGAAGCGTTGTATTTCGTCGACCGCTTCCTGCCGGGCAGCGAGAACCAAGCCGTCCTGAAGGAAGTGTTCTCGAAGATGTCGGACCCCGAGTTCGAACAGTGGATCTCTAACCTAGAGGACGAGAAAGAATACGTCACACTGTACGCTCCCAACCTACATGAAGTGACGCTCTCGATTGAGCGGAACTACAAAATTGCGGAAGACCTCGGTTTCGAGCTTTTCCAACAACTGGTTCTGACCAACCCGGCTACCGGTCAGACGTACCTGACACCAAACAAACATTTGGTGGGTATGGTGCCGATGCGACGTCAAGTACAGATGCTCGCGAAGAAACGTTCTATCCCAGGATCGAGCCACATTGTGGATGATCGGTCTGGCCAAGCCTCAGGTGATTCGAAAGGTTCTCGGATGTCCGGTCCGGAGATCCAGGTTAACGCCTCGAAAGGTTTGCGGAACATGGTTCTTGAGTTGGTTAAATACCGTGGCGGTGATGCCACTGCGTACAACCTGATGAACCGTTCCATTATTGAAACTGGGGAAGCGTCGATGGAGTCAATCCTGGCGGCAGCACCAACCCTGGTCAAATCCAACAAGACGCTCTCCATCTACCTGACAGGCATGGGGTTGCGAAATAATCTGGTCGACTAAACCATGACTACACTTGAAAATATGCAGCACGCCTGGAAACAGGCTTTGTTGGAAATCATCAACACCAGCGAGAACGCTCACGAGTCCTGTGAGTTCATTGCTACGTTGTGCGCCTACATTAAAAGGCAGGGCTTCATGCGTGAAGCCGTTGACACTAAAGTCATCAACTTCATCTACGACGAGATTCGCGTATCTAGCGATAAGTTCAATTTGATCATGGACGCTGCTGTTGTGTTCAAGATGGAGCTGACGCATTGGTTGGATTCGATCAGTCTGATGTGTGGTGCTCACGAGGTGTTCACCAAGGACACGAAGATCGTTGATAAGGTCCAGGTCGATCGTTTGGCTGGGGTAACCTACTACAACGATCTCTACACGAACAACACCTGGTTGTTGATGTTGTTCTTCGCCTCTACCCAACACCGGATTACCAATCAGGTAATCATGGAGTCTGGGGTCAAGGAGAAGCCTAACAAATGAGTATCCGAAGACTGTTGATTGACTATGACTGTCTCCAGGATACTCGTCTGGGGGTGATCCGTAACATCGATGAAGACATCGTTGTTCATTTGGTGAAGAATGACGACTACTGGTTGCGTGATAACGACAACTGGGAGAAGCTCACAGGAGGCCGTCTAACGAACGAACAGTTCCAAGAGGCATACGCGGCACGGGGTGGCGAGAACACGCACCTGACGTTGAATGCGAGCTTCGAGACGGGTATCTTTCCGTTCATCATGCACTTGTTGGTAGAAGCAGACATTATTCAGCAGAATAACCTGACCGCTTTCAATGATGAGCTGGGTTTGGCTATTAACATCTGGCCGTATGTACTCAACTTCCAACAGAAGCAAGAACTCATTCAGATCACTCGTGAGAAGTATGGTTCTGAGTTGCATGTGGTCGTGGAGTCTCATTCACCGGAACAGCTCACACCGGAATTCATGTACGGCCTTTACGGCGGGTATCTCTGCTACAGTTACCAAGACTGGGTGAAACTTCACTATCGTGATTTGGCACTTGCTCGTATGCCAGACTTTAACTTCATCCATCCCAAGTTGTTTGAGAAGGATGTAGAGCATCTGGATATCGAGCAGCGGAAGTGGGAGCTGTTACGGTTCCGTGCGGACTGGCAATCCATGATGGACTTTGATTACATCGATTCCAAATGGTTCTCGTTGGTTCGTATTGACACGAATCCACCTGAATAAACTGAGGAAGCCTTCGGGCTTCCTTTATGCCGTCATAAAGCCTCCCCGAAGGGAGGCGATATGTTTACGTCACCAGTTCCAAGATCGGACACCAGAGAGTTGACGTGGCTGAGGTTGCGGTTGGTGGTGTAGTTGGGAAACCATCAATCGAGTTGGGGATTGTGTTCGCCGTACGGGAAACAACGCTTGACGCACTGTGCCAATCCGCAGTTAACCGATGAAGCCCTGCCGACAACGCAGAAAGACTGTCTTCGAACGCTGGGATGGCGAAGTCATTGAACTCACGCGCTATATAGCACGCTGCCAGTACCTTGTCTACTTCACCGCCACGGAGATCCACTTGGGTTGTTCCCGTCGTGGCGAACGAGACGCGGGAAGTTGCAAGGCGCACAACAAATTGATGTACGGACTGACTGATTGTCTTCCCTTGTGCGGGTGTCCCATACAGTGTTTTAATTTGAGCTGGCCAATCGGCTACTGGCGTAAGCCCATATACCAAACCAGCCTGATACAACGATAACCACGACAGCGCTGATGCCACGTGTACGTTAGGGTAAAATAGGATCTTTCCCTTATACACGATTTTGTGCCAGTAGTTCCCGGTTGCCGCGTTAACCGTTGAGAGACTCGTCATGCCAGTTGCTTGAAGGAACTCAACTGCTGAAAAGATATCTTCCAATGGCACTCGGCCGAAGTAACCATATTCCCAGTTACCACGAGCCAATGTTTGTGGCCCAGGTCCCGTGTAGGGGATGTACGCGATTACGAACTCCGCAGACGGGGCCTCATCCACCCCTTGAACACTCGTGACCACGTAGTGATAGGTAACGCCGCGTTGAACTGTGTTATCTGTCCAGGTCGTTACGTTACCCGCCACCGTTGCCACAGGCACACCAAGGTTACCCTGATCGATCTTATTCAAAGATCGGTAAATGTTGTGCGTCTCTACCGATGCGTTATGATCGATCCAATCCAATTTGATTGGCATTAGTTAGTCCTCAAAATTGTAGTTCCAACAACGGTGTCCATGTAGTGACCTGGCCCTGCGGTGTGCCTTGAAGTACACCATCGATATTACCAATTGGACCACGCACCAATGAGATTCGGTTGTTGATGACCGTCCCCGTGATGTGCTGGGTAATGGTGCCTTGGTTGGTCGGAGCGATTGCAGTCGGGGCCACCTGTTGTACTCCGTTATCATCCCAAAGCGAACTGGTGTTGTAAGCCAGTGTGCCATTGGTGTTGATACGGCCCATGGTAAGGTCCCACTCACAACCATCAACCCACGCTGTTGGTGTGTTCCAGTCAGCGAGGAGCACATTAGTCGGTCGGTTGGACCCTTTAAAGGTTCGAGCCAGGAAGTTATACCCGTTAAGGGCGACAATCTTCTTCTGGTTAACCCCTACCAAGTTCGACGGAGTTGGGTGTAGCTCTAACCCAGTACTGTCTACACCATACATCAGACCCAATGCATAGATCTGATCCCAGGTAATCGACCAACGGATAGAACCGCAGGGGACAAAGATGATTTTGCCACTTAGAGCAAACTTGTAGTAATGACTAATGGTAACGTCGGCATGGGGACCGCCGCCACCAGAGAACCCAAGGGCTGTCAGCAAAGCCGATTGCGTAGCAATATCCGCGGCAATTACTCGACCAAAGTAACCCGCTTCCCATGTACCTCGGGACAACGTCTGTGGCCCAGGGCCAGTGTTGGCGAAATAGCCGTAGATCTGGTTGTCACCCAGGTATGTATCTGCTCCCCGGTCGAATGCAATACGGAAGTAATAGACCGTGTTGTCTGTTGGAGGCGTCCATACAAAAGACGTCTCTGTTCCAGCCAAAGTAGCAATCGGTGCTGGGAGGGTATCGTCTGGAATCCGACTGGTTGAAACATAAATCCGAATTGCTGTGGCTACCCCTGCATTAGAGGCAGGCCAGTTAAGTGTAATTGCCATGTCCCCTCACTTAGATAGCCGGAGCTACCAATTCAAGGATTGGATACCAACTAGCCAGGTAGGTGTTGGCGTTGCACTGACGCTGACCGATACCAGCACGACTCTCTGTGTTAATCCCTCGCCGTACAACCGGGGAACCAGCTGTATCGCTGAGCTCTTGGATCGCTGCACCGGTATAACCGTTCCATGGACCAGGGAGAATTTCCTGTACCCCTTGACTCGCTACGTTCACCAGGCGTTGGCCTGTTGGAACAAACTTACATAGGGGAGCTACGAAGTCCGTCCATTCGTTAGGGAACTCAACTGGGTCGGGCACAGCTGCCACTGGGACAATACGGGTAGCATCATCGCTGTAGCCTTTCATGCAACGAACAATGAACGTATCTGGGCCGATCTTGACAGTCTTACGTTGGTCAGTCGCAGTGGCGCCGTTACGGTGTGGTCCGTTACCTGTGATGCCAAACATGATACCCGCGCTGTACATGTCGGTCCATTGCACCGATTGACCAAGGCAGGAGTTTGGAACGAAATAGACAACACCGTTCCGTACGTACTTATGCCAGGTTGGTGATGCGTTAGTACCAGGGCCAGCTTGGAAGTTCACTGCGGCGCGCAGGTTGGCGGTGTTGATGAAGTCCATCGACGAGATCGAACCGAAATAACCGTAGTTGTAATCCCCGTACTTCAACTCAGAAGGACCAGGACCCAAGCGAGGAACAGCTTGGATACGGTAGTTGGTTGTAACTACACGGTCGTTGGCACTGATCGTTTCGAACACGTAGTAGTAATACTTACCACGGGTTGCGTTTGGATCTGTCCATTCCGCTTCACCCGCCGAGAGAGTGGCTACAGGGGCAGGTAGGTTGGCCGTATCGATTGGAGTATCACCACGGTAGATCTTGACTGTGACTGGCACCGTATTGATGTTAGTCCAAAGATGTTTAAGGTTCATTAATTACCCCTTAGGTTCTTGTAAAAGACATGGATACTGGAAGAAGTTGGTTTACAACCGTTAAGTTCTGTGGGCGTCGGGCTTGATCAATAAACGTAGCACTCAAGCTGCTTGGTACTTTAACGACGCTGGCATCACTCGATGTCAATAGAACAGGACTGTACACAACGTCAGTGAACACCCCAGTGACGCTTAGAGGACCGGCGTTACCGGTGTACTGTGAATAGAGAGCATACGGATTAAATGCATGGTTTTCGCCAGAGACCAGTTCCAGGACTGGGCGCCAACCATCGCTAGTTGCACGGACAGTTGCTTTCGCACCCCCTGCGGTTACACCAGTTGGTCCACGGAACATGGCGTTAGCCACGTTGGCTGCCGATGTCTCCTGCAGGATACCCAGGGTTGTATTGCCCCCCGCCCCCAAATCTACACCGGGCCATTTCTCGAACAGGCCTGTGTTAGGACGACCGTTTGCTCCTGTGGTCAGCAACCGGAAGATAAGGTCGTTGTGTTCGTTGCCTTCAGCCAAACCAAAAGCGGTGTAGTCGACACCCACGTATGGATCAACCGAAGCACCTTTCATTGTTCGGATAGCTAACTTCCATGGAATTGTCACGCCACTTTCAGGCTTAACGAGGATGTTCCACTGGGAGGTGGGTGATCCTGCAACCGGATACGGACCATTGCTGTTCATGCCGTACATGGCGCCAGCTTTATAGACGTCGTTCCATGACAGATTGTATCGAGTAAAATCTTTACATACAAAAAGAAACTTGCCCTTGTAGATGAATTTCATCCAGACGTTATCAGTTTCTTTGTTAACAAGACCAGCAGTAAAATTTAGCGCAGTGCTGATCTCCCAGCCTTGAAAGAGTTCAACGGAGGAAACAGTACCGAAGTAACCAATGTCCTCGTTGCCAGCCCTTAGGTTTTTATTCCCAGGGCCGGATTCAGGGAAATACTGCTTACCGAGTGCTCCACTGAATAGGAGTAGTTCATTCATCTTGAAACCCCTGCTTTGAAAATAAATTATGCATAGTATTGCCGAGGCATAAAGCCTCCCTTGCGGGAGGCTGATGCTTACAGGGTAAACAATTCAACCGGGGCTACAGGAAGTTCGGCAAGGGAAGTCGCCGCAGTTACTGTGTCTTTGAATGTCCAGATGACACCATAGCCGTCGCTTACCGCTTTGAAGGCAGCGTTCGCAACGTCTACCATTTCGGCAGCAGTCAAAGTTACGTTGACGTTCTCATACACACGGAATGGGAAAGTCAGTGGTTGGTTGGCCTCTACTGCTTCCTTGGCGATGACGCGCAAGGCAGTGATGTTCTGGCGGTCAGATACACGGATCTGTACGTGGTAAACATTCTCACCAAACTGGTAAGGGAATCCGGTATCGAAACGAGCGATACGCAGGGTCTCTGCTTCAGCCAGCAATGCTGCTTTCTTTACAGCCAGGTTGGTAGCCAGTTCACCAGCGGTGTAGTCACGTACGTTCCACACACGGTACCAGCTACCGTTGCGTTGTTCAGGAGCACCTTCGGTTACAACATCACCGGCAGGTACATCACTTTCGAGGACTTCTTCATAGCCCCACTCCAATAGATCAGCCGCTTCCATCTTGGAAGGAAACTGTGTATTGGGGACGCGTTCGCTGAGCGAAGGCAGGTACAACGGGTAGGTGCCGGTCTCAACTTCAATCAGGCGGGTGTTGCGGGTAATCGTTGACATGGAAATAATCCTTAAAGCGAATCGGGTAGACTCGGTGGTAAACATAAATGCCTCCGGTTGGAGGCATTATGCTGTTTCACTTAACCTGTGGTTACTGCACCCTGCGATGCAATCCACTCGGTACCATCCCAAAGGAGGGTAACGACTGTTTTATAACCAGTCAAGGCTGGTGGCGAACCACCGTTCCACTTGATCGCACCGCCAGTACCAGTACTGTAGGTAACGACCCCCGCAGTCCCTCGAATAACGACAACAACTGTCATGGACCGAGTATTGCCAGGGTTGGTGGTGAGTGAGATGTCCTTCGCGGTGCTGTTTACGTTGTTATCCAAGTAAACAACCTGAGTGGTCAGTGCGTTGATCGCGATGGTCGCAGAAACCGAGGTGAGCGGCAGGCTGTAGTTATCGAACGATACCCACGCCGAGCTCTTACGGACGTATTGCTTACCGTCAGTAGGGGCTTCACCGATACCCGCAGCCGGAGCTACGTACTCGACCCAGTTGGTGTTCTGACCCGAGCGCAAGTAAGTCTTGCCCGCGGTAGTCGGAGCTTCAGCCACACCAGCTACGTATTCCACCCACGTAGCATCTTGACCACGACGCAGGTAGGTCTTACCAGCTGTGGTTGGTGCCTCAGGGATGCCCGATGCAGGGATGGTCAGCTCGATCCACTTGGGATCGGTATCGGCCGTTTTGAACACACGCACGAACTGCTTGACGTCATCCTTGGTTGCCAAGTCGATGATCGCTTTCGGGAAGACAATTTCTTGCCAAACCGGTTCGGTACCATCGGTCTTGTAGATACGGACCATTTGCTTGCCGTCTTTAACAGACAGGTCTGCAATCGTTGGTGGGAACACCAACTCAGTCCACTCGCCTTCGTTAGTCGCCGAGCCATCTTTCAGAGTACGAGCGTACAGTTTGTCAGCGACCATGGCCGGAGCCTCGTCCACCAACAGCGGTACCCACTCGGTACCCAAACGTACAACCTTACCGAGGGAAGGCAGAGGCGAGTTAACGTCACCTGCAACCAACTGACCCCAGTGCATCCAGCCCAGGTTCGCCGTCTTATAGAAGACTTGGAAAGTGGTCGATACAGCCCAGTCACCAGTGTTACCCGTGAAACCAGCCGTAGGCTCAGGCATGTCAGGTGGCAGAGTCAACCAGCGCGAACCGATATCACCCTTATCACCTTTCTTACCTTGGATACCCTGACCACCAATAGGACCTTGTTCGCCCTGTGGACCACGGATAGGACCAACGTCAATCCACATACCACCCGAATCGGTAGTCCAGATTGCCAGATTGTTACCGATCAGATAACCATCGCCCAGTGCACCGGTTGGGTGAGCTGTTTGCAATGCAGCCAGGGTAGCGTAGCTGCCCAGGATGTTGATCGATTTACCAGTCAGACCTTGCGGACCGATTGGACCCTGCTCACCTTGCAGACCGATGATGTCGAACGGACCAGCCCACTCACCGTCAACCAAGACGTACAGCATCTTGTCATCTTCAGTGAAGTAGCCATCGCCTTCAGCAGCAGTTGCCTTTGGAGGCAAGCCCGCTACAGTAGCAACGTTACCGCGCATGTTGATGCCGGTACCTTGATCACCCTTGTCGCCTTTCTCACCCTGGATACGACCAACCGAATGCCACGCACCACCAGTGCAGACGAACATCTCGCCCAGCTGATCGATGTAGGCTTTCCCTTCGTTACCGGAAGGAGGCGGAATGGTTGGATCAGCTTCAGTCAGGACCTTGATGACTTCGATGGATTGACCATCTGCGCCGTCAGTACCATTCGTACCGTTGGTACCTGGATCGCCTTTGAACGAACCCAGACTTACCCACGCAGCAGAAATCCACATGTAGAGGGTGTTGGTATCCTGAACCGAATAGCAGTCCTGCTCAGCAGCGCCGACAGGTAGAGCTGCGAAGTTGGCAACAGCACCTTTAACAACGACGTTCGCGCCATCAGTACCGTTAGTCCCATTGGTGCCTTTCAAGGAAGCCAGCCATGCAGCCTGGTTACCTACGAAGCCACCGTCAACCGCCACTTGGTAAGCGGACTTACCGTCAGCGCCTTTGAATGGACCAGCATCGATCCAGGCAGCAGCCACGTAGATGTGCAGGTGACCGGTATCCAGTGCAACCCATGCATCTTGTTCAGCTGGGGTAGGCAACGCTTGGATAGCTGCCAGGTTAGGTTGGGTACCATTGACCTGGAGGTTACGACCGTCTACACCATCGTCACCTTTATCGCCTTTGATCGAGTCGCCCTGATCACCTTTGTCACCCTTATCGCCTTTCAGCGAAGCGAGCCACTCTTGTACAGTACCAACAAAGCCTTCAGCTTTGGCGATCTCGTAAGCAGACAACCCACCCGCAGAACCGAGGTCGATGTAGTCGAGGTCAGCTTCAACCCAGATGTACAGGGTCGAGCCAACGTACCAGGCTTCGGTTTCAACACCAGGACGTGGCAGGGAACCGACGTCGGGTTTAATGCCCGCTACCTTGAAAGGAACAGCCGGATCACCCTGGTCGCCTTTGATGGAATCACCTTGGTCACCTTTATCGCCCTTGTCCCCTTTCAGCGACAACAGCCATGCAGCCTCAGTGCCAACGAAACCGTTGTCCTTGGCGATCTGGTAAGCAGACTTACCAACCAGGCTGGCAATCCAGGTAGCTTCGTTACCGATGTAACCGGAATCCAAAGCGGACTGATAAGCCGATTTACCGATGAGGGTAGTCAGCCATTGAGCCTGCGAACCAACGAAGCCGTTTACCACAGCTACGTCGTATGCCGACTTACCTTCAGCACCTGGTACACCGATACGAACCCAGTTATCAGGTTCAGGCAACAGCAGGTACATCTCGTTCTTCCAAACGTAGGCATCACCGATTTCGTTCGACGATGGGTCTGGAAGTGGGTTGGCATTTGGCCAAGTACCCAGGAAGGTAATACCCTTCGGACCCAGGAGGGATTCCGAATCGGTCCACTCAGTACCGTTCCACACCCGGAGGTGGGCAACAACGAAGTAAGCATCACCGATGTTCAGACTGCCTGTTTCGATGGCATCCAGGTCTTGCTGAGTATCGAGCGTACCCAGGACTTTAATCCCGTAACCACCCGCACCAGCATCACCCTTCACACCTTTCAGAGACGCAATGAATGCAGCCTCATCACCGGTGTTACCCAGGCCCAGCCAGGATTGGTAAGCAGACTTACCCACCAGGCTCAGGAGCCAGGCAGCTTTATCGCCAACGAAACCTTCAGCTACAGCGGTGTCGTAAGCCGAATCACCATCAATCCCACGAAGGGAATCGAGCCATTGGGAAATGGTCCCTTGGAAGCCTTCGTCCTGTGCTACCTGGAAAGCCGATTTACCAGTGTCACCTTTTACGCCAACACCGATATCACCCTTGTCGCCTTTATCCCCTTTCAGGGTAGCGAGCCATTGGGCTTCAGTACCCACGTAACCACCAGCAACTGCTACTTGGTAAGCGGACTTACCAACCAACGATGCTAGCCATTGGGTGGAGGTGCCTTGGAAACCGTCTTCAACCGCGATTTCATAAGCAGACTTACCTTCAGCGCCAGGGACGCCAATCTTTGTCCAACCATCCGGGTCAGGCAGCAGCAGATACATTTCGTGATTCCACACGTATGCATCGCCGATGTCATTGGCTGTAGTTGGAGGCAAAGGCGAGGCATCGGGCCACGCACCGAGGAAGTTGATACCACGAGGACCGAACAACGACTCGGAATCGGTCCAGAAGGTACCGTTCCATACACGCAGATGACCTTGAACGAAATAAGCCGAACCTACGTCGAGGTCAGTGGTTGGGATTTCATCCAGTTCAGCTTGATCAGCGAGCGTACCCAGCACTTTAACGCTGGTGCCGTCAATGCCGTCGTCACCTTTATCGCCTTTGATGCTTTCGCCGGCATCACCTGTGTCGCCCTTGTCACCTTTCAGGGTGAGGAGCCATTCAGGTTGGGTACCAACGAAACCGTTGTCCAGGGCAACCTGATAGGCTGATTTGCCTACGAGGGTTTTCAGGAAGTCAGCTTCAGTACCTACGAAGCCGTTATCTTTCGCGATCTCATAGACAGATTTGCCTTGATCGCCGTCGTCACCCCGATCACCTTTGATCGAAGCGATGAATGCTGTTTCGTCACCGATGTTACCGAGTTCTTTCCAGATCTGGTAAGCAGACTTGCCTTGCAACGAAGCAAGCCATTCCTGCACGGTACCAACAAAGCCGTTCTGGACTGCCACTTCATAAGCGGACAAACCGGCGTTGCTACGAATTTTGGATACCAGTAGGCGGTAGTTTTTCCACTTACCGTCCGGTTCCAGGCGGATGACTTCCAGGAATTCATCCCCACTGATCGTAATCAGCGAGTCCATTCCAGAAATCATACCCTTGTTGGTTGGATCAGCCATCTCAGTGTTCCTTTGTAAAGAGCCTTAGTAAAATCAAACTGGTCGTCTTACTAAAACTGAAATAAGACTCATACAGTACTGTAAAATAATACCAAGGTGACATAAGGCGGCATAAAGGAAGTCCCCGAGGGGACCCCCAGTTTTGTTACGGTGTAACGACACCAGCATCGAGATGCCAGCCATCACCATCCTTGGTGAATCCGATATCGGTGAGCAGAGCCAGGAGGCCCAAACCGGTAGCGAATTTGTCATCGTCAGTACCAGCGATCAGTTCTGCACCAGTCGCTTTGACTGGAACAACAACTGGATCAGGCAGTTGAGCAGCGGGAACTTTACCAGCGACCAGGGTCGCAATGGAGTTACCCACTTCGGAATCATCAACCTTGCCATCCAAAGCAGCTTGGAGACCGGTGACTTTGCTGATGGCCAGTTCGAGAGCAGCGGTACTTGCGTCGATCAACGCTTGTACTTCAGTCTCGTTCAGACCTGTGTCAAACAACTTACCGCCTGCTGTGACTCCATCCTGCAGGCGAATCTGTTTAGCCTCGGTATCGATGAAGATCGAACCTTCAGCACCTACGAAAGTAGTTGCAGCGGCCGTGTTACCACGTTTAAACAGAATGATCATGCGTTGTATCCTTTCAGTGAATGTGCGTCTATGCGCTTTCTTTGTTTGGTGACCTACGACGCTTCAACAACACCTTCATCAAAGATGATATCGGAGCGGTCGTCTGTCAACCGGACTCCTTCCAACGATAGGAGGACTGACATGACCTCAGTGGTCATCTGCGTCCGCAGCACACGCTTGTTCAATTCAACTTGCGTAGGCTGAGAGACCGGTTTTTCCAGGTCGGGGGTATTATCTACCTTGTCCAACCCAATCAGCGAACGGTCGAAGACAACCCATTCTGCAACGCCTGCTTCATTGGCAACAAGAAACTTGTTGTGATCCAGTGGGTCATGGCTGTACAGAGGAGCGATGCCAGCTACCCATTCTGCTTCTGTCCCAGTGAACACACCGTGACGAACCGCGATTTCATACGCTGAGTCGCCAATGAGTGTTACCAGAAACTCTGCTTCGGTACCGACAAACCCGCCATCGACAGCTACGTCGTAAACAGATTTACCCGTACGGAGTTTGGACGCATTTACACGGAAGTTCTTAAAGCTCCCGTCTGGCATGCGTTTAACGACTTCCACAAACTCGTCACCCGAGAGGGACAAGAGTGGTTCCATGCCGGAGAGCATGTTAATGTTGGATTCCCCGGCGGTAGTCCCGTTTGCCATTGTGTGGTCCTTTCAGAAGATTTTCTACATAAGGTTAAGCAGATCAAGCACGATGCTTGGCGACCTTACTTTCGAACGTGGCAATCACTTCACCGATAGTGCGTGGACGCCCTTTCACGTAGAAGATGCCTTCGTTTGCTTCAGCCTGTTTCGGGAACAGCGCTACAGCGTCACCACTCGTAGGAGCGGTCAAGAAGCGAGCCGCTGTACCGACACCAAAGAAGTGTGCAGCGTACAGGTCGACATCAGTTGGTTCACGACCAATCTTTGACTTCAAGATACGGGCGTTATCCAACAGCAGGTGTGCACCCATCAGGGCATTCATCCGAGGATCGAGTCGCAACTTACGGCCAGGATCGGAAGTGATCCCGTACTGTTTACCGAACAAACGAATGCAGTCATCCCACGTAGCGTCCAGATGCTGAAACCAACCCACTGCCGACGACGTATCTGCTTTTACCAGGTAATCGAACGAGGACTCAATCGATGCGAAAGTGGCCAGCAGTTTTGCACTGGCTCCAGTAATCGTAGCGACAGCTTGCAGTGTGGGCATTGCGGCGGAACGCGATCGGTTCGCGGCAGGCATTGGGATCTGGTTCAGGATTGACACAGAGGGGGCTGCGGCTGGAGCTTTTACCGATTGCAATGCTCCAAGGGTATCCTTACCAGCAACACCATCGGCGGCGAGGCCTACGCTCTTCTGGAAGGTCTTAACGGCAATGACCGTAGCCTCACCGAACTTCCCGTCCGCATCAACGTAGTAACCTTTTTGAGTCAGAGTCGTTTGCAACTCTTTGACTTCAGGACTTTGGTCCCCTTTCTTAAGCAGTGCCATCGGTGTTCTCCTAGACGACATGTTCCATTTCACGGATGTCGCCAGTTTCCATCAGACGGGGGTCACCATCTTCAAGGTAGCGGGCCCAACCGTTTACATCAAGTACTTCCACGGTAATTTCAACTTCACCGTAGTAAGCGTAACTACCCATGAGCGCCTTCAATGTGTATTTGAAGGATGTGTCACGGCTGTTGATCACAACGTTGGAAAATGACAGGTCATCTGGACCGAAGTGCATATTCCGAGAACGATTGATCTCTTTGGCAATCGTAGCGGGGGTAGGCAAGCCTGTTACCCGGATAATTGCATCACGACCAATGGGTGTCAACTGGAGGTCCAGTCGCCGATAGACGTATGGGAATTTACGCCCTGTCTTTCGGTTGGTCATCTCAATGAAAGTACGCCCAGGAACAGCTGGCAGAGGAGCGAAGAACATATCGTCAAAATTGACGTAGTCTTCCTCAATACCCTCCATCGGCATTTCTTCTTGAGCAAGTCGTACGAGTGCCGCGCGAGACGGCATGTCATACGGAAAGCGATCATTCATGCTAAACCTCGTTCCTGTGGCTTATAAAAATTTGGTTAACCCACATAGCATTATAAAGTCCTCCCCGTTTAAGGGGAGGACAGTATATTTTACTCAGGAGGCGATCATCATTTTAGCAACCTCAAAGAGGCCAGTGATGATCATTTTGAAGACGTCGGTCATTTCTGACGCGATCTCGCCTTCTGTCCGGACAACAGTGGATGCATATCCACACCCGACGACCACGGCAAGTATAGCCATCGCCAGAACAGTGAATTTATAACTGTCCTTTTGACGAAGGCCTTTAAATTCCTTCTTTAATGCCAGATCCCGTTTACCTTCATCAGGACACTTGTAAACAGCTACAAGTGCTTGGTCCCCGCTGGTGGCTGTTGTCAGAGCGTCCTCACCACTGAGCAGCAAGGTCGCATTCAAGAATGCAACGATTTGCACAGCGCCGTTCCCCGAGGAGAGTGAATCCTCACCCAAGGCGCTAAGGAGTTCTTCGAGGGTCATGGTTCTTCTCCAAATCACGTTGTTGTTGGCTCCATTCACGTGACTTGCGAACTTGGCGATTACATAAGCCAAGTGCATCGGTCTGCATCATGGCGTAGTCGGACATCAAAAGGAAGCGAGCTTCCCAATCCGTGATTCCCGGATACACCAGACTATAGCGAGCCTTTGCATTGATGAGCTCCTCCTCTGTTGGAGAAGGAACTACGTAGCACAGTGCCGTCAAGCTACTGGGGATTGCAACCACTACCGGTCTGGATGGTGGCTGCACAGTATTTGTCGTGCATCCTGTTAGCCAAGACAGAAAGACGATCATGATCACGACTAACATCAGTCGAGGACCCGGTGGGCCGATCTTTAACTTCCCGCTTCCCTCCCGTAGTTTTGGGAGGAGGTGGAGGCGGCGCCTCCGGCTTTTGAACTCGTTCTGGCTCTCTGGCCAAGTTAAGGTACTCATCAATCGCTCCTGTACGCGACTTGTCCTGCTCTAACTTCTCATCTTGTTTATCCTGGATCAGTTCAGTCACGACGTTATCGGTGATGGTTGCCGATTGGTCTCTTACGACTGCATCTTGAGCAAGCACAGTGATATCAGCTTTCTTTGCAGCGAGCTGGTCTCTGTTCTTGTCGTACTTAATCCAAATGCCGTAACTGGCAAGTGCTATGGTGATCATGACTCCGATAAGGAGCCACTCAAACCACTTGATGTTCTTTAACCAAAGAATCATGGCTTACCTTTTCCTTGACAGATATTGGTTGCGCAGTACAATGCCACGGCGCAGGCGTCGATAGAGTGTTCGTCCAGTTCATCTGGGTCTACGAGCCACTCAATGTCATCCCGTGCCATCATTGCCACCTTCACGTCATTCTTGTCTGTCCCTTTGACTTTCTTCATCCCCGCGTTGATCTTCACCGTTGAAGGATCGATCTGCCACAATGGAAGGAATGGGTCGTATTGAAATACAGCGGAGCGGATAACCACTACGCATTCCACCAGAGCGGCGAATGCAGCAGCAAACCGACCGAGGTAGTTGGACTCAACAATGATGGCGTGGGGCTTCACGCGCCGCAATACGTCAACAACTGCATCACTCATTTGCAGCAAGCGAACTTGCTTGTTGCCCTGTAACTCAGCGAACGCACTGTAATGTGGATGGTTGTCCTTAAGGTGGACCGTATATGACTCACGGACCACCTTCTTGCTTCCGTCCAGTTTGTCTTCCATTACAGAGACGCCGAGGTGGTATGACCCAGGGTCAAACGCCACGGTTACAAATGGATCATCTCGCTCTGGAAGTTTTAACATGGGGAAGCCTTATGCGAACGTCGCCACGTTAAGTGCTTGGTCGCCCAGCATTGGTTCAGCAGCACCGATGTCGTAGACCATGGTCAGGCCATTGCTGTTGAAAGCAATTGGGTGGTTGGTCGCAACGTGTACGTTCAACTGGCAACCCAGAACTTCCAGGTAGTTGAAGGTGGCACCGGAACCAGACTGACCTGGGACCATTTGGTCAACGCCGGAGCACAGACCAATTTCAGAGATGACCGGGGAACGAGTCGAACCAGTGCGGATACGGTGAGCGTTGGTGATCTCAGCGATATCTTCTTTGGTCAACTTGACTTCCACAATAGCGGAAGCCGAAATAGTTTTGTTCGAACCAACAACCACACCGTTGTTACTGATAACCGGTGGAACGGGGTTCAGGTCGTCCAAGGTAGGCACGTACGGTTTGGTGTGTGGAATGCCTTCAACGATCTCGATCTCGAGCAGTTGAGCAACCACAGCGGTGGTGTTGATACGACGACCGTAGTAAGCGAAGTACGGCTTACCTTTGTAGGTCTCTGCTTTACGCAGGCAGTACTTGTCACGCTCCAACGCCGTCAGGTCGTCGGTAGCTTCGCGCAGCACAAACGGGATGTGGTTGTACAGTGCGTTGTGATTCGTGCGGTGAGGAAGAACGTCGGTCTCATCGGAGCCGTCATCCGCTACCACGGTGTAGTGACCTTTGTTGCCGATCACCATGTACTTGAATACGGGCAGCGCTCCAGCTGGAGGCGCTACGTTGTTCTGAATGTTGAACTTCTGGTTCAACGTGGTGTTCGCGAGCATGTTGAACTTCAAACCCATGAACTTGACGGTCTGCAGTAGAGAGCCGATCGCCGTTCGAGTGACGTTCACAACTTGTTGATCAAGTACAGACATCTGTGTCTTCCTTAAGCGTTGTGGGGTAAGTACTATTGTACTATTGAGTAGGGATGTTGAACTTACAGCAATTGTTCGACCGGAGTACGAACCATCATGCAAGCCCAGAGTTGTCCGCTAGCGGATGTTTTCAGCTCGTGCACTTCAGACAGGCAGAAGTGAATACCTTCACCCGGCTGCAGTGTAATCGGATGGCCGGCGATTTCGATGGTTTGTTCTTGCATCGCGTACGCCAAGACTTTACCACAATGGCCACCCTTACCAACCCAGTACGTCATGACGTCTAGGAAACCTGTCCTTGGAGGAATGTCCAAGAACCAGCATTGTTTGGCTTTCTTCGTTTGAAGAGCGGGGAACTGTGCTCGATAGGTTTCACGTTGAGCGTGAGTCCAGTTGAACCACTTCGAGTAGTTGTAGATGCTCAAACCGGCGGGGCCATTGGCACCCTGTCTACGGCGAGCACCGTAAGCGTCCGAGAAGGTCAACTCGCCTTTAAGGGAGACGAGTTCACTGACTGCTTCTGGTGTGAGGCTGTGCAGACGTGTGTACATGTCTACTCCTTTAAGCGTACAGGAAAATGATTACATAACGTTTATGCTTAACAGGCGGTACTTCATGCGGATCAGACTTCCGAGGGAAGCAAATACCTTTACCAGGTTGATCGACATGGAACTCACCCATGATGTTCACGCCATCCCCATTGTCACTCAGGGCAACAACCATGTTGTACTGATACACTGCCAGGTCAATATGCTCGGGCATACCGAATCCAACTTCGTATCGGTTGATGCAGACTTCTTCGAGGATAGACTTTGGAATGGACGGAGCCAAGTCCCAAAGTGCTTCACGGAGTTCACCAGGCATCTGGTTGTGTCCCATGAACCAGTAGTCGCTCTCTGAGGTGCCGTTGGTGGGGATAGAGTTAATCTTTAAGCGATGGTACCAGTAAGCGTCTGGAAGTGTCTCCAGCACGCTCACAATGGCTTCAGCGGTCTCTTTAGAAAACGCTACCACCGGTGATCTGACGGGGCCCAAGGGCTTCGTGTAGACCGCCTTCGTATCGAGCGTTTTCTTCAGCTGCAAGTTGTTCATTGCTGATGTAAACGTAGTCGGGAGACTCACGATAGAATTCCTTACTGTTAGCGTTGACGTCTTTGCAGAGATCGATGTACGATAGCATCTCAGCGAGTTCCGGCAATTCTACGCCGGTTTTCTCAGCGATGAGTTGCAGAGCACGCCCGAGGATGTTGACTTGCTGGACCACCGGATACAGTTTGGTGATCTTCTGGGACATGGCTGCATCGAGTTGGGCTTCGTAGAACGGCTGAGGACCTTCGTTACGATCGACGATGGTGTAATGTGGATATTCGCCCATCACCCGATCGTTTACCATGTCGAATTCGTCCTCGACGAAAACCATGTACTCTTTACCGCTCAGTGTTTCTGGATCAACCCAACCGATAGTGTTGATCCATTTGCCGTTTGCTTTGTTGAAGCAGAGGATCGCTTTAACGCGACCCTCCGTTGCAAGTGCAGATGTGTCGATGTTTTGCATGGGGTTACCTCAAGGTTACCAGATTTGAACCCACGAAGCCTGGCCTACCTTCTCGTAAATAACGAAGTAGTCATACCAAACATCCGGGGTTGGGTTTTGATAGATGGTGGCCATGGCCTGCGTTCCGATTGGGAAAGAAGACATGTCCTGGAAGATTGCGTTACACCAGTTGATCCCAGCTTGCGCTGAACCTTGACGACCAGCCGATACGTACTTCTTCCTTCCGGAGTTGTACGTTGCCAACAGGTCAGACCAACGGCGCCACACACCATCCCCACACAGTGCCCAGTTCCAAGTGTCGAAACCGATACCCTGGCCATTAAGCCCCAGTTGTGTATGGGGGAAACCACCGAAAGCAGTGTTGATATCTGATGGGTTAAGATTGGTGGTGATGGCTTGTCGAGCCTGAGCTTGGTTGCGGCCATTCCACAGGGTAGAGTTGGCTGCTGTGTCAGTCCACAGATACTTCGCCGTGAAGGCTTGATCAATCTCAGCAATCGTCCAGCAGTTAGCATCGACAGCCTTCGTGCCGTGTGGGTTGTTGAAGTTCGACACGTGTGCCGCGAGATCTGGCAACGGGCCTTCGTTCAGGATGCGGTACATCCCACCGATTGGCATGTAGTGCGTGGAGTCTGTACGCGACAAGACTTGTGCACCAGTAGCCATGGCCCAGTTGTTGATGTAGTCCAGGTGAACTTTGAACTTGTCGGTGGCATGAGGGTTCTCCTGGTCCACCAAGTGCGCATTCACCTTGATCGCGTATGCATCAATTGCATCACGACCTTTCTGCACGTAATCGTTCGCGTACTCCGTGTTCGCTGCAACGATTGCTTTGGTACCCGCAGCCCAAGCTTTACCGATCCGGTCAATCTCGGTGACTGTGGTTTCCATACCCCAGAGTTGCCACCATTCGTGACCGTGGTCTTTGGGAACGTACGCTGTTGGTTTGCCAATGATGTCTTCCCACTTAAGGCTGAAGTTTTCCTCAGCCAGGGAAGCGAGCAGTGCCTTCAATTCCTTTACGGAGATACTGAAGTGTCCACCGACAGCTTGGTACTCAACCGTGATCGGTCCTTGAACGGTTGGATTCTTGACAACCACCAAACCCATCACTTCTTTCGCCGTCAAGTCAGACAAGCCAGCGTAGTGATAAACCGTAGTGTAGTCTGTACCTGGGACCAAAGAACGAGTAGTGGAATCACGGACAACCATTGACGCAGAGTAGAACGCCCCATGATCCGTCACAAAGATCCGATCGGCTTTACCGGGGACCTTGATGAGGGGATGGGTTTCATTCTCCCTGAGGTTCGATCGAGCCTTGCCCGATAGATCAAGAGGGAGGAAGGTAAGAACGGCCATTATGCCCCGCCTCCGTTAGTTGTCCATGTGGTACGACCACTGGAACCAGATTGGTAAAGAATCATTGTGCTTCGGGTGGTGTTATAAACGACAGCACCGTTACCCGTGTACGATTCACGAGTCCGTGCATAGTGGTAGAAGCAAAGCGATCCGTAAGGATACGCATTCAGGTCGACTAACCATGCGTTCGCCGTGTTGACTGCAGAATCACGATCGCCGAACTCACCAGCAATGTAAAACGTCTTGGTTGCGCGTTTAACGTCGCGTGCAATAACGTCATTGATTGCTTGGAATCGACCGTCTGGTTTGAAGACAGTATCGCGTGGGTTATAGCCCGGGAGTGGGCCATATGGATTCATCAGGCCCATCGGATACATCCCGATAGTGAGGTTCCAGGTACTGTTGTTCTGCTGTACAAGTGGTTGCAACGAAGCCGCCGTCTGACCAAAGAACGCAGCTGTCTTTTCCATCGTAGCATTTTGGTCTACGTAGAGGCGCGCCTTGTCGTTCATCTGCGTTACGGTGTAGACGCTCAACTGCGCAGCCGTGTTACGGTGTGGGTTGTTGTGGTCTGCGACGTGTGCATTCAGGATCGGCGTAAAGTTGGCGTCCAATGCCATCCCGATCGACCACGGTGTAGCGTAGATGTTCATGATCGTGCCGTTGGTGAGACGGGCTTGAGTTTCGGTTGCAGTTGGTGCGTTCAACACATTACCCAACCCAATCTTTGCGGCTGTGTCAACGTGTGGGTTCTGCTTGTCGTTAATGTGCGTAGTCAAACGCGCTTCAACAGCAGCCAACTCCCCTTCGATGATCTTCATCTTCGCATCAAAGTCGAGATAGATCGCATCGAGCGTCTTACCTGCTTTCTTACCGAGTGCAGCTGACATGCGTTTGAACTGGACTACTGAAGGCGTAAAGCCATACAGTTCCCAGAGTGGGTGCATGTGACCCCCTGGTGCAAAGTCATCCGGTTTGCCTTTGATGTTATTCCAGTGAACCTTACGGGTGTCGTTAAGCAAGCCTATTGCCGAAGCAGCAATGGCTGTACCCACTTTCTCATAAGGACCACCGACCATCTGGGCGTCCACGTAAATCTTGCTGTGAACCTTGGGATTCGTGACTACGATGACAGCACAGCACGTCTTACCGTTGACTGCAGTTACTTCCGAGTTGAAACCCACAACTTGATAGTCGCGTGTCTCGCTCAGTTCGTAACCGTTCTCATCGATAATGTACATGTCTTCCGTATAGAAGTACCCATGATCGAGTACAACACACCGGTAGTCCAACGCATACAGCGCGGACATGTCATGGGATTCACTTCGCGTGCGGTTCTTTAACTCAGTCCCAGTCCAGTCGACCGGGAACTTATGCAGAAGTGGGTTCATCTTTTCCTTCCTATTAAACGGTTACCCAACCGCCAGCTGTCTTGTAGAACAGGTACGATGGATTGTAGTTGTACCAATCTTCACCGTTACCCCAACCTTGACCTACCGAGGCAACCAGTCGAGCGAAAGCCATCGACCCAATAGTGGCGTATGGCTGTACAGCGTTCAGCCAGTTGGTGGTGGCATTGGGATCGTTACTGACGCCAGCGATTATAAACAGCTGTGCTCCTGGCTCGGTTACGTACTCGGCCATGATGTCCGTGACTCGCGACCAGCGTTTGTCACCACGGAAGACTGTGTTCCATTCCAATGGACCAGTGCCCATTTTAACAGCTTGGAGCATGCCGTTTGGGAAGTACGAGGAACGTAGGTTCTTTCGCAATTGGGCAACGTAACTGTCGTAGGTTGTCCAAGCACCGTTGTAGACGATGTTTAGGGCATTGGCTACGGTTGACCCCTTCTGCTGTTTGCCCCCGATGATGGCATTCGCCTGTTCACGAGAGTGTGCATTCAACTGAGTGAAGGTCAAGTCATGTGGATCGGCTGGGTTCTGATCTACGTGGTTCTTCAGTGGAATAGAAGCATACTGGTCATTGATCAACCAAGCCTGTCGTGGCACCAGATAATGGTCATTCGAAGCGATGGCCAATGCTTGCGGATCGGTGGCTACTGGCAAGTTGCGCAACAGACCCAACCCAACCTTTTCCGCAGTAGAGTCGTGTGGGTTTGCTTTATCATTGATGTGACGTTGCAAACGATCGTTGAACAAGGCCAAGAACTCAGCTAGCCGATCCCGTACGGACTCACGTAGTTCTTCTTCGGCATCCTCAGGACCCATCAGCAAACGGCGTGCAATGTTCTCCAACTCGTTATTCATCGGTTGGTATCCATCCAAGCCCCATCGCTCTTGTACGAGCTCTCCGGGGCCCCAGATCGGTTCATAACCGTTATAGTCGATCCAATCCGGTACGTGACCAGGTGTAGCGTTGTAGAACGCGATGTAATCGTTGATGACACTGAAGCTGTAAGCCAGATCACCACCGACCATCTGTGCAGAAACGTGAACCTCGTCCGTCAGGGCGTGGTTGATGAAAACAATTGCACTGCAGACTTCCAGACCCACCCGATCGCTCAAAAGGCGATGCTTGTAAGTACAGATGTAGTCCACGTTGGGACGCAGCTTGTTGTAATCCTTATCGTAGACCTTGAGCCCTTTCGTATAAAAACCACCGTGGAAGAGGGTGATGATTTTATACGGGAAACCATCAAGGTCCACCAACAGGTGTTCTTCGCTACCAATGAGGTTGTTCGGGTTAGTGCCCGTGAGGTCGAGTGGTAGCTGTACGACTGGGTTATCCATGGTTAACTCCGTACGGATAAAGCCTCAAAAGAGGCACGGTTGCCCATGCCCCTCTTGATTGGTTTTTACGGCAGGCGATCACTTGCATCTTTGAATGCCTGGCCCAAAGGCTCATAGACATTCGTTTCAGCCCAGTCGCGTGTGCGGCGGGGCGTCATTACCGATGTGTTGTTTACGCCGGTCTGTGCTTGTACCAGGGTCGATGGAGGATAGTTCTCCACTCGCTTAAGACCTACATCCCCTGCACCGATTTGTTTCAGTGCTTTGATGCTGGCTTCATGCGAATTGAGACGATCCCGAACCGTGGCCAGTTTAGTAGCCACGGAAGACCCGAACCGACGCAGTTGCGTCAGCATGTCACTGATCTTTTGGAAACCGATCATGGGTTACTCCGGAATGCTGGTGCCACGGTGACCGTAAAGCAACGAGTTGTCCGGAGAGTTACCCCAGAACTGAACGTTGTTCTTCGTATCCACCGTCACAGTGAAATTGTAACCGGCAGCTGCCGAGAGGTATGGACCAGAAGCCGGATCGACTTCCAATTGACCTTCCGAGTTATCCCCGAAGAGAACAACTGCACCTGTTGCCAGAACATAGGCGAAGTGACCGAATGTACCTGTCTGAGTTTGGATACCAACAACGTTAGCTGTTGCAACCACACCCGAAGCGTCATGGAACACTGGAGCTGCTACACGAGTCAACGTGAAGTTCGCACCTGGTCGGCCGATCTGGTAGATGTACGGCTTACCCTGAACCGAGCTGATTACCGAAACGTAATCATCACCGATTTTAATGTCAGCGATTTCATCCGTTGCATCTGCCGCTACGATCAATGCCGTTACAGCGGTGACCATCGCGTTGAATGCGGTTACCCAGTTAGGCAGACCGAAGCCTTTCCAACCCGTTGCATCTTCCAGTACCGACGTTTCACCCAGATACTTCGTTTGGCCAGTGGAGAACATCGCCACTGGGCCATTCGCTGCAGCCGAGACCAGAGTCAGGTTGCCAGCTGCCGTGAAGGAGTACAGATCACCTGGAGGGGTTTGTGCACCACCGCCCGGAGGAGCCACGTACTTCTGTACCCACACTTTATCCTTGGTTGCCCAGATCTTGGCGCAAGCGTTAGCCGGCAAGAAGGCAACGTCGTCTTTCCAGCCCGGAGGGGCTTGAATGGCGTTAGGACCTACGGACTTGACAGCCCCGGTAGGTGTGATGTAGTAGTAAGCACCTGGAAGGGAAACCCAACGATCCGTAGAGTTCTTCATCTTCGCCGGCCAACCAGCCGTCTGTGGATTGGCTTGCACTAACCACGACGTCGAGAATGCGGTATCCGCACTGTACGTGTCGTAACCCGCTTGAACAGAACCGATCAACTGACGGAGAGCAGTGTTTGCTTCTTCAGGAGTAGTCGGGTCAGCCACGATTACATCGGACACGCCGTTAGCGTTATCCGCGTGTGCAGTTGTGACTTGGTCGATGATCGACTCAGCCTGTGATACCGCTACGAAACCGTCTTCCCATTCAGCTGGGGTCTTCCCGCCGAATGTAGTCGCATCACCACCGCCACCCGAAATGTCAGCCAACTTTTGGTCGATCTGCGCATTGGAGTACATACCCAGGATAGCCGGGGTAAGTTCGTGTGGGTTGTTGTGGTTAGCAATGTGATCACGGATCAAGTTCTCGAGTGCATCGATGCGAGGCAGGTCAAGAAGTTGGGTGATCAACAGCGAGCTGGTGTATGGAGTCATCAACGACGAATCGTTAGTGATGTCCACAGCCATCGTCGGTGTAGCTTTGACGAAGTTCGGGAGGTTACCCAGGTTGATATCTGCTGCAACCAGACCGTGGACGTTACCACGGGCATTGATGTGCGAGTTGAGCGGAATCAACGCCTTGTCTTGGATCTGGAGCAACGTACCCCGCGGGGACATGTACAGATCGCTTCGGGCGCCAGCAGTAGCCTCGGCATCGGTAGCCATGGCGAAGTTCTGCACGTTACCCAGTTCCACATGAACCTTGGTGGTTCGGTGTGGGTTGTTGTAGTTCGTGATGTGGCTTTGAGAAGCCCCTTCGGCCGAAGCCTCGATGATGGCAGCCAGGTCTTCCAGTGCCTTCAGGATCTCAGCCGAACCTACCAATGAATCAACAGGCTGGTTGTGTTCCAGAGGTGGGAAGAGAGCAGGCAGTACATCGATCTGAGCCCAGGTACGAACCAACGGGTTGAATTGTCGGTTAGACAACTCAGCCAGAATAGCTGCATCACTGAAGCCCCACTGTCCACCAATCGTCCGGTACTGTAGCCGTGCTTGTCCTTGAATCGTCTTCTTCATGAAACGGATCGAACCTGCGATCGGTCGGCCAATCGAAGACATTGCTTCGATGAACAGGTGACCAATGAGGTAGTCTTCGTTTTCTACGTACGGTACTCCGGTCAGGTGGTTAGTAACCACCAAGGAGTCAGCGAAGTACGGCGCTGCTTTTGGGATGATAAAGTAGTAGTCATCAGGCCCAGGTACTTGCAGTGTGTGCACTTCGCCCGTGATGAGGTTGAGCGGGTTGGTACCCGTCAGGTCCTCTTCATAGAGACCAGTTGTACTCATAGTGGACATCGCGCCCTCCTATATAGCGCTGGTGCGCGTTGTTAGCTTAATGATGTGAAATTCATACATCAGCGGTTTTAAATTCACATAGGATTGTCCAATCCCGCCGGAGGATATAGATGTATACCCTAGTAAGAGCTCGCAATCGATCGGATCGTCGAGCCGGTCGGTGGCAAGAAGCCGATTTGCAAAATGTTCCTGTAACAACGCTGACCACCGTTTACGGTGAAGTGTTGCTCTACATCGAATACCCTGGTCCGGGAATCCCACATCACAAAGCCCTGTACTTCGACAAGGTTACCGAGTTGATGAACGGGGTTGCCCCAACTGTAACTGTTCAGGAATGGTTGGACAGCTTGGGTGGTATGACACTGCCCTTTGAAGATGCTCTCCCTAACGAAACCATTCGTTTGGTGAAGTACGTTCAAGCTTGGCATGGTGGTTACAACATCAAGCCTAAAGGTCGTAATCTCAACGTAGATTCTCAACAGTCTAAGTTCGTGAAAGAAGACTTGGTGGTTACTCACCCAACGCACGATTACCTTGCCATGGATGACTACACCCTGTGGACGGTAAACGGTTACTTCCATATGACCGATGCCAGTACTGCCGGGTTGGTAATCTACGACGGTAATACCTCGTTGCGGAAAGCCAACAACAACCAGATCGGTGCGTACTCGTTCGAGACCATCGGGAAGCTGAAGAAGTACCCCATCAAACCGGAATACATCACAGCTCAGAAACCAGGTGCTCCATTGGTAGATGCGTGTTACATCACACTGCCTTCGACTATCGACATTACCAACAAGACTGTTCTGTTGGTGACCGGTGGTTATCTGCAAGTGTTGAGTAGCAACTACATGCCAGTGGGTGAACGTACGTGGCGTCTGTCTCTGGGTGGGTTGATGGTCTTGGACCGTTACATCCAGTCTTTGAAAGAACTCGACTTGTCTTCACTGAACTTGGTGATTGACGAGAAGAACCCTACCTTATTGTCGGTTGCTCAATTGCGCAGTGACGAAACGGTAATGGCTTACTTGACACTGACTCAATCGTTTATCGTAGTTGTAGATACACCGAAGTTCTTCCAGGACCTCGAGCCTATTGAAAGCTTGAAGTTGCCAGGTCGGCATGTGGATCTGGAAGCCAGTCAATTGCCTTTGATTGGTGCTTACGGGAAGATGTTGGATTACCACACCATCCACGAAGTTGATCAGTACGTCTACGCTTCGGTTGAGAACCGTCGGTATAACTACGATGCTCGTCATCGTAACTGGCAAGACAAACCGCTGGTTGACGGTGGACGCTACCCATCGCATCCCTTCGTTCATGAGGGTGCATTCTTCCGGCTCTTGGGCACGGAAGGTTAAGACGGCATAAAAGCCTCCCGCAAGGGAGGCCTTATGTTGTTACTGAGGTTTGTCCTTATCAGGATCTTCTTCTTCCTCGTCTTCTTCATCCTTGGCTGCAGCGTCGACTGGGTTGTCGAGGCCGTCAGTGTTACCAGCTGCGTCTTCATCTGCGTTGGCATCAGTGCCAGCCGCATCATCAAACCCACCATCACCAGTATCGCTCCCAGCATCCCCACCGGCGTCACCGCCTGTGTCTCCACCGAGATCGTCCCCACCGAAGCCGTCATCGCCTCCGCCGGAGTCACCACCACCAAAACCATCATCTCCACCACCGCCGAATCCACCGTCGTCTCCTCCGGTATCACCGCCAGTGTCACCCCCTCCACCAAAGCCACCCGAGTCAGCTCCGCCAGCTTCTTCAATAACTGCTTTAAAGTCCTTAGCGAATTTCTCCTTGGTGTCTTTCTGGACCTTAGCAAATTCCAGGAAGGCACGACCCATTGTCTCTTGGGCTTGACCCATGAAGTCCAACAGGCTGAATGCTGGTTTCTCGCCATCCATTTCCAACAGGATGTTGAGTTCAGGCAAGATGTTGTTACTGGACAAGAACTGACGCTTGAAGTAAGCCTTCGTGTTAGCGATGATCGTGTCAGCCAAACCTGTAACACCCATGATCTCATCCGGGAACATATCCGGGGTGATGTAGGCTTCCAGGGCGGTATCCAACAGACGGGTGTAAGCTTCGTAGGTCTCAGCCTGACGTTCGTGCTGTGTGGTGTCCGGTGCAGGCAGACTCACTTCGATCGCTTCAATGAAGTCATCGATCAGTTCATCAATGCTGAGGTCTTTCTGTTCCTCGTTCAGCATCTCTTTGTTGCGGATCAGGATCTTGGCCATCTTCTGGCGCAGGATCGAGCTGTGCTTGGTGAACACCTTAACGAACTTGCTAAGGAACTCAACGAACACTTTCTGCTTAGCCCGTACACGACGTGACATTACCAGGTCATTCTGAGTAGCGGTAGTAGCGAAGTCTGGAGAAGACATCGGGTCTACTTTCTCAGGGTGAACACCCATCGAGGAGATGTGCATCCGGCGCAGACGGTCCTGAAGGTCAGGGTTACCGGCTTGCTGGTTAGTATTGTAGTCGTCGTACTCAACTTTGGTCTCTGCATAATCCGCACCGTTGGTGTTGATTGCAAAGTCAAAGCCCGAACGGATCAGGTGATCCATTGCTTGAGCTGGATCGGGTGCAGCCAATGGGAAAGACCGGTGGGCCGATTCCATGATCATCGACTGGATGTTGTTGATCGTTTGTTCCGGGTCAATATCGTCCGGGTCGAGGGTGATGCTCACCTTCTTACGACCAACGGCGTTACGCATGCCACCCATGGTATCAGCCATGAGCAGAGTCGAACGCATGGTAGCGATCATCTTCGAGCGTTGCAGCAGGGTTTCACCGATGCCGTTCTCGTTGTAATCGAAAGCCATGTAGATGCACAGTTCAGCTGGGATGAATACCAGTTGGGTGCACTTGGACTTCCAGCTACGGAACAACATGATCCGTTGGATCTCTTCGGTCATACCGACAGTGATCTCTTGATCGTACGCACCGTTACGCAGGCGGTTGTTCAGGTCGTTAACGATAATGGAGTTGTAGGTCTTTTGAACCTCGTCCAATTCGTAGTCGCCCTTCGTGTTACCTTGACCCAATGCTTCTTTGGTCAGGCGCAGGATCTCGGAGTTCTGGTCATTACCACCGCCGCCTTTCCAGCCGGCTTGCAGTTCGCCGTAGAAGTCACGGGTCGAGTCTTTCGATACCGGATAACCGTTTTGGTCAACCAGCAGGAAGTAGCCGATGTGTTCTTGTGGACGCCCTTGCATGAAGACAGGGATAACCGCTTCCATTGGTGGGAGCAGAGGCAATGGATGGCCAACAGATTGACGTTCCATGAACTCAGGTGAACTCACCACTTGGGTGTGTTCCGCGTTACCACCACGAGCACGCTGATACAGACGCTCGATGTCTTCAGGTGTGAAGGCGTGCATCTTTGGATCTTCGGTCACCTGAGCTTCCAGGCCGACTTGATACGTACGCAGTTTCGCACTGATGAACTTGTCACGAATCTTCTTACCGAATACTGGACCCTTCAATACGTTGAAGTTATCCGTCACCATCAAAAGAGGCGACTTGGCAATACGGTTCGATTGGTCAGCTGTGGTATTCCAGGACTCCATGGAGATCCCAGTCTTTTCCGGATGCCCCAGGAAACCCAATGGCTTACCGGCCCCGAAGTCACGCTGAATAGAGGTAAGCGATTCCATCGAGACATGGCGATTACCGTTTACCATCTTGTCCAAAACGTTCTCTGGGAGAACGATATGCACCGCCGCGCCTTTACGGAACAGGATGTCACGGAGGATCAGGTCGAGACGGTCGTTAATCTTATAGTCTCTTTTAAAATGCTCTTCAATGGGCTCGATAAGCAGGCGAGCGACTTCGCTGTCAAACAGCACAGGGTCGCTGGTAAAAGTCAAATCTGTTTCACCCAAGTCCTTAGGGGACAAGATGCTACCGACCAGAACGGTTTCTACCAATTCAAGGTCAGGGAGGAGTTGCATGATCGAGTCAGAGTCAACAACATCCTGGGATGTTTGACGCGAGACTTTATCAAGGGTCTGCCGGTTAATACCAACCCGAGGGTTGTTCACACTGCGACCAATCTCCCCTGTATCTTTACGGAGTAGATTCAGCAATGCTGCTGTCGGAGTGAGGGGGTTCAAACCCTTCTCATCCTTTTCGAACATGGGGTAACTTTTTTGGTTACCGTTTTGCCGAGCCATAGATAGCTCCTATTTAAACAAGTGAGTAAATGCCATGAGCAACATGTACTTTGGGGTTTACCGTGACGATGTGATGAAGTTGGCCCGATCCTTTGTGATCAAGTTTGACCATATCGCAACTGCGATTAATGATCAACTTAAAGCCGTCGGCATTGAAACCGATCCGGATGAACCGACTACCTGGAAATACTACAAGAACTTAGCTGGCGAGTATCATGAGACAGACATCATGATGACCGTCCGCTCGATGGACACGTTGGAAATCATTGACTTCACTAAAGAGTCGTTGACCATTCACCGTGCCACTGCCCGTGAGTATTACCCAGGCAGTGTTTACTACAACAACTTGGTTCGTGAGTTCCCAGACCAGGCCAGTTTGATCACCGGAATCCTGTATCCCATTGACATCGAAACGGCTATCAATTCACATAATGGGGAGATTTTGTACTACGATCCTAAATACGTAGACAATAATGAAGACGATTTCCTCCCCGCGATGCAGGATTGGGTCACAGTATTTTACGGAACTTGGTACAACGATGCGTTCACTTTGACGGACGATCTGTACCTAGCTTCCTTCTTGGGTCACCTCTACGGCAAGATCCCAGTTGCGATCATGCTTTACCAACTGCGGAATGCGAAGACCCGCCGAGTCGGTAGTTTCCACTTGCGTCAACACTTGGCGTCTAACTCACGTCTGGACGAGTTCATCCCGTACTTGATGAAGTCTCAACAACTTCACCTCTACCGGAACGTCAACTGGTACGAGCGAAACGTTGGTAAGGAAAAGACCTGGGGTCGGTTGGTTGACAAGATCCTCACCCCACGTGGTATTCCGTTGATCTGGTACAACATCAAGCAGAACACCGAGAAGATGCCTGAGGAGCTCTCTCCGACGGTTGACATGGTGAAGCTGAACCAGAACTGGCCTGTCATCCAGGAGAACCTGGAGAAGACCACAGTCGGTGTGGTGTTGGAACGTGAAGATCCTTTGGCTCGTGATAACCCACTGGTTCGCTTTGACATGGAGAAAGAGATCGAAGAGAAGGTGAGTTCTGACCAGTTCAGTATTCTCCCTACCAAGATCCTCGACTCGGAGGTTATTGACCGTTCGACTTCGTCGGTGCGTTCTTTGATGTCGGTGCTGTTGGCTGAGTGGTTGGACCTGTCGTCCCGTGGTAAGTATCGTGCTTACGTACAGATCCCTCATCCCCGCACTGGCGAACTGATGACCATCACTGTAAAGGATGCGTTCATCATGATGCTCTACTGCTACATGAAAGTATGGGAGATCCCGATGGGAAACATCCCTACTGTTGTGGCGTACGAAGTCATGCGTCCTCGGTTGCCTATGCAGGATGAGTTGATCAACATGGTTGACTGGAACGTTGTGCACATGCCAACTATCCACGCTATCCAGGATCGGATCACCCCGATGGGTGATTACATCTCCACCGAGCAGTTCTACCTCGACTGTACTCGCTTCCACAATGAGTACCTGGCATGCTGGGAACTCTACTCGTTCCAGGAACACTACCTGGGTCGGGCTTACTGCGAGAACGTAGTGAAGGCCCACTACATGAACCGTCGCTGCCAGTTGGTGGATCAGCCTACGGACTTCGAGTCGTACTTCACCAACATGGGTATCGATCTGAAAGACTTGCGTCAATCGGAATACGAACAGTTGGTTAACGACACGATCAACATCGCAACGGGTTCTAACCTGTACAAGATCATCACTTTGGGTGAGATTCAACGAGAACTGCTGCGACTGATGGGTCGGATGTCTTCATACCCCCTCCAGTACCTCCGCAACGTCGCTTTCACGAACTTCCACGTCATCGGCACTGTAGCGGTGCGGTTAGGGGATTACAAGGCTGACGCGGCGTCCTACGCAAACATCAACATCGGCGTGATCAACGTCATGTCGTACCGATCGAGTGCGGAACATTACATTCCGATCTACGATAAAGATGTCATCCCAGGGATCAACTACACCTACGATCAAACGTTGGAACGGAAGATCGACCCAACAGTGACTATCAAGGACTTGACGGATGCCAGTTCTAACACCCGTGTTAACATTCCAATCGTGGGGATTCGTGCGGTGACATTCACCTACGATGAAACACCTCCAGCTGACGGGACGTTGGATGGTTACTTGAACTCTGACGATTCTACCTGGCCTGCTGTGGAGTAATGCCCATGATGTATATCACACGCGATTATTGCAAGACTGATCCATGGACTGCAATCATCGACATGATAAATGCCAACTACTTCTTCCAGCTTTATCCAGGGATTGTAAAGCTGAAGGAGTTTGAGGCGATGGGGCCTAAGCGTACCCGGATTGTGATCGAGCCTAACCGTTCATCCAATCCAGGTAACTTGTTGCCTCCGATTGATCGCACCGAGTTCTTCTACGACCGGTTGAACTGCGCTGAGTTCTTCCGTCAGGGTGTGGCTTACAATGTGAATGGGATTAGTCTCCCAATTACATCGTGGGACATTGTCCAGATGGTGGGGGCAAAGAATGCGATTGTCTTTGATGTGGACGACTTCCTTTACGAGGAGTTTGATTCATTCACACCGTTCCAAGACATGATCGTTCAAGCCAACCCCAAGTCACTGCGCTTTGTGGGGTTCTTGAAGTTCCGCTTGTTCAACACCATCCAGAAGGATCTGGCTACTTTGGGTGGGACGAATGAATTCCCATTGATCAACGTGGAACAGGGTAACGGGAAACTCATTGGGGATTACCTGCTGAACCAATACGACTTCACCCAGTGGCGGGAGATGCTTGAGCCAATTGAGGTGGGGGCATCGACTCGTGTCAAAGAACTGGCTGCCATGATGCGAACTGTTTCTGGGCGACCATGGAACGTAGCCGCTATTAATGGACCTTTCAATCTCAATCACGCGATCGGGGTTGACCAGTTCAAATGTCGTATCCGTTACAACGGCGCTATCACCCCGGAGTGGTCTCCACGCACCGAGTTCAGAAAGGTGTTGGTGATCGAGTTGGATGGTACCCTCTGTACCACCGCACAGGGCCTCCTACGGCTCCATTACAACTGAGGCAGCCATGCATTACCATGACTTCAAACAAAAGCTCCTGCGAGCTTACAGCGCGGCTAATCACCTAGAGAAGCCGGTGACGGTGGACGATGTTGACTTTATCAACGCTGGAGTGTGGTTGCAGGGCGCTTGTAACGCCAAGGTCACCATCCGAGCAAAAGGAACGAGTGAGAACTTTAAAGGGGAAGACGAGATCTTCTACAATCGGGTAAGGTTTGATTACATTGCCCGAGCTTTGAAGTTGTCACAAAAGAAGAACGCATTCAAGTTCACCCACGAGGCACTTCCGATTCTTCGGAGTACTCACGGGATCAGTGTCTACGAGACGGACTTCTTTAACGATCCGATTGCAGCTGGGTCGACTACATTCCAGTTAAAGCCACGGATTGACTCCTTGGTTTGGATGCCGCCGTACGCAGGTGTCATTACCTACGCGGAATAACACAAAAAAAAATGACGGCATAAGGCAGCCCCGAAGGGCTGCCAATATGTCGTCTAAGTACCACCATCGTAGATCTTGTTGGCTTGACGTTCATTAAGATACCTTGCACAACGATGCGCGTCGCGACAGTTGGGCATCTTAACTAGCATTGGACTGCTGATAGTGCGCAGATGGGTGCGCCAGTCTTTTGCGGTCACGCCTTCTCGTTCTGCTTTGGCGATAAACACGCGATTCTTTTCCATCACGTTTTCACGGGCAGCACGGGTCTTGCGATATTTCTTGTTCATCCGAATGGCGTAAGACGAACTCAGCCCTGGGATGACAAACTCGAATCGCACGTGCTTGTAGTAGAGTGGACGGAAGACGTCTTCCTGCCATCCCTTCAATTGGGCACTGTACGCCTCGAAGGCACGTTCCGCATTAATAGGTCTTTTGGACTTCTTCATTGGATACCATCACGCTTTGCACGAACCCCTTCTCACGAGAAGGGATCTGCTTAGCCTTTACGTTGAAGTTAAGACGCTCACGCATCCGATAGCTTTGACCGAAACGAACATGTGCTTGGCGGGAAGCCCTTTGCTTTCGCAATGCCCCTTTGATTGTTTGCATTTCCCCCTTAGTGAGGTTAACGCCAGGCCAAGACGCATACACCAACATGTGACCGATCAATTCAGCTCGGCGAAAGGATTCAAACCGTTTCTTGTTGATGCGCTGTTTACGGTTCTCTTTGTAGAAGATCCGTTTAACAGCGCCCATCGTAAAGTTCCTCCTCGTACATGAACCGGCGGGCCAGTTCAGGATCAACGTTGAACGGCAGCTCCGGCAAAGGCATACGAGGAAAGCACTTTGTAAAAGCTACGAACTCACGCCAGATGGCTGGAGTCAGTTCTTTCACATTGTTGATAGCTTCCTGCTTTACCCAGATCGATTCGATCAGGCGACGTTGTGCGATAAACTTCTTATCCACCCGTGCGCTTTTCATTTGGAGCTGGTTACCGTCACGTGCATACGTGCGGCGCAGTCTTTCAAACCGACGACGTTTACCATCGAGACGATAGTACTCGTCTATCAGTTTCGCTGTCCAGGACAGCACGGAGAAAGCATAGTCTTGACCACGCTTCTCCGCATTTACAGGTTTACGTTTCATTGTGACCCTTAGGCGATCGCTACTACGAACGCACCATCTTTGAAGCCGAGTTCATGTTTGTCTGCATCCCACCAGATATCCACACCGATGTTCTGAAGACGTTGGGCAATCTCTTTCACCAAACCCTTGCTATTGCGGGCTTGGAAGCGCAGCTGCTCGTAGAGAGCTTTATGGCTGTGTTTCAGGTACTTGAGACGAAGCTTCTCCATCTCATCCTGTTGCGTCCAGGAACCTTTCGGCAGCACGTCGGTGTACTGCATACCCAGACGGTTGAGCAGACGCAGGTCTTCACGGAGAGCACGTACGTTGTACATGATCGCCATGTCGATGGAGCCGCCGTGTGGCATGCAGACCGAGTCATCTTCGATGAACACGTTGGTCGGGGCTTGGTTCAATTGCGGTTGGGTGGCATACGGGTTGTAAGGGCCGTACTCGCCATTCTTGAACACGTACATGTCCATGGTGGACAGATCGGTGTAGACGGTGTTAGCGTCGCCTACGGTTGGCAGATCGTCCAGGGAGATAACGGTGGCGAAGTTTACTTCTTTGGTTTGGTACGCACCGATATACACAGGTTGTTTGATTGGAGCAGACATAGTGGCTTGCTGATTCATGGTCGCTTCCTTTTCCATTTCTTCGAGCAGGCTTGCGTCGAAGTTAGGGTTATGAATTGGGGAGGTGTTGAAACGAGCGCTGTGAGTTGCTTGCATTACAAGAGTTCCTATTTTCTATTAGTAGTGGATCGGGTTAGACAGCTGTTTTGTTGTCTGGGTTGTCTTCGTGGTTAGCCCAAGGGATAACATCGAATTGGGTGATCGTGGTTACACGTTTGTCTGGGCCCATGACAGCTTCAAACTTACGAGCCGCCAAAGCGAACGTCACGCTATCCACGTAATACATGTCGTCCAGGATTTGACCGAATGGACCACAGAATTCGATTTCCGCAATGAACTTCTTACGGACGTCGCAGATGATCGGATCAATCAGCTTGGCGCAGACGCGGTTAGAGTCGATGATAGATAGCCGGTGATACCAGGCTTCATCGGTCGGATAAAAACGTTGATCAAAACGTGGATTGCCGTATTCAACGAAATACGCATTCGACTGTTTTGAGCGTTCGATATAATCCTCTACCGCTTTTATGTATTCGGGGGACTTATCGGATAAATCAATTTCAGTAAACAGTGACATTGCCTATTCTCGATATAAATGCCTGCCCGATAAGGGGCAGGCACTTTATGGGTTTTACACCTGCTTGATCAGCATGGCGGTGTCCATGATGAAACCACGGAACACTTCCAGGTAAACGCCATCGGCGGTGATCAGACGGATGCGACGCTTGAGCAGCTCTTCTTTGGTGTGACGCTTGAAGATGCTTTTCAGTACATCGATGAAGACCTGGTGAGTCAGGCTGGAAACCAGCTGTGGCTCTTTCGAGATCTTCAGAGCGCTGTCGGTCAGTTGAGCCTGGGTCCAACCCAGTTGGAAGTTGATGTACGCATCAACAACCGCGACCGCCGTTGCACTGTTGCTGGTTTCAGCAAACTGCAGGTTCAGGTTCTTGCCGAACATCAGCGAAGTACCGGCTTTGAACTTATCAACCGTTGGCTGACCGTAACGACCGAGCAACACATCAATCAGCGCACCCATGTCGTCGGTGAAGCTGTCGATGTCCAGGTTCTCGATGGACAGTGCATCCTTGATGAACAAGTTGACACCGGTAGTCATGCGATCGTTCAGGAAGCGGAACACACGGGTAGGCAGTTTGCCATCCAATGTCATCTGCTTCAAGTCTTTCGCAAACATCATGATGTCGTTCAAGCGCGTTTTCTCACGCAGCTCTTCGAACACTTCTGGAGTGATGTCGAGCAGGTGAGTACGGGACGACTTGTACTCGTGGCACGGAATGATGTCGTCTTCCATCAACGCCATGTTTTCCTGAATGTACTGGCGAGCTTCGATCTCGTTTTCCATGTCGGTAGAGCCCTGCAGCTCAACTGGCAGTTCGACCGGAGTCAACTCGTCAGTCAGGTCGAGCTTCATGACTTCTTCCAGCGGCTTCATGCCGTTCACGCCATTGCTGATTGGAACAGCCGTAACGCGGATCTCGCCGTCAGGACGATAAGCAGCTGCACGCAGCGACTCGTCGATCTCGTGACGCATGTATTCCAACATCTGGTGGTCCTCCCACTTCACGAAGCTTTCTTTCACAGTACCGTCTGGCCAGCGGGTGTACATCCGCAGATACATGGTAGGGTCGCACGATTGCTCGTACGGGTCATTGGAACCACCGGTGCGAACCCAGCCCAGTGCAGCGGCCAGATGTGCAGGACGAGTCTCTACGCCACCAGGGGAGTAGATCACATCGAACGGACGCAGGACGTTGATTACCACGCCCATCGGGACGAAGTAGTTCGGGTCCATGACAACGTCTTTCACAGACATCGGCACTGGCAGGTCGGTTTGTTGAACCGGCTGTTGTTGGAATTGTTGTTGCATCGCTGGTTGATCTCCGTAAAGCGGATTGGAGGGTTCGCCGTACTGCTCTACCGGCTGAATGGGTTTCGCCATTTCCGCTTGTGGAACGTCGTAGGTGTCACCCATGTTACCAGCGGGTGCCATTTGTTGTTGCAGATGATTCAACTGCATTGGTTGCACGGCAGCTTGCGTGTTGACGGTCAGCTGGTTCATCATCGCTTGCGGCTGTTGAGGCTGCATTTGATAACTACCCATGGTGTTCATCATGGGTTGCTGTTGGTACTGCTGCGACTGGCCGTATTGTGGCGGCTGCATGTACTGTGGTTGTTGTTGCATCGCACCCGATGCATACGTGCGCCAGTCAACCTGGAAGTTACCGAACTTCATCTGGTACTGTTGAATCTCAGCCATTTGCTGAGGGTTCAGGAACTGTTGCAGTTGTGGAAACGCAACGGCCATCTGACCGAGGTAGAAGTTCTTGCAGGTTTGCGCCGCTTTGGTCGGAGCGATCTGTGGATTGTTAGCCTGCGGTTGCATGACCAACATGAATTCCAACAGGTTCGCTACGTAGCCACACCATTCAGTCCATTGCGGGTTGTTGAAGTTGCCATTGGCCATGACGTTGTACGCAAAGGTGTGCATGTTGGTGCGGTTTACCGCTGCCTGCAACTCACCGCGGAAACGACCAATCGCTTCCAGAACCAATTGCTGGTTCTGTTGTTGCCACGGACGCAGTTGCAGCTGTGGCACCTTGTCGTTCGAGAACGGCAGGTTTGGACTGAACGTACCTTGATCGACTTGGTTGATGGGGAATGGAAGTTGCTGCTGTTGTTGCTGAGGCTGCATGTTGTACATCGAGTTATTTCCTGTTTTGAATTAATGGACTACTTCGCCGTAGTCCACATCACACGACTGGACTTTAGCGAGTAAACTTCTTCTGCGTTGTGTCAATCAATACACGGATGTCTTCACGACGCTCGATCAAACCAGTAGAACTGATCTGTGCGAACATGTTCAAACGACCACGACCGTCCGGGTTATTCTTCGGTTGGTTCTTGTATTGACCTACTTCAGCAATCGAAGCGTGGATCAATCGGCTTTGGTCCCCGATCAGGGATTTGTTGTGTGCCTTACTCGACTTCGCCCGATCCTGAGGAACCAGGATAGAACTGCAGCGGATAATCTTGTTATCCCCCGGCATCGAGAGCGTATCCAATTCACCGTGCTCAGACGTGAGTTTGCGGATGGCTGTGTTGAGTTTGAACGATCGCTTCAAGCCATCATTCAACTCGGTCAACGACCATTCCGTTTTATCCCGACGAGACTGGAACAAGAACGCGAACATGGAGACCGCATAGTTGAAGTCGTCCATGATGTATGGCAATACCGTCAGACGCTTACCGTACATCGATGTTTCGTCGATATCGGTGTCGTACAGATGGTGTGCCAGGTCAGTCATTATTACGTGGAACAGTTCCCAGATGTTAGTCGCCTTTACCCCTACGGAGTGCAGCTCATCCATGGTCATCTCGTCAAGCGAGTTTTCCAAGGAGTGCATGTGCGACCGGATGTTCTCCAGGATCTTACCGATGTTCTCGAAGTCACCGAAAACCATCTGACCCAGGATTACCCGCCACATGTCGATGTTGTCGACGTACTCGGGTTGTTGAAAGCGATCTGGGAATGCATCGGCTACGTACCAGAACCCAGCAACCAGACGTCGAATGAAGTCGGTCTCTTGATCCTTCGGTAGTACGAGGCACAGTTCGCCAATCGGGTGCTTGTTCTTCAGCCATGAAGCCGACTGATAGAAGTTGTACTTCTCGACTGGGTATTCCTTTGGATCGAAGTCGCGCAGCCACCCCACCTTGATATCCACACCGGCCCATTGCTTGAATGTCTGGGTAACACCAAACTGAGCAAAGAAGTATTGTGTCAGGCTGGATTCGATGCGTGGGCGATTGTCCAAATCTTTCTTGGTCCGTTTACCCATCTCGTTGTGAATCTGAGACCAGATCACATACATGATTTCCCGTTCACCATTACGCAGGTAGTGGTGATCTTGTTGCTTGAACGTCAACTTCGTACGACGGAACGGGATGAAGATGGAACCGTTCAGTACAGAGAAGCCTACGTCCTTGGTTACTGCAGATGCAACATACTTCGCGCCGTTGAGTGTCAACGTGCCGCCTGGTCCCACGAATGGCAACAGAACGAACCGTGGAAACAATGGCTCCCCTTTGTAACGAAAGTTCAGCTGGACCATGTACGTGTCGGTCTTGGCGATGTTGGCAATTCGCTTCGAACCGTATTCCCGTGTGATCTCCTCGAAGTGTTTCCATGGAGTACAGACAGTATTACCAGCGTACTCAAACCCTTCAGCCCACAGTGGCTGGTTAATGCGCATCAGCTGGTCGATGTATTTGCGCGTTTGGTTCATGCCGGTTTCCCGGTCGATCGACATCAGATGGTCTACCGCGATCCCTTCTGCGAGGATTGGATTCATTCGCGGTGTCCGTGCGTCGATGCGCTTAATCAACTCAACATCCATTTCCTACTCCCGGGTTAAGCTGGGTCTTTATGGCGCCGCCCCACCGTCCACTTGAAACCCGCATATACAGCTGGTATTAGTAGCGAAAGCGCAGCTTTGATCTTCGTGCTCTTTTCGAGGATATCAGCTACGTCAGCGACGCTTAGGATTCCCCATACTTTCTTCTCTGCAGCTTTCTTGTCCGGTTCCGGCTTCTTATCCGGGGTCTTCTTGTCCTCCTCGTACGTGTAGGTCGGATCGTGATACCGGCGGAACTCGTGATACCGCTTCCCCTTGTCCGCTGGTGATAAACCGATATAAGCTACACATGCTTCGAAGTCGGTGTAGTACCCATTAATGCGAAGTTCAGTTAACTTGAAGACTTCAACTGTTCCTTCGCTTTCAATCCGAAGTCCTTCGGGTTGTTCGAGATCGCATTTGTTGGTGGCGAGTCGAATGGGTTTGTTCCCCATGGGTGTCCACAGGTACATTGTCATTGGGTCATGTGAGTTAAAGGAGACCTTCACACCGTCGGTATGTTGTTCTTCAATAGTCTCTGACCAGAGCTTTGGCATTTCCATCCGCTCTTTGTATTTCTCTAGGCCAACCATCAGGCCTAGTTGTTCGAGAAAGATTCCGTTGGGAGATCGTTCGAGGTCATCATACGACAAGGCATAATGGAAAGTAATAGCTCGGCTATAAGCCAGCTCCGTTGGATTGTTATTAGTGTTGTTATAATGCAGAATGATCTCACGCCATGTGTCTGCATCAATCCATGGTGCCAAACGTCTTGCGTCATTAAAGTCGATGTCTGTGACTGAGTTAGTTTTGATGGTGATCTCAATAACGACGTCGCGTTCAATGGCGTTGCGTACCGCAGGGATGGTGATTGGTAAACCCAGTGCATTAAAGGTGACCAACGACACGTGTGTGTAGTTGACTACCCGGAAATGTATATCAGCTTGGAACTGTGGACTGTGGAACGCTAAAGCAGTTGCGGTGGGTTGGATGCGAACCCGCCCAAGCTTTGGCGAATCCTTCCGTCTAACTACTGGGTCATTAATGGTGCTCATCCTACTCTGCCTTAAAATCTCTAAGCTCTAAATCACCAAGGCTCACACGCCTCGCTTGATAGCGGGCTTCTTGACGATCCAGACCTTTCTTTTGATTAGTTCCCCGCGGCTTCCGTCCGGATTCAGCCGATACGTCTCCTGCATCACGTACCTTCGTACGCTTGCTGGTTTTTCCTTGACGTTGTCGACGGTGTCGGGTAGGTTCGATGTCTTCACCGATTGGAAAGGGTAACCTCCAATCGATTTCGTTATCGGCCAGTGGGGGCATAGTCCCACAGGCTTTGGCCAGTGGAGTGAGATCGGTGTACTGGGCAGGACGAGTATCTACACGATTGGTAGGCTCAGTATTTCCTTCCGCAACAACGATCACATTACCAGCAGACTTTAAGTTGTCGATGACAACAGTCTCTACTACAACTTCAACAGCTTGAGTAGCCAACGTGTCAGCATCTACTACGAACTCCTGGGACTCGTAGGTTTCTTCTTCTACGATTACCACTTCAGTTACTGCAGCCATAACTGCTTCAACTGGATCAAATTCATGCATGTGTGCAGCGATGTCGAAGTTCCGGGCTTCGGAATACTTCCCATCGAGATAACGTTCGACAATAGTCGCAACTTTCTCAAAGAAGTTCATTGGAATAGTCCTGTTGATTAATTTGGGTATAGTTTCTATTACTGTTGTAATATAGATCTAAGATTTTTTAGAGTAAAAAGAAAAGCGGCATAAAGCCTCCCCGAAGGGAGGCAGTATGTTTAAGGCTCTAGGTACCGATTGGTGGTACCGTCTTCCAGGGTCCGGTATGTCCCGTCTTCTAGTCGACGGCCATCTCCCGGATTCCTTCAAGCACCCAAGGCGTCGATCACTGGTTTGTTCCAGGTCGATTTGCCCATCACTTCTTCCAGACCGGTGATGGTCAGGTTGATAGCGAACGGGATGTTGTTCACGTGCAGGTTGAACGGAACGGCCGCGATTTCGCGAGTAACCTGGTTGCCGCCACGAGAGATCGGCAGGTCAGCGATTACGGTCGATACGTAGAAGAACTGACCGAAGGACAGGATGTCGTTTTCGGTTGGGTTCTTACGAGTAGGAACAACCACCAGCTTGCCGTCGAACAGCTCGTTGTTGGTAGTTACCAGATCGTATTCCAGGATTGCGCCCAGAGTACGGTCGTCGCCTTGGGTCATCAGGTAGTTACCGATTTCTTTGTCGGTAGCGAAGATGAACATCGGCTTCTCGTCCTGGTTACCCGAGATCACGCGGAAGGCCGCTTCGATGTTCGAGTCACGGTAGGCAGGGAACAGGATGCCTTTGGTGTAGTTCAGGATGGTGGAGCAAACGTCCTGCCATTTGTCCTGAGACTTCAGGTTGTCGATGTGATCCGGCAGGTGAAGAGTACCTTCACGGTAGGTCGGACGCATCATGATGCTCAGAGCACCTTCAACCTGGTTGAACTTCGGACGATCAACGCCCTGGGTCACGGTTTCTTTCAGCTGTGCCAGGTAGTTCAGCAGACGCTTAACGGCGTTGTTGCTGTTCCGGATGTTCGTGTTGACGGTCAACGCCTTCACGATATCGCCAGGACCGGTGTCTTCCATGGTGCTCAGCGGCAGGGTAACCGGGCTGTGCATCGGGATTGGGTGACGGAACTGGATGGCACGGGTCTGCAGCAGGTGACCACGCTGACGACGGTTGGTGTTGGTGAAGCGGACGTCGAGGTCGAAACCAACAACTTCCAGATCGCCAATGGCGTCGACAATGGTCTTACCATCACCTTGGGTGAGGGAGATCAGTTTGCGGTCTTCATCGACGATACGGTCGATTTCGATACCACTCACGCCGTAACGTGCGTCGCCTTTCGAAGTCGATACGTGACCGTTGAACGCAACGCTGATGCGTGCGGTCCACTTACGGTTGATCAGCTCTTGCATCTGAGCGGATACCGAGTTGTCGATGGCTTTGGTTTCTGCACCGACCAGCAGGTCTTCGGAAACGAAGTCCAGCTTAGCGATACGGGTGTCGCCGATCAGGCCAGGTTGGAACACTGCGGTTGGCAGGCGGTCAACTTGGAACTTGATGATCTTACCGTCGAACTTGACGTACAGAGCTTTCAGGCGGCCACTCGGGTCGATGGTGTCGGAAACGTCCAGCATGCCTTTCTGCACGAGCAGGTTGGCGTTGGAGTTACCCATCAGGTCGATCTTCTTACCGGGCTTCAGCGGGCCGGTAGTGAACGACATGTTTTGTTCGTTGGTCACGGTGTAGTGCGGAACTACGGCCGAGGAAACGAAGAAGTCCAGGTTGGAACCGTCTGGATCGACCGCAGGAATCAGGTCGGTGCAGTTGTCGTCCAGGATGGACGGGTCACGGTAGGCTTCTACCATGTTCACTTCTTCGCTGGACATCTTCTGGCCGCTGACGGCGTGGTAGACGTCTTTCATGACGGCGATGTACGGCAGTACCTGAACAACACCACCTTCAACTGGGTTGATGACGGTAGTTGGGTACAGACGTTCAGCGAACTCGTCCTGGCGGGAAGCTTCCAGGTTGTAACCAACGGTCACGACGCGGAAGTCGCGCTGCGATTTTTCGTTGTAGTTTTCCAGACCGGTGAACTGACCGTCTTGGAATACCTGCAGGTTACCAGCAGGGCCGTTGAACTGGTGTTGCACGTGCTTGACGTTCGGATCGCTGTTGTCGAAGCTTTCTTTCGAAACTTGACGCAGGCCCTTGACGTAAGTCGGGAAGTCAGCCATGGCGATGGCGGACATGGCAGCGGCGCGCTGTTGGTTGACAGTGATGTGCTGACGGCCGGTTTCGGTGATGTGCTCGAAACCGTAGTTCGCCAGGAGCTTGCCCATGTCGTTGTAGATGTTGCCGGCAGTGATCAGCTTGTCTTCGGAGATGTTACCGAAGTTTTCCATGCTGAGGTGCGAGACCAGGGCCTTGCCCTTGTCCAGGATGTTGTCGGCGAAGTCTTCGTCTTTCTTCAGAGCGCCGAGGAAGTCTTCCATGCTGAAACGAGTGTAGGTCTTCTCAGCATTGTGTTTGAACAGCTTGTCAAGTTGGGACATGTTGCGTTCCTTCGAAGGAGGTTTTTGGTGGTGTTACAAAGTATTCAGGGATCTACTCACACTATCGTGCAGCAGATGCCTCTAAATAATTAGTGAAAAGTTTCGTCGCGGCCACACTTTCAAATGTGCGGGTACGCAACAGCTCGTTGATCATACTATCAAACAGAGCCAGGTTTAACTTGCTGGAGAGTCGTGCCGGATCGCCATTATCACCGTGCAACCTCTGCTGCACTGCAACCCAAAGATTCTCATCCACAGGATAAAGAGTATAGTCGTACACCCCGAAGGATGGCGTCTTCGCTCTCATCAACGCATTGGATGCAATGCGCCCTTCCACACGATTGTGTAGATCCACAGCCTTATGTTGGCCAAGGCCAGACACTTCAGCCGCCTTTGCGAGCCCGGTGATGGGACTATCCGCGAGTTCAACATCCGTCGATTGACAGAAGCTGAACGGGAATTTGTTCATAGCATCGTGAATGTCAGCGAGGTCACTCACCGATGCTACCGATGCTATATAGTTGGTATCCAGCAACTTGGTGAACTGGACACCGTCAGTTTGGAATTGCTCCAAAACCGACTGGGGAATAACAAGAAGCTTTACCATCGGGTAACATCTCCACTGAAAAACATAGCTAATACATAGCAATAAGTAACAAATGACTTAGCTATTTTATCCTACATGGTAGAATCATTCACATAAGAATTCGAAAATCAAATCATTAGGATCATAGCCACAATGTCGTCTCCTAAACAACTATTGGTTAGCTGCATCACTTTGCTGTGCTTGGAGCACCGTGAAGATTCCCCGGCATCGGCCTCTACTGAGCTGATCTCGGAAGTTCTGGAAACGATCCAGGTTAAAGAAACGACCATCGACTCTGATCATGGTCGGCAAACATTCTTGGAGATGCGTCGTCTTGTTCAAGACTTGAACAGCAAGACTCCAGTTGAATTCCCTAGCACGATGGAAGTCCTCCAGCACGTGCAAGTAGTCTGCCGTGAAGAGACCTATCTCTACGAAGCAGTAGCAATGGCGGTTAACGAGATCATGCCCGATGGGCAATCCGTTATGCGCCGCGTCAATGAGAAGCGTAATGGCTTGCGCGCTTATCTTAACGACAACATGATTAACAAGATCATGCGTGAGTACTCGCAGAAGCTCTTGTTCAGCCAAGCGGGTTCCACTAACTCGATCGCTCTGATTCGTGAGATGAACGAGAAGCTCGATCCTTACGTTAAGGCACGAGATGAAGCACGTCACCCGGCTGAGATCGGTACACTGGACTTCGATGATCCAGAGTCGGTAGCGAAGTACTTCGATGCGGTGAAAGACACCATGTCAACTGAAGGTGCTTTCAAGACGGGTTGGAAAGGTCTTAACCGGATGCTCGGTAAACTCGGCGCTATGCGTCGTGGTGAGTTCATCCTGGGTGGTGGTCTGCAGCACAACTTTAAAACAGGTTTTGCTCTGACCGTCTTTGCACACGTTGCACTCTTTAACAAACCGTTCATGCGGGACAAGAATAAGAAGCCGATGCTTCTGTTCGTAACCCTCGAGAACGAGCTGTCAGATAACTTGCTCATCCTCTATAAGTACCTCATGGAGAACGAGACAGGTGAAGCGGTCGACGAGACTCAGATCAACACAGCAGAAGCTGTAGCCTATATCACTGCGCGTTTGCAGGAGACAGGCTTCAAGATTATGCTTACTCGATTTGACCCGACTGACTTCTCCATTGCCGGTTTCACCAACTGGCTCGATGGTATTCAAGCGCGTGGGTATGAACTTCAATACCTGTGTGTTGACTATCTCAACATGTTGCCGAAGACTGGGCTCGATGCGAAAGTAGCGGGTGACGATATTCGTCTGTTGTTCCGTCGTATGCGGAACTACACTGCTCCACGTGGCATTACCTTCTTCAGTCCTCATCAGCTTTCTTCTGACGCATTGCAATTGATGCGTGAGAACGTTGAAGACTTCGTGAAGGTAGTAGCGAACCGTGGCTTCTATGATGGTTGCCGTCGACTCGGTCAAGAGCCTGACTTGGAGTTGATCTTCCACATCGTTAAAGTCGGTGGGAAGTCGTACTTCACTATTCAACGTGGTAAGCACCGTAACAACGTTACAGCTGAAGCGGATCAGTATTGCGTGTTGCCGTTCGCTCCAATCGGAACGATCCCATGGGACGTTGACAAAGAGGTTGATTACAGCCTTCGTCAACTGCCGGGTATGGGTGGCGGTGACGACGACGGTGCATGGTCGATGTAAAGATACCTTGGTGGTAGCTACAGGAATGGTTCTCCCTTCGGGGAGAATTTATTCCGTTAAAGAATTCCGGAGAAAGCATGAAACCAATTGATTGCCTGATCAGTTCCTTACAGGACAAGATTCGGTGGCACAAACGTTCAGGGATTGGTACACGTATCAGAGTCTACGTGGCTCGCCAGAACTTAACAGTTGTAACTGAAGCCTTGGGTAAGGTTGCTCACGAACTCCTGCGCGGGGGCGAATGGGACGCCTCGGAGATGGGTGAGAAGGAATACCAGATCCGTCGGGAACAACTGATCAAAGAACTGTTCTATTCACAGCGCATTTGGGTTGAGGTCATTCGTAAGGATTGGCCTTTCCCAGGTGGTGACTTCCTGTGTCTGCATCCAGCGATGGCAGATGAGATTTACTTCGACCTGACTCCTTGTGATTCAGTCCCTACAATCGAACCAGAGGTTTTTGATGAGCAATCCGTCCCCGTCACGTGATTTGATCAATGCAGTCATGGAACGACTGAAGTCGGATATGGAGCTGCGTCTTCGTACGCAGTACCGTATTGAAGTACCTGCTTATAAAGTCGGAACCGTAATGGCTGACTTGGCTGGTCGTGTGCATCAAGAGCTGCATGGTGTCTCTAAGGACTACCACAGCACGCCAGAAGGTCAGTTGAGTGTTGCATGCGCCAGAGTCTTTGTCGCTCTCCACAAGCAGCGTAAGATCCTTATCGACGTCATTGGGGTTAATGAGCCAATTGGTAAGACCTACGTTACGCTCGATTACAACGGCAGTGACCGTCTTCGGTACTTCCGCGATATCAGCTGAAACAAAAAAAAAATACGGCATAAGGCCAGCCCCGTAAAGGGCTGGCTTTTATGTCGTGTTGTTACAGCGAACGGATGTACGTCAATGCATCGTGAACATGGATCGGATCACACGCATGACACCACACACCCGGAGAACCTACTTCAGCAACCAACAAACCAGATGCTTCCCAGAAGTAGGTAACCCCACCGATTGAAGCAATGTCCCAATCCTGCCAACTCCAGAGACGTGTGTCCCCTTTGTCTTGCAGGTTCTTTGCCATTGCCTTGATTTCGTCCAACAGTGCTTCAGCCATGATGGCTCCTTAGGAAACGATGAGTTGCACTTTCACAGGCTCGCCTTCGTAACCAAGAGTGGTTGCGATGGTGTCTGCTTGATCCAGCATTTCGTCCAAGTCCATGTCGGTGACTTCGATCACTTGGCCACCAGCATACGTCAGGATCAGTTTGTTACGGAAGTCCACACCGGTTTCATCGGTGCGTTCATACGAACTCAGATCAACGAAGTCACGGAGGTCAGGGCGGATGTCGAGTTCCATACCGAGTTTACGGTCAGGGTGAACTTTTGAAGCCAGTGAGATCTGCACGTCCGAGCGATTCGGAGTAGCAGGTTGCTCAACCAGTTCTTCGCCGATGAAGTCCTGGATGGTCTTGGCCAGATGTTCAGGCAAGCGGATCGACATGCGGCCATCGCCCAGATCGGTGATTTCACCACCGGTAAGTTTGGCTACGTGTGCCATCAACCCATCGAACAGACCGCCAGACTTGGTCAGTCGCTTGGAGATGATGTCCTGGATCATGGTGGTGCGTTCAGCACCGGAAGGTTCGCGCTCGTGAGCAGCGCGGAAGGTTTGATGTTTTTCAGCCAAGAGCGAAAGCTCGTAACTGGTCAGTTGGTCAATCGGGCGAGGTGCCTTACGCGCCAGCTCAGCCATCGTGTCCGGGTGGATGCCCCGATGGGATTGCATTTGCTCGAACATGGTACCACGCTGATGCGACGCTGACCCTGTGAAAATACCGAAGTTTGGGGCGCCACCGATCAGGGAAGCGAGGTAATCACTACTTGGGTTATTGGAAGATTGTTTCACTGGTTGTGGTTCCTCTTTAGGTTTTGGAAGGAAGGCGTTTGCCCAGGCACTGTTATTACCAATGGCGTTCTCGATACCTGTGATGAATGCCAGTTGTTCGAACAGCCCTTTGATGAAGGCATCTGCATCTTCAGGGGTGGAAGTACCACGAGGACCGACGTTGCTCAACCAGTCCAGTGGACCGCCATTACGCAGAATGGAATCATGCAGACGCTGTTGTGCATCGCGGTGGGTGGCCTTGAACAGGTCGTTGTTGCCGCTGAGGGCGCGCTGAATGTCCAGCAGGCGTTTCGGGACAACACCATCGAGCTTCTGGGTGAATAGCGACTCAGGGAACTTGTACACGCCCGGGCCACCAAAGATAGATTTCTGCATGTGTTCGATACGCTCTTTTTCAAGTGGGCTTTCGTACGTTGCGGTTGGATCGTAGTTGACCGATTCCAGGAAGGCTTCGGCCAGGTGTTGGTCAGGAACATTGAGATCGTTCCAGACGTTGATACCCACACCACGAGAACGCAGTTCTTTGATACCGGGATCGGTATCTTCCTGTTGTTTACGGCTACGGCCCAGAGGACCAGGCAAATTAGCAGCCGCCAGATCGGTTGGGAGAACCATAGGTTCCTGGTTGGTGATGTGATGACGTTGGGCAGCTTCTTGCCGTTGGACGTGAGTCAGGCAATCACTGACATCCAACTGGCCCAGGTTGTCACCCTCGTATACGGAATCGAAGTTAGCCTTGGCATGCCGACGGGTCAGACCTTGGATCTCTTCGGCTTTAAGGGTGTTCAGCAGGTTGGTGGTAGTGTTGCTGTAGGTAATCTCACCAGTCTTTGCGTTGTACAGCACACCTTCGCCATGCAACATCGGCAGGCGAGTCACCATAACAGCCAGCAGGCGGTTGATGATTTCCTTGGCGCAGTTGGAATGTTTCGGGGTGTACTGGTGTTCGGCTTTGATGTACTTAGCCAGTTGTGCTGGGTCGTACTGGTGACGTTCGCCGGTTTCATCGGTGACGTGGAAACCGATCAGGTTGAGGGGAGGTTCTGGTTGGTCATCTTGAAGTGACATGTCAGGAGCCTTGGGCAGTTTGGATTTGTATTCGCCGAGAGTTGAATGGCGGATGATGTTGTAACCATTATCCTGGAGGATGACCTGACAGCCATCTTCTTTATCGTTGGCCAGAAGCGTTGCCATAATTTCGTCGTATTTCTGGTTGACCCAGTACGACATGTTGGCTGGCCAGAGGGTAGGAACCCCTTCGTGGATACCGTTTATACGGTCGTTGTAGTACATGGGCTTACCGTCAACATCAATGACCTTAATGTAAAGGTCGGTGCTGTCGATTCTGGGGTTAGCGCCCATGGCCTTTGCACCATCACCGATATCGCCAAGATCAGAGAACTTTACGAACTGCATATCTGATTCCACGAATGCGTGTTCCGGATGCCGATTAGCCATCATCTTGCGGACGTAATCTTTGGCATAGTCGGTGGCGGCCATGTTGCCCCCATTCATCACGAGCGGCTGGTATTGATGGCTGATACGGCCCAGTTGCCAATCGGCTAGCAGGTAGAGGTGATCTTCTTCGCCCCCTACATGTAGAACAACTGCATTGTCCGGCTTGTAGTCACGTGCCATCTGGCGATAGACGTCACGGACGCTCATGATAACCAGTTCGTGATTGAGCCCAGGCGCAAACCAGATGTCCTTACCCACGTGTTCTGGGTAATGTGCAACAATGAGGTCATGCAGTGAACGGAGATACGCCCAGTTATCGTAACGGATATCGGGTTGATTCCATTTTACGATCTGGTTGTTGAGGTTGGGTTTACCAACAGTACGGTCCTCCAACCAGTAGTCTTTATCGCCAATGCGAATGACTGGGGAGGTTGCATCACGAACGGACTGGTAGCCGTTCATCTTACCGAGGATCAATTCGCCTGGGTTAGTAATCTTGCTCATGGTGAAACTCCTAGTGATTGGATTGAATTAATCGAGGTGATTTTTGAGCATATGGAACAGGTTCCAGTCTACCGAGTAGACACAGATCTGTGGTGCACTGAAGCGCATAACGGAAACAATTGTTTCTGGACTGGCTTGCTCGGCATTAACCAGATCACGATAAACGTAAGCAACCTTGGCAGTTGCTTCCCTCTCGTCTTCGGTTGACCAGGTAGCTACCATCCAGTCACCTTCAGGTGGCTTCACCTGCCCGTCGTTATGGAGGAACTTACTTGCCTTGTCGCCTTCTTTAACCATGATCAAATAAGTGGCCATTTGTAACTCCTATTGGGGGATTAAAAGCATTCGACTCTATTAAGAACAAGGAGGCGTGTAGTATCCTTAGATACTACACTTAACTAATATACGAAATAAAAGCCCTCCTCCTTTGACTTTAGTCACCTGTTCACATTAGGTAACGCAGCCGGGTATTTTATCAAACTTCTTCCAGAACCAACTTGCCATCTTTGATGAACAACCAGGCATAGCAGTCCAAGCCCAAAGAGCGCAATGCACCCGACTCGATCAGCTTGATTGGATTGATCATGTGGTGAGCGAAAGTCTCACCTAAGACCAGATTCAGTTTGACTGTACTCTCGCCCATCCATTCAGTAGAGTGAACCACATAGCGGTCATTACCGTTGATCACGAAATGAGACGATGCCTTGGTGGGATTCTTGAACACCAGCTCGTTTGCTGAACCTACCGCTACCGAAACATCCAGGTGATGAACACTCATCTCTTCCAGAGCTTGGGTAAGCTGACTGTGGTAGAACATCTGCAGCTCAGGAGCTTTCAGCATTACACTGAGTGGACTCTTGGCTTTTGGAAAGGCCAGGTAGAAGGCGTCGTCCGAGACGGACTCGACAATGATTGGGGTGACTGCACCAGCATTCCAGCTGACCAGCATCTTCACAGTGGCCTTACGCAGGTCCTTCGAATCGGTTTCTTGGCCAGTGGTATCAGCTTTATCGTGATAGTGTTGCGTTAACAGAGCATGCATGAATCCATTCCTTTTAGGTGTATTAGATGTTAGGGGTTATTTAACGAGGTGGACGTTGTAATGGCGAAGCTTGTTGCACCGATCGCACTTACGAACGAAGACAACATGGGTTACGTACTTCCCAGCGTTGTCGATGGAGGTGAACGTACCATCACTGCGTTTAAGAACCGGGATGCGTTCGATGAGTTGGTACTCATGATTACACAAACCCAGCAAACTGCGGAACCATGGGATCAACCCTTTACTGGATGGCTGCCCACCGCTTGCACAATCGAAACTTGCCATGCTACACTCCACGTGCCAGATGCTTGTGATTCTTCATACAGCCACAGCGGGTACAGCGCATCGTGAAGACTACGCCGATTACGTGCGGGCCGTCCGAATACGTTTTGTATTCGTTACCTTGCCAATGCACTACCCACTTGTGATTGCAGAGACCCAGCCAATGCCGAAGTCTTCTGTACATGGTTACCCCTTGACCGCGTGGTTCTTTAGGTTACCACATTTCTGACAACGAAGTGTGATGACCGTTTTGCGCTTGTAGACCTCACCGTCAAAGCCGATGTAGCGGAAAGTATCCCGCTCGTACTCGGCCCAGAGGTGAGGACACAAACCCAACTTCTTCCGAATCCAGGCGATCATTCTTTCGAGAACTCGAAGGTGTAACCCTGGTCGGTGAACTCTTTGTAAAGCAGAGTGCCTTCTTTGGAATACACCGTGATACCTTTGGCAAAGCCATCGGCAAACGCGGCTAGTGCAGACATGGCTTCTGCTGCAGTGCGGTAAGCATGTCGAGTCTGACCATCTGGACGACCACGGTAATCTTCGTACAGATCCAGGTAGAAACAGATTACCTGCTTCGACTTGTCTTCAGCACGACCATAGACGGCGGTGTAGCCGTAGTCCGACAGCCTGTTAGTGACATTGATACGACGCAGCTCGAACTTGGTCAGTTCTTTACCGGTTGGCGTGGGTGCCGTTGGGTTGACGAATTGATCCGGTGTACGACCCAGGTCGGTAGGTTTGTCGTATTCACGACTGACCCGTCGTTTCTGCATGGCGTCCAGCGCTCGCAACACATCCGTTTCAAAGAAGTATTCCGGGCCATGTGGTAGGAACGCGTCTTCAAACTCCGACATGTATTCCAGGACGATTGCTGGAACTGCTGGTCGGCCCACAAATGTCTTGTCAACCAACTGAATGCGGAAGTGGTTGCTTCCGACGTACAATGGGTATTCGATGCCGTCCAACAACATACGAGCGAACATCGTCCGGAAACGATCAGCACCATCTGACACAGTGACCGGTGGTGCACTGATCAAACCTTTGCAGTGATTAAACCAAGCCGCATTGGCTTCTTCGGTGTGAATGAATTGCTCGTACAGTTGACAGACAAGTGCCTGAAGTGTAGCCAGGAAGGTACCTGGAAGCTCCGGCTGGATAATACCCAGTAGGGTTGAGGTGTTCTGGTCAAGTTTGATCATTTTGAATTACTCTTTGTTGAGTTGATAGGTAACCAGGCTGCAAGGCGTTTTAACGCTCATACAGAAGCGATCGTCCACTTGGCCGACCGGTTGAGTCAGTTGGAAATACAGCACCCCTAACGCAACGAGAGGGGCTAACAGCAGGGATGCACCTTTTAGCATGTGTAGATACTCTTTACGGAATAGTGTTTGTCCATGTGTTCAGCGTACCAGCCTTTCAATGGACGTGGAACCGTGTCAACCAAACGGTCATCGATGTACTTACGCAGATACGCCATTTCTTTTGCATGTCGCACTTTGTAGGTGATGCTGTGGTCCTTTGCATACGCACGGCGCATTTCGTGCCACTCTTTCGAACGACGCGCCTCAACGTCCAACGCTTTAACCAGTTCTGTCAAATTTGTTTCGCCGTTCAGCTTAGCATGCTTAGCGGTATAAAACACGATAGCGCCAAGACCGAAGGCCACAGCACACAGGGTATGTTTAACACTCATGGGAATTACCTCAAGGATTAGAATAGGAATACAAAAGGCAAAACGCCTGGGGTGAAAAGAATAAACGATAAAGCCTCCCCGAAGGGAGGCCTTATGCCGGGTAATACTTAAGCCGCTTTTTCCGCAGCTTCTTTCTTGGCGGCGCGTTCAGCGTCATGCTGGTCGCAACGCTTTTGCAGATGAGCTTTCATCGCGGTTTGAACGAGTTCACGCTCAAATGGAAAATCCATCAGTTGAATGATGATGGACAGGCCGACACCGAGGCTCCAGCCAGTAGACGATACGTCCTTGCCTTCCAGGTGTTCTTTGTAGCTTTCATCGATGGCATTGATGCCTTCTTTGATTGCCATTTTGACTAGGGCTTCTTTTGCAGCCTTGCCCAGGAAGTAGACGCCAACACAGCTTGCAGCCACAACCGCAATTTTAGTGAGAGTGTTCATGGTGTTTCCTCTTTACTTGGTTTAGGTTTGTTACAAATGGACAAAGTGTCCAGGGGTGGAGAAAATAAAAGAGGAGCCCTTTCGAGCTCCCCACCATTGCTTAGTCGGCAATGCTATTAAAGTAGATCTCGAAACGCTTGTCAAGCGCTTTCAGCGTTGCCGCCATCCACACTTTGTCACGGGCTTCGTCCATGATATCCTTCGCTTCAGAGCGCAGGGTTTCACGGATGGTGCCGACCAGGTTCTTGCGTTTGCGGATATCTTCCTGCAGCTCGTTGAGCTTGGTGAAGACATCGTTGCACTTGTATTCGTCGTAGACGAGTTGAACAACAACTACGCCGGTGGCGAACAGTGCGGTTTTGAATGCGCCGGAAATGAGGCCCATGGTGTTACTCCTTGCTATTGAGAGAGGGTTATGAAACGGTGGATTATTCGGAGAAAACAGCGGCCATACCAACGAGCGCGCCAGCCGTAAGAGTGGCAACGCCCAGGATGATTTTGTTGTCGCGCTTGACTGGTTCACCGTCAATCAGTACGGTGGTTTTATCTTCCAGCAGTGTCCAGCCAGCAGCCAGAGCAGTACCGGAAACAGCTACGAATGCAATGCGGGTGAAAAGGTTCATGTTGGATTACCCGAAGATGGCTTTGATTGCGGCAGAGACGCCGATGGAGGACATAATAGTGCCGACGGCAACGCGGGCGTTGTCATCGAGCTCTTTGCCGTTTACACGGACTTTAGTAGCGTTGTTCAGAATACGTACACCAGCGTAAGTGGTGGCGCTACCAACAGCCAGCAACGCAGCACGAGCGATAAGGGACATGGTGGAACTCCTAGTATTTGAATTGGGTTATTTGACCAGCAGCATTTCTTGACCCGCAGGTCCGATGCGATGACCGATGATGGTCTCCGCTTTAACTTGTACAACGGGTTCTTTTGGGGAAGCAAACAAGTTAGCTGCGCCAAGGGAACCGATGGTTACGCCGATGATCAGGAACAGTGCGTTTTTCATGAGTGGTACTCCGAAGAAGTTGATAGATAAAAAGAAAGAGGTTGTGTTAAGAATAAAAAGGACGAGGATACTCTTTCGAATACCCTAGTCCAGGATCAGTGATCCTTATTGTTCGATGATGCAGGTGTTACCCAGCAGACCGAACACGTGATTCGGGTTGGTGTTGTCGCAGTCGTTGCGGTATTCCGGATGCTCGTGGTAATCACCATCGATGTTGATGACCTCGGCGTTGAATGTTGCCGCATCATTGAACTCTTCGCCGAAGACTACCAGCATGACCCGACGCAGAACGAATTGCTTCGTTTCACTGTCCAGGTCGTAGCGACGTTGGGAACGAGCCCCGTCGTCAAAGGCAATGGCGAACTCAGCGTGGTCGCGTTCTACGATGCAGCTAATCGATTGTACTCGAGCTTCATCGGTCATACCGCTGACGGTGAAGAACGGAGACTGCTTACCGAACATGATGTTACACACCAGCACTCGGCGAGACAGAACGCGTTCGACTACCTTTGGTGTGTTCTTCATACGTTCTCCTCAACCACTACGTCAACGATGGCCGAAACGATGCAACGGATTGCAACAGTAGCCACGACGTTGATGGCAACGACAGTGGCCGCGAACTTGACCGCGTCTTGCCAGCTCAGGTCAGTAGTGTCTTTCGAGTTCCGAGTTGGACGGGTGGATCTAACTACTGCAGTCATGACGATTTCCTTTTTTCTTGAATTGGAGTTTTACAGCGGGGTGGGTACAACCTGGGTTATTCGCCCAGGATGGTGTCAGCGATCTTGTTACCCAGGAAGCTGCCGAGAGCAGCACAGCCGTAGACAGCTGCACCGAACGCCAAGACAGTACCGCCAACAACAGCGATGCAGATCACTTTGTCTTTGGTGGTGATTTCAGCTGGGGTGGGTTTGATTTCTTCAGCGGTTGCATTGTTTTCAGTAGCCATGGTAATTCTCCGATTTACTGGGGTTTATTCATGAAAGTAATATAGCGTTTAAAATGCTTTCAATCAGACTTCGTGTTTCCACCCATCGAACAACAGAGCATCATGGGTGATACTGCGGCTATCTACCGACAGACCGAAGCCATCGAAGATACCCGCGAAGGTGACTTCCTGACCGAAGGCTCGGAAGCAGATGCGCTCGAAGATGAACTTATCCACTTCGGTGAGAAGAGGTTGGACCAACTCTTCCTTTTCACCGTTCATGAACTCGACGATAATGTTGGCGTAGTCACCCTGATTCTGGACAGTCAGTTTCTGGATGATTACGTTGTGGTGTTTCATCTTGGCGAACACACAGCGTTCACCGAAGTAGTTACCGAGCTGACGCAGGCCAACAGTCAGGCCGCGCAGCTTGGTAGTATTGGGGGCTTTCGGATCGTACGTGTTGTGGGACATATTACACCTGTGCTTTGAAGTTGTCGATAGAGTGAGCAATGCGTTTGTTGCATTCCTCGTTGAACCAGTTACGGTTAGCCCGAGTACCAGCGATCAGCAGGTAGCCTGCCTTACGGGCACCGTTGGTGGCTTCGTGAACCTGGAAGGCTGCTGGAGCAACCGATTGCTTACCCATGAAGATACGCAGCTCGTCATCGAAGTTCTTCAGAGCGGTATCCAGCTTGTTGTTGGCACGGCTCTTCTGCCATTCGTCCAGAGCAACTTCGGCGGCAACACAAACAGCAACAACCAGAGCTATTTTAACGAAAGAGTTCATTTACACGTTTCCCTATTTTCTTTGGATTGGAGGTGGATCGAATTACAGATCGATATCGTAGGTCAGGTAATCGGCGTAAGTGCTGATTACCGCATTGCGATAGTCTTCGGCGAACGAGTAAGTGTCACCAAGATCGTTCATACCACAATCGATCAGATGAGCGGTGGCTGTAGCCCACTTGGCCGAGGATACTTCGGGGTGCTCGCGGCTCAGTGTAGTATCGCTATCCAGGATGTCGGAGAGACGGGCTGGGAGCTTCTTCATCAAAGCGCTGTGACGACGGTGAGTGTTAGCGAAGTCGATACCTTTCCAACCAGCAACCAGTACGGTAGCGCCAACAATCAGTTTAACGAATGCATTCATGAGTGGTTTCCTTTGGAGTAAGTAGGTTTATTCACGGAAGTAATATAGCTGTTTAATTGCTTTCAATCTAGTTTAAGTAATGCGTCATAAAGCCACTCCGAAGAGTGGCTTTAGAACGACTCACTCGACAACTTCTTCTTGCATCCATGGAGGGTAGATTACCACCATCTCGTTGGGCATCTGCTCAGAGGCCTGTTTGATCATTTCGGATACCAGAGGGAACTTCAGATTACCGTTACCGCAACCCAGAGGTGGAACAACGATCTTCCATTTCGGATTGATCTCACCGTCCTCTTCACCGACGTGCTCTGTCATCCAGTGCAGTCCTTCGGCGATGTAGTCGTAGCGAGAGTCATTCCGCCAGTTCTCTTTGGTGGGGAACATCATGTAATGCTTGCCATCTTCCGCTTGGTAGATGGCTGGATTACCGATGGTGATGATTTTCATTTTGCAGTCATGCTTGTAGCGTTTGAACAACTCTGGGAACTTGATCGCGAAATTCTCCGCCAATCCCTTGCCCATAGCACCGACTGTGTTAACTGTGATGAGGTAAAGATCACCTGACTCTTGAAAGATGTCCTTACCGATTACGAAATTAGCCATGATAATGGCTCCCTATGAAAGTGATCTAAAGAGAGAGTTTAAGGAACCCACTCATTAGATTGAACACGTTTCAAGACTTCAACGTGTCTTTCAATTTAATGCCGGCCAGAGTCAAACCAATAGCGGTTGTGACCAAGGCCAACCCCTGGGTGGCGTACTTCAACACCATCGTGTTATGGTGCATTTTCGCCTGTGCTGCCTTACGTTCTTCGTCGGTTTTATACGAGCTATGGAACATGGTTGAAACTCCGGGAAAAAGAAATCGTAATGCGGATAAAGGAAGATACCCGAGCCTCAAAAGAGGCAGGGGTATTAGGGGACTACTGCTGGTTATACACGAAAGTAATATACACTTTAAAAAGCTTTCAATCGTGTTATCGACGTCCGCTGAACTCGCGGGGGATCATCGACTTCAACCAACGGCGTTCAGATTTCTTTTTCTTTGGGGTGAAGGTCACGTAGTGATTACCGTACAGTGCGATGTGGGTATCGTGAATACGGCGCATTGATTGTGGCTTGATACCGTCGTTCAATGCAACGCTAATGCCCTGCTCCTTCAATACCTTCTTCCACTCATCCAGGTAGAGTGGTGGAACTGCATGGAATGCTTCGAAGTCGAACTCCACGATCTCGTGATCCCGGGCCAGAAAGCGAGCAGCCTGCATTTCATTCATCAGGTCAGGCATCATTCTACGGAACCTGGATTCGGCGCGTGCGCTATTTACGATCACACTGATGAGCCAACCGAATAAGAACAAGAGCCATGGGACAGAAGCGTAACCCAATAATTGCATGATCATGTCAAAGTAGTTAAACGTCATAAAAGCTTTTCCTTATTTTCAGCGTTTGAAGTGAATTACAGCCCGTGGTAAGCGACTGTAAATACCAGAAAGATCAGAGTGAAAACCGTCAAGCCTCTAACGGTAATCCAACTCTTTGGTTGTTCAGGGGGATTCGGGTTGGAGCGCGGTTGTTGATCATCAGGTGTAGCTTGGCGTGGTGCGGGATCAATGTAACGAACAGCCATGGTCAAGCCCTCTTGTGTGTATTAGATTCACAAAAGTAATATAGGCTTTTAAATGCTTTCAATCAACCCAAACACGATACCGGTGATTTCTCCTTCAATGTCGTTGATCATGGTAAAGGTCTTAGCTTCCTTCGCCATGCAATCCAGAGCTCCCTTTAACAACCGGTACAGGTGATCAAAGCTGTGAATGAAATACGTTGGATAAATTTCGAATTGGTGTAGGTACTTAGTGAACGCTTCATAGAAAGCGTTGTACGTTACGGCATCCTTGGTCACATGGAAGTTATGCCGGGCTACCAGGTAGCTACCAACAAGCGAGAAGATCTCACTGACGTTCTTGTAGTCCAAGGTCAGAGCTTCTTTCAGTCCCCCCAGGAAGTTGTACGTCCAGACGGGATCAACACGGATGAAAACATTTTCCATTTATAGTAACCTAAATAAAGTCCTCCCCGAAGGGAGGACATATGTCGTCAAGTGACAGTTGGACCCAGATCCGTTTTGGGAACGTCTTCGCCATCCTTTCGGTTGATGAAGATAGCAAGCGTGACAATTCCGGGATATCTTGAAGCCTTAGCACTGTTATCCGCCGGCTTACGCTGTTCGTCTACACCTAATAGCACACCGTAGTATATTTCTACTAGGTTCCCGTTCACCGACATGAACTTCACAGGCATGCCTGGATAGAGCAAGTCTGTATCGCCATGCCACCATTCCATCTTCACAAACTGTCCACGGCGTTTAGCCATTTCGGAGTAATGCTTGAATGGATTGGAAGTTGCTCTGTCTACTGCCCAACGGATGTTGTTGTAACCCGTCTGGAGAACTTCTGTCCCTACTTCGAAAAGATTGGATGCACGATCCACCAAGGTGCGGTTATCCTTCTCCACACCGAATTCCCCTAAGAACTTCGTCACATCACTGAAGCGTAGCCCGTTACCCTGCGTCAGGCTTTGTGCAAGCCCTTTGTCGAGGCTCTTGGCGTCACCTGTGGCAATGACGGTGATATCGTTCTCTCGCACCTTATACGTGCGCTCAGCGCCTTGGTAGCGATCGTTCGGTACGTTGATGACCTTGAGGGTCTTCGCATTCTTTCGATAGCGCAACGTATCGTAGAGGGGATAGATGTACCAGTACTGGTCTTGTAGATACCGGCCGAGTCCAGTGGCGTAAACACCACCTTCGTCATTCTGCAAGTAGGCTGGAATATCCTTGATCATGATCCCATCGGGGAAGTTGATTTGTTTTCTGATCTCAGTGTTAAAACCATCGACCGTATTGATCCCGAGGATGCGTTGGTGTTCCGCACCTTTCTGGTTCTGTAGCGTTTCCGCAAGAGCCGACTGCATGGCCATCATGGTTGTGCACTGGCGCAGTGTTGTGCCGTACGACATCATGTTGACACGGTAAGCCGATTCTTCAATGAGCTGAAGAGCGACGGGAATCATTCCGACCTGGTTCATCGCTTCGCGCGATTTCAACTGAGAGCTCTTACCCGACAAAGACATGTCCTGTTGGGTGATGAGTACAGCTCTGTAACGAATCGTTTCAATCTGCCGTGTAGGGTCGGGAGAAGTGGTGTTGATCTTCAGGGGAACGTACTTCACTTCCATAACCAAGTTGTCTCGGTTAGGGACGATGTCGTACTGGTAGTCCCCCATTAGGTACATCACTTCAACCATCCGGTGGTCGGCAAACTGTTTCCCTGCGTAATCACGGTTGAGGTGGTAGAAATCGGTGCGCATGGGCGTCAACCACTGGCCTTCCTTGACCATGAGGTTTAGATCGATACGCCAATTGGAGTTCGAATCCCCGGACGCTTTAATCTCATCCACTTCTCGCATGATTTGCGTGCTGTCAATGGACATCTCAATCCTCCAAGATGTAACGCTCGATGATATCAACCATCGACGTGTAAGGTTTAAGATGACCGGCAGCATCAGCAATACGTTTAGCAGCGTATCGTTCGGCGGCAGCCAGGTTACGACGGCGATTCAAATGCATGATCCGCTCAAAGATACCCGAGGGGTTTACATGATCCCCTGGTTTAATACGCATAGCCTCTGCGTAGATCTCGAGTGCGACCATCTCCAATAGACGAAGATCTTCAATTGGAGGGAACGCTCCAGGTGGTAACCCGGAGTATGTCAGATCCAGCCAATTCCGGAAGTGCTCCTGAATGTCGCTGTACATCTGAACACAGTCTTCCCGATTCATGATGGCGAAAGGGTGGCCTTCGGACAGAATGATTGCCAAACCCGCCAACGTTTGTTTCACGTCGACTAGCTGGTTCATCCGTTCTCTGTCTACCTTTTTATCACCGGTGGCCGGGACACCGTTCTTACGAATGTAATCAGCACTGTACTGTGACAGGGTCGGAACCTTTACGTGATAACGCAAGTTCCAAATCCGCCACGCAGCAGTGTGCCGTGTAACTAATGGCTTTTCCATGTTGATACCTATTTGGCGTATTTGAGCAGGGCGATTACTGCAGGGTAGTAATAGAACCTTTCAAGATTGTCCCAATACAGAACATTCTCCAGCATTGCATCAAACTGCTGTAGGTTCAACTCTTCGCCTTTGATCATAGAAGTGATCAGCATCTCCAGCTTAGACTGCAAGTGCTTATCACAGCGGTAGAACGATTCAGTGAAGACGTAATAACAATCACGGTTCACTGGGTGGATATCAGCCGGTACCCGATAAGGGGTAGAGGCATTGAAACGTTCTTCCTCGGGAGGAATACGTTTGAACCACGGTGCATCCCGATCCATCTGTTTGATGTACGGACCAGGGAATGGCCGGCGAGGGCGACCCTCGTGAAAAGGGATACCCATAGGCCGTGCACGATCTTCACCATCGTACTGGCTATCCACATCAGTCGGTGCTTCCATCGGGAAGACCATTCGAGGGATACCGGTATAACCGATAGCTTGCATCTCAGGACGCCAGCGCGAGATCTGAGTCGACACCAAGTGTGCTCGCTCCGTAGAGTCAGCGATCTTGTACATGTCGTGGTAAAGGACAGCATCCCAAACGGTATTCTGTCGCATCACTGGTTCAGACTGAACGTTGAGTTGCTTGACCTTACGCATACGACCATGCATGTTCGTGTCAACCATAGCGATCATGGCGTTAGTCACGAAGTGGTCGTAGGTCTTGTAGAGCTGATCCGGAACCAGGAAGGTGGAATGCTCAACCGAGAAGAAATCCGTTACATAGTTGTTGACCAACGTACGCAACAGTTTTGCATAACGATCCGAACGCTCTTTCTCTTCACCAGAAATGAATGGACCGCATCCGCTTGCCAAGGAGGCAGCAGAGTACCACCACTCTTTGATCGTCTTACGTTTCAGGTCGTCCAGACGTTCTTTGGTCAGTTCACCAACCTGCTTCCATTCCACCGCGTAAGTGGAACCTTCCTGGATGGTCACCCGTTTAGCCGAGGTGATGGTAAACAAACCAGTACGACCGTCACCGATACCGGCAGCGAACATGTCATGCTTGTTCGGCGTCAGGTAACCGTAGGTGTGACCAGAACCTGTCCGTGCCCACGTGTTAATGGTGTCGTCTTGAGTTTGGTCAAGCGCGCTGTTCACTTTCAACAGGATGTTGTGCAACCAGCGGTACTGTTGGTAGGCCGGTTCACGGGCTACGTTCTGCACCATTGGCTGTTGGTTCTTGGTGAGTACTTGAGACCAGTAGTCCACCACCCAGTTGGAACCGTTCGTCCAGGCCATCATGTGCGAAGGCGCAGCGTACTCCAAATCGATGGTGATGCCACGATAGACCTCAGGCTCCATCAGGACCGCATCGGGGAGAGGACCATCTCCTTCAACACAGGGTACATCCGGTTGTTTAGCTTTCTTGATAATTGCCATCGTCTGTCCTTCTTGTTGCAATGATCCCTGAGTTGAGAATGTTGAAAGGACCGTAGAACTTTCCGTTCATGTAACGACCCACGTACTTGTCCATTTCCTTACGGGCAGTCGTGACGTCATTCTGGAAGATCACACCGGACTTATACGTGTCAACGTCTTTGGTCCAGTCGGTCGTCCCTTCACCCGGACATTCTGGGGAAGCATATCGTTCTTTCGCAGTAGCCCCCAGCAACTTCATTTCCGAGATAGGCTTACGCCCTACAGAAACGTTGAAGAGTCGGCACAGGTTCCAGAACACCGTCGGGTAACGACGCAAACATTGGAACGTGCTATCCGGAACAGCCCACCAGTTCACATCCACAGAAATCTGCAGGTGATAGTAAAGTGTCGGGTCAAGATCAGCTGGAGCACGAACAGCCAATGTGACCGGATCAATCTCCAGTGCTACACGCATCCGCTCATTGTTCTGGTAAAGCCAGAAGTTGAACAACCCACCTGGTCGTTGAATAGCCTTTGAACCCACGGTTGCAAAGTACTCCAGGAACCACTCAGTGAATTCCCAGTCGCCCAGATCGGTAAGGTGCAGCAGTGTCCGTAGATCGGACTTCTCCAAGACACACAACCCACAGTAGAACGTAAACGATTCCCGGGGCTTGTCGTTGGTCGTCCAATCATTCACCGCTGGATACTGAACGTACTCGATGCCGTGTGGTCGAGGCAGAATAACCGAATGGTCCAACGGGCCACGGATGGCAGTTGTCTTCCGATCGATCTGCTGGTAGTTCGAGTAAGGAGCCTTTGGCCAGAACATGTCATGCATCGGGTTCTGGTGAGCAACCAATGGATAACGGCAATACAGGTGGGTCGGACGATCGTAACGCATAGTGAAGGTTACAGTCGAGGTGTAGGCACCTGCCCCATCCGACGTCTGTACTGGAGCATCTGGACCCGCCGTAAAGTCAAACCAACCAACAATGTCCACCTGGTGCTCGCGGATAGCGGGTTCCTGGTGGGTGTTGATCAGTGTGGCGATCTCAGTGTTGTTTTGCCAGAAGCGTCCAGAGAAGTATTCCTCCCACGTTTCATCGATTGGCCACTCACTGCACTGGATCGTGTCGTAAACGCCTCTGATGATTGCCTGGAGAGGCTTAGGGACCATGTAGTGGTACTTAACGCCAAAGGTGTACTCCGCGCCACCACGAGACAACCGAATACGCTGATCATCCAACCAACGCTTGGCATGAACCACGCCGCTGGCTTGATACTCAATGTCAACTCGGAAGTCTACGTAACGTCGAACCGGTGTAACCGTTACGTCACGGATTGGGTCTTCCCACACCTTTAAGTTGAGGTGGGTATTAACAGCGGAGGTTAAGGTAAACCCTTCATCTGCAATCTCCGTGTAACGGACAACCATGCGTGCTTCTGGGTCATAATGAATCTTTGTTTTGCAGCAGCCTCCAAACGTGCCGTCATCCATTGGAACTTTGTCGGTTTCTCCTGGGAGATACACAACCGTGTCTTCTGGAATCGTCATGGCCCGGGACAGCTGGCTCATCACATCCACAGCCACACGTCGCTCGATGGACTCAGAGGTGTCTGGAAGGACTATTAATGCATGGGGCATGTCTAATCCTCATGTTAGTAAGTTCATAAGATCCGGCATAAAGCCTCCCCGAAGGGAGGCCGTATGTTTACTTGGCTACTCGACCAGTCACGCTCAGAACAGCGCGAACCAGATCGATGATGCGTTCCTGGAACAACCCGTAGGTTTCCAAGGAAGCCGAAGTGCACCACCAGGCTTGAGACATGAGCTCTTCCAAAGCCTTAGTGCCGCGCTTAACTTCAGCAGCTTCACCAGCCTTCTTGTTAGCCATGTCGCTTTCGGTGCCACTGCGGTTGATGCTGTCGATTGCAGCAACCAACTTCTTGCCCATTACGCTCGAGGTAGCGTTGGACAGACCGACCAGAACCTTACACAGTTGCAGAAGCTTGACCACGTCAGCTTTCTTCAGCGAAGCCGAGGAGTGGCCGTTAGGGTTCTCCAGGTAATCGCACTGTGGCATCACCCGCTTACGCAGGGACTTCATGTCAGCAACCAGATCACCAGTCGCTTTCAGTTCAGGCTTGACGATTTCGAAGCCGCCTTTGAAGGTCCACACAGACGCAGGGTACTTGGTGTATGGAGCAGCCAGCTTCAGTGCCTTGTTGGCAGCCGCGGCAGCTTTGGTACCGTCAGGAGCCGAGATACCTTCCTTCACACATGCGATGAGGCTTTCGATGTAAACCGAATCCGCCTTGAAGACAGAGCTACCCATCTCGGTCAACGCTTTCAGTTCACCAGTGATACCTTTGATCACGCCGTCGTTGAAGTGCAAGACAGCGGGCAGGAGTTTGACTTCCAGTTCCGATTCCATCTTCGCTTCGCCGATCTTGGTGATCTGCAGGTCCAGCTTCTTGTTCAGCGCATCGATCTCGGCTTGTGGAGCCTTGAGGTGCATCTTGTCGTTCATTTTCTTGGCGAACGCATCGACCATGTTCTTACGAGCATGCTTCAGGCGTTTCCAGAACTCACCGAAGGATTCCAAGGAAGCCTTGTAGTGGTCTTCGATGTTGGCCGCGCTGTAGGATTCCACGGATGGAACCACTGGAGAATGGTTGCCCATTGCTTTGGCCAGGCTCAACATTTTCTCGGTGGCCAAGGCCATCGTTTGGTTGCTGAACTCTTTGTTACGGATGCCGTAACTCAGAACCCCCATGAAGTGCTCGACTGCGGCGGTTTCTTCGTCGACTTCGTTGATCGATTTGCTGGTGTCGATGATTTCATCTTCCAGCTTCTCGTCTTCTTCAACCTTGTCGTCCGCAGTGATCTCGGCGTCGGCTACGTCTTCGTCAGTGGTTTCGGTGTCCACATCGGGTACGTCGATATCGCCGTTTGCCAGATCTTCTTCGGCTTGGGCGTCTTCTTCAGGCGTGGTTTCTTCTTCGCCTTCCGTTTCACCTTCACCTTCACCCGCGTCTTCGCCGCCTTCGTCACCACCCTCGGCGTCACCAGCTTCTGCATCGCCGCCTGCATCAGCTCCGGCATCGCCATCAGCTGCATTGGCGTCGTCACCGGTAGCTTCACCGCCACTATCGGCACTTGCATCATCACCACCAAAGTCACCACCGGCATCAGCGCCGGTATCTACATCACCCGTTGCATCAGCGGCTGCATCGCCATCGGTACCCGCATCTGCGTCAGTACCAGCAGCGGTATCGTCAGCACCGGTATCGGTACCAGCGTCGTCACCGGCCGCAGCCGAGTCATCACCCGCAACGGCGTCAGCTGCTACATCAGGTTCAGCTTCGCCAGTAGTGCCTTCTGCGCCAGCATCGTCGGATGTACCTGCCGAATCACCAGCGTCCCCGCCCACGCTATCGCCACCGCCAAAATCATCACTGCCGCCGTCACCCAGACCGCTATCGCTGCCAGTCCCAGTGTCATCAGCGCCAGAAGCATCTGCGCCCAGATCACCAGATGCTTCACCACCGGTGTCACCACCCAGATCCGCTCCATCATCGCCACCTTCGGCGCCTGCGCCGTTGTCGGTACCGCCTTCGGGAATAGCGTCGATGTCACCACCAACTGCTTCCGCATCAGCAGCATCACCTTCAGTAACACCTGCGTCAGCTGCAGCAGGGGCATCACCCTCGGTCGAACCCGGGGCCACGTCTGCCGTTTCAATAACAGCAGCTTGTTGTTCGGTCACTTGCTGGGCTTGTTGTTCAGCTTGAGCATGTGCCGGATCTTCCTGGGCTTGAGCAGCTTGCGCTTCGTCAGCCGAGGCAATCAGATCTGGAGCCGATTCAGTCGGAACTTCCATGGAGGTCGGAGCTTGTTCGGTTGGCAGGGCAGCAGGAACTGCGCCCGCTACTGGTGCTACGGCACCTTCGTTGTGAGCCAGCGGAGCACCAGCAGGTGCCTGGTCGACGTACTCTTCGAACGCAGGCAGATACCGTGTAATATTCATCATTTTTTGTTACCTTCTGTACAGACGGAATTTCGGCTATGTCGTTCGTCCTTAACATAGCCTCGACAATTGGACGAAACGTCGTTTCAAAGGATTACGTAAGATTACCTTCACAAACGTTAGTAGCCGCTTTCAGATCTCGGAGAACATACGAGTAGAAACCGATGTATGGATCAATGACCCAACTAACGTAAGTTTCAATCACAGCTACCAATGCACGGCTCTCTTCTTCTGAACGCAGACCTGGTACCGGGTTCTGGATTTGGTCACGGATACGTTCAATAGCAGACAACAGGGAGTTCATGCGGTTACGTCGAGCATTACGCTTCGACATATTGTTCGAGTCCAGCAACAACCGACCGACTTGTTCGATACGTTGAACAATGGTGTTCCACATGGAGTAGCTGAAGTACTCGAAGTGAATTTCTGCGGGCATGGGTTCAGGTTCTGGAATAGAAGGCATCAGTTCTACCGACATCCCACGAATGCGTTCATCACTCGTACCGTTCTGTCCATCGTCATGGATAACCAACTTGTGGTTGCCCATCAGGTGCATGGATTCCTGGCGACCATTACGTTCACGCCAAACAGAACCTTGAACCATTTGCAGTGGATTAACGGCAAGGATCTGATCGGAAACTGTTTCCAACGTACCGTTGGAGTTAGCCAACGTTACGACGCTGTTCACCGGAACCAGTACGCCTTCTTGGTGCGTGGTGAAGTAGCACTTGGAAACGGCATACAAAACAGACAGGGAGTTCAGCAGTGTCGTTGCATCCTTAATAGGGCGGTATTTGACACACAGGTTAGGGATACGCGATTCGATGGAGAATTCACGGGCCGTAGAGCTACGCTTACCCCCACTGGATCGAGCGATCTCTTTCAACTGTTCCAATTTGACAAACATCATGTCAGTGGATACCGACAGACGCAATTCAGAGTCGTTGAACAACTTCAACCAACGCTTGATCATGGCGATCAAACGGTTAAGCAATTGCAGCAGTGAATCCCCGAATCCTTCCAGACCAATGTTGGCATGGAGGTATTGCAACTCACGTTGAATAGGGGTGTACCATTCCAAACTACCCAGCTCATCGGAAAGGATATCTGGGTCATCGGTACTTGCCAACAGATCAGCCAAAGCTTCCGCTGTGTCCTGTTGATCTTTCACTACACCTTCGTTGAGCATTTGTGTTGCGTTGCTGGCTTTCTCGGCAGCTAACGACGTAGCTACTTCTTCACGGTAGCGGGCCATCCATTGCTCACGGGTTTCTCCCCGCCGCTCTTCAGCGCGCTTCAAACGTTCTTCAAAATCCATAGGAACTCCTAACATAAGACGGAGCTCTTTCGAGCCCCGTCCGATGATTATGCCTTCGCGACTTGTTTGTCGTTCTGAGCACCGCTACCCATCTCAGCCAGGCACAGGTCAACGTAAGCCGACGTGGTACGAGCAACGTACTTCACGATCTCAGCATTACGTGGGTTGGTCTTGTGCAGGATGGACATGGCAGCCGAAACAACAGCGCCAGCTTCAGACTTGGACTTCTCGTCCAGTTCACCACTTTCAGCAGCCTTCTCGATCTTCTCGATAGCCTGGGAAACCTTCTCGGCCGAGGCAGCGATCTTGTCGCTTTCAGCTTTGACTTGTTTCAGGGTGTTGCAGACTTCACGCATGGTGCCCAGGTCAGCCTTGATGGTCGAACCAGAGCGAGCAGCCACTTCGGCGTCACCAGCTTCAGCGCTACCACCAGCTTGCTTCATGCCGTAGGTCATGCCATCGTTGGCCACGTCCAGCTGCATGTTGCCAGGGTAAACAGTAGCGTCACTGATCAGTTCGTCCAGAGGGCGAGCCGCAGTGGCGATGTGATCGATCACGTCAGCGGAGTTACCCGAGGACACGTCGTATTGACCCAGGGTCGAGGCCAGGGCGTCGTAGAACGAGATCATGGCTTTCGGGTAGACACTGGAACCAAAGGTCGCCATACCAGCCAGAGCTTTCGGATAGGTCGGATTGATCTTGCCACCGACGTTGATCTTCTCAGGGCTCGGTACTTTCACCTTACCTGTAACGGCAGGTTTGGAACCCAGTTCGCCAGCGCGGGCTTCAGCTTTCTGCAGCTTCGATTCCAGGCCAGTGATACCTTGCATGAACTGCTCGGTGAACTCTTTAGCCTTGGCCCACATTTCTTTCAGCCAGGCAATGACCTTGGCACCTGCTTCTTTGATCTTGTCTTTCAAACCACCAGGCTTGACGTTGGACGGTTGGATAGCCGAACGAGGCTCAGCATCCATGTCTTCCAGGCCAACAGTCAGGTCGGACGTACCGAGTACGCGGTTGCAGTGTTCCAGGCCTACACGCATGAATGCGGCAGCTTGCTTGGAGATACCGTCACGACCGGCTTGTTTGATCAGAGCAACGTATTGCTCCATCGATTCACGGACTTCCAGAACTTGACCGATCTGGTTGTTGATGTGACTTTGCTCAGCCAACGGGGCACCCATCATTTCGAGGGTGTTGTCACTGTCGAGCGGAGCGTCGATGATCAGGCCCGATTGCTCAGGGGTAGGGATGACATCGGCAGCAGGAACTTCTGGTTCGCCTTCAGCACCAGCTGGGATGATCGCACCGGCGTCTGGAACTGGTGTAGGGATCGGCAATTCAGCAGGAGCGGCAATCACTGGAGCAGCAACTGCGGATGGAACGAAAGCTGGAGGCATCTCACCGTGTTCATCGGTAGGAACCATGGTACCTTGCACGCCATCGACGTTGGTAACGATTTGTGGATCGACGACATCACCATCGACCGCGGCAGCTACTGCTGGAGCGATGGGGGCTTCTTCGTAATCTTCGAGGCCTTTCTTAAGGGCTCCGTAGCGGGACATGTTGAGACCGGCCATGTTGCATTTTCCTTCATGAAGGTGGAATTCGGAGTTAATTGCAATTAACATAGCATTACGTAAGAGACGGCATAAGGGCCCCACACGGGGACCCTTGTGTTTGAACAACCGAATTACTCAGTGAGTTCTTTCCGCGACAGCATGGCACCAAACATGGCGAGCTGCTCATCTGCAACGTGGACGCAGTGATCGAAGACATGACGCAGGCCATTCGGGCTCAGTGCAGTCAACGCTTTACCCAGCGAAGAGATACCGTCAGTCAGTTCCTGAGGTGCGCGGTTCTCTTTACCGAAACGCATGGTCAGTTCACCTTCCTTCTTGGCGAAGGCATCGCCCAGTTCTTTCAACATGGTGTTGATGAAACCGGTGGTGGAACGCGATTCACCAACAGCCTTTACCAGGGCCTTGATTTTCTTGTTCGCAGCCAAGATCTCAGCGTGAGACAGAACAGCAATCTCGGAAGGACCTTGGTTGTAGTTATCCGTGTTGAGCGAGATACCTACGCCATTGACAAGTTCACCCAGGGTAAAACCACCACCCATGACATCACCTGGTACTTCACCCAGGCCAGCTGCCGAGACGGCTTTCTCGAGTGCCTCTTGACCGTACGAGGAATTGAGGTTATCGGCATTGGCTGCCATGATCGAGGACTTCAGCGAGTCACCGAACTTCTTCATTGCTGGCAGGTAGGTGCCACTCAACCAACCAACGACCGCGGTTTCACCGGCCATGTCACTGAGTTCATCACCCTTGGCAAACATGACGTTACGACCGTGTGCTGGAATGCTGGATGGTTTACCTTTGGCGCCTTCTTCTTCCGGTGCAGCTGCGGCTTTATCAACAGCCACTGCCTTCTGAAGAACGGCGTCGGTCTTCGAGAAGAACTTCTCGTACCAAGCAGCGAACTTCTCACGGAGAGCCTGAAAGATCTCAACGATTTTCTTACCGGCTTCGGCAAGCTTCTCTTTCAGGTCTTCCAGGGAAACGGTGGTATTGCTGGCAGCAGAGCGTGGAGTGGCATCGAATGCTTCCAGACCCAGTGACTTCTTGTCGCCCAGGATACGGTCAACGCGCTTCATGCCGACAGCCATGAATGCAGCCGATTGCTTGGAGATACCTTTACTACCCGCTTGCTTGAGCAGGCCGACGTACGCTTCCAGTGTGGACTGAGCTTCGCCCAGTTCTTCACTGCGTTGTTCGTCTTCCAAGTAGGCTTCTTCTTCAGCCAGTTCTTCTTCGCTGTCTTGGCGTGGATCAACGAATGGGAAATCGTCTTGGCCTTCTGGTGGAACGCCCGCAGCCAATGGATCGCCTTCAGCAACACCAGCACCTTCCTGGATTACACCAGTGGTCTCGTTGCTTTGTTCGCCACCATCGGCATCGACGATCAGGTTCTCTGGAATACCGAATGTAGCACCTACGCCATCGGCGGAAATGTCATTGGTCAGAGTATCAGGCAAACTGTCAAAAGACTCGTTGCCCAGGTAAGTTTTCAGGTTAAGCATGTTGGAGCGCCTCGTAACAAAATTCTTGATAACATAAGATCAGGAACCGCAGCTCCTGACCGAATGTTTAATTGATTTCTTGCTGGCAGTACAGCACGTAAGCAGTCAAGACTTGCATGATGTAAGCGTACAGTTTCCGGTTCGCTTCGATCGCAGGCTTGAACTTAGTGATGGCTGCCGCTGACCCAGAATAGTCAACTGGTTGGCCGTTATCATCAACGACTTCGACCTTCTCGCCGAAACCATCAAGCAATTGAACGATGGCCTTTTCGATTGGCTCACCATCCCACTGCAATTTACCCAACAGCTTCTCAACTTCATTGAGAGTCTTGTTGATTGCAGCGTTATCACGAACAGGGCACTCAGGCTCGACGCTGTCGTCGTCTTCGTAAGCCAGTACCAGGGCCACGCCATCCTGATCCAAACGCCAGTTACCTGGGAGAATGGTATTCAGATTGAAGCGGAAGTCGATACGCGCTTCACTGCCATCGGCGGAAGCTTCAATAGCGCGGGTGACAGCTTCAGGATAACCTTTGTTAACAAAGGCAATAAGATTCTCGAGCGAGGTAAGATCCCCATCGAACTTTCCTTTAATGCAGGTGAAGCGAGCGACTTTCTGGAATGGAACAATCCGGCGCTGGCCTTTAGGACCGTTTGGACCTTTCGAAGTCTTTACGGACTCGCGTGTCTGAGCGATGTTTTCTTTGAGGCGTTCTTTTTTATCGGTCAACCGATCCCACAACTTCTTGCCTTCTTCGATCAGTTTGTTGATCCAGGCTTTCAGTTGGTCGATGATCTTCTTCAGCATGCTGTCCGACTTACCTTGATCGACATTGACGGCAGACTTGTTCGACCGGTTGTCGATCTTGTCTACAGCGAAGTCTTCCAGGGCAGCCATCATTGAGGTAGTACCGATGAGCTTCTCGATACGTTCCAGCCCGATGCGCATCATGGCAGCCGATTGACCGGAGATACCATCGTGACCCGCTTGACGGATCAGACTACGGTAGCCTTCCATGGTGACGATAGCGTCAGCCAGTTGGTCAACCTGATCGGACGCTTCTGCTTCAGCCAACTCAGGTTGGATAGCGAGGGAATCGTACAGTGGGTTGTTGGTTGGCAACATGCTGGTTGGAATCTGGGTAGCGCCGATCTGATCTTCAGGAAGCATCTGGCCAGTGCCTGCAGGTGTTTGTTGATACGCGGAGTGATCACTCGCAGCGATCTCTTCTTCGGTTGGGTAATGCAACCCACCGTCGAATGCGGGGAGTACTGGGTCCATTGTCATGCTCTCTGATGATTAGTAGCGGTTTCAACTTCGCGCTGGATAGCAGCGAGGTGAGTGTTCAACACACGGCCGACGTACTTGATGATTGATTTGTTACCAGGCTTGGCTTGTCGTGTAACAGCCATGGCCGCATTGATTACAGCTTCGGCATTACTCACAGAAGCTTGGTCTGCAGACTTCTGGGCCTTTTCTGAAAGCACGTCAGCTGCTTCAACGACCTTCTCGACCGCTGCGGAGATAGAGTCTTCTGCTGGAGCAATCTTCTCGACCACATCGATGATCGCACCGATCCCACCCAACAGCTTCTCCAACTCCTGACGACTACGGACAGGAAGTTCCAAGTCTTCGCCATTGGTGTCAGCGTCAACCTGAGCAACCGAATACGACAGACCGTCATCGGAGATGGCCAGCTTCATGTTACCGGGGAAGGTCACATCACTCTCACCGAGTTGGTGCAAAGGACGAGTGGACTCTTCAATGGCACTAACCATTTCTTCAGGTCCGCCATCACTTGGGACGTACACCTTGATGATGGTAGCGAGTTCAGCGTAGAACTCTTCAACCACGCTTGGGTAAGTCACAGCGCCGAATTGCGCCAGACCACCGATGGATTTCAGATCACTACGTTCGAACTTGCCATTAATAGACAGTTGGTTAACAATAGCCCCTGGGAGATGAACAGTCATCTTAGCCCCATCTGGCATTGTCTTGACTTGTTCCTGCACGCCTTGCAGTCGAGTACGCAAACCGGTAAAGCTGGTGACCAGATGACTCACTTGCTGACGGGCAATCTCAAACAACTTCTTGATCCATTCCTGGAACTGCTTCAAGGCAGCGGTGATCCGCGAACCAATGCCTTCCAATGGAACAGTCGTTGGGCTATTGCTTCTGGCCGTAGCCACAGCGAAGTCTTCTACCGAAACAGTCGAAGTAAACCCGTAGATTTTGTCGAAGCGCTGAAGGTCGGTATAAAGGAACGCAGCAGCCTGGTTGGTCAGTCCATGTTTCAGGACTTTGGAGTAAGCCTCCAGTGACGCCAACTCGCCTTCCAGCGAGATAAGTTGGTACGTGAGCTCTGCTTCACGCTTCTCAAGTTGGTGGTACATTTCCGTTGCCCTTCATTTCGTCTTGAGTTGGTTTTCTCAGCGGTGGTTGATAAGCCTTCAACTCAAGCTCAGCCATGTAGGTGAGCGAACCCAACAGCCGAAGAATCCCAGCCATTGCGTTGTTGTAGTCCGTTACCATTCTCGCTACGTTATTGATCATCAGCGTAACGCTTTGGATGATGTCCGATACAGCAGGTCTCCCTTTAATCTGTTTCGGCTCTTCCGTTTGTTCGTCGGTCTCAACCTTAAAGGTGCCTGCCTTCGAACGAACTTTCTCTCCAGCCATTTGCATGCGCCGTAGGGACTGAGCCAACTTGGACTCGTAACCTTTCCGGGCCTGCATCCGTTTAGAGATAGCTTGTAATTGACCCAACCGCTGACGAATGTTCGACAATGGGTCAACTTGAATTACCAGCGCTTCAGAAGGAGCTGTCTTCATCCCCGGTACGGTGTACCAACGGAAAGAGAAGTCTCTAACTGTGTTCACCAGGAAAGCCCAGTTCTTCAGTTCGTCTGTCTTGGTCTCCGTTGGACCAGAAGCGTAGATGGCTTTGTTCCCCTGCACCATTGGAGTGCGGAAGATGGGAGCACTGACACGGAAACGATCATCCTTCTCAACGGGTTCTGCTTTGGCCATCCACGAGGTAGGGGCCAATGGCGAGAAGTCCATTGCGGCTTCGTCGGTGAACTCGTCGTCAAACGACAACTTGCTCAGGATACCCGAAACAGAGTCGATGTATTTAACGAAGACTTTATCGAAGAAAGCAAAAGCGCTAGTGCTGACGGATACCAAACTAGCGACATCTTTAGGTTCGTACGTTCCATCACGGTTGAACTTCTTTGGAGACTTCAGCGTGAACTCAGTCTTGTAGGGTTTGTCTTTCAGGTTCTGTACCTGCCCATAAAGCATCTGAGTGCGCTCTACGATGCGATCGGCTCCAAGGTTAATCACCCTTGCATATTCGATCGATTCGGTCTGTAGCTTCTTCAGAGCGTCTGTGGTACGTTCCCACACCTTCTTGGAGGCGTTGGAAATATCCTCCATTGAAACTTCGTTAGGTGAGATGACATCGGCATATTTACTGAGGTCATATTGGAACACACCGGCGTCTGGCTCGTAACGATGGTTCTCCAAAGTTACACCCAAAGCGAGGCTCTGGGCAATTTGACGCAGGGTTGCTTCTGTCCGCTGCTCCATTGCTTCGAATTGGGCTTCGAGCGAGACGATCATATCGACGGGCTCACACCCGTCGACTGATTGAGAGGTCTCAGGAGCATGATGACGATGAACGTCAGTCATGTAAAACTCCTTACTTGATGCGGATGGTCGCTTTACCGAAGAGCAGATGCAGTGTGAACATCAGGTCATCAAAGCCCTTAGGTTGCATGCACCATTTCTGGATCATGGCCTCGGTACTGGTTTGCAGTGCCAGGGTTTTGAAGAGATCAGCGATATCACGGCGACCACCTACCAGACTGAGTCCAGCTGGGGGTTCATCCGACAACAGCATCGGCCACTGGTGAATGCTAACTTGACGACGACCAGTAGCGATGAAACGAATGGTGTCCATCAGGAACTTGTAGTTCCAATCGACGACCTGCGCATTGTTGTCCTGTAGGATGAACCAGTTGTAGTTGCCACTCAGCAAGCGCACGGCTTCCTGGATAACACGACTACGGAATTCCCAGTAGGCTGTCCGTTGTGGAAAGTTGGTGTACTCGGTGAACAGGTCTTGTACTCGTGGGTCACGTACGCTTGTGACGTAACGACGACCAGCACGGGCTTGACCACCGGAGTACTCGGAGTTCATCTTTACCGAGTTGGTACCCATGGTGGCCTCCTTAGGCGACGTCTAGTGCTTCAGCTTCGACCTTGGCCAGATCGAACTCGTAGTCCGATACGCGTTTCTCGTACATCTCGATCTGCTTTTGCAGAACCGGAGAAGCCGGGCTATCAGCCAGACGCTCACGCAGTTCCAGCAAACGATGTTGAAGAGCGTAGTACTCTTCTTGTGCAGCCTTGTACCGAGCAACACGTGCTTCGGCCAGGTACTTGCCCAACATCATGAACGGGTTCTGGTTCGGACTGAAGCCCTGCATACGCAGAGGGTCCATCCGAGCATCACCGAGGGTACGGGAAGCGATATCGAAGGTTTCCGGGTTGATCTCAGCGTTAGACGCTTGACCCAGTTTCATCTTCAACTCAGCGGCGTTCAGCGACATGGCCGGGAACAAGGTAATGAACTGTTCCATATTGCTTTCGACCCAGCTGCGTTCTGCTGGAGTCCAGCGAGACGGAGCAGCCTTACCACGAGCAGCAGTTTCCTGCGCCAGGATAAAGAGGATCAGCTTACGGCCGTAGCGGACGTAGAAGTTCAGACCGTCAACAAACTTCAGCATGTTGGCACGGTCAACAGTCAGGCCAGCACTGGTGAACTGCAACGAAAAGAGTTTGCGAACTTGGTCTTCAACAACCGAGATGTTGGCACGTACGTTTTCGAGCGACTTGAACAGAAGCTCCAACATGTTGCCGCGATAGGAAACAGCACGACCCATGGACTGGCTGAAACGAATCGCCAGTTGGGACTTGGTTTCCATGGCCAGAAGCACTTCACGTACTTCCGGCAGGATTGGGGACAGTGTCGAGTCGAATTCGTCCTGCAGCTCACTGATGTGACGCAACAGTTCCCGACGCTCGGTGAATGGCGCCAAGGCGCGCACGTATTCCAGGAGATTCATCGTGTGGGTCCTTGATTAGACGTTGGTTTGCATGGACTTGTTGAACATCTTGAACAAGTCAGTGATGTCCGGCCCTTTGGATTTCTCGGATGCTTTAACGTCAGCCAGACGGTATTTGGACTCGAGGTCCAAACCACGGTGGTAAACCGTCACGCGGTCCCAACGCTCATCAACCACAATCAGCATCAGCAGGTAGCTGTTGTCGAAGATGGCTTTACGAACAGACAGCTGTTCGATTTTGCCGTGCAGCTTGTCGGTAGCCTTACGCAGAGTCTCAGCCGAAACGATGGAGATGTTCGAAGCATCAGCCAACGATACACGACCGGTCTGGATAGCTTTACCGGTGTTGTTGCGACGACGATCGGTCACAGCCTTCAGTACACCCGACTTATCGTTCATCAGGGCTTTGAAGTGTTCATCGATCATGTCCTGACCCAGGACGAAGTCTTTCCAGAAACCAATCTGGCCAGTCTGCACCATGAAGAAGCGGTGAGCCCAGGAATCGCGACCGCCAGCCCCAAACATATGAACCAAGGAGTTCGGTGGAACTTCAGCTGGGATCAAACGGATCAGCACAGGCAGTTTGCCTTTGGCTCCGTCTTTACCAACCAGCTCGACGTTCAACAGCTTACCAACCACGAGACTTTCGTTCTCGTAGATCTTGGTATCACCAGACGACATGCCTGCTTGAACAGGGGTCTTGTCATCTTTACCACCAGCAGGTGGGTTCGGGGTGCGGGAAACAACTTCGCCTTGAATTTCTTTGGCGTCGTCAAACGATTCCATGGCAAACAGCAAACCTGGGCGGACGCGTTGTTCGAACGCTTCCATCGAAGGCAGGCCACGGGAGTAGACGTTCGAGTTGAACATCTCACCGGAGTACATGTTCTTGGTCGGATCAGATCCACCAATACCCAGACTACGGTCCGGGTTGAGTTGGTCCAGTACCTTCAGGGTATCGATACGACCGACACCGAGGATCAGGTTTACCGCTTGCAGGTAGTAACCCGCAAACTGCGAAGCCGCCATCTTCATCAGGTCGAGCATGTAGGGTTGGCCAACCAGAGTTTGGTCGATGATTACCAATGGTTCTACACGCGCCGGGCGGGTCAGATCAGCAAGCGAGTTGATCTGCATGGAGTTTTGTACAACGTTGAAAACGGTCTTCATCAGCGTCGCGGCAGCTTTGCCCGACGAAGATGCGGCACTGGCTGCGCCGGCTGCGGCAATTGGCAACATCTTTCTCTTCCTCAATAATTAGCAGAGCATCTAGAAAATGGCTATAAATGATTATATCAATCAAATCTCACAAAACATTGGGCAGTCTAGCCGCAATGATGCGTTTAAGAACGCAAGCCTCGGCGTTAACATCCTAGGGCGAAATGCACCCCTAAGACTCAACACTGAGAACCATGGTTATACGTTCTTTACGAAGCCACTCCTCAATTTATCATACGATAACTGCATGGTGGACCGTCCCATGTCGATGTTGCTTCGAGAAGACCCAGATTGCATCGAACGGATGGTTCGTTCTTACCTCGATCCATGGGCCCATCGGGCAGGTCTGCAATGCAACCTCGTGGACCCACTGAGTCCATTCATTCCGTTTCTTTCCAACAACCTGATCTCTTTGAACGGGTGGGAAGACTTCTCCATTAACATGACCACCACAACCGCTGGTGTGTATCGTGACGCGATGTCTTACGTCGATGACATCCCTTACCAGTACGGCACGTTCGATTTGAACGCGACTTACCGTAACGTGGAAGGTGACCCCATCACCATGATGCACTTCATGTGGGCTCGCATGGCGGCACTGGGTAAAGAAGGTCGGACCATGCCTTACCCAGAACTCCTGCTGATGAACGAGCGGGATTACGACACACGGATCTACCGGATCATCACTGATCAGACCCGTACCTTTGTTACACGGATCTTTGCTTGTGGTGCAGCGACTCCAGTGAATGCCCCGACTGGACAGATTGCCAACTTCACAGGTGACGGTTCGGAGACAGGCTCTTCGGTTATCAGTGAACAGCTGAACTTCAGCTACCGTTGCAATGGCATGATGTCTTACGACCACATCCTGATCTTTGAATTCAACGATCTGCAACAAGACTACAACCCGATGATGAAAGACGAAGCACGTGAGACGGCGATGCATTTGCTGTTCCCGTGGGAAAAGGCTTACTTCAACTACCGGGCGTACCCTCGAATCAATCCAACCAACATGGAGTTGGAATGGTGGGTACCGAAAGGCGACTACGAAGCAATCAAGGCGGGTAACTTCAAGACGGCTCCAAAGCCGACAACTACCCAAGACCCTAACCAACCTACCGAGGCGACTCAATGAGTACGTTTAAGGAAAAGCTTTACAACGTCCGGCGCAACCCGGCATTGATGCAACAGATCGCCCTGGAAGAACTGGATCAACAACTCAACGGAAAAGGCACCTACGACGTACCCGACGCAACGATCCCATTCGTGGCCTCGATGGAATGCGGTACACTCGAAACAAGTATGGCTATCGGTGAGTTCGAAGCACAGATGCGGATGCTCTACAGCTCCCTGGCTTTGACCCCCGATGAAGTCTACCGTCACATGACGGACGACGATTTCCTGGATCGCTTCGCTACGCCCGCACAGACGACGTTCCTGCTTTACCTTGGCTACGACGAGGTTATCTCCAAAGCAGTCGCCTACGGCAACCAGGGACAACGTAAGCTGGTGATTCCACGCCTGACTGAGTTCAGTGCAGCGGGTATCCCGTTTACCATGCAATATCCGATCGAACTGCGGGTAATGCGCCATGGTGGTTTGCAAATCGTTTACGATGGCACTGACGTTTCTCCTGTAGAAACTTTGCGCACCAACATCGTCGATTGGGACATGGTTCTACTCGGTCGGAACAAAGTCATCCGGATGCGAATCCCAGTGAAGCAATTCCGTGTGGCTTCTCACACCGAAGCCCTGTCCCCAGGCACACTGTACGAAGCCTCGTTGCCATACGAGAACAACTTCTACTTCGCTCGGGCTTACCTGAGTACAGATAACCCAGCTTCCCCTTGGCGAGAAGTCACGACCACGCACAGTGATCAAGTCTTCGACCCGATGGACATGACGGTTGTCTTTACAGTGGCTGGAGATCGTTTGCAGGTGTCTATCCCTACAATCTATACCAACACCGGTATGGCACGGGGAACGTTGCGTGTAGACGTTTATAGCACGCTTGGTGAGATCGATCGAGCACTGGGGGATTACAAACCGGAGCAGTTCTCTGCTTTGTTCAATGCAACCGACGATGACACGACCTATGTGTCTCCATTGAACACCTTCTCCATCAAACAAGCGTTGAACACCAACCGGGTAACCGGCGGTAGCAACTCGATTGACTTTGGCGTACTGCGTCAACGGGTCATCGACAACACCTTGGGTGACGGCGACATCCCAATCACCGGTGTACAACTCGAAGCGCGTTTGGATAAGCGTGGCTATACCCTGGTGTCGAACATCGATAACATCACCGATCGTCAGTTCCTGGCTTCTCGTCGTTTGGGTACACCTCAAGCACTGGCCGTTACTTCGGGTGCTGGTTGCGTGATGTCTCAGCTGTTGATCAACATGGCCACTGTGGCTAGCTCGGCTCACGTAGCGGACAACGGTGATCGGATCACCATCAAGCCTTCCATGCTCTACACCTTCACCAATGGTAAGGTGACCATGTTGTCCGATGCAGAGATCCTTCAGATCAACGCCATGAACTCGGAAGGTAAGGCACGCTGGGCCAACGAGAACCGTTCGGTCTATACGCCGTTCCACTACGTCATGGACGCAACGAACAACAACTTCGACTTCCGCCCTTATTACCTGGATAACCCGGCGATTACGGAGAAGACGTTTGTGGGTGAGAACGACACAGCTGGCTTCCAAGCGGCTGTCTCTTCTTACGACATCTCCCGTATCGAAGACGGCTACCGTGTTCGTGTTCGTTTGGATACCGGTAAGTCGTTTAAAGATTTGGGCGATGATCAAGTGGTGGTTCAGCTGGGCTATCTGCCTTTGCATGAAGAAAGCTACGCTTCGATGAACGGTACGTTGATTGGTTTGGACAATGGCGAACGTGTGTATCAGTTCGACGTCAAGACCAACTACGACATCGATGACCTGGGTGGGTTGTACACCACGAACATGTCGATCTTCAGTGCCGACCAGTTCAACTTCCGTGCCCCACTCAACACTCACTTTGATGTGAGTATCTGCATTGTGGATGCTATCACTCCGGGCTATCAAGAGAACGCTATCGACGCAATGGTTCAGGCTCACCTGATGCCGTTGAATTGGATGGTGGTAACTCGTGAGCGTTTGGAGACTACGCTTGGTTACGACATGTCGGCTATCTGGCGCCGTAACCGTACTGTGCTGAGTGAGGAATCCTACAAGAAGTGGGAGAACAACATTCCAGCGGTGTGGGCAGACAACATCTACGAAACGGATGAGACTGGTGCCACGGTTATCACCATCGGTCCTAACGGGGAAGTCATCACCAACCTGCTGCACGCAAAGGGTAGCCCTCAGTTGACTCCGAGTGGTGATCCGATCTACGCACACTTGGCGGGTGATCCGGTAATCGTGGATGACAAGCCTGTGTTGGTTGAAGCGCGTAAGCTGTTGCGTGAAGTAACCATGCTGATGATTGAGGGTCTGTTCTACTTCGCTACGGAGAAGAACGCTGTGGCTTACCGCACCGAGATCCCGATGTCGTTTGTATCGTGGTTGGAGTCGGACTTGCAAGAGATCGCCGACCGGTTGCTGGAGAAAGGCAAGTTGTTCCTTTACCCAACACAAACCTTCGGTGACACAGTTGTTACTGTTCGGGAAGGACAACAGGCTACCATCCGTATCGATCAGGCATTTGCAATCAGCTTCTACCTGACCCCAGCGGATTACACCAACACCACCCTGCGTCCAGCCTTGGTCAGTAATGGCAAGGCTAACATCGATGAACGCATCAGCCGTAAGACGGTATCGCGTTCGGACATCGTGACTCGCCTGGAAGATACTTCCGGTGATGGTGTGTTGGGTCTGGAGTTCAGTGGCTTGGGTGGCAAGGAGAACTACCCAGTCCTCACAGTTGAAGACGACGCGGTAAGCCTGTCGATCCGTAAGAAGATCACCGTACTGGCTAACCAAGAACTCACTGTGGAAGACGATGTCACTACCAACTTCCTGAAACACGAAGTTTTGGATTGACGGCATAAAAGCCTCCCTTCGGGGAGGCCTTATGTTGTTTCACACTTTCAGCTTGGAAATCAAGTTGACTTGTTCGTTGAAGGCTTGACGCACTTCAGCCGAGGCATTGGTCTTCTTGAACTCAGCCACGAGGCGAGTCGATGCTTCGGTGTAGAACGCGTAATGTACTTTCAATGCAGCTACCTGGGAAAGCGCAGCGGAGTTCATGAAAGTGATCATGCTGTTCAGTTGGTTAACCGAGCAAGTCACGCCATCGATGACAGCTTGAACGTGGGTAACGTCACCACCGTGGTTTTCGGTCAGCTTCACGCCTTGCAGTTTACGCAGTTCGTTAGCACATTCGCCGTAAGCCTTGAACAGTGGATCGTAGTTGATGACCGCAACGCTGGTCAACCGCTTGGTGTCGTCCCACCAACCATCGCCGAGGGCATCAGTGATATAGCTGGAGAAGTCTTTGATCTCACGCATCTTCTCGGCTTGGTTAACAACCGCAGCCAGATCGTTCGAGCCATTGGAGGCATCGTCGGATACGTTCTCGTCTTTGTCCAGGGTTTCACGCAGTACTTTGACACGCTTACCGATTTCGTCGGCGGCATCCAGTGACTTGGTGTGGATAGCCTTGAGTGCACTGACTTGATCTTTCTGGTTGAAGCCGTAGAGAGTCAGATCGGTGTTTTCCAGCTTGGCGTCGAAGATGACTTTGGCCGAACATTCCTTCTCTTCAGATTGGAAACGAACGGTGTGAGCCAGGACGACCATTTGGTTGTAGATGGTACGGTATTCCAGGATGACTGCACGAACCTTCTCGAGCTTGGCTTCCAAGAGAGCATGCTTGTGCTTCAGCCCGGTAACCCAACGATAGCCATCGGCTACCAGGTCAACCAGCTTACGCAACCATGCTTTGATGGTGTCGGCAATAACCTTACCGATCGACTCCAAAGAAGCCTGTCGGTTGGTAAGAGAACGTTCTTCGGTGTAAAAGCCTTGGAAGCCTTCCATCGAGGCGCTAGGGCTGAGCACAAGGCCAGCAGCAGCGCAACGGGACTGGACAGCTACCAAAGCTTTCATGTCCTGCTGACTCACGCCATGACGGCGTACAGTGGCGGACATATCCATGAGTTCGTTGATGGCTTCAGCAGCGATGGTCAGAGCATTCACGATCCCGTCATCCAGAATGGCTTCTGGGTTCGGTTCTTCCATGGGGAGCTCTTCCAGGAGCTGGAGGTTTTCGAGTTCTTCAGACATGACTTATTTCCTTCGGGCAGTTGGCCTCGTAAATGCGCTGACAATGTAAGTACTGTTCATAATCGATGATCTTGTCCAAGACCTTCTTTCGAGCAACAGTCCTTCCTTTAATAGGGTCGAACTGTTTATCCCAACCACAAGTGGCCGTCTCGGTAACTGTGCGCCCGTTGACTAAGCGAACGGAACACACAGTGGTACGAGTCTCTACAATGTAGCGGACTTGTTCATCGATGATCAGGCTACTCACGTACGCTTTGGTAATCCTAGGGAAACCATCGTGCGTACTATGTTCAACCATTTAACTCACCCTTCACGCTCGGTAGCAGCAAGGATTTCAGACACTTCGGTCTGTACCTTGATGAATTCACTGCGGGAAGCCAGCCACTGAGCCATGGTGAATTCACCAGTGGTCATGTTGTCTTGCGAAGTCTGCGAGCAGAAGGCTGCTTGAACCAGCGAAGGATCAGCAATGCCCAGGACCAACTCGTAACGGATACGGGTCAGTGTCTTGAACAGCTCTTGTGCCATCTTGGTATCGACGGCAACGTTCTCGTTGACCGAGTTCAGAATGTCACGGAAGAACTTCATGTTCTGGTCAGCGAATTCTTCGTGGGTCATCTGCATGTTCAGGGGCAGATGGAAGGCGATAGCGTGGGCCACGAACATGGCACGCGCCAACCGGTCATTACCGGAAGGCGACTTGATTTCTTTCATGCGTTGAGCAATGAGGTAACCGGTTCTCATGGTTCTGATCTCTTAGGCGTTCTTGTAGCGATACGCGTCTACAAAAAGTGGGTTGTTCATAAGGTCTTCCAGGTTCTCTTCGTGTTTCATGAGAGCCTGCTCACGTCGCAATGACGGAGTGAAGAATTGCTGGAGCTTGTCGAAGAACGTTCGGTTGAGGTTGTACTCAGCCAGGATGTCTTCCACCGCCTTGATATCCTCCGCAATGCCATCCTTCAGTGAGTTGTCACTGATGTGCTTCAGTTGGAAGATCAGGTCTTTACGAATCTTGTTGATTCGCTCCTGTGGATTGTCGTACAGGTCCATGCCATTCATTTCAGAAGCGCCGGTCGAGAAGACCAGCCACAGAACGGTGAACGGGATGAAGGTGACTGCCAGCATAAGCTTAGCGATCAGACCCAACCAACTGGAACTGTTATCCAACTCGGCACCGAACGTCTTGTACAAGCGATGCAAACCCGAGGCCAGTGCCTTACCGTAACCCAGGCGCGTAGCGAACATGTCCGCCATTTGCTCTTCACGTTTCAGTGCAGTAGCCGGGTTATCGAACAGGTAGTGGCGTGGAGCTTTCTTCCAAGCCGACAGGATAGCGCGCTTGACCACGTCCGGAGAGCGGTGGTTGGCGAACTGATCACGTTGGTCAACTGGAATGTTCTTGGCCAGCCAGGTAGCGTCCAAGACTTCCAATTGGAACTCGTTACGCTTGTTACCCAGAACCACGTCGATGCCGTCAGCCAGCATGTAGTTCAGATAGATGTAGTCGCCGAGTGTGGTGAACACGTTGAATGCGTGACCACACTCATGCAGGAGAATACCGGTAACTTCTTTGGTGGTCCAGCCTTGAGCTTCATTATAGAAAGCTTGGCCGATGTTGCAAGTGAACTTGACCCGATCAACCATAGGCCCAGAGACCGTGAGGTTCTTCAGGTCAACTTTGGCCACTTCTTTCAGACCGACCTTAGGGGTCATGTCTGCTCGCCAGTATTGGGAGAAACCGGTGCCTTGGTGGCCAGCGTAGTTCCAGGTCATCATCCAGGCGTCGACACCAGGAGTCGAGATGAACTTTACGTTGAGGCCGGTGTGTTTCACGATGTCGCTGAGTTCACGCAGCATGTCTGGATCGATGACACGATAGTCAGTCCAGCTCCGGCGAATCTTTTCGACCTGAGCTTCGATAAGCTTGCCGAACTCACGGGTCACATCAATCGAGATGACCTCGTTGGAGATAGTGTTATTGCTCATGGCATTGCCCTAGGGGGTGAATGTGATTAATCATAAAGATAAGGACAGGAGGAAATACTTGCGATGGTTATCCTACGTGTTTAACTGTAACTTGGCCTGGGGTGTTTTGTAATGTCGGATATTTCTTTTACCAAGGAAGACATTAAAGGTTACGAAGCAAAGCACATCACTTATGTCACGGACCAGTTCGGCAGACAGCATGATGCGCATTTTGTAAAAGAGATCATCCACCTTAAGGATGGTCGTAAGATCCCTCACTTACGTAAGTGGGAGGACTACCAACGTCCATACTGGATTACACAGAAGGGTCGTCAGAACCACCAAGAGAAGAAAGACTACGAAGTAGAGGAGAACCTCACTCGTTACATGTCTTCGCAGATCATGATGCCTTCAGCGATTGCTAAGGCGTTGAATGATTACTCGATGGGTCCACGACCACGACTGAAACAGTTGGCGCGTTCTCCGTACCTGTACGGTGCGGATGTGAGTTCGGCATGTTGCTTAAAGAACGCATACCAGACTCGATTCCCTGGCCTGATCTCCGGTAACACGGTAGCAGGTGGCGACATTGAGACCAACGTCTACGAGTCAGATCGTGACGGTGAAATCATTTGTATGTCCGTTACACATAAAAGCAATGTCTATCTGGCGTATCTGAAACGTTGGGTGCATGACATTGACGATCCAGTAAAGGAAACTCTGGATGGTATTGATTCGATGCCTGAGTTGGCGGCATTGAAGAGAGCACGGGGATTGAACGTTGAAGTGGAAGTCTGTGAGACTCCTGCGGATATCGTGATCCAGTGTCTCAAGCGCCTGCACACATGGAAGCCTGACTTCTTTGCTTTCTGGAACATCGAGTTCGACATGACTCGCATGCTGAAAGCGTTGAACGACTACGGTGTTGATCCGAAGGATGTATTCTCGGACGAATCGATTCCAACTAATTATCGCTACTTTCACTTCAAGAAAGATCAGGCGATGATGACCACGGCTTCGGGTGTCACGAAGTCACGTGGACCTGAGGATCAGTGGCATTGGATTACAGCTCCGGCTTCGTTCCAGTGCATCGACATGATGGCGACCTACCGGGTAACGCGTCTGTCGAAAGGTAAGGAACCGAGTTATGCCCTGCAGCGGATTCTTCGTAAGGAGTTAGACGTTTCAGAGAAGGTAACGATTGTTGGTCCAGATGACTTGGCTAAGTTCCATGCAAAATGTGACAAGCTGATCGAAGGTTCCAACGGTGGGTATCCGTACTGGTTCTTGAATGACAAGCAAGTGGATTGCTTGACTGAAGGTAGTGTGAACGTCGGTGACAAGGTTCACATGTCGATTGACTTCGGTAAGTTGAACTTCCCAGAAGCCGACCACTTGACAGGGATCGAGTGGCACCGTTTCATGCAAACGAAGCACAAGATCAAATACGGTCTTTACAACATCATCGACAGTATGCGTCTGGAACAACTGGACGAGAAGATCAACGACCTGGAACGCTCCGTGACGTTGTTCTCGAAATCTTCGGATTACAAGAACTTCTCCTCCAACCCTAAGCGTCTGGTTGACGACATGCACTTCTGGTACTTGAAGCGTGGCCAAGTAATTGGTACGTCTTCGGATCAGATGGTTCACGATCTCGACAAGTACGTGGTGGATCACAAGGAATGGATTGTTACTCTGCCCAGTTACATGGCGGGGCAGCATGGCATCAGGTGTATTAAGGATCTTCCTGACTACTGTACGTTAATCTTTGTTCACGTCGCCGACTTGGACATTGTATCGACTTATCCGAACGTTAGTCAGATCCTGAACATTGCTCGTGAAACAACCGTGATGGAATTCTCTGCTATCGAGGGGGTACCTGAACGGATCAGGCGTGCTGTCGGGGTGAACTTGACGGCAGGTCGTGTGAACTCAATTGAGATTACACAGCAAGTCATGGGTGCTCCACGTTTGGACAATCTGTTGGCCGCTTACGCTGCGAAACGTGCAGGTGTGGCAATCAACCCATCGTCGAACGAGGACTCCATCGAAAAGAAGTCGGTTCCGGTGGCAGCGTAGAGGTGGGTACGAGTGTAGCAGCGTAGGGGACACGAGGTTCTCAGCAATGTTCGCTCGTATGCCCGATGGGCGAACCATTGAAGCTCATTATCAGTGTGACATTAAAGGACATGCTCCTGGGTCCAGTGATTGGAGACTAGGGAAGGGTAAGCCGCCGTTAGATACATCCATAGACACCTGGGCTGCTTACAAGCAGCTTTGGGTAGAGTGGGCACGGCATAACCCAGAACTTATCTCGGAGCTGTCTATAGTGGCTTCGGCTAACGACAACGTGCTATCGGACGTCTTTGCGAATACGGACATCTCACAAGCGAGAGCTTTGTGTGAAATCCTAAACGCGGCATAATCGCCCCTCCTTCGGGAGGGGCTTTATGTCGTTACGGAATGAGTTCCAGAATTGGACGCCATGCGTAACCAGAAGTACCAGGGGAACCATCGTTGGTTGGCCAAGCGCTACCAATCGAAGTATAACCCCGAGTGCTACCGTCAAAAGTGTGTGCAAGACCGCCAGCAATTACGCCGCCAGTGCAAGTACCCAGTTGCGCATCTGTGTAAGCTGCCCAACCCAACGTGTTAACCGATACGTACGTGTTTCCGTACACGCCGTACATGTAGCGGTTCCATTCCGCTTCCGTCAAGAGACGGCACTTGTATTGCTTACCAGCGATTGTAACCGTCTTACCCGCAGCCGTGTTGCCAAGACCAGCGGTGTTCAGACTCGCTCGTGTACACTTGTCTCGAATAGACTTCTGGGCAACGTATACCTCTTTGCCATTGTCCTCGATGAAGTGCATCCACGGTGTAGCGTCGTCCATCAATGTACCGAAGGAGTAGCTAACCAATGTGGAGAGAGCAGATGGAGTAATGAAGCTTGCGGCCGCCACAAGGCCTTTATACGGAGTTGGCGGCAGTGTTGATTTCTTAATCAGCATAGGACGCCAACCATACCAGACCTGAGGTGTATTTGGTTGGATGTACCAAAGACCCATAATGTTCGGGTCTTGGGAATCTGTCCACGTATTACCCCGTGTAGCGTGACCCCCCTGTGAAACAGCTTCAGCCATAACCGAATGGGTGTAAGGGTCTTGTGAAACACGTGTATCCGACAGCCCCAACATGTATTCAGTGTAAGGTCCCCAATTCTCAGTGCCGGCTGGCAATGAGCCTTTATGCTGGCCGCCGTAAACATTGTACATGTAACGGTTCCAGTCGCCCCCACGGTTACCCGGGGAAGCTGCTACCCCATCGGCTGTCATGCCCTTCATGAACCTAACGACGTACACTTCGCCATTGATGGTAAGTTCGGCAGCCTGCTGGCGGGTATTGATTTCTTCCCACGTGATGTTGTAGCGCAATGGCTTCTTAGCAATGTAAAGTTCTTGGCCGCCGGTTTCGATGAAGTGTAGCCAACCAGCATCGCTATTGACTCCAGTGCCTTGTGTTAAGTTGATAGCGGCCGCAAGAGCTGACCCTGTGATGAATTCACTCGACCTCACCACGCCCTTGAAAGGTGTTCCCGTGGGGTAGGGTAAGTCGGAGTTATCAGGTAGTCCAATGAAACTACCTGAACTTAACATGCATTCAAACATGATATCTCCAAGTTAAGGGGTATATTTCCAGCAGGCTGTGAAGTTGGTACCACCAGAGCCACCGAAGATATAGATGTCGTCACCCACACGTGCATAAGCCGAGTTATCAGCCATAGCCCATGGGATAGTACCCAGAGTTACCCAGGTATTACTGGATGGAACGTAACGCATAACTTTCGTTTGATCCGCAGCAACACCAGCCACACCACCAATGACGTAAACGCCTTGTTTGATGTAGAAGCTTACATGTCCGTAACGGGTACTTGGGACAGCTTGGCGAGCAGTCTGTACCGCGGTAGCTGTAACAATCGCGGTGTTGAGGGCGCTTGGAGAACCTGGGTAACCACCAGTGGCGTACAGCGTACCAAACGCGTCTGCCAAACCATAGAGCTGGTTACCGTAACTGCCGTAAGCTGTACCCCAGGTCTTAGTGCCCAGATCGTAGCGTTGGAATGTGGTATTGTTACCGCCACCCGTTGTCAATCCACCGACAGCAATGAAGCCGTTTCCATCCACAATGAGCTTATGTCTCGATCGAGCAGCAGCACTGCCCGTTGGCAATGTAGACCAACTATTCAAGACAGGATCGTACATGACAATGTCGTTTAGATAGGTCGCGCCGTTAACGCCACCGAAGGCATACATTTTCCCATCAATCGCAACTGCGTCATGCGATGCACGAGGGCTACCACTAACCAAAGCAGTAAACACTTTAGTTGCCGGGTCGAAGACGTGTAGTTGACCTTGGGTGGTGGTGTTCTGGTCGTACCCACCGTAGATATAAACCTTACCGTCAATCGCAACCGCACTCGCGCTTCGACGTTGAACAGGCATTACACCTTGATCTTCCCACGTGTCAGCGATCGTTGGTGGTGGAGGAACGTAGTCAAGGATTGGCCGCCAACCATAAGCGTTGCGACCAAACCCGCCGTTACCTTCAGCTGCGTTGGCATCGTTGATAACCGTTTTACGTTGGATAACCGCGATACTCTGACCACCGCTGTAGTCACGTCCCCGGCCAGCATAAGCGTTTGCAATAGTGCTGTGTAGATCAGCACAAAGGGAAATAGTACCGAGTTGAGCTGCACCTTCTACCAAACCCAAATCGCGGTTAGTGTAGTAGGACCACTGAACACCAGCGGGCCTGTCTGCCCCACCGTAGATCGGATACATGTACTTATCCCATTCTCCACCAGATGGAACACTGATGATACTGCTGAATGGGTTTTGTGACATACCCGTCATCATACGGACTTTGTATTCTTTACCGGCGATGGTAACAGATTTACCGGCAACTTGTGCAGCAGCTGTCAGAGAAGCACCCGACATGCCGTAACGCACAGGTAAACGAGCGATGTAAAACTCATGCTCTCCATCGATGTAGTGTAACCAACCAGCATCGACGTTGAATGGTGTACCCTCGGTAAGACCAACCAATGCAGCTAGGTCATCCCCTTTTACAAAAGAGGTTGAAGTAACAAAACCTTTGTAGGGTGTACCGGGTACAACAGCTGGGGGTTCAAAAACGTAACCTGTCGCCCCAGCAGTAATTAATTGTTCGAGCATAGTAACCTCGGTAATTGTTCAGATACACAGGATAAGACGGCATAAAGCCTCCCCTAGGGGAGGCCGTATGTTAGCAGTACTTCTGGAAGAATTCCAGCAGCCAGTTCTGACGATCGTGAGGGAACTTACGCAGTTCGCTCGGCACGTCACATTGCTTCTTGCTCAGACCGCTCGGGTCGGTATGAACCACGAACAGTTGCAGCAGAGTGATGTGGGTGTCCTGGATGTTGTTCTCGAGCTTCAGGCTACCCGTGAAGCGGTAGATGTAGGTGCCTTCGAACAGACCGGCACGGTTCGCGCCAACGAAGTCACGGACCTTGGCCATGGCCAGCATGAAGCCTTTCGGGTCTTCGAGTTTCAGGATGTAGCGGAACAGGTTGTCCAGCTGGCGTTGTTCAACAGCACCCTTTTCAGGGGAGCATGGTTGACCTGGTTTGCAGGCGTCGTAGTAGCGTTTCAGCTGACCGTCGATATAACTTACGTTCATTGCAGTGAGTCCATCTGGGATAGTCGATGCTGCGACCACAGGCGTCGCTTGAGCGAGCGTGTTGACCGGAGCGGGTTCTGCGGTTTGGGGTTCGCCGACCAACTTCACGCCCGTGGCGTTTTGGCTATTCTTCCAGGAACGGATGATAGCTTGTGGGTCATTGGATTGAACACCCAGGTTCAGTCGGGTGTTGAATTCCATTGCGACGGTAACGTCAGTGGCTTGACCACCAGCACGGATTTCACCTACAGCCCAGGCTTCGAGTTCCTGAGTGGTCCAGTCTTTGGCCGGACGCTGAGTACGGGTGACGTCGTTCTTCCAGGCGCCGTTGGTGGTCTTGGCCGGGACGATACCTTGCTTCAGGTTGTCGATCAGTTCACGAGCAGACCATGCCGCCGAGATTGGAACCAGCTGACGATACGCCTTGACGATGGCGCCGTAATGACTTTCGTCAATGCCATCCAGACGATCTTCGATACCGTCAAGCAGTTCATCGGCTTGCCAGGAAACAATCGCACGGCCATCAGCCGGTTGGTTGATCAGTCCGGTACCACGGCCATTACCGGATTGGCGGGTGGGGTCAACAATGAAGCTACCACGTTCGGTCTTGCCGTCGATCGGGCCACCTGAGGCTACCCAGCTGTCGACGTCGGCATTGGTCCAGTGGCTGGGGATTCCGTGTTCGATTCCGAAAGCGGCGTAGTCGAATGCTGGTTCGCTCGGCGCTTCTTCCACGCCTGCAGCCCCTTCACCAATGGCTGGTTCCACAGCGACGACGTCATCGCCCCCTTTCGCATCTGCGTCATCTTCGCCTTCCTTCAGGATAGCGGTAGCTTCTTCGATCTTAGCGATCGTTTCGGCCGGGTTGTGTTCGATCATCCAGGCCACAGCCTGAGCGATGGTTTCGGACTCACCGGCTTCGGAGCGGAATTCGATTTCGGTGTAAGCCAGTGCTTCTTCACTGAAGACATCGTAGACAGGCTTGTCTTCGCTACCGTCCAGTGCGGCGAACCACTTGTCCAGGATTTCTTTGTCACCCTTCATGAAGAAGTCGATCGCCAGGTAAGCAGGCGAGTAACCACCAGGCTCGACTTGGTTCGTTGGGATGTCCTGGTTTTCTTCGAACTGTACCGGCTCAACGGCCGGGGTTTCACTGACGACAGGTGCAGGAGTGGAACGTTGGCGCAGTTTGCTGTTGTTACCCATTGTGGGAACCTCATTATTGAAACGGAAATAAGACGTAAGATTGGGGAACCCAGTAGATTCCCCTCTCCTTTAAGTGATACGGTTAGCCATGTCCCACTTGACTGTCTTCAGCGTAGAGGCGTGCATCTTCTTCATGAACAACGAGAGGAAGTTACCACCCACACCCGCAGCAGCAGCAGGAATACCGTTAGGGTTTTCAGCGAGGGATTGACCCGCGCAGACAGCACAGATGTTCTTTCCTTTACCCAAGATGCCTTTGTCAACATCTCGGCCCGATTTGCAGGACATAGGACCACGTACTTCGATCATCTTCCCAACAGACGCTTGAGCGATCTCGGGTGTGATGATGACTGTCTTACCGTCGACAATCATGCCGTAACCGATAAGGCTATTGACACTGTAACCATGCACACGTGTTGGCATGCCGATGTGTGTGTTGCAGTCGTGTTCAGCAATCCGAACGTTACCCACCATCCGGTAAATCGTTTTAGTCGATTCACCACCGAGTGCTGTCTGTGCACCACGCCCGTAAGAACCTGCCCGTGTCGAGTTGTTCATTACTGGTAGGTTGTCCATGTCAATCCCTTCTTCCAGGGATTTCTTAATGAACACCACCGAGGTACCGTCGGAGAATGGAGATTCACCACCGAACATGTAGAACACTTTCTTACGGGAGCCTTCAGACTTGGACGAGGCTTTGTAGAACTCTTCAGCTCCATCACCAGCCAAGTGTTCGTCATCAAGCTTCTTCAGAACTTGCCCAAGCTCTGCAATCGCAGCTGGGTCAGTCAGACGGTCTTTGTTCTTCACCATCCATTCATCCCGAACCTTGTTACGGTCAGGGTGAGCCATCATTGACTTCGGTGTAATAGAAGTCACCAGCTGATCTGCATATGCAGGGACCGCCAAGATGTGTTCAGCAAACATGTGGTATTGCCACACGTACACCTTGCCATCTGCAGCTGGGGTAACTGTATCACCGTCTTCCGGATCGTCGATCATGATGTCGAGCAGCCGACCTTCGATCTTGGTGATGTCGAAGTAACCAGCCTGGAACTCGAAGATGTCACCGAAAGGCAACACCAAACACAGGTGGTTTACAAAGACGTTGCCGTACGTGGTACGCAGTGGCTTGTCGCCTTTATAGTTGGCAATCTCACCCGGTTGAAGAATGAACTCATCCCGGAAGTGCAGGGGAGCCCGATCAGGCTTGTAGTCTTCGATCTCATGGCGTTGACCAACGGGATCGTGGAAGTACATCACACCGTCATCGATGACAGGCATGTACGGGTAATGCGCTGTGTTCCCACCGTCACTGTAAACGATGGTGAACAGCATGGTCATCCAATGTTGCTTCTTGTGAAGCCCATGCTGAATGCCGAGCATGAAATACTCACGGAGTTTCATTTACCGTCTCCAGCAATCGAGCGTAATACGGTTCGTTCGCTCGGTTCATTACTTGGACAGTCCAATTGTCGTCGGAGTAGTCAGCAATGATTTCCTTTGTTTTACTGACAATCTCAGGAGCGGGTACGTTGGAGAACAATACCAACCCGAAGATCTGTGCAGCTGCTTGTTCGGCATCGAGCTTATCCAGGGCTTGGATAGAGATCGTAACCAGGTTGTCGATGTTACCGCCGACACGTGTACCGGCATTGGCCAGCTCACGAACCATCGAGAAGGTTTCTTCCGGGGTGTTACGCAGGAAGTAGTTGATCAGCTTGATTCGCGATACAGGAGAGACAGCCTCTTCCGGAATACCACGGTACATGACTTGACGTTCCACTTCTTCTTTGATCGCCTTCATCAAGGCACGGTCTGCATCTTCGATCAAAGGCCACATCTCTTCAAAAGAAATGTCGGTGAACATCTGGCACATGTGGGCCAGGATCTCTTCGGGCATGTATTGCCCTTCGAACAACATCAGCAGCTGATCGGGGATGATGTAGTTGTTGAAGGTACTGAGTACTTCAACCATGGCTTGACGTTGGGCTTGGGTAGCCAAGTCACTCATGGTTACTCGGTGCTTCTTGAAGATATCGTTGTGGGCATACCAGATGACGTCATCGATACGAGATAGTAACATCGCGTTATCTGAGATACCATCTTGGATCTCCACGACCTGTTGTAGTTCATCAAGGGCAGCTTGGTAGTCTAGTGACTCCAATGATGCTACACAGCTGAGGAGTACATCCTTACGCTCCTCAGTGATGAGAGGAGTCAGGATACTGTCCAGGATATATTGCATTTAAGCCCCCTAGGGGAAAGCGGTGATTATTAACATACTGTTAAACGTTCAAGTACATGTTAAATTACAGTAAAAGTACTCTTGACTATCTAATTATGTTAACTTATTCCCTCAAGCCCAAACTGGAGCTCGTATCATGCAAGACCAAATCGCTGTTGCAACCAACGTCACCCGTACCGAAGAAGGCACCCTCGTCGTGGAACACACTACCCCTACCATTCAGGAAACTCTGTCTCCAGCAGAAGAGCTGAGCCTCATCACCCCGCTGTCTCCCGAATTCGAAACCCTGTCGATCGAAGACCAGTTCGCCATCGCTGTCCAGGAAACCGGCATCGCCGCCGAGACCATGCTGCGTCTGACCGGCTGGGATATCCTGAACGGTTTGTTCAAAGCTTGCGCCAGCGGCCTGAACAGTACCCAATTGTTTGTGCTACCCGTCCTGTCCGACTTGCCAAACATCCTGGCTAAGCTGGACGACCCACAGGCATTCGAATCTTCGTTCGACGCCCTGAAAGACGATATCGCGAACATGGCGCAAGCGCTTCGTATCGCATCGGCACAACACGTAGGTAAAGTCGGTATCCCAGAAGAAGGCGACCTCGAGAAGGTTAAGCTGCTCTCCCTGGAATACAGCAAAATCCAAACTCAAATCGAAAAGGCTGTACAGCCGCTGATGTTGGCTTTGATTGACACCCTGGAAGAAGCAGGTATCAAAGACCTGTCGATCGGCGCTCCTGAACAGGCGTAATGGAGTAACACGATGTCCACTGTAATCCCTGATGATGACCAGTTCGCTGGTGAAACACCTAATCCAGATTTGGCTGTTGCCATTGACTGGAACAATGTAGAAGAAGCCCCGACATACGAACTACCGACTGATGATCCTCAGTTCGTTGTTGATGATCGCCCTGTTGACTGGGACGCGATCAAGGATACACCTGAACTCCTCGAAGCTGCACCAGACAGCCGTACTCCGGCTGAAGTGCGTGGCTTCGAAAATGCACACGAAGTAGCCGAGCGTCTCGGCGGTGAAGACATCGGTGATGACGATGTCGACCAGGATAAAGAAGAACGCCCGGCGTTCGAACCTCAACAGAAGCGTGTGAACTTCACCATCAAGCGTGCAGTGGATGGTCCAGCCATTCCAGCTGCCGCTGCCATCATCACGTTCATGCGTGAAAACCCAGAAACCTTCGAAGCGGTCATCGCTCACCACGACGACGACATTGCTTCCATGGAAAACGGCGAGACCGTTACCACGGACAAGGACCTGGAATGGCTGGAACAATTGCGTCTGGCGATTGCCCACGCTGACATGAACGGTACGCCGCGTCGGGCTACCGAGCGTGAAGGTTCGCATTGGGTTCAATCGATGGAACACGAAGGCCGTTACGTAGGTCCTTCTCGTCCGAAGATGATCCTGGGTGATAAGCCTACCAAGGTTGAACTGCTGTCCTTCCTGACTCGTAAGTCGGGTATGGGTGCTACCCACGAATTCCCAATGCCGCACACCGGTCTGTGGATTCGCATGCGTACGCCTACGAATGCTGAAGTTGTGTCGATGATCCAACGTCTGCAATACGTGGCTGTCCGTCTGGGTCGTGATACCAAAGGTCAAGGCTTCTCCAACCGTCAAGCTATCTACAACAACGCTCTGACTGACCTGGCTCTGTCGTGCATCACGCACTGCAGCTTCAAGTACAGCACACCGAGTGATATCGAAGATCGGCTGTCGGCACTGGACGAACCGCTACTGCACCACGGCCTGGCTACTACCATGTACCCAGGTGGCTTCAACTACAAGCACCCATGTGTTGCTGACCCAACCAAGTGCAACCACGTTGAAGAAGCTAAGCTGGACATGTTCTCGCTTAGCTGGTACGACAACAGCTCGTTCAACCTGAAGCAGCGTCAACTGCTCAACGTTCGTTTCAGTCGTGAAGTCTTGGCTTCTGAACTGGCCGCGTACAAAGAGAACTCGGTTATTGGTCGGAGTCCCATCAAGTGGTTCGATCAGGTTGGTGTGCGCATGCGCGTACCTTCCATCGCTGAACGCCGTGAAGCTGGTCAACAGTGGATCGATGGTGTTGTTGAAATGACCCATGGTGCATTCAACGAATCTCCGGGTGATGCCAACCGTGGTTCCTTCATTGACCGTCTGGGTCGTGTGACCAGTGCTCGTCAATACGCTCATTGGATCGACGCCATCTACATCAAGGATGGGGACGATGAGTCCGAGAAGTTGCTCACCGAAGACCGTGAGGTTATCGATGAGTACCTGTCGACCATCATGTCCGATGCTCGCTTCGCCAAAGAGTTCGAGGAAGCGATTCTTCAGTTCATCGACGATAGCATCATCGCCATGGTTGCAATCCCATCCTTCAACTGCCGGGTGTGTTCATCGGAAGCAGCTCACAAGTTCCACGAGCGTTTCGATCACTTGATCCCACTTGATGTGATGTCGACGTTTTTTACGCTGGCGGGCCAGAAAGTCAACCAATAGGTCATACTAACCATGACCCTAGGTTGAGCCGACTGTCCGTCGATCATAGCGACCCATCTGGGCATGCCACACTTTACAGCTTCGGCCGTGACTTGGGCAAGGCGGATGGGCACGTCATGAGGCTTCGTACAGAAGGTCCTGTCGTAAGACCAGCGATCGCTGAACGACTGCTCAGAACAGCGTATCAAACAGAGTACGGTATCTTCGACCATCCTAACCATGGGAACTTCCCATTGGACTGTGTCAAGCTCCATCCGAAAGAAGACTTCATCGAAGGCGGCGCAGTGCGCAGCAACATGAGGAAGTTTGCACGGCTGGAGGTAGGTGACATCTTCAAAGTGTCCTGGAACGAGTTTAAGGATCTCCCCTTTGACGAAGCCCAGTTCATGTTGGAGTATGCTGAGTCAGCTTTCAACAGAAAGGCAAGCGACACCGGTACACTGACACGTCAGTTGGAACGAGACATGCGTCAGGCAGGTATCAAACCGTAACAAAAAAAATACGTCATAAGGCCAGCCCCGAAGGGCTGGCTTTTATGTCGCTTAATGGATGTTGAAGAACTTACCGATACCCGCGATAGCCATGCTGATTCCTATTATCTCACCGAAGATTGTAGAAAAGGCGATAGCCATGCTTGTCTTCGACCCATAGACACCCTGCAGGTAGTTGAACATGCAACGTGCACTGTAACCGGTCAACGCGACACCAGCAAACATTAAAAGCAAGTACATGGTCTTTTCGGTGAATGGATTAGTGGGTGGACCGAGGATAACGATAGCTGCTGATACAAACGTACCAATGGCACCGACCAGTGCAACCGAACCGTAGAAGATGGCTTTCTCGCGATAGCCTTGTTTCTTAGGTTGGGCTGCATACACGAGGGCGTTGACAAAACCACCACCCAACATAAGGCAGAACAGCAGAGCGAGACAGCCAAAGAGAGATTCCATTTACATGATCCGGTAGCAGAATTGAATGGGGTGCATAAAGCACAAGATCGGTGTCAGAAGCAAGAAGACAACTAAGCCTAGCCATAGGCCACCGAAGACAAAGGTTATAAAGTCATAGCGTGGATCATTGTGGTCCATGTTGCTAACCACTAAAACCCAAATGCAGAAGAAAAGGATGATAGGCACCAGCAAACCAATGCCAGTACCCACCAGATAGTTACCGAGTGACAGACTAACCCCCATGGAGATGCCTTAGGAGGCTTGTGACGCCACTTGTCAGAACAACGAGTACCAACGCACCGGCTAGCGGACACAGTATCCGAGAGAGGGCGGTGAGCTCTTTGTTGAACACGCTGAGAACCAAGATAAGGCCACACCCACCTACAGCGACGATGAGTAGGACTATGATTGCCCAAGTCATGATGCACCTATTTACTGTAGTGTATTCACAAAAGTAATATAGGCCTTAAATCCACTTCAATTGTTCAACGATGATGGTAATGGCCAGCAGTACCACGGTGACGATGAACCATTTGAAACCTTTCTGAGCGCGCGTGTCCCACTTCTTCTTTTGCATGCGATTGATTTCTTCGTCTGCCCGGTTCCAACGCAACTCGTACTTGTCACGGTAGTGACAGCACACAAGGATGTAGATAACGGCGATAACCATGAGTGTGAACGGATAGAAGGCGTACTGATACATTTAGATGTGTCCATTGATGGCGAGGATGATAAAGCATACACCGAAGCCCGCTAAGAAAGCAGCAGTGGCTACAGTGCATATGAGAGCGGTAAGGTACAACATGTAACGGTGAGCTACCCTGGGATCGTTTTCACCGTATAACTGCTCTAGCCGCAGTTGAGTGAACGCAGACCACACCAGGATACACAGGCTGATAGCAAACACAACTCCGACTACGATAAGCAGGTACATTGGTTTAACTCCTATAGGTAGAACCACTCCTTCCATTGAGGGAGATGGCTTCGAACTCGATGACGGATTACCTGACGCTCAGTGCCATAGGCCTTCGCTGCTTCACGCAATCCATGATAAACATTGCCTTCGCAACTAATCTGTTTCTTGAGATGATCCTTTACTTCACTGGCTTTCTGTTTCAAGTCGTCTGGCACTGGACGACCCCGTCGTTTGGCTGCGCCCTTTTCAATTGACTCCCGACTACGCTTTATACCCATTAAAGCTTGGCTTATTTTAGAGCGGTGTTCAGGGGAACTTTTCGTTCCGGATCGCAATGTCCTTAGTTTAGCGAGTCTCTCTGGTGACATCTCCTCGGCATTACCGCCACCACCCCTCACATTAGAAGCCACGTTGTTAAGCAAGATTCCCTCAGCCTTGTACTTATCCGCTAACGCTTGCTCAAGATCGTAGGCGGTTTCTCGGTCGCTAACCTCGTAAACAACAGCGTACCAGTTAGGGCTTTCATCCACTAAACGTTGTAACTCGGCAACATGGTGTCGACGATGTTTCAGCATCGATTTATGGACTGCTAAACGGTGCCCAACTTGCGATGAGCTACCCACGTACTTCATTCCGGAATCACGATGAGTAATAATGTACGCTCCACAGAAATGTACAGTTGTGAGGAGTGGACCCTCGTATGGAATTAGATCATTCATTTCATCCTCTGACGACATAAAGTGGCCCGAAGGCCACCTTAAGTTAAGACACACGGCGCACCACGGTTTTGTTGCATTTTCCTTCGAAGTGCTCGCTCTTTCGGTGATGGTACTTCACTTGCTGGGGGATGTTGATGCAGTACGTGTAGGTGAATCGAGGAGTGATGTCAGGGTACAACTTCAACTTCCTCAAACGCCCAGCGATCTGAATGTTGTCCTTCTTCGAGTCCGTGCTATGTAGCAGCAAGCACTCACGCAAGTTGGGAATGTCCACCCCGGTACCAGACGACTTCATTGTCGAAACAGTGATGTTGTTCGTCAGGAGTCTTTCATATGGACATCCCGAGACGTGCTCGTTAATGACCAGGTCTGGAAGATGTTCCTTCAGATACTTCACCAACTGTTGAATGAACACAACCGTCGCACACAGCGTTAAGCATTTCTGCTCGGGCAGCATGTCATTGACGAATATGCCATTCAAGATCCGAAGCACCATGGTGTTGTAGATTGCCAGGCGCTTCTTGTTCTTCATCATCTCCGTTTCGTAACGCATGTGGTTATACGTGTTCTTGTACGGAGTGAGGTAATCTTTCGGTGTGACTGTGGGGTCACTGTACATTAACGCCATGACGTCGATGTACACGTCGTAGTTCGGGAGACGACACGCGGTGATCGGAGGCAACATCACCTCAATCATTTTGGTCACGTATGCGTTGCCCGTGTACGGCGTTGCCGACAGGTAGATCTGTTTTGCCACGTTGGTGTAGATGTCAATCCGGAACACCAACCCAGGGTCTTCCTGGATCTCATCGTTGATCTGCAGGCCAACCTTCAACACCTCGTGGAAACGCGGTGGTGGAACGTTATAGCCTACGGTGTGGAGATTACCGCCCAGTCGCTCGAAAGCTTCTATATAGCCACGGTACGTCACCTGAGACATGATGATAACGTCGATCCCATCAAGATCGTCATTCATGCCTCGATCAATCAACTTCTGCAGTTCAGCCGAACCAGAGCAGGTCATGAAACGACCGTAGATGTCTTCGTAGACATCCTGCAACGCCTCTTCCCAGATACCGAAGTACTTAGGTGGAACCATCACGAGCGTTCGACAACTTAATCCAGGATCAGCAGCAGACGCCAGAGATGTCAGCGTCTTACCTTTACCAGTTTGCAAGTCCACCCGAGCAGAACGAACCAGAGGTCTCAGGATATCTTCTTTAATGATTTCCTGATAGTCATGCAGCGTGAACTTCTCTTTGACCCTGAACAGTGCTGGCTTTGCAGCAGGTACCGCAATGTCTGTGACTTCGATGTATTCCTTCGAGATACCGTTGTTCGCCAGATGGTTAACCAACGCATCATAGCAGTTCCGGTGAATGAACACCTGTCGGTGGTCATCCGTAATCCCGTAGTACTTCTTCTTAAGTTCCATGATCATTCGACCACGTTCCTTACGGGGTTCCTTCAACATTAAAGTTTCTAGGTACCCTTGCATCTTGTACAGTGTGTCGCGGTTGTAACCAGATAGTCTTACGCCATGCGAATAACGCTCTGCTTTTATTAACGGTTGAACCATATAAAAATTAACGTGTTGCCAGGGACCCGAAGGTCCCCGACGCTACGCCCTCCGCTTAGGCCATGACGCCCCCCAATACGGCCGAGTCGTACGGGTGGTCGTTCCTGTCTTGGTACAGGAAACTGCCTGGGTTGTTTAGTGGTTCGTGCTGCTTCTCAAACGCCATTGCACCGGCCAGAGAACGGTTCATCATCAGCTTGTTATACTTCTCAAACTGACCACTGATTCCTGGCTTCGGCAGACGATAATCTTTGTTCGCAGCCGAACGGATCATCATAGCGTATACCAGAACTTCACAGTGAACCACATTCAGCTTGATCTTTTCATTGATCAGGCTAACAAAGGCAGCGAGCGCATCCACTGGGTTCTTGTAGTTCTTCAGGTAGGTTTTGCTAGTGAAGCCAACCTTATCTGTCGACAGTTTAGAACCATCTCCGTTGTCGCCGGAGTGAAGGAACGATTGAACCCGCTTCATCACTTCGTACATGTTCACGTGCTTATAAGGCAACGTGAGGAACGGCTCATCAAAGTCGAACCCATGGAGATCGATGGTGATCCGGGAATCATCGAAGTCCCAACGTCCTTGCTTCTGAATGTGCTGAAGCATTTCTGTCGAAAGACTCGCCTTACGGTTGTACAGCGAGACCGAAAGGATATCCCCTTGCTCTTGACCATCTACAGTTTTCACCAAGCCGATGTGAGTCAGCTCGGAGGCGCTAGTCGCTGGGTAAGCCGACAAGTCCTGGATCATCAAAATGTCAGCGAGGTTCTGTGCTTCCGCTCGCTTGATGATGAGTCTATATCCTTGCTCTGCCAGGTCTTTCTTTAAGTACAGCGTTTCAGCTGTTGCGCCTTCACGCAGGTAGTTCCGTTCTACACCGGTGATTTTGTATTGCTCAACCGCGGAGGTTGCATCGGTATGCTTGGTCGACAATACAGACGAGGTGATTTTGTCACCCATCGATACGGCCGACACTTGACCGATGTTGGTACCACGTGGAATGGAAAAACTCAGACGTCCGTAACAACGTGAGCAGACACCTGCCGGATCTGGATGTACGCAGCCCAAGATGGACCGCATCCGGATCTTAGTGTTAACCAAGTGCTCCTCGTTGCCACGAATCCAATCTTCCACACCGTCAGCGCGAAGGTAGTACTTACCCTTCAAGGCTTTGAGTGTCGACTTCAGAACAGGGAAGTCAACGTAGTGTGGAGTATGGCAGTCGCCTTTATGCAGGCGTTGAACGTACTGTGCGATCAGCTGAGACTTACGGTTGAAGTACTCAGTAACACGAAGCAACTCTTTGTTGTACAGCAGTGCCTTCGTACCCGAACGCGATTCCACCATGGAACCGTACAGATCCCAGATACCGTCGATGTAACCAACGGTTACCGGGTGTGCGAAAATGTCGGAGTTGATGTCGGTTGGATAACCACGAGGACCGAACGCTTGAAGCAACTGCTCCAGCTTCTGAGTACCCGAGCGATAACCTTCAATGATGGAGTTACCACGGAAGTTGTTGTCATCGTCAAACGCATCACGAATCTTGGCGTAAGAGATCTTCTCGATCCCGTACGTGGACTCTTCTACGTTGGTGTTCGCTTCCCGAATCAACGGATGGTTGTACACCTCGGCAATGTCGAAGATCGACAGCGTGGCTACGTATGCCGACAGTTTCGTCGTACACTCGTTATACAACCAGTTCTTACCTTCGATAGCAAGCTTAGCCAGAACCTCCGGATCGACCGTTTCATTACTGTGAGCATGAATGCCCCAGATGACGTCATTGATATACGACACCAACGATTTCGAAGTCACCCGTGTATGGTTCAGGTGATACCCCGAAAGAATCGGTGTATCTGGGTATGCCTTGAGTGGGTACCAAAGCAGCACCGACAACTTGGTAATCCGATCTTTCACGATCAGTTCTTTCCCGTCGTCGAATACTACTTTGTGCCACTCGCTCGGCATTGCCCAGAGTTGATCGTAGCTCAGGTTCAACAGATCCCTGGCCTTGTACGTATTCATTCAGTCACCTCAGGCTGCTTGTTGAAGGTATTGGTCTGCACGGTACCGGAAACGGAGACCACGACATTCCAGCAGGTGATTCAATAACCCAACCGGACGGCTATTGCCATACGGTACAGCTTTCCGATCTACAGCACGTGCAATATCGGTTGGTCGCTTCGCGGTAAGAATCGAGTGAACCACTGCAATGTGAGCCAGCGGGTTGTTCGTTTGATCGAGCAGCTCGGTAGTTGGTTCTGGACCCACCACGGAGTTGTACGAACGCGTTTCCGATTCACCGAACGAACGGATAGCCGATTCACGACCAGGAGTACTGGCGCGGTCAGCGTTGTTCAGTTTCGAAGGAAGACCAAACTGTTGGGTTTTAACAGAAGCTACAGCCGACCAGTCTTCACCGATCTTCTCAAGCAGCATCATGTACAGCGGACCAACGAGTACCGGATCGTTGGTTACTACAGTTTTGCCCACCTGATCCACGTAGGTAACCGGAGCGTACAGCGGCTTAAAGCGGCTGTTGATGATCTGGTTAACAGCAGCCATCAGATCAACTTGATCGTCAACTGGACTGTACAGGTAATATTGATCACGCAGTGTTGCACGCAGGTGGCGAGTACGATCCGTGTCATCGATCAGCAACGACCGTTGGGTCGGAGTTACGATAGCATAGAAGTCCATGAGTTCCATGAACGCGTAGTCAACCCAATCCTTGTTAGACAAGGCTGCATTCAGCTGGGCATCGGTTGGAGTTTCATGACGATCCATCCCGGCTTCAACACGCAAGCGTTGAACCAGGTCACGAGCGGCAGCGCCAAACCCGTGCTCGTACATCCGACCGTAGTTGGAACGACGCATGGTCGAACCGCCGAAGATGACGATGTCTACCCGATTACCATGTTGGTCAATCGGCATGTCCTTCTCAGGCTTCTCTTCGCAGACTACACCTTTACCGCCGTGGAAGTCAGTTGCCTTATAGGCACCCGATGGCTTCTTCAGAGCTTCGTAGGTAATTGCTACCCGCCACTCGTCCAAAGGTTCCAGACGATACATCCGACTCAGCTTACGCTGATCCTGTTTCACAGGCAGATGGATTTGTGCTTCTACGACCAGCTGGTGGAACGTTTGACTGATCTTCAGGGTGTCTTTGCGACGACCCCACAGGCCAGCGTACACCTTCATGATCTCGCGATAGTAGTTCGCCAGTGCAGTGTGGTACTTAACCAACTGCTCATCCATACCCAGAGGAGTATGCGATGGGTTTACCCGATCATCACGGTACACGTTGATGTCTGTAACAGTTGCACCCGGTTCACCGATAACTGCTCGGTCGAACGTCCGGTCCAGCATCATCAATGCTCTCGCCGTCATTTCGGCAGGAGCTAGATCTGGATCGAGATCCCGCAGTGCAAAGATCACACCATCTTCACGGATCTTCTGGCCGATGTCCGGGAACGGTTGATAGCGAGTTTCATCGCCATACATGTTCAGGAAGAACGCTTTACGACCAGCGTTACCGACTGCTTCGTTATATGTCCGTGGACTCAGACGTTGCAGGAACTCCGTTGAGATGATGAAACCATCTTCAATGGTGCCTGGCATGGACATGAACGCTACGTTAGCGTTGATACCCATTCCGTACAGACCGTTATCCTTCACTGCACGAGACTTAGCGATCACAGTGTTCTTGGAGAACATCGCCCCCACCGCCAAGTTCTCCCACACTACCGGGTTACGCTCAAGGCGATACCCGAAGTCCTGGTGAAGCGAGATGTAGTCAGGTACGTGGATGATGTCAACCGTCTTGTGTTGGTCATCCCAGTGTTCGAAGACAATGGTAGTCAGTGGGTTGTGGCGAATGCCAGACCCAGACATACCACCGGTTGGGTATTTCCGAATGATGCCGATGACCATGCAGTCTTCAGGGAACCGCACGTCAAACGTGTATTCACCGTAACGCATTTCCATACCGGTTTGCACCCGGCGTGGCTCATTACCCTCACTTTGTGGAGACTGACCAATGTGCGACAGAAACATCGCACCCCGTGCAGCAGAGGTTGTGCCGTAATAGGGGTCGAGGCAGGCGTTACCCAAAAGGGTCGCATCCAGCTCACGTCTCCGAAACGGTGGGGGTGTGCTAATCATTCTTTTTGTTCTCCTTCACGGGAATATCCTGGACCGACGGAATATTCCCAACGAACATTACTGCACGGCTATAAGTAACACAGCCATGCATTGGGCTAAGATTACTCGTGCCCAACAGTTCCGGACAGATCTTTTCTTTTTGCATTGCTACTCCCATGGCCCTATCACTTGCAACAATGTTATATAGATCTGAGATAAAATGCACTTAAAAGGTGAAGATATGGCATTTACAATTCTGACCGATATGGCGCAACCAGGAGACGACGTTTACTACGACCCCAAATTTCGCCTGATTGCAGAAACTCACATGGTGATTCTTCGACAGGAAGATATCTCCCGGCAACAAATCGACTTAGACCTTTTCTATCAATACGAAGGTAACTTCTACGGTTACTTGGTAGAGATTGGAGTTCAGCCAGAACTCCATTGGTTGTACATGCGGGTTAACGGCATGACCAACCCAAACCAATTCGCCAAGGAAGTACGCGATCCTTACGGACGTGCGTATTCACCTGTGCTGATTCGTCCCAATGACAACATCATCAGTGGGCTTGTCCAGTACTACATGAGTCGAAAATTTAAATGACAATTGGGGAACCCGAAGGTTCCCCAATATGCCGTCTTGTTACAGCGAGCTACCTTGCTGCGGGAATCCACCGTACTGCGGCTGCTGAGGCATCATCATTGGTTGAGGCATCATTTGCTGCGGTTGAGCGAAGATCTGCATGAACGGGTTCTGCTGCATTTGTTGCTGGTACTGCATGGCTTGTACCTGAGGCTGCAGCCATGGCAATTGAATGCCTTGGTTCTGCGGTTGTTGGAAGCCAGGCATGTTTTGCATCGGAGTAGCCATGGATGGTTGCAGCATTACCGGCTGGCCGTACTGGTTGTAAACCATCTGCGGTTGTTGTGACATCATCGGAGCAGGCTGCTGTTGGAACTGCGGCTGCTGGGATTTGAGGAAGTCACTTACCGAAATGGTGTCGCCAGGTTTGCTTGCTGTGGTTGGAGCGGCTGCATTCAAGCCAGCGCCCATCTGCGGCATCTGGCCGACCATTTGTGGAACGTACTGGTTGGCTGGTTGAGCTGCAGGTTGCTGCTGTTGTGCTTGCGCTGCGGCTGGAGCACCGGCTTCGTCGGTTTCATTCACACCACCGTCGTTACCGTTCAGTGGTGGGATCTCGTTGTAAACTTCCGGGAAGGATTCCCAGATGTTCTCGTCGTACAGAGGGAACGGTTTGATCCCCAGGTGCAACGGTTCATTGAAACGAATGATCGACTTGTTCAGCTGGTTGCAGATTTTCCAGTACGCTTTGATCAGCGCAGTGAAGAACGGTGCAACGCGAGTAGTGGTACCCGCTGCGTACTCTTCCGGCGAATCGCCGAATGGAACGACCAGCTTGAACAGCTCCAGGATGACCTTGCCGTGTTTCTTGCCCAGGTCTACGCCCAGCACTTCCTTCTCACCGCTGTTCAGCTCGTCGATGATTGGGAAACGAATCACAGCCATGCGATTCACTTTGGTACCGTCGATGGTACCGCCATGTTTCAAGAAGACCGATACGATCTTGTTCTTCTTGTTCGCACTGGACATCAGCTTGTTGTAAGCCACCAGCGTGTTCTTGTCCGCGTTGGCCAGCTTGGCCAGTACGGTTGCCATTTCTGGCGGCAGGTCTTTGTGCAGGCTGGTATCGACAGCGACGCGCAACAGCGCATCGGTCAGGTAACCGACCATGAATGCAATGTTGGCTTTCGCCGCACGCTGCATGTGTTGCAACACCGGTGACGTGCCTTTACGCGCCAGGTTTTCTGACAGTGGGTGGAACGGCTGATAATCTTCACCGAACCCATCACGCAGGAACTTGTTGGATGGGAAGGCCAGACGCTTACCGTCTACCTTCGCTGGTTCCAACGTACCGGTCGGAGTCAGGATACTGAACAAGTCATCCTCACCGATCGAGTAGTTGAATGCCGGGGCGATTGCCTTATAGACCTTCGAAAGGGATTGCATTTACGTCACCTTGTGCGTATTGAGGGTTGTATGGGGCGGCCGATGCAACTGGATGCTGGTACGGCTGGACCATGTACTGATTGTGTTGTTGTGGAGCGGCACTGCTCAGCGAACCGCCTTGAACCGTGGTATTGGAGCCACTGTTGAAGTTGTTCGGGATCACGTTCTGAACAAGCCAGATCATGTCCGTCGAGATCTTGTTCGCCTTCGCGCCATCACGGGTGATGACTGGCGAGAACAGACCGTCCGAGAATGTCGGAGCCACGAAGCGAGTTGGTGCTTCACCACCCAGGCTGATATCGATTACCGAATCACCGGCCAAGTCAGACGTGAGACTGATCTGGAACGGAATGCCGTTGTTGTGAGTGAGTGCGTTCAGGCAGTCTGTGCCCAAGCGACGCTCAAATTCCAGCAGGTAAGGCCGAGCATCGATACCCTCCATTACGAGCTTGGTACCTTCACCACTGATTTGGAACGCGTAGGTACCCGGCATGTTGCCATTCGTTACTGCAATGGTCACCAGACGCAGGTAGTTGTCCATCATGATCGATGGGATGGTTTGGGCCAGCATCGACGCTGCGATCGAAGTTGGGTCCGCGCCTTTGAAGTGGCAGGACTGTTCCGCATAGTTTACCTTGCGGATCGACTGGCCGTTGTCCATGGAGTACTTGGTGACTTCACCGTAGCGGAGCGTGTCCGGGAATTCCCGGTTCAGATCCGACAGCGTGATGAAACCACGTTCCATGTAACCACAGCGTTCCTTCAAGATAGCCAGGAAGGTGTTCTTGTGGATGTCGTCGTTTTGTACGTGAGCCTGTGCTTCGCCCAACAACAGTTCCATGTTGGAAGCTGTGTCATCGAAACCTTCAGCCGCCATGGCTGCTTCCTTCACGGAATGCTGGAAAGCGTTCAGCGAGTTGGAAACGTAGCGAGTCGGAGAAGTGTCCTGACGATGGGAGTACTGATACGCACCACACTCACCAACCATTGTACGGTAGTCGTACGCACGGTTGACTGTGCCCGGGAATGCCCCGGACTGTTGCAGACGGTTTACGGTCTGCAGAGTTTGGCCGATCGAGAAGACGTCTTCAGGACGGACCAGGTGAGATGCTGCTGTCGAGTAGTAACCATTCGCACCGGCGTTCATGTCGAGCGGCGTTACGATCTGGTTGGACGAAACGATTTGTGCATGCTTCTGCATGCCCATCGGTGTGTGCTTCATCGCTTCCGTGATCACAGTCTCGGAGTTGAAGTAGATCCGCATGTTCGGATCAAGGTAGTTCATCGACGCATCACACTGGTCGGTGTAAACGAAGAAGATCCGTTGGGTAGTGGTACCCTTGTAGATTGGATGCTCTTCACGAACACGCAGCATGCCACGGAAACGGCGGGAGTTCCAACCGTTAGCGATACCAACTGCACCTTCGGTCATTGCAGAAGGTTTTACGATTTCACCCGCGAGCGACTGTACAGCGGACACGCCAAGGTTAGCGCCCCCACGAGTTGCCCGCGCCAGATTTTCGATAACGCTTTCGTTGACGTGGACCTGGAACGGCCGAAGCTGTTGTTCCTGATAGGTCCCTGTCTGGGTCAGAAGGAACATGTCAACGCGAACGTTGGCATTACCCAGACCTGGCATGGAGAAATTGGACATGGTGATACCTCTTGTGGATTGTGCAGTTACTTATTGAGATTACCGAGGTGAATAACCAGCTCAGTGATTGTTGCTTTGATCGTCGGTGGAACGATCAGTACGTTCGTGCCGGACACTTGACCGGCATCCTTGAACAACTGGTCTGGACCTCGATACACCCAGTGACTGGAGTGGATGGAGGCGTTCACGTTGTTAATCGCAATGCCTGCCATGTTATCCGTCTTGAGTGCGGTACCGTTGTTCATGTACTGAGGAGCTTTCTGATGCGGAAACAACCGAATCATGTCTTCTTTGTACTTGATTGGGATACGCGCGTTAGAACGCGGTTGGCTGAGTTGGTTCTGAGACTGGTAGTCGCCGTACGTCACCAAGTCCACTTGCATGAACACCGCGATGTCTTTGAAACCCCAATGCCAGATCAACGCTTGCGCTGCAGCCAACATGTTGTTCACTGCCACCTTGTTGATGTGGTAGAACGCTCGTGCTGGGAATGACCGAGCCATGACCCATTGCGCCAGTTTGATCTGGTGCGGGTAGATCGGAGTAGAAGCCACATTACTGATAGCATCCACACACAGCTTGAGTTTACCCAGATCGATTGTTGGATCAACCTTTCGTGCCAACTTCAGCACGTTCAGCGCATCGACGTTGAATGCTTCGATGTCTCCAGGGGAAACACGATGCTTAGTCTTGTGCGCTTCGATGAACGAAGTCTTATCGTCATCGTCCCCACCGGACTCAGGCCGCTTTTCGTTTACACGATCAGCAGTCGTACGCTCGGCTGGGTTAAGGTTCGACTTCACGTAGCGATACGTGTTTGCCACGATCGAGTGAGAGGTCGGATCATCCAGTGGAACAATCGTCAAACGACGGACCAGGACTTTGGATTGGAGATGCACCGGTACTTCGACCGACGACATGCCACGCCACAGCTGACCCAGAGTTGTTGCTTCGGCTTCCACGCAGAACCTGACGTAGCCAGCCAACTTTTCAAACGCGGTGTCAACATCCTCACCATGAGGACCTTTCTCACCGACTGGCCAGTGTGCGATTTCGCAGTCACTGATCAGGCCGACTACTTCGTTCTCCTTATGGAGTTCGTTCTCAGTACCGGCTTCGATGTACTCACCCCAAATAGGGATCATTGGTCGAACAGCCAGTGCCACAGTAGCCAGGTTGATGTATTCGTGTTCCAGATACGTCTGGTCCACTTTGTTGTAACGGGACTCGGCAGTAATCTTCTTCTCGACTTCTACCGGGATGTGCAAGTTCCCAACCGTCATCAACCAACGACGCATGTCATTCATCGACAACCGTTCGTACAGCTCACGGATGTAGTAGCGCAAAGACATCGCAACCCGCATGCTATCCAACGGCATATCCAAGATATCCCGAATTCGCGAGTAGCAATTCCAGATATGGTCCTTGTCTTCCTCGCTAACAAAGCTGCTATTAAGGAAGCCATTGAACTCTTTGAACACACGCTGCTGGTCTGGCAGTTTTACTTTGGCGTATGCCTTCGTTGAGAAGGCGATCTGTTGCATTTTGTGCTCTACGGTGACCTGAGTAAAGCCGTTACCCTGAACACCAGTGACGGTAAGCTGCATGGGTTCTCCTCTTGCAGGTGGATCTACAAATGTAATATAGATCTGAGATTTTTTGCAGTCTCTCAGCTACGAGAGGGCATAGAGCATCCTTCATACGAAGGACACTCTTAGGCGTTCAATCAGAAATCAGGGATGTCTTCGAAAGTTGCTTCAAAGTTGGTCTTGGCTGGAGCGCCGCCACCGTACGAGTTACCGCCGCCGCCACCATTACCACCGCGGTTGAAGTTGTTACCGCCACCGCCCTGGCCACCGCGGTTGAAACCACCACCACCTTGACCGCCACCACCACCGCCAGCGAAGTTAGCCGGGTTGGCCACGTTCTTGGCGTTCGGATCGAACTGGGAAACCATCAGGTTGTAGACCACTGCTTCCGCAGGAACCACGAAACCGTAAGCGTAGGCTTCCGACATTTCTTTCGGGCTGATGGTCGAGCCGTCAGCGTTGGTGATGTTGTGGTATTTCGCTGGACCGAAGAAGAAGCGAATACGTGGACGGTTTGGCTGCGTGGAGATGATCGCGATGTAGATGCGACCACTTTCAGCTTCACGACCAACCATCAGTTTGGCCAAGACCATCGGCTTGTCCAGTTTCTTGCCAGCGACGAAGTCATCTTCGTAAGTGAAGATACGTTCGGCTGGAACATCTTTGCCGTCCAGAAGTTGACGGACGTAGTGCACCATCGCACCGAAGGTCGGCAGATCGCACCGGAAATCAATCTTGCCGTGGTTCATGTCGCCTTCTACACCGGTCTTGACGACCATGCGTGGAACGTTCCCGATGACTTGGAAACGGAAGGACGGACGCTTGCTCCCACCCGAGACAGGTGCTGCGAACAACCAGTTGGACATTACTGCAAAGGCGTTCAGGGTAGGGGCTGGAATGTTGTTTTGGGACATGCGAAAAAACTCCGGATATATTTTTCCATTTGCCGTTAGCAATGCGGCAATTCGGTCTTGTGGTGATCACGTACTATAGGGCTGGTGAGTATTATTTCCTCAGCAGCTTATAGCAATTTCTTAGTTCTTGACTGGCACCCATGACATCGTGATAAACTTTGTCTTGGCTGGTGATACCTGTCCATTTTTTGGTCTTCGCGAGTTCTTTCAGTTCGTCGCAGATCGCCTTTGGTTGTTTATCGATCATTACCGAATCACCGAACACCTGGAGTGTGAACTCCGTGAATGGCATTGGTGTATCCTCCTTTATACCGTTCAGCTTGGTGTACCAAGTTTGATAGGTCTTTAGCTTCCCCGTGTGGGATTCCAGCAGGAGCAATCGAGTGAACTGTGGTTTCCACAATAGCTCGTGTGGGTAATGCGTAAGAAGGGTTACCACCCCTTCACCGCCTTTCGGCTTTTGGTCAATCTCCATGATATCCATATCTTCAGCTTTCATCCTTGCGGCCAGCTCAATCGCTACAAAGCGTTCGAACATGTCGTAAGTCAGTTGCTTCGGTGTTTTGGCTTCTTTAAAGTTAGCCTTGGGGAAGTTCCATCTAACCCCATCTTTGGTAGCCAGATAGAATCGCACCTTTGCGGTGAACCCTTTCTGTAGTAGTGCTGCCGGAATCGTCTCTACTTCTTTCAGCAAGACTTCCACGGCCTGCTCGTAGTTGAGCGAGTCGCGTTTATCCGTTTTGACCGCTTCGAAAAGATTTCGGGCCAACGTTCTAATGTTGACCCAGATCTCCTTAACGGTTTTTACATCTACTGGTTGCCTGGGTGGATTCGGGTGTGTACCCAACAAACCCTCGAAAGCATAAGAAGTACCGATGCTAACCGGTATCGAGCCCACGTCTCTCTCGATGATATCCATGCTATTACCTTTTGGCGATGTCTTCTAACCGCTTAAGACACCGTTGTGCTGTGGTCTGTTCGACTAATTGACGATCCATTTCTTCCGCCAATAAGTCCATGAGGGAATCAAAGGTGATTGCTTTAAACTTTGACATGTCGAAAGCTTTATAAGTTTCCGCTACATTATTCTTCTTCTTGGTGGTTTTCTCCACCAAGACAGACCACTCATAGCTCGGGTACTCAAAACGAAACGTCTCGATGTCTCCGTTGGCAACGTCATGGGGATCGCAGCGCAACCGAATGGCTGAACCCTTCTTCAACGTAGCGAGCAGTTCCTTGATGGCGAACTGAAGTTGCTTGGTGTCAAAACCATGGCACTCCAGTGTGACATACTTCTTGGCCCATCGGTTCTCAATGAACCGACGGTTCCAGGTGCCGTCCTCTTCAACGGTCACGTAGAACATACCCTTTGGATCTTCATCACCATGGCAGATCCGGTCAGTAGACCCGGCTGCTAGGATTCGTTCGTTCACCGTCATCAAGTGAACGTGACCAATGAGGATTTGATACTTGACCAAGGCCAGGTACTCTTCTTCATTATGGGTAGGTTCTGGAACAATGGCAGGGAGCTGATAACTGAATGCCCCGTGCATGATTGCAAAGTCAACCTGTGCCAAGCCCATTGATGCCATCTTTGCTTTCACCTCTTTCAAGGTTACTTCCGTTGATGGGTTGTGCTTGTCAGGGACATAAAGGAAATGTGCATCGAGCTTTTCAATGTACTCGATGTTCAGACCTTTGGAGTAAAACAGATCAACGTCAATTTCGGCGTTCTCTTTCTGTTCTACAAAGAACCGAGATTGCTCACGGTCGTGGCTTGGCGTTCCTTCTACGATGCGGATCATCACGTTGTATTTTGCACAACGACGCATGAAGAGCGTGATCCAACGGTTAATCTGGTGAACTACATCGTCGCCATTATTCAGTTGCCGATCATACAGGTCGCCCGTGATGATCACCATATCAATCTTTTCCAAGATCTCATCCGTGATCAACCGATCCAGGTTTAGCAGAATGAGACTCGTTGGAGTAGAGCGATGCCCGAGGTGGACATCGCCTAAACTGATGTACTGAAAGCAACCAGGTTTCTTGGTTTTATCAGTCTTCATCTTCTTCTTCAGTAAAACAGTTCGAGGTGGGGGAAACTGTCTGCATGGTCATCGCAGGTTTGCCCTCCATTCTCAGCTGCTCCGCTGGAGTGCCGTTCGGGTTTTCTGCGGTCGCATACAGATCGATCTTGGTACCGTACTTACGTAGGATATTGTCGATCGGTATAATGATTGTTTCATCCTTGTCCGGAACAATCGTGATGTCATCCAGAAAGCTCTGCATGGTGTCATCAATAACCGCAGACTGGTTCAAGTCACGGTAACGACCCATGTTGGCAATGACGTCAGCCACTGTCAAACCACCTTCCATCTGAGGGATAGTGGTCAGGGGGATCTGGAAGACCGCTGGAACAGTGAACAAGATGTTATTCTTGTCGTTGTCAGCGTGTACCCGCAACGGGTTACTGAGGTCACCACAGAAGCGCTTGTACTTCTGAATGGAATCAGGTACGAACAACTTTTCCAACAAAGGGATCACGTAAGCACGAAATCCCGTTTCGTTGATGGTCGGCATGTTCGCCTCGATCCCAGCCAGAATCTTGGATGAGAAGTCATCGACCTCTGCACCCAAGTACGCCGCACGTTGGCGACGCATTTCTAGTGGGTCCATGAGACTTACTCCGGAGTGACACCGTTCAGGTCGTATTCACCAGGCGCTACGGCAGTGGTGACTTCTTCCACGGTGGGTGCAGCACCAGGACCGTCAATGAAGAACCAACCGGCTTTGCCGTCTTCAACCAGATTACGTTTGATGACTTCGGCCGCAATCGGGCCGGTGCCTTCGTTTTCTGGTTCGTCCAGATTGCCGATGGTGTAAAAGTCGACGGTGTCACCAGTGCGCTTGACCAGGATCGAACGGCGATCAGTCGCGTCGGTTGGTTTGTCGACCGGAATGAAGGTCAGGTCTTCAGCACGAGTTGGGGTACCCGACATGCCTTGTGCACGGCCCAGCAGGCCGTCGGACAGTTCGTGGTAGATCTGACCCATGGCACCGACGATTTGTTGTGGCAGCATCAGCTGAGCTTTCTTCACCTGAGCAACCAGGCTAGTGAAGGAGCTTTCCAGCAAAGCGCACCGCTTTTCCAGAATACCCAGGCGTGCAGCCATACCTTCCAGGTTCATAGGTGCAGCTTCTTCGGTAGCGACTTGAGTGTTAACTTCTTGTGGCATGTTACTCTCCGTTGTTTATCTTGGCGATGTTGATAATGCGTGAGTCTTGGAACTGTACAAGCTTCCCTACGGTGATTGCTCGACCATTGGTATAGACTGTACCCAGGAACTCGATTGAGAACTTAGCAGGATCTTCTGGATCTGCAGTCACGTTGACATCGGCGGTTGCCTCTGGATCAAACGCATCTTGCATTTTCTTGTTCAAGACCGTACGAAGGTCCTGTTCAAGATCGTACATCCGTCCAGCATTCTGCTTCAAGATATATTGCAACGAGGTATTTTGTGTGCGGTGACTAACGCTTTGTGATTGGTTAGTTGCCAGGAAGCAGGAGATAATGTAGTCAGCTACTTCCTCCGGTGTGTCGGTCCACCCTTTGACTCCCATTGTGGGAATAAACTTAGCCATTACAATCTCCATTTTGCTAGGTTGATCATAGGGTGAGGCAAAAAAAAATAAGAAGCGAGGACCCGAAGGTCCCCGTCACTTTTATACCTTTGGTTTGCTTTGAGCTCGGTGAGGAACAGAGTTCACCACCATCACGTCATCGCCGACACTGACGAAGGGAACATCGATATCAAACACGTCGGACAGGTTGATTGCCATATCGTCCACTATCCCTTGTTTGATGTAGACCGTCAATTCCTGGCCGTCACCCAGAATAAGGATGCGTTTTTCAGACTCCACCAGGTTACCGGCACTACCGAACTGAAGGGAGCCGTACGGAACACCCCGCGCGTCGCACGCACACCAGACGTCATTGATCAAACGCCAGTAGGCGTACTCGACTTGGCAGGGATCGCCAAAGAGAATACCTTCTGGTAACCGACCGCGGCGGACCGTGAGTTCACCCACTTCTTCACCGTCGAAGTCGGCCGATTGCAAACGACCTTGACGGAAGACAAGGCCATAGCGTTTATCTTCGATGCCTGACAAACAGTTGATCGTGTATGCCAGTTCTGGGTATTTGCGAGGCATGTAGACCTCACCAATGTTTTGGCTGAATGGCGAACTGAAGCCGTACCATTTGCCATCCACCCACCGTAAGGTGATCAGGCTTAAATCGAGGGTGCTATCGTTCGTTTCCATGTAAACCTCTTATGACGTTATAAAGGGAGCTCCCGAAGGAGCTCCTCTTATGGGGTTAACCCAGTTGCAGCCCGTAGGGCGACGATGGATCTTCTTCACCGGCATCCAATGCATCGTTGACGGCATTCCAGGTGCGGAGGATATCCACACGCTGAGATACGGACAACTCATCGTTACCGTAAAGCTCTTCGTGGTAGTTGGTGAAGTAAGCTTCGTCTTCTTTGAACTTCACGATACCTGTGTTGACTTGACGCCAGTCGAATTGCTTCGCACCGATGTTATCGCCTTGCAGGTTAGTGTAGGTCTCAGAGAACCCGTCTACTTCGTTGTTGACGTACATCTGCCGGAGTCTTGGCTCAGCCATGATCCAGCGTTGCATTACCGGTGCAGCTGTCTGTAGACCTGCGATCGTACTGATTGCATGGATGGTGTTCGTATCCCATGCATTATCATTCTTCACAGTCAGGTTACGGAGAGCCTGGATCGCATCGTTGGACGAGATCATTTGGTACATCGATCGCGCTTGGTCAAAGAAGGCCGAGGCTGTTGCACTCACCGTGTTGCGCAATGCATCCGTACGCTCACCCAACCAACCCATCGTGCCTTGATCGAGGTGTCCACCGGCACAGATGTCCATCAAATCAACACCGTGTGCTTGATGTAGCATTAGCTAAACTCCTCTAATGGGGGTAGATAATCTTCGTGCGCCCAGTTGATGATCGTTTCCAACGCCGGGCCTTGAAGTTCAAGGTTACCCGAGATTTCATGCGGATCGTCAATCGACAGTACCCAGGTGTGCGGTGCAATTCGCTCCGTTGCTTCAGTCAGATAGTTATCCGGCATCAGCGTCAGGTTGAGTTGGTCACCGTCGAAGTCGGCGTTAGGTGCTTTCAACACCAGTACAGACATCGAGATTGAGTTGTCGTTAATGTTGTCCTTCACACGAGTGATGAAGAACTGCTGTGTCGAACCACGCTGCAACGTAGGGTTACGGTGGAACGTACAGGCTGGGCCTTTGTTCGGTGCTTCCTCAATCAACTCTTTGAACAGAGCATCGAGGACTGGGTTGTATTGCAGCACGTTCGAATAGATGAACCCTAAAGCTTCTTGGGTTGTCATGTCGTAACGTGGTCCGGTCAACTTGTTGATCAAGTGATACTTGAACAACTGGCAAGCAACGCCCCACGGGATGTGGAGTTCGTCATACCAGTGAATCCCGGAGATCGATGTGATTACCGCACGAGCGGTGAAGTTCAATCGACCACCCAGTACGTGGCGGCGTGCCAGTCCTGGTTTTTGTGCGATACGCTGTTTGTCGTAGTTCTCGTGGAACGTTGCCATCAACAGCAAAGCTTTCGCTGTACGGTTTTGCACCGTGATGGTCTTCAATGGGATCGGACTGTGTTTGATCGTACCCATTGTCAGAGCAGCATCGATTGCTGCGCCGATTGGCTTATCGATGTAGACGCCGGAGGTGGTACTTTCTACAACGAAGCACAACTTCGAAGGAACAGGGATTACCTGGGGGAACAGGTGTGCCTTGTTCTGAAACAGGAACTGAGCGAACTCTTGCTTGCCCAGACTGATGATGTTCGACTCCATGCAGAAGCGCATGATGTCATCGAAGTTCATAATGAAGTTGTTCAGCCCCCGATCGAAACTACGTTGCATCAAGCGATTAGCCTTACGCGCAGTTTCCTTGGAGCTGATGGCATCGAGATCGAACTGATAACTGGCGTCCATGAAGTAGGCCAGGAAGTCAAACTCTTTACCGGACATGTGACCAGACAGCATGATCAACAGTTCTGGACTGATCAGGCTGAGTACACCTTCCGGTGCACGAATCCACATGGATGGAACAATTGGACGATTAGAGGTAGATACAACAGGTGTGTTACAGATCTCGCAGATAACACCGATTTGGTGAGCGGTATCGAGATGTTCACACTCACACGACGCAGAGTTCTCAATCGCATCAGCATCCTCGTAGTGAGAATACAGAGCACGGTTAAATTCCTCCTTATCGTCGGCATTGCTGGTGTTGAAGTCGTTCGCAAACACGATCTTGCCGGTGTGTGCCGCCAGCATTTCATCATGGTCTACGACCTCTGCGTATACGCCCATGGTTTCCCCTTCGCTGTGTAGCGGACAAAAAAAGAGAATAGACCGACTCCCCGAAGGGAGCCGATCCGTCTCTGTATTGCGAGGTTGTTTGCTCGGTTGGTCTAGCTTTATCCATTACTGGGTGCGCGATCCAACCGCAACCTCTGGCTAGGACTGTAGTTATCAGTCAGTTAGCCGGAGTGCACGATTAGTACACGGTACCAGTGGTGGAACCCATCGGCATTGCGAAGCCCTGCTGATTGTTCATCAGCGGAGCAACTTGTGCCATGCCAGTCACGGCGAAGCCGGTCAGGTTGGCGTTGCCGGTGAAGCGTTGACCACCGAATACCGAACCGACGTTCTCCATGCCGATGCTGATGCCAGCGTTGATCGCAGCAGCGTTGCAGGCCTGGATGAATTTCGGGTTGAACATGCCACGGTGTACACGACCGGTGTAGGTCACGTTGCCCAGGTATTGCTTGTCGTAGGAGTCCGATTTCTTCAGACGCACTTCGCTGTGAACGTTGGTGTTCGCACGAGTTGCGTAGAAGTCCATGAACTCGTCCTTCAAGCCTTCGGAGGCGTTCAGGGCAGCCAGGGTGTCGAGGTCGCGGATGTCGCGCAGCTCGCCGTCTTCGTCAGCGTAGTAGCCGAGGTGGAAGTCCGCACCGTACGGGGTGATGATCGGCTCTTTGTTGTGGTCGAACAGCGCCATGAAGTTCTCACGGCCGTACAGGTTGTGGGCTGCACGGATGATGGCTTCTTGAGCTTGTTGACGACGAGGGCCGCCCATCGCGTCGATGTAGATGGCGTCGATGTGTGCGTTGTCGCCCAGGCGGTCCAGGTCGATCATGAAGATCGGGTTCTGTTGCACTTGGGTGTACATCAGACCGGCGAATTCCTGCTCGGTGAAGGTAGCCGATTTGGTTTCGACTTTCTTACCGGCAACCAGGTAGCCGATCGCACCGATGTCGCGTGGATCTTTCTTCTTGCCGATCGACGGAACGAAGGCACGAGCCCACGATTGACCGACGGTAACCAGGAAGGAGTTGGCCATTGCGAACAGGTGCATTTCCAGGGTGTTGGCCATGATCCAGTTCGCTTGACGAACTGCGGTGATCACGATCGCTGGAACGAACGGCGGAGCCGGTGGCATCGGAGGCATGCCGTACACTTGCTGCTGTGGAACTTGCTGCGGCGGGATTTCCAGGTTGACGAACAGCGACACTTGGTTGAAGTTGCTGTCGGCGTCGAAGTATTCGTTTTCCTGGACTTGACCTTGGCCGGGCTTCTTCACACGGTTCAGGCTGACGCAGATGTCGTTACGAACCGGAACACCGGTGGTGGTGTGAACAGGCAGGGCGCTGTAGTCGATACGAGCGGCCAGTTGTTCGTCGCTGCCTTTGACGTCGGTAGCCAGGCTGAACGGACGCTCGTTACCCAGACGGGCAACCATGTCGTCGCAACGGTTGACCGAAGTGATCAGGACGTTGCGGACCAGAGCGTTGTCTTCCAGATCGAAATCGCCATGCAGGCTCAGAGGACCGGCGGAACGAACGTCAGCAGTCGGGTGACCAGCAGCCACTTGCACGTAGGCAGCCAGACGGGCCCAGTACAGAGGAGTGAACACGTCGACGGCGTCGGGCTTGACTTCGAAGTTGTCTACGTTGTAACCGTTCGGGATCTGGAAGACCTTCGGCTTCAGAACGGCGTGATTGTCGACCACGATCAGCGGACGCACGACGATGACGGTTTTGCCTTGGGCGTCACGAGCCACCTTGGTGACCAGGATCGCCGACATGCCAACGCGGTGTTGGTTGCGGTCGAAACGGTACAGGGTGAAGTCGTCCAGCAGGTCTTGAGTGGCGATGCACTGTTTGGCCTGTTCGGCGAAGACGGTGAGAGCTTTGGTGGAACGGGCGTCGCTACCTTCAGCGCGGCCAGTACGACCGAAGCGTTCGTTGATTTGCGAGATGCCGCCAGTGACCGGACGCTGAGCTTGTGCTGCTGGCTGACCCTGTTGAGGAGTTGCTTGAGCGGCTGGAGCTGCTTGCGATTGGTTCTGACCGGTTGGACCTTGGTTAACTGCCATGATGCTTTTTCCTTTACGATGTTACGATTCTTGATCAAGAGTCCTGATATCTCTATCAGGTTGCATAATTGTGATATAGACTTGAGA